ATAGAATCACCAGATAATATTAAACTACCAGAAGGGGTGAAATTCTCATTAAATGGAGGGACATAATCAGTTCCAAGAACATAAATTGAATTTTGGTATAAATTTAAATTTATAGGTTGTTGTTCAACTGCTCCAAGAACATAAATTGAATTTTGATATAAAGTTAAGTTTATAGGTTGTTGTTCAACTGCTCCAAGGACAGAAACTGAATTTTGATATACATTTATCATAAATTATTTATTAAATTTTTAATAAATTTTAAATTTAATCATGTTTAGCACACGAAAATAAATAATTTTTATAAAAATCCTATTCTTAAAGAAATTAAAACCTGTCCCCCATTTAAATTAATTTCTATTTTTTCAGAAAATGGATATACAAATAACAATATATTGTTTTGAGTTAAATAATATCCAGATATTGTATCTTCTTCATTAATATTAAAAGTTACATCTGGGTATATAATAATATTATTTTCAATGGTCCAATTAGAAGTTCCTAATAATAGTGGAGAATAACCTTCAGAATTACATTCAATTAAATCTTCAAGCAACGGATTATCTGGAATGGATTCATTTGTGTATAAATGCAAAACGTTATTGTAAGAATATTGTTTACCAACAATATTCTTTAACATTAATTCCTTTCCAGATTCTGCTATCACCATAAATATTAACTTTCTTCATCTAAATTTTTTAACAATTTGGATATAATTGGATTTCTAACAACACAAGTAGTATCAAATTCAAGTATTGAAATTCCAGGAACATTTTGCAACTTATTCATTACTTCTTTTAATGAACTTTTGTTATATGGCAAGTCACTCTGGGTCGGATCTCCGTTAATGATCATTTTAGAATTGGTTCCAATTCTAGTTAAAAATAATTTCATTTGTGTCATTGTTGTATTTTGAGCTTCATCTAAAATACAAATTGCATTATCAAATGTACGACCTCTCAAATATGCCAATGGAGCTATTTCTATTGATTTATCAATCATTTCTCTTTGTGGATTATTTGAACCAACTAACTTGTTTATAGAATCATATAAAGGCATCATATAAGGATTAACTTTTTCTTGAAAATCGCCTGGCAAAAAACCTAAATGTTCACCTGACTCAACTATTGGTCTAGTTAAAATAATCTTATTTTTATTTTTAGATAATATTTCATTAATAGCAAAAGCCATTGCTAAATAAGTTTTTCCACAACCTGCTATTCCAGACATAAAAAGAATATCATGTTGTTCAAATGCAGACCAAGCTAATTTTTGAGAAGAATTTTTAAATTCCACATGAAATCTACTATTTCCAGATACTTTTGATTTTGATTTTACGACACCAACATCTTTTTTAGATTTATTGTTTCTCATATAAATTATTTATGTGCTTGATTAAAAATTAAATAAAAATATCTACATAAATATATTTAAAACTTTAGATATTAACTTTATTAATACCTAATAGTAAAGGAAATAATAATGAATGAAATGAATTTTAAATTATTTATTGAATCTAATGAATTTGAAAAAGACGTTAAAAAAATGTTAAAACGTTTACCTGCAGATCACTCCAAACTTGTAAAAGGATATAAATTTGAAAAACAAGATGACAATGTTTTGAAAAATGATCCTAAAAATGTTGGAGAAATTGATGAAAAAAATAAAATTATAAAAATTTCTTCACCTTGGAACTATTCAAGATCATTTGTGGCTTTACATGAAGTTGCACATGCGGTATGGAAGTACATTCTAAATGACGAAATGAAAAAATCATGGAATGAATTAGTAAAAAAAGAAAAGAAAACAAATAAAAATAAAGATGGATTGAAACAAAATTCAGAAGAAATATTTTGTATGATTTATGCACAATTTTATTGTGACAACAAAATGGAAAAATATAATTATCCTAATTTAGAAAAATTTGTAAAATCAATTTAAAATAAAAATATTATGAAAAATTTAGAATTCAGAAAGTTTTACGTAGAAATGTCGCAACTAAACAATCAAAAAGAGTTGTTGAAAGAAATAATATACAATCTTATAAATGGCAACAAATCATTTTTTTCAAAAAAAGGAATTTTAGCTCAAGAAAAAAGTGATTATTGGATATTAAATTATTTAAATGGAAACGATAACAAAAACGAATACTCCAAATTAGTAAGAGGACTAGTTGTTAAAAAACCAGATGAAAATTACAACAATGATCCTTTAACTTTAATAAATTCATTTCCTTTTACAAGATTTTTCAATAAAAATGAGCCACAAGCAGATCCTGTGGATTTAATAAATTCAGAAATGATTGAAAAATTAGATGGAACTATGGTAGGAATTTTCTTTCCAAATAAAAATCCAAATAATCCAGAATTTCATACAAGAAAAATGTTGTCCACACATGGACCAGATATGAATTTAAATATGAGAACATTTTCTGGAGAAAATGTAACATATTTAAAAATAATCAAATCTTATGTGAATAAATTAAAGTTTTCTCAAAAAGATGTTGAAAATACATACGTATTCGAATTCATACATTCAACTTCTAAAGTTGTTACAAAATATACACCTGATCAGTTTGGATTATATTTAATAGGAGGAAGAAATTTAATTACACATGAAGAATATTCTGAATCTGATTTAAATAAAATTGCACATGAAATTAATTCTAAACGCCCAAGATTATTTCAAGCAATTGCAGATCATAATGAAATTACAAAAATGTTTAAAAAAGCTGCAGAATCAACACCTGATTTTGAGGGATTTATATTTAGAGATAAAAAAACTGGATCTCGCGTTAAAGTGAAAGATCCAAATTATGTTAAAAAACATCATGTATTAGAAAAAACAAACATAAAATCTTTAATTCCTGTTGTTTTAAACAATGAAGAAAATGAAGTTTTATCATATTATCCAGATGTATTACCTAAAATTAAGTTAATTAAAGAAAAAATAAAACAATTCAAAAAAGAATTATTGGAAAAAGTACTTTATTGGAAAGATAAAAATTTAGATAAATCAACTTTGGCATCCATGTTTTTTGCAAAAAAAACAGGAAATAGATGGGACACAACATCTGAAAAACCAAAATATAAAGAAGAACCAGAAGTAAGATATTTCATAATGAAACATGTGAACAAATCTAAAGATCAAATCCAAGAAGAAATTAATAAAGAAATCAATACAATGGTATTTGGATTTAACACTAATTTTGGAAATATTAAACGATTTATGGAACTCGTTGGAATTGAAGATAATGATGAGCCAACAGAAAGACAAGAATGATTTTAATAAAAAATAAAGAACAAATTGATGGTATAAGAAAAAGTTGCCAATTAGCAAAATTAACACTAAATTATTTAGAACAATTTTTAGTTGAAGGCAACACTACAGAATTTATAAATCAAAAAGCCCACGAATTTATATTAAAAAATAATGCAATACCTGCACCTTTGAATTACAAAGGATTTCCAAAATCTATTTGTACTTCAATCAATGAAGTTGTTTGTCATGGAATTCCATCTGAAAAAGACGTGTTAAAAAATGGGGATATTATCAATATTGATGTTACAACAATATTAAATGGATATTATGGAGATACCAGTAAAACTTATAAAATAGGAACTTGTTCTTTAATTGCAGAAAAATTATTAAAAGTAACAAAAGAGTGTTTAGATATAGGAATTAAACAAGTTTATCCTGGTAATCATTTTGGAAATATTGGTTATAAAATAAGTCAACACGCTGAACAAAATGGATTTTTTGTAGTTTATACTTTTGCTGGACATGGCGTTGGTGTCGAATTTCATGAAGAACCTATCGTATCTCACGTTTCTAAAAAAAATACTGGTCCAATTATGAAATCAGGAATGGTTTTCACAATTGAACCAATGATATCAGAAGGAACCGCAGATTTGTTAATTTGTGAACAAGATGGATGGACAGCTAGAACGGCTGACAATAAATTATCAGCCCAATTTGAACACACCATACTTGTAACTGATTCTAAACATGAAATATTAACTATATAATTCGCTTAACTGTTTCAGATTGAACTTCTTTTAAAAGTTTTGGTATTTCTATCATAGCTTGTTCAGTCATTTTTTCAAATACATTTATGTCTAAACTAAAAATTTTATAATGATGTGCTATTTGTCCTTTTAATACCTGTGGTTTATAGCCATAATGTTGTGCTTTTAAAGTCATAATAAAATTTTGACCGATCATTGGTAATTTTTCTGGAAAAGGACCACATTCATCAAAACATTCTTTTGTAAACAAAATTAACCATTCTTTAATAAAGTCTACTTTTCTATTTTGCATCCAATAACCTTGCATTTCTACACCAACCATTCCAGCTTTAGAAGTTTCACAAGCATTTATTAATAAATCTAACCAAGCTGGATTTGTAATAACAACATCACAATGCATGAAAACTAAATATTTAGAATTCTTACTTGCTGCGGAGGCTCCTTTATTTGCAGCAGCCGACCAATACAAGTTTTTTTCATTTCTTATAACTTTTACTTCACTTTCAATATCCATCAAATAATCTTGACTATCTTGACCAGACGCATTGTCGACAACAATTATTTCATAATTGTTATTAAAACTTGTTACTGCTATTGATTGCAAACATATATTTAAATATTCAGGTGTGTCTTTATGAACAATTATTATGGAAATTTGTTCATCTGTACCATTATGTAAATTTATACTTAATTCTGGTCTTTCACCATCAAGAGGATTCCAAGGTTGTTCGCTCATATTATTCTACTTTCAAATCAAAAATTCCAAGTTCCATATAGCACTCTATTTTTTCATTTCCAACATCAATCAACACTGGTGATGTCTTACCATTAATAGAGACGTTATTTTTCATTTCTTCAACAAATAAATTTGCTTTTTGTCTATCAAAAAAAGCTTTTTCTGGTTTCACAAAAACATATTCTCCACTGATCTGTCTAGCTACACTTATTACTATACTTATTTCCATTTTACTCCTTTTAAATAATAAATAGGTTCAAATGTTATTTTTGCTAAAATATCTCTATGTTTTACAGAAACTGGGTTGTATTTACCAACATTAACAACATGTATACAAAGTTCATTATCTGTGTTGAGATAAGCAGATTGCAAACTTAATCCAAGATTCAAAAAGGCACTATCTAATTCGCATCTTAATTTAAATCCATTTGGAATTTCCAATTTAACTCCACATTTAAATATTATATTTTGTCTGTGATTAATTAATGTCTCTTGCAAATTATTTTGACTTAATAAAGGACAAATTGCTTTGACTTCTATATAACTTTCTAAAACAATAGGTTTATAATCTTCATCTATAATTGTAATTCCAATTTCAGGACATTCCAATCTAAAGACACTATTTAATATTTTCTTTTCTACAGATTTCTTCTTTACAACTTTTGCTTTCTTTTTAGCCATTATTTTTTCTTTCTATTTTAGATAGATGTGACGAAATATTCTTAAAAAACCTTTCATAAGTATTTTTAGGTTGTTTTTTTAATAATTCTATTAAGTAAGTTTCAATAAAATCTTGATATGATTTAGATTTTATCAATTCAATTGCTTTTTCTAATGTCATAGGATTATGACTTCCAGTTGCAGATTTTTGATTAGGAAAAGACAAATTTAATTTCATTTTATCAATTGACATTTTGTTCCTTGATATTATTTTTAATTTGACTTAAATCTTCAAAAATTTCATTTTTGAAATCAAACTTTTTTTGTTTTTTAAGCTTAATTATATTTGAAACAGTAATTCCAAATTCAGACTCTTCAGTGATTAAATCACCACTTAATGAATAAAGCTTTTCATTAAAAAAATCAACAAATATAAATTTATTATATTTAATTTCTTCATGAGTCCATTCAACAAGCATTGGTTGTAAATTAAAAATATTAATTGTATTGACATCAGATTCAAAAAAATTAATATTTTCTTTAGGTGCTAGAATCTTTATATCTGCATTATAAAAAAAATTGCTCATTAAAAACTTTCCATAATAATATATAAATTATGATAGTTAATAATGAATTAAAATTCAAACAATTTTTTAAAGAAGATTCAAATTTAACAAGCATGTTATCACCAAACATCGAAAAGAGTCCAGATATAACGAATGGACCTGATAGATTTGGCGTAGAAAAATTGCGAAGTTTAGTTTTACCAATTGTTACAACAACTTCTCAAATTAGATTTATTGATGAAAGCAAATCACCAATTTTAATACAATTAAAAAATGGAACTAAATTGTATTTAAGTTATGATCAATTTAAAAAATTGAACAATCCCGAAGTGGGCAAAAATATTACAGTTGAATTTATAAGAAATCCAGAAAATAAAAATAAAAATATTACTTCTAAAATTAATAAAATTACCATTCATTAACGAATTATTTCGTTATAATATTTTTCATTAAAAGAACTGCTTTGTTCCACGTTTTCATCTGATTGATCTAAATTCTCTGGGTCTATACCAGGAGAATATGGTCCAGGAACATATTCTCTTTTAAGTTTTTGAATTACATTATTAGTAATTTTAGTTTCTAGCACCTTAAATATAGAGCCAATTGCTAGAACTGATAAAATCAAAACTATTGGTAAAAAATATTTTTTATTCATAAATTATTCCTGTTAATTAGTTTTTGTTTTAGATTTTAAATCTAAAATAGAATCACAAGGATATTTATCCTCAAGTTCTTGTAACTCTTTTAATTTATTTAAATATTCCTCATTTAATTCATTATTTAATTTAGCTAATTGTAAATTAATTATTATATCCCCAAAAACACCAGTATCATTTGATAAACCTTCTCTTTGAAGTCTTAATTTCATTCCACTATTAACATTTTTAGGTATCATTACATCTAAAGTTCCATTTAAATTAGGAATTGTAATTTTACCTCCAAAAAATAAAGTAGTGTAATTTACAGGAATTTTACAATGAAGATTTAATCCATCTCGTTCAAAAAAATCATGTTTTGTAATCTTTATTATAACAATTAAATCACCTCTATAATCTGTGCCTATACTGCCTTTTCCTCCTATAACCATATAGGAATTATCTTCTACACCTTTAGGAAAATTTAAAGAAATATTTTCATTTTCGCAATCAACACTGCCATTTACACATTTCTTACATTTATCTTGAAATTTACGACCTGTTCCATTGCATTCAATACAATCTGTTCTAATTGTAAATGTTTGATTTTTATTTTGATCATATTTAACATTTATTTTACCAGCACCAGCACATTTATTGCAAACAAAAATCTTTTCCCAACTTGTTCCATTACAATTATCACAAGGTTTTTTGACTGGAAGAGATATAGTTTTTGAACATCCCGTTGAAACTTCTTCCAAAGTTAATTCTACAACAAATTTAACATCTAAACTTTGTCTATATCGTTGACGATTAATCGCCTCATTATATTGAGCAAAAACATCACCAACAGTAGCGTAACCAGAAGATGGATTATCGTATCTGTTACGTTTGTTTGGATCACTTAAAACGTCATAAGCTTCTATAACATCCTTATGTTTTTCTTCAGCTTGACTGTCATCTTTATTCAAATCTGGATGATATTTTTTTGCAAGTTTTTTATAAGCTTTTTTAATATCTTCTTGTGAAGCATCTTTAGAAACTTCTAAAATTGAATAATAATCTTTCATTAAAACAAACCTTAAAAAGAATAAGAAGAAGTTTAAACTTCTTCTTATTAATATTTTTATAAATAAAAAAAATGACTATTCTTCTACTAAAACACACTTGATCATATCTGGCAAAATCATATTTAATGATCTTCCATTTTTAGAGAGAATACCATCTACAGGAAAATAAGATCCTGCAACCATCACTCTATCGCCCACCTTGAAACCAAGATTTGGAGCAACACTAGGTCCAATATCCAAAACATAAGCTTGTTGAGAATCTTTTTTATTTGCTTCATCGGTAAGCAAAACAGATGTGGGAGATAATTCTACCTCTTTAATTCTTTCAATAAGAACCTGATTATTTGCTGGAACTACAGCAGTAATCATCCTTGGTACATTCATTACAACACTTGTTGGCTCGGTTACAACATCTTTATTTTTTTTCATTTTATAATTCTTTCTTAAAAACAGTTTAAATTAAACTAGTATGTTACGCTGTTTTTTTTGGAATTAAAACACAATTTAAATTATTTCCTTCCAATTTAGGATCAATTTCAACACTAGAAACTTCTGACAAAGCCTCTTTTATTTTTTGTAAAACATTGTATCCTAATTCTTTATGAGCATTTTCTCTTTTTTCATATTTCAAATTAAATTTGACTTTTAATCCAGAAGTTAAAAACTTTTTAGCAGCATTAATTTTAACATTAAGATCATGATCTCCAATTGAAGGACTTAATCTTATTTCTTTCTCAGATAAAGCTTTTTGGCTTTTATTCTTTTCTTTTTGTTTAATAGATTTTTCATATTTAAACTTACTATAATCCATTATTTTACAAACAGGAGGATTTGCCATTGGTGATACTTCTACCAAATCTAGATTTTGATCTCTTGCAATTTTTTTTGCTGCATCTGTTGAGAATACGCCTAAATTTTTATCACCATCTACCAACATAACCTTTGGAACTCTAATCATGTCGTTAATTCTTGTTTTATCTTTTGAATTAAAACTATTTTCATTTTTGATAAATTTTTTTAACATAAATTACTTTTTTTACAATTTCCTTTTTTAAAATTAAAAATTAAACCCAATCAATTCTACATTTCTTTTGTAACACTGTTAACCACTTTTACAACAAATCCATCACCACAATTTGGAAATCTTCGAACCCATTCAACACCTTCTAAATTTTGAACAGATGGAATTGTATTAATTCCTATATAAATTTTAACATTATCTTGTAATTCAGAATTAAATTCTTTTAATTTAATACTGCAAACTCTAGTTTTCGTTTTTGGTGCCGAACTTATATTTATATAAGATATTTGATTTATTACACTTTTTATGATTAAAGAATCTGCTTTATCATTAAATTCAATTTTAAAATTATTATCAACAGATCCAGCATGATAGTTTCCAACAATTTCATCTCGGTATTTAATATAACCTAAAGTTTTTATTTCTGTGCCTGGTTGTGTTGCATTAATTAATGAAATACCATTAGTATCATACACAGAAACAGAAACGCTATTATCACCCTGATCCAGTATTGGAATTATACTTATTGATTCGTCCAAATTAATATTTGGTATTATTAATATATTGCCTTCATCATCAGGTGATTCTACTATTTTAATATCATCAGACTCAGATATAAAGATGTAATCATATAAAGATAAATTAGATTCTACTTCTAAAATAGAATTTTTATAATCAAATTCATAACTAGATAATTCTAAATCTTTAGTTACAAAAATTGAATCAGACCCAATATTGTATTGTAAGATAGAATCAAAATTAAAAAACAACTTGCTGTTTTGTGGTATTACTTTCATTAATTTAAATTCCATCCAATAACAACCAGATAACATGGTATCATTTTGATTCCAATTATAAATTAAATTTGATTGAATTAATTGATCTTTTATTACATTTCCAGTAATATTAATTATATCATCATAAACTAATTCAATACCACCAAGACTAGAAATTATTCTGTAAATATAGAATGTCGTACCTTTTTTCCAAGTATTAGCAGCCGTATTATTTAAACCTCTTAAAACAGTAATTTCTTTTGTGTTTTCGTCAACTGACATAACCTGCATGTATTCTGGCGTTCTAGGATGATCAAAAAACAACAAATCACCAATTAACAATTGATTAAATCCTATATCGTTTGCTAATAATATTTTATTTTCTACAGACAAAATTGTTTTTTTTAAAAAAGATTTTGTCCACATATTAACTTCAACAACAAGATTTGGATCTGTTAAATCCATAATTCCAGAACAATCTTCAACACTAATTCTGACAGCAGGATTAGTGTCATATCTTTTTATTGTGAAATCAGGCTGTAACGAATCACATTCACTTGTTGAACAATTAGAATTGCAATTATTGTAATAAGACATCACGTTCCTTTAAGTTTGTTGAAATGTTGTATAATTTCATCAAAATTTTGATTATATTGAATCAATTCAACATTGCCAAGTTCAGCAATTAATTTTGATTTTTCTATCTCTGACTCATCTAACAATTTAGAACCAAAACCAGAATAGTATACATTATATATGCCAGATCTAACAATATCTAACATACAACTCTTACAAGGAAACATTGTTACATACATGCTCGATCCAGTTAAATCTTTTCCTTTAGCATGCCAAATAGCATTATCTTCAGCATGATGTACAAAAGAGTATTTATTTGGTCTTGTCCAATCAACTAAATCATCTTTTATTTGTTTTGGAACTCCATTATACCCTGAACTAATAGGTTGATTATCATTACTAACAATAATAGCACCAACTTGTGTACTTGGATCTTTGGATCTCATTGCTGTCATATATGCAAGATACATATAATAATCTTGTTTAGAAATAACATTTCTTGGAGGTGTCATATTCATACTTTATTTTAATATATTTTCAAAAAGTTTTGCTTGTTCGTGAATTTCTGTAGCAACAACAATGTGCCTGCTTTCATTATACCAACTTTTAACAGAATAAAAAGAATCTTTATTGTTAGTTAAATGTTTTAAATGAAAAGGAACTTTTGTTTCACAAAAAAGCGTATTTGAAACACAATAATTATTGTTTCCGTTAAATTTTAATCCCATCCTAGCAACACATCTTCTAATTGCAATATCATTGTAATGATCACTTTTACCTTTTTGTGTTTTATAATCTAGTCCAGATTCCAAATCTTGATATGAATGAACAAAAACATTTTTATTATTTTTTAATAAATCTTTTAAAGAAACGAAATTTTTCATTAAGTGATGATAAAAAGAATCTTCATAAATTTGTAAACCTAATTGTAAAGAATACATTTGTTTACCAATATAAAAAACCCAAAACCAATTGCCTTCACCAACTGTTTTATTGACTTTTTCAATAAAAGAATCTCTTTTATTTTTTAAATCTGATACTTTTATTATATCAATCATGTTTTTTCTTTATTGTTTTTATTATCTTTCTTTTCTAAAGTTTTATTAGATTTATCATCTTTCTTTTCTAACTTTTCTTTATTTTTATCCTCTTTTTCATCTTTTTTTTCTGGTTCATCCTGACTTTTTTCTTTTTCATCCTCAAGATCTTTTTTATTTTTTTTAGTTTTATCTTGATTTTTTTCTTTATTTTTTTTATCTTTTAAAGAAGACAATTCTTTTTCTAAAGAGTCTAGTTGGTTCAACCAATTATCTAATCGATTTGCATCTAAACTTTTTGATATTTTTTTATTCTTCCAATCTTTGAGTTTTAATAATTTCATGATAATATTTATCAACATTGTGTCTTTTTATTTTTAATTTACCTTTTTTTATTTTTTCCATTTTTTCTAAATCAAAAGTTTTTAAAGCTAATTTGTATTCAATTTCTAATTTTTTACATTTAGATATAATTAATTCTTTTACTCTTTTTCTACAAAAAAAACCTGTATGCTGTACAAATCTTGTTAAATTACCAAAATTATAGTAATAAACTACAGCAGCTTTAGCCATTTCGGTTCTAAATGCCTTTAAAATATATGATTTTTCTTTTGGCAAAATTATATTTTGAAAATCACCAGATATTAATTTTAAATCTTTTTCCATGTTTTTAATCGATATTAATAAATATTATAACAATATATAAATGAATTAAATACAGGAGGTTTTTATGAAAAAAAATATATTTTTGGGTTTATTTTTAATAATATGTGTTGGATGTGGAAGAATATCACCAATATCACCAGAATTAGATCAAAGATTAAATAATACTGATGGTAAAATTGATGAAATTAGAAATAACCAAAATGGATTAATGTTGGAATTAGGAAAAATAAATCAACAACAAGAAATTATTGGACGCGATATAGAAAACGCACAAGAAGGAATAATAAATTTAAAAGGATCAAGCAACTCTGGTGTTCAAATATTTTCTGGAGATGCTGGATTTTTAATGTTTTTTATAATGATTTTTGCATTCACGTATTCAATTTTACATTATAGAAATAAATTTGTAAAATCTAATAAAGTTTCAGAAATATTAGCTCAACAAATAGCTATAAAAAATGATCTTGAACTAGAACAACAAGTATTTATGTCTGCTTTAAACACAGAAGTAGAAAAAGATGTTTATAAAATAATATCAAGACATCAAAATGCAATTAAAGCTTTAAATATTAAAAAAACTACTTAACATTATATCCTTGAGATATATGTTTTAACACTGGATATCCTTGACAATTATCCCCAAGTGGTAATATTTGATTAGGATTAGGTTTTAACTTTTCTTCTTTTACAAGTTTGTCAATTTTAGATTTAAGTTCTTTTTTGTGTTTTAAACAATTAAATTGCCCTGGATTATCATCACAGGGCATTAAATATCTACAACATCTTGAACCTTCATGTAAAAGACATATATCTATAACATGTTCTTGAGTTAATGACATTAAAATATTTCTTTCAATCTTGAGATTCTAAAGTATTAATTATAACTTGAACTCTTTCAGATAACCATTTTTCCAATTGTTGCTTATCATTTTTAACATTATTTGGAATTTTTACAATAATTGGAGTAAATTCATCCTCGGAATCTAATAATTGCATGTGTTTTTCAACAACATCTCTTATATACTCCGATGTAGTCTTGCCAAGTTTTTTAGCACATCCAATAACTTTATTTTTAAATTCCAAATCGGCAGCAACCGACATGTTTTTTATTTTTTTTACAGTCATACAAAATTGTCCTTACAAACATCATAATTTTGTTCTTTAACAACTTTAAAAGATTCTCTAAACTTATTAGCATTAGCTTCTTTAATTTTTCTTCTACGCTTTTCGCCCTTACTCTCATAAAATTGTTTCTCTTTAAATTTAGTAAGAAGTCCAGAATCGTTTACTGCTTTTTGGAAGCTATGAAGTAATATTTTAAAATTTCTTTCTCTTTCATCATACGATGCATTTGGATGCAAATGTTTTGCTACTACTTTAATTCTTGTGATCGACATTAATAATTTCCTTAATTAATATTTTTAATTTTAACAAATCTAGGTCCAAATTTTTTAACTTTGGCTTTTCTTGCCAATTCATACTTTACAATCTCACTAATTTCAATTGGTGAAGGTAAATTGTCTTTAATAAGATCTTTGTCAAGTAATTTGATCTTGCTTACTATAGCCTCAAACAATGATGCATTCCAGTTATTTTTATTCAAATCATTACAAATTGATGAAAATGTATACAGATTGTCTCGCGGAATATCACTTCCACATAAAATATCAACCTCATATTGTTTAGTATAATTATAAGAAAATCTATCAGAACATAAAATATATGGACACCTAGCAATTATTGCTAGTCTGGAAATTCCATTAAAAATATCTAAAACCATACCGCAACTTCTTATTGCAGACAAAATGTTTAAAATATCATTATTTTTTATAAAAATACATTTATCAAAATAATTTAATGATAAATCATAAGTTTTAAAATCCTGATAAATTACAGGAGTAATATTTTCAGAAATTAATTTGTCAATTAAAGAACTCCAAAATAACTCTGAAATATATTCAAAATGATATCTTCCATTTTTCCACTCTTGAATGTGAGTAGTAGGATGAATGAAAATTTTATTAGGATGCTCAGACATCTTTTTATTAAAATCATTTCCAAGTATGGAAGAAGACGGAATTGACGGTAAAAACTTTTTAATGTTTTTATAGTTATCAAAAAATTCTTGTCTAAAACCATTATTATAACAATTATTTAAAACAGAAATATCTAAAATTTCTGGAAAATAATTATTTAAAGCTCGCTTATATCCAGATAATGCTTCAGAAGTATTGTTTTGATTCACAGAACTTAAATATATTGATTTTAAATTATTCAAATCAGATATTTCCCAATATTCATCAACATATGGAAATAAACTTTGATTACCATTCCAAGAACATAATATAAAATATTTACTAGATTTAGATTCTTTTCTAAATCTTTCCATTAATAGACTAGAAACTGGCAAAATGGATTTTAAATCACCAAAATAAAACAAAATGGTAACATTAGACATAGTTGTAGGAATATTGTTTTCTATATATTTAACTCTTTTAAACCCACAATTATCAGCAGCTTTCTGTAATATTTGTTGTACTGTTATTGTCATTTTTATTTCCAATTCTTGAATCATTTATGTTTTTTAAATAAAGTGAAGCATCATTAGTATCCAATAAACCAAAAATTTCTTTAAAATTATCATTTTTTAATTCATCTATAGCCTGATTTACTAATTCAATAGCTTCATTTTGATTGTTTAATACATTAAGATAGTGAGAGATAACAAGTTTTTTATTTCCAGTTGTTGTTAGATTCAATCTATATCCTTCTTGTCCAGCACCCCAAATTTGATCTGGAGATTCAAACAATATGTAAGGCACCTCCATAATCGCTGACAATCTAGATGATGCTGTCCAAAATTGAATAGTAAATTCTAATTGTTTTATTATCGCTAGTGTGTATTCTAAATTTCTAGATCTAGGATCTCTAGAAAAATCAACAATATAATCTACAGGACACTTTAATGTAGATTGTTCTTCGCCTAACCATATAGGATTATAACCAAGATTTTTTAAGTTTTCTATTAATTTAATATAGAATTCTGATGGTAGATTTCTTCCGTAGCACTGTCTGTTTCTCGCAAATATTCCAACAGGATTGTTTTTCAACAATAATTTTGCATCATTCATAACATGTGATGATGGAGACGGTATTTTTGTTGCAATTTTTTTATAATATGAAACGTCAGAATAAATAGATTTATTTAAAAAATTAGAATTGCATTTTGGACATTGGTCAGATTTAGTAATTGTGCTCCATGTATGTTTACAATTTTTGCAATTAGAATAAATATAATAATTACCCATATTTTTAGTAGTAATTATTTTAGAATAATTAGCAATATTTTTTTCTAATATTTTTATGTTTTTAGAAACATTATGAAATGCCCTAGCATATTCCCTAAGCCACATCAATTCTGGTTTTAATTCCCAAAATTCATCAACTAAATGCTTGTAAAGATATTCTCTACCATACCAGCCCAAAACTATAAAATATTTATTTGGATTTTGTTTTTTTATTATATCTATAGAATATAAAACACCCAATATTTCGCAACCAAATTCACTAAAACAACTTATGTAAACTATATCTTTATCTGGTGGTTTGTCGATATTACTAAATTTAAATATATTAAATTTAATATTATCAATATATGGTTCTTGTTTTATTTCAACTTTATTACCTGGATTATAAAATTTAGCTTTTAATAACTTCATAACCTAATTAAGTAATTATTTTCTTGCTATTCTCAAAATTCTTTTCTTTTCTTTCAAATTAAGTAATTCCCAAGTTTCTTTTTTAACATCATCATCTTCCTCTTCATCAAAAGATGATCCAGCTAAAGAATACCTGTATGCACCACAACCTAGTTTTCCGCCTCCGTTTCCGTATTTACCAGCTAACTCCTTACATAAGGTTGGAACCATTACAGATGCATTCCTGCTTCTAACACAACCTTCTATTCTATCACCATCAACAATAGCAAATGCAACAGCAGTATTAACATCTTCCCAAGATATCATATTGTCAGCCATATCTGCAATCATATCTCTATGTCTTGATGGAATAATACCTAAACCAACAATTCCTAAACCTTCAGAAATTTCTGCTTTCTCAACAGCAGCAGCTTTGTGTTCAATCCAAAATTTAGGTCGTTCAAAATTAATTATTTTTTTCAAATTAACTGGATGCCTATAATCGAACATTTGTGCCCAAGCTAAAAATTCATGCTCCGTAGCATCGTCAGACATTAAAGACTCAGTATCAGTACTAATTCCTACCATTATAGCTGTTGCAACTTTAATGTCATGATCATTATCATCAGAAAAACTCAAGTTAAAATTAGAAATTAAATTAAATATAGTACCACAACAACTTCCAGCTTTTAAATTAATGAATAATCCATTAAACCCACCATTAGGTATTTCTTTATGATGATCAATAACTAGATCAAAATCAACTTTATTTCCATTTAATCCAGCATTTGCTGGAACTGTATCGACTAAAATATTAAAATCATTATTTGACGGAATATATTCTTTAACATGATGTAAATTTGGATCTAATAAATTTACCATTGCTATATTTTGTGGATGCGATATTGTTTTATCATAATACGATATCGTTTCAACAGAAGGGTAAAGTTTTGAAATCATCCACTCAACAGCCATCATGGAACCAATCGCATCTGGATCTGGATAATTATGTGTGAAAATTACCACTCTTGGTGGTTTATCACTATTAAATTTTTGATTAAATAATTCTTTTAAATTAATAAAATATTGCGGTTTATTACCCGACGTGTCTTCTTCCATTTTAAAACGCCCTAATTATAAATTAAATTTTTTTGTCTAAGCCACTCGCTCAGATCGACTTGAATATTGGTATTATTACTATCTTTTGTAGTAATGTAAATCTGAACTTTCCAGTAATTGTCATATTTATTTTTTAATATTATTTTAGGATTACTGCAATTTGCAAGTAAATTGATCACTTGTTTTTCAGAACCCTTAACTGATTCGACATCAAGAAATGCATGAATGTTTCTGCCATCTTTTAAAATGACTTCAAATTCATGTCCTTTAATAACATTAAATTTTAAAACATCCAAAGGATTTTTCATTTCAATTAATGCATTTGAAATAGGATCAGATTCATAATGAATTTTTATTCTATGTGAAAATAAATATACGAAAACAGAAAATGTTATCGTAATTAAAAATAAAAATAAAAATAAATCTTGTTTTTTCATTTTAAATATTAATTGGTGCTGCAACTACTGTGTCTTTTAGTTGAACAAATTCATCTAACCAAATTCCATAATGTTTAATATTTTTAGATAACACATCTAAATCTAGCGGAGCAACTCTCCATTTAGGATTACCTTCTTCATCTAATTTTATCACATTTGTATACTTGATTCTTCCCAAATCATCTTTTACTTTTATCTTTTTCTTTCCTTCTATTACGACTTCTGGTTCATACTCTACCTCACAACGACACAAATGTAAATCTAACAAAGCTTCTTGTTGTGAAGCATTTAACATGTCATTCCAAACATCTGAACAAAGAATAATAGAAAAATCAAATTTTGGAGTTTGCCAAATTTTATTAAAATCTGAAAATTTGCCAACCTTTCCCCAATTAAATCGATCTTTAACAAAAGGTTTTGATTCATCAAATGCAACAGCAAATGTTGCATCTTTCAAATGAGGATGATATTTTGTTTTAACTTGCTCCACAACGTCAAAAACATTTGTTGTAGATTTCCAAACTATAGACATAAAATTTCCTTTTTAAAGTGTTCATAACACTGTACGTGAATCAAGATTGGTTTGGCATAGTTTGTGTCATTTTATCACTCAATTCATTAACCTTCTTTTGAAGTGTTTCAATTTTTTTTGATATATCTTCTGGCTTTTCTCCCAAAGATTCTTTACTTGCAAGTTTTATTTTTAATTCTTCAATTTCAGATTTTAATTTTGCAAGTTCGTCAATATCTTCATCTGTATATGTTAAATCTAATGATCTTACGTTTGTTGGATCTTGATCCATGCCCACAGATGATGGTTTAATAGGATTTGGCGACATTGTTAATGCCTTCATTAAATTCTTAACAGATTGATCAACTTCTTCATTAGTTAATTTATTATTCAAATAATCATCAAATGCGTTTTGATCCCCATTAAATCCTAATGATAATTTCCAAATATCTTCCCAATATTTTTCATCACATTTTGACGTATTATTTTTTTGTACAGATTCAGTAACAAACAATAATTCATCATCTGCTCTTTCTTCTTTCTTGAAAGCATCAGTTTTTAACGCATCATTCCATTGATTCAACCATGTTTGAAATATTTCTTCACTCATAATATTGTTTTGAGAAAACTCAATCCTTATATAAAATATCAATTATATATGTTGTTTTTATACATTTTTAGCTTAAAATTGTTCCATTTAAAATATTAGCACAAGACCAGTGCGGATCATTGTGAGGAATATATTCTTTATTGGTATAAAAACTCATTTGAAATGTATATTTATAAGGTTTTTCAAAAACTTCTTCCAATTCCATGCCAGATTTTAAATCATTAATAATGCTAATTGGCAATTTAACACTATCTTCTTCTGTTGCAAGAAATACTTTTTTAGCAAATTGCGTTGCAGCAATTGCTGCACCATCTGTCATTAAAATAGAAACAAATCTTTGTTTGTCGATTCCATTTAACAATTCAGCTATAGCGGTATATACCGCTATAACCTGACCTTTTTTTGGTTCATGTAATCTAATATCAAAAAAACAATCATCAAAATTTGATTCGTTTATAATTAATTCATTATCCATTTGACTTCCTATATTACAATTAATTCTGGTTTCTTTTTAGGCTTAACAACATCCATAAAAGGACGCTTCATTACTAATAATCTAGTATCATCTTCTTTTTTTTCTGGAATTTCTTTCCATCTAATAGCTTTAGGAGGACTGTCAAATGTATAATTCTTAAAAGGAGGTTCTGGTTTCTTTAACCTTATTTTAAGGAAATTACCTTTTCTAATATCAGACTCCCAATATTCTAAATCAGAAGCAAATCTTTGATAATCGACATCCCAAAAAGTTACTTTAAATTTAAAAGAATCGGAATCCTCCATAGTAACCTCATAATATACAGTACCTTTAGCAGATTCTTTACGCTTTGGTTTTTCTATAACCTGCGCTTCAACCATAGAAATACAAATATTATCTTTAGAATCAAAATCAGAAATGGTAAATCCACCAGAATAATCTGGACTTGAGTCCATCAAATGATTCCAACTAAATCCATAACAAGAAGATTCTGCGACTTGTACTGGTTCATTAAACAATTTTTGCAAATCTTCATCAATTTCTACTTGAATATCAAATTCATCTAATGACAACAAAGAATCTTGCTCATTTTTAAGAACATTGCTTTCTTTGGATTTTTTATATTTCTTCAATAACTTCCAAGTTTCATGTATTATATCTTTTTGTTCGTTTGAATCAATAATTTCTTCACGAAACTTAAAATCATTAAATGATTTAAATGAAGTTTCATCAAAATTTTCAAATTTATCAAAAAATAATTCTGAGAATTCATCTTCAAAAGAAACTTTCAATTCCAAAATTAATTTAGAAACACTTTTAGCATATCGATCATTTCTTGACGAAATCTTTTTTTGCTCTTCTTTAAAGTATTCATAATATGAATATAATTTAGTTCTGTCTGCGTCTTTAAATAATCCAAGAGAAATTAAAGGTTTTAAAACCTTTGCATCTGTACCGAATCGACTTAAAAAATCAACAAATGAAGAATATGGTTGATTTTCAACAATTCTTTGTGCCACTTCTTCTCCTATTCCTTTTATATTAGAAAATCCAATATAAATTTCATCATCAACAATAGAAAAATTATCTTTAGACTTATTCAAATCTAAAGGTTTAATTTTTACATTCATACTTTCAGCTTCTCTTCTATATTCTTTTATTTTAACATCATCTTTTACAGATTTTAATATTCCAACAAAAAAATCTAATGGATAATGTGCTTTTAAATATAAAAGGCGAGCAGACAAAATTGTGTAACAAACAGCATGACTTGAATTAAATCCATATTCGGCAAAAGCTTCTATTTGAGTCCACAATTCTTCAACTTGTTCTTTTGTCCAAGCTAAAACTTTTTGTCCATTTTCAATAAACATATCTTTATATTTTTGAAATACTTTAACTTTCTTTTTGGAAATTGCTTTTCTTATTATTTCACAATGCATTTCTGGAATTCCGCCAACAACATTCAATATTTTTAATGTTTGCTCCTGAAAACACATAACACCATAAGTTTTTTTCAAAATTGGCTCTAATACTGGATGCAATTCATAATATTCTCTTCCCTTTTTTCTTTCAATAAAACGTTCATCCATTTTCATAGATAATGGACCTGGACGGTAAATAGACGAATAAATTACCAAATCATAAAAAATATCAACACCACCCTTTTTAACCATTTCTCTAATACCATCAGAGTCAAACTGAAATATGCATTTTAATCTACCTTGATTCGCTAAATTTAATGCTTTCAAATCAGTAATATAAGCATCTTCATTAGACCAGTCTGGACAGTTTTCATAAGCACAAATAGAACTTATTCCCAATCTTTGTTTGACAGATTTAGTTATTTGAGCCAACTGTGTTAGATTAGATAATCTTAACGTATCTATCTTAATAAGACCCAAAGGTCCCAAATCAGTTCCTAATAATCCTTCACCAAAAGCAGAAACATATTTATCACTTTCTGTTTTAACGAACGGAACTATATTGTCAATTCTTTGATTTGAGATAATCAAGCCACCAGCATGAGTGCCAACTGTTTTGTTTCTGTTAATTATTCTTCTTACTACATCTGCAACTTCTGGATTTTCTTCGCAATATTTGCGTAAGTCTGGATATTCCTCAATTGCTTTATCTAAAGATAAAACTTTTCCATCTTCATCTTTAAGACCAATTTTTGTAGTTATATTTAATATTTCATTACGATCTTTATCGTAAACCCTTGCAGCATCTAAAAATGATGATTTAATCTTAAATGTTCCATATGTTCCAATTGCACATACATTATCTTCACCAAACGTTTTTGGTGCCCAAACATTTCTTATGTAATCACATACTTCATCCTGAAAGTCCGTATCAATATCAGGAAATTCGCCCTGAACCATTCGTGGCTCAATATTTATGTCAAAATTATCAACCATACCTAAAAGGTAAGTTATCAACAAATTATTTTCATTATTTTCAAACTTATCGCCATTTTTAAATAATTCAAAAATATAATCAAATTCCATTTGATTATCAATTTGTTTGATTTCGTATAAAAGTCGGTCTTGATGTTTTTTATCTTCATTTAATCCAAGTTGCTTTAATTTTAAATAACAAGCACTTATTATCTCTTTTTTTGGATCAACAGAAACACTCATTTTAAATCAACTTTCTTCAAAGAAAAACCCATAGCCAAAAACAGATTGTACAAATATTTGCCAGAAAGTAAAGTTATTCCTTTTGAAGTTTTTTCACTATTTCCAGCTACATTTAATATTTTAATATTATTTGTTGTAATCCAATTAATTACTTTATCTGTTTTTATTGGATCATTTAAATCAACATCAATATATGGCTTATTATAATAATTAATTGCTTTTAATGTACAAATTTCGCCAGCAGAATTTTTATGTGTAAAAATTCTTAAAGTACCATCAGCATCTTTCACATTACAATAAGTTCTTGGAGAATAACTAACTGATTTATGTTCCTTTGCATTATATGTTATTGCATATTCTGGTCTGGGTCCATCTAACGTCTTAAATCCTTTTGGCATTGTGCCGCCAACTTCAACACCAAAACGATATGCAACAAATATAGCTGAAATATCCACCCCATTTTGGAATCCAGATATCAACCGTTTAATCATTTTTAATCTCACAATTTTTGATCTTGGTCATTTTAACAACTGTTTCTCCAACATCAAGTTTTACAATTTTAACTCCAGTTGTAGTACGTCCAGTTTCTCTAATATCTTCAGAATCTATTCTAATGCATTTTCCTGAAGAAGTCATAACCAAAATAGAATCACCTTTAGCTATATCAGACGCCCCTATTATGTTTCCATTTTTCTGAAGAGTATTCTTTTTAATTACAGAATATCCCTTAACATTTCTATTAGATAATGATTTATATTCATCAGATTTTGTTTTCTTACCAAAACCACCAGATGTAATAACTAAAATATCTGGGACTTCCGTTTTATCTAAAGTAAATACTTGAGCTACTTCATCTGAAGGGTCTAATTTTAGAGCCTTACTTCCTCTAGTTATTCTGCCTTGTGTTGGCACAATTTTTTCAGAATATCTAACAGATTGACCACATGAAGTTACAATAAAAACATCTCTCTTTCCATCTGTAATACAGGCAAATTTAACTTCATCTTTATCATTTAAAGTAATTGCTGTTAATCCAGAATTCTTTCTTGTAGTATCGTATTCTGATATTTCTGTCTTTTTAATTATACCATTTTTAGTAACTATAGTCAAATAACCTTTTTGCTTAATATCTTTTAAACTAATCATGTTGGTAACTAATTCACCAGTATTTAATTGCAACAAATTACTTACATGAGTACCCTTGGCTGTTTTACTAGTAATTGGTAATTGATAAGCCTTTCTTTGATAAACCAAACCATGATTAGTGAAAAATAAAATTAAATTTTTACTATTAGCCTCAAATATCTCAAACATATTTTCAGCAGCTTCCGGCTTATTTACACCTAAAGAACCCACGCCACCACGATTTTGAATTCTATATTGTTCTGCTGGTACAGATTTTACATATCCATCACCAGTTAAAGATATTATCAACTGTTCATTTTTAACCAAATCTTCATCATTAATTTCTTGTGCAACTTCTTCAATTGAAGTTAATCTATTGTCTCCATGTTTTTTAACTATTTCTTCTTGTTGAGAAATAATAAAATTATTCATTTCATCTTTAGATGATAAAACTTTTTGAAGCCATTTAGATCTATCAACTAAATTTGTTCTTTCTTTTTCAAGATTAGCACCTTCTAATTTTGTTATTTGTTTCAACGTAATAGCTAAAACAGCTTTTGCTTGTTCAGATGATGAAACATATTTTTTACTTATAAGCTGATTTTCAGCATCTTCTGGATTATCTGAATCCATTATTAATTTAACAACTTTTTCAATTTTGTTAAGAATGCCTATCAATCCATCAAGAATATGAATTCTTGCAGAAGCTTTTTTGTATTCAGCATTAAATCTATTAGTTAGTACAATAACTCTATGATCTACAAAAGCTTTCACCAATTGAATTATATTAGCTTCAGGAACCACTTTGCCATCAATTAATACAGTTGAATTGACTGATATAGATTTTCTTAAACAAGTCTGTTTTAACAGAATATTTAAAACTAATTCTGCATTGCCGTTTTTAGCAATATCAATTACAATGTTGACACCAGTTTTTTTAGAAGAAAGATTTTTTAAATCTGAAATTCCAGAAATTTTATCTGTTTCTACTAAATTCTTAATTTCATTACAAAATTGATCTGGACTTGTTTGATATGGAAGTTCGCTAATTATAATTTTAGACCCAGACTTGTCTTTTAATATATCATATTTACCTTCAAGTTTTATACTTCCTCTTCCAGTCTTATAATAATCCAAAACTCCATCTTGACCCAATAATTTCCCACCTGTTGGAAAATCTGGTCCTGGCATCAATTTAATTATTTTTTCATAAGAAACATTTGGATTTTTTATGTATTCTTTTACTACAGAAACAACTTCTTTTAAATTATGAGGCAACATTTTTGTTGCCCAACCAACAGCAATTCCTTCACAACCATTTACCAACAAGTTTGGAATTAACGTTGGCAATATTGTAGGCTCTTCCATTTTTTCATTATAATTTGGAACAAAAGGAACAGCATCTTTACTGATTTCTTCAAGTAACAATTCTCCATATTTAGATAATTTAGCTTCAGTATAACGTTGTGCCGCACATGCATCACCATCAATATTCCCAAAATTACCCTGTCCTGTTAAAAGAGGATATCTTAAAACCCATGATTGAACCAATCTACATAGTGTGGGATAAACAACCATATCACCATGAGGATGGTAATTTCCTGAACAAAAACCAGTTATTTTAGCACATTTTTCTGTAGCGGAATTTGGATATAAATTCAATTCATGCATTGAATATAAAACTCTTCTTTGAGATGGTTTTAATCCATCTCTAGCATCAGGCAATGCTCTATCCTCAAGAGACATAAATGCATATTTTGTGAATCTGTTGTCTAAAACTAAAGCTAACTCTTCAGTGTTTAAATACTGATCTTGTTTAATATTTTTACTATCTTTTATTTTCATTTTATGCCTTTTTAATTACACTGTTTACTTGATTAATTATATGATCTTTTCTTAATTGTACGTTAGAACCCATCAATACAGAAACCATTCTTTCTGATTCTGCAAGATCGTTTAACTCTAATTTTATCAATCTTCTGTTTTCAACATTCATTGTTGTGTCAGCCAATTGATCAGCATCCATTTCTCCCAAACCTTTAAATCTAACCACTTTCGATTTAGGATTTTGTTTCACTAATAATTGCATTTCTTGATCAGTCCATGCAAATATTCTACTTTTACCCAAATCAACACAATATAAAGGTGGTTGAGCCAAATATAAATGACCATTAGCAACTAAAGGCTTCATGTATCTGTAAAAGAATGTTAACAATAAAGTCGAAATATGACAACCATCATCATCGGCGTCTGCCATTAAAATGATTTTATTATATCTTAATTTTTCAATGTTAAAATCTTCTTTAATTCCAGTTCCTATTGCTATAATCAATGATTGAATTTCTTTATTTTTTAATAAAGAAGCAATATCTTTCTTTTCAGCATTTATAATTTTACCTCTAATTGGCAAAATTGCTTGAAATTCTGGATCTCTTCCGTCTTTTCCTGATCCGGCTGCACTATCGCCTTCCACAATAAACAACTCTGAAATTGCAACATTTTCAGTATTACAATCATAAAGTTTTCCTGGCATTCTATTAGATTTTCCAAGAAAACCTTTTCTTTTAATTAGGTCAGATTGTTTTTTAGCCGCTGTTCTTGCCTCTTGTGCAATTAATGCTCGTTCTACAATTTTTTTAACAATAGGTGCGTTTTTATCAAAAAACGAAGTCAGCATATTTGTAGTTAAATTACTTACTACAGTTTCAGCTTCTGTTGATCCTAATTTTGACTTAGTTTGTGACACAAATTCTGGTCTTGGAAATCTAATACTCACAATTGCAGACAAACCTTCTCTTACATCATCTCCATTTAAATTAGGAGCATTTTCCTTTATTAATTTATTATTTCTAGCAAATGTGTTAACAACTCTTGTCAATGCAGTTTTAAAACCAGAAACATGAGTGCCACCATCAGTAGTTACAATATTATTTACAAAAGATATAATAGATTCGTCATCATCATTAGAATATAATAAAGCTATTTCAACTTGACATTGTTGTCCTGGTCTTGAAGTCAAATCAGATTTAGCAGAGGCATAAATAGGAGTTGCAGGATAAGTATCCTCTTTTCCTTCAGATAAATATTTTAAATAATCTACTATTCCGCCATCAAAACAAAAAGTTTCATTAATTCCAGTTGATTCATTAATAAATGATATTTTTAATCCTTTATTAAGAAATGCCATTTCTTTTAATCTTTTTGTAATGATATTATCATTGTATTTTATACCATTTTTAAAAATTTGCTTATCTGCATGCCATTGAATTTTTGTTCCAGTTTGTTTATCTTTCTTATCTAAAGATCTTATTTTTTGAATTTTACCTTTAGGCTTACCTTCAGAAAAAGATTGTTGCCATAAATATCCATCACGATGAACTTCTGCCACTAATAAATCTGATAAAGCGTTAACACAAGATGCGCCAACACCATGTAAACCACCAGAAGCGTCATAGCCTGATCCAGAACCACCAAATTTTCCTCCTGCATGAAGTACAGTTAAAACCACTTCTAAAGCTGATTTCTTTTCTGTTGGATGCATATCAACTGGAATACCTCGACCATTGTCCTCAATAGAAATTGTTTCACCATCTTTTTCTATTTTTATTTTTATTTCATTACAATGACCTGCCATTGCTTCATCAATTGAATTATGAAGTAAAATGCCTCCGCTGCCACCTACAAAATTTTCATCATCTTCAACTGAAAAGTCATAAACAAAAGGATGATTTTCACCATCAATTTTTTTGATTGATTTTATTTTTAATGCACCTAAATCGCAATTATTTTCTTTTGCATAATAACATCTGTAAGATTTTTCATTTCCAATATACCATTCTACTTTATTTTTATAAAAACTAAAACTTTTTTGTATACTAAGCAACAAGTAAGAAAATTGATTTATTAAAACTTTACTTGAAGACGTATATGCAAGTTTTTGTTTTAATTCTATGTTTTTATTTATAAATTGATTAGTTGGATAACCATCACCACTACTCATGGCAAAAACAAGTAATTCTCTCTGTCTATCAGAACAATTCCAAATAAAACTAGGAATTGATTTCTTATAACAATTTCTTCCTAACTTGAAATAATCTGTAATCACAGCCACTGCTTTATTACAATAAACATTATTTGCAGTATCATGTGCTGGTCTAGTGCTTGGATTAAATCCAAAACAATTTTTAATTGTTTTTATAACTTGTTTTAAAAATTTTAATTCATGAGATCCAACAGATAACACACAATCTAGCATATCTTTGTTTGGTCTATGTCTCACACATCCTTCAGCTAAATAATATCCAACAAATTTAATAAAATCATCATTAATATTTAAATATCTATTTATTTTAGATTTTTTGAATCCAATTTTACATTTTTTAGGAACTTTAGATTGTAAACCAAGTTCTACTATAAGTTTTACAGGAACATAACCAAACCTTTTAAAATTTGAATAATAATTAGAAGGCTTATTTTCTTTAATTAACCAGTCTTTAATTAAAGATCTATTTAATCTTATAAAATCTGAAATAGATTCAAAATAAACGTTAGAACCTTTATGATTATAAAAAATATCTAAACAATCTAATTCTTCATTGTAATCAACATTGTTTAAATCCACTTTACTTGGAACTATCACATATTGACCTTCAATTAAATCTTTTGTTTTGATTGATTTAAATATTGAATCATTACATTTTGTAAATAGCGAATGGCAATCAGTTACATTTACTTTCAAGTTATTTTGTAATTTGACTTCATATAAATCATGACTTGTTTTGTGTTTGTATAATCTAGTTATTTTCTTCCAATGCATCATTCCTTTTTTTGAAGCAGAATATGCATACATTTCCAGACCAGAAGAGTCAAAACTATTTGCATCTCCAGGAATATATTTGTCAATAATATTTCCTATTTCAATTAAATTGAATTTATCATCTTGTTTAATTAAAACAAGCGTATCTGATGTGACAGAATTATCACATATCTCCCATACTAAATGATGTAATCCTTTAGTATCACTATCTCCAACATACATTCCTGGATTAAATCTTACTGCATCTAGTCCTTCTAAAACTCTAATTTGAGATGCATCATAATTATTTTTTGTCATTATTTCTTCCTTCTCAATCTCTTTTTTTTATTTTTAAATAAACATTTAATATAATTACTAATCTTTGAAAAGATACTTTTTTTAACAATTAGTAATGTGGCATTTTTGTTTGAACCACAAACATTAATAGCATTAGTTCCGGCGACATCGTAATTAGTCCAAATTCCATTTTTATAAACAACTGTTGGATAATAAAAACCTTCATCTACATCACAGCCATTATCTCTTACGATAAACACATCTTGATACAAACCTGTGTCTTGTAATTCTTTTGCTATTTTTAAAGCTTTATCTTTGTTCAAGATTTCATCTTGAAAATATTTGTTCCATTTAAAAAAAATAAATCTTTTTTTAAGAACAAATATTTTTGGAACAATTATACCACATTCGCCATCAGATTTTTTTCTAGCGTGAATTATATAATGACCTTCTTCTAATGGAAAAGTTTTTATAACTTTGTTCATTAATCTTTTCTCCAAGAGGAATTTTCTCTATCTGGAGTCCAGCCACCGTATTTCATACCATCAAGAAGTTTCCAACCATTTTTTTTAAATTTAACATTATTAGTCGCTTGTTCGGGAGTTAATTTGTCAAATAAAATACATTTGTGCCAATAAAACCAATCTTCATGTTGATGCATAAAATCATAAGGGCAATTTGTCATAAACAATCTTAACCATAACTAATATGAAAATCAACATGTTTTTCTACAGTTTGACCTTTTGGCAACCTTTGTTTACAAGCTGTCCCTGTAAATCCTGGACGTTCACCATCTTCAAAATCAGGAGAATTTGGATATTTTTCTCTCATTTGTTCAACATCTATATAAAGTTCTTGAGTAAAAGATTTCTTTTTAATAACATCTGCTAACATTTTATCTAATACAGAACCTTTCACATCTAATTTGGTACTATCTACATAGTATTTATGAGGTTCATGATCATCATAAAATTCTTCGACTAACACAAACATAATTTTTTCCTTAAATAAAGTTTAATGATAAATCGAGTTATTTTAAAAATTCTTTAATTGATTTCTACAATAAAGTTGATTCAATTGTATTGAATTCATTTTCGTTTTTAAGTTTAATTAAACATTTAATTAAAGCATCAATAAAAGATCTTGTTCCATCTTCTTGAGCTATACAAAAATCATTTGATGAAATATAAACACCCCATTGATCTCTTATAAATTCAAATAATAAAGTTTCTTCATTGTTTGAATTTAAAAAAATTAAACTAGATCCATTTTCTGGATCTAGTTTAATTTCAATTTTGGGAGATTCATTTGATCCGCAATTATCAAATTCAAGCGAATATACTGTTTGTAAATTTTGATTTACCATAAAAACAAATTTCATTAAAAAGTATTTAACATATTTATATTAACATAAATATCCAGCTCTAAATACATATTCAGAATGAGAATATTGTACAAGACTATATGGCATTAAAATAGGTTTTGAAAAAATTGTTTTTGGATATCTTCCAAAGATGTATTTTTGTACGTTACAATCTGATATTATCAGATCAATATCATTTAAAACAGAACTTGAAATCTTATCAAGTAAAACTTGAGGAATTATAATATAATCAAAATGTAATTTTGGATTAATTTTATTATCAATAAAATATTCTAATGAAAAATTAGATTTATTAAAATTATCTAATATATTAAAAATTAATATATCTAATTGTTTAGCTATTTGGTGTGAAACGTTTGGTTCCGAACATTTAAAAGCAAACGTTAAAATTGGAATTCCTATTGCATCAAAAATGTCAAATTTATTATAAAAAAAACATAAAGATGCTGGACTTATTGCTGGTTGTATAGCTATACATTTTCTTAATGAACACTTCAACCAAGATTCTTTCATTAAAGATAACAAATTGTTTTTATCATAAAATCCACATCTATCACAATAATTGTCACAATTATTTAATAAAATTGAAAGTGTTGTTCTATCTTGTTCTGATATATCATTTAAAAAATGAGTTTTTGACCATTTTTCAACAATTTTATCAATTTCATATTTAATGTTAGAAAAATCTTCCAAAGAATTCTGTCTATCAATCATTAACTCTTCATTAGAAGATGAAAAATCAAGTAATTCTTCACCCAATAAATTTTTATTTAAATCATCTGACTCTTTCATAAATTGCTTTCATTAAAATTAAGAGTGGATACGGCGAGAGTTGAACTCGCGTCTAACATAAAATAACTGAAAAAATACTACATGTTTATTCAATTTTTAATTTAATTAAAATTTAATTAATTGACAAAATAAAATTTTAACGATCAAATTTAAAATAAACTTGAAAATTTCAACTAATCTTAACTTAAATCTCGTTGAATAATTTAAGTGCAATCAAATTTTACGAAAGATTTTTTGACGCTATTGATTTCGCTTCTCAAATCTTGACTGACTAAGCAGCCAAACGAACAGTTTCGCCATTTACGGCTTGATCAATTTTTAAGTAGCCATTGATCAACTACTACATGCGTTTTGCAATTAATATTATGATATCGAATGCCCAACGTACCCATAATTATAACACAACACTATATATTACCATCATTTGATTTCTTGTAAAGCTATTTTTACAATTATCAACAAAAAAACAAGTCAAATTTACCAAAGATGGAACTTTTTAAAACAATATATTAATATCTGGAATAATCGTACGCTTTAAATTTTCCACTTTTAGTTGAACCAACTTGACAACAATCATATTCATTAGCCCAATCTGGCAGATCTTTGTAAGGATGATCTATATTCAATTTTTCCATGATAATAATTGGAATTCTTGTTTTATTTAAAAAAAACATTTTGCAATTTGCATGTTGCATATTATTTCTTGAATTATATTCATCTTCATTTGAAGCCATTCCTGTTTCACAACTTGGAACTTTAATCACAACATTTCTGTTCTTATTGATAAAAGTACACCTGTGTCTGCCGCATTCTGGATATTTGCCAAATCCAAATTTCATTAAAAACTCTGTACACTTTGGAAGAAAAACATTTTGCCAAAAACCTTGATCTTCAAATTTATATTTAGAATAAATTCCATTATTTAATTCATTAAATAAAAATTCATCTAACTCTTGAATTGAATTTGCTAACGATTCATTAATCATATATAAACTAAAATTTAACATAATTATAATTATATATTCAAACAAACAAAATCATTAAATAAAATATAGAAAAATTCAAAGCAATTTAAAATTTTATAAAGATTAAACATAAATATAAAAAAGGAGTTTTTTATGAAAATAAATAATAATAACAAAAAATTATTAGGTGTATGTTCTGGAATTGCTAATTCCTTTAATGTTGACCCAATAATTACTAGAATTATTTTTTTAATAAGCATGTTTTTATCATTTGGAACAGCTTCACTAGTTTATTTAATTTTATGGATTTTAATGGAAAAATAACCCAATAAAGGAAAATATGTTTAAAAAATTTAAATCTTTCTTAGAAGAAAAAGAAAAATCATTAGTTGGTGATGTAAAAACAAAATTGGTCGCAGATTACGAAGGACCAGAAGAAAAATATCCACCATCAAATGGCAAAAAAGAAAAAGTAGCACCATATAAAACTCCAACATCAAGTGTTGATCCTAATAAAAAAGAAAAAGGATTAGCTGATTTAGGAGATGGCGATTTAGTGTATGAACCAGATATTCATGGAGAAAAAGAAAAAAACTTAGGTAATTATCCTAAATCTAAAAATGAAGCATTCATTGAAAAAACTTCAAAACTAGACAATAAAACATTTATTGAAATGATGCTTAAAAAGAATAAAAAAAATAAAAGTTTAATGGAAGGTCCAAAAAATCCAAACAACAAATTTGAAGTAATTAAATTCGTTGCAGACCTTGCAGCTAAAGATAAAACATGTGTTGAAAACTTTATTCATGATTCTAAAAGAAGCGGATCTTTAAAAGGTTTACTTGAATATGCATTAAATTTAACAGAAACATATGAAATATTAGCTGAATTATTTCAAGATAAAACACAAGGAAACTCCAGATTTAATCGATTAGAAAGAGCTTTAGAACAAGTTGGATTGCCACAACATAAATCATCAGATTTAGAACTTAACAAAAAATCAAGTATGGATGACATGGACGACGATGATATGTCTCCAGATGATGATATGGATGGTATGGACATGGATGATGAAGATATGGACGACGATATGTCATCAGATGAAGACATGGATGATATGGATATGGATGATGAAGATATGGACGACGATATGTCATCAGATGAAGATATGGATGATATGGACATGGATGATGATATGTCACCAGATAAACATCCAAATAAAATGAAATCACATGATGATATGGGAGTTGGAATGCTTAAAAAGAATCCTTTTTCTAAAGGATTTAAATAATTTTTCTTAATTCATATCTAATAAATGGTCCAGATCTACTGCCTTCTCTTGGAGAAGACAAGGTATACAAATTATTATAAGATCCATTATCATCTTTTAAAGGAATATATTTATAAACAAAGTCTAAGGTGCCTGCCTTAGACTTTGTTGGCGTTAACATCCAAGCGTGTTTTATTTCTTTGGAACTTAATTTACCAATATGTGCAAATTCTGAGAAAGGAATTGCATCTGGCATATCTTGATGACTTTTCACATTATCTCTTGATATTGCAATTACAATAGAAGGTTTTTTAATAGATGTTTGAAATTGCATTGGAGCAAAACCATTAGCATAATATTCTGCTGTTTCTGCAGAGCCATAGAAAGTTAAATCATTTTGAATATCTCCCAAATTATAATCATTTCTGCTTTGAATAAATCCATTTTTTCTTATGAATTGCCATTCTTCATAAGACATTCCTCGATAAACCAAATTTGGATCTTGTGGAATTTCTTTAACAGCATCTTTTGGAGATTTATGCAAATAATAACCTGTTTTACCGCCATTGTGTTTTAAATCTAAATGATAAAAATCCCCATTTGGATCAGCCATTTCTGGCTTTCTAAATAACTTTGGTTTATTTTGAAAAGAAAAAATAATTTCACTATATCCAGAATGTATTTTCTTCAAAAAAATATCATATCTGTCTCTAAAATTAGTAAATTCATTTCCATAATATTGGTGAAAAGATTTTCTAACAAATTGTTTTAATTCATCTGAATTAACATTTTTAACAGGTCTCATTCCTGGACCTACAACTAAAGGAAATTCTTTTATATCATTATTAATGTAAATAGATTCAGAAAATAACCAATCTTTAAAATTAAACATACAATTATTTATGTTTAATTAATTTGTTTAATTTGATATTTTCATCAAAATAAATAGTAATTGATCCTTTATATTTAGTCTCATATGGAGCACCTTCAAAACGCTCTAGATGAACTACATTATCAAATTCATCTGTAATATAAAAACCATAAAACAAAAAACTTGAATAAAAAACAAATTTATTTTTTCCAAATTTCAATTTATTACAAAAACTATATGGATTATTAATATCAGAATAAAGATTAATTTTATAATTTTGGTTCATGAAAATGGACACTCCTCTGTTGATCCATTTTTTATAATATCAATATTTGCACTAAGTTTTTTAATTGGATCTGAAGAAAATCTAATTTTCATAGATTTACCACCACGTGCAGGACTTAAAAATCTAGAAAACAATAAATCATGTTTTATAGGATCAACATCAATTAAACCTAAAGCATAAGCTACTAAACTACCTCCAATAGAATTATGTACTAAAAAACTACTAGTTAAATAATTATGATTATCCTCTATTTCTAGATCATAAACAAATTTTGGACCTTTAATCTCTTTAATAGATTTAATTCTCAACATCAAACCATCTTTTGTTGATCTCCACACATATTTTTTATTACAATTTTTTGAACATCCTATTCTAACATCTAATGGACAATATAGAACATATGATGGAGAAATATTTTTATAATCTTCTCTCAAATCTGTTCTTGTATATTTTTTAATAGAACATGGCAAACCTATTCTTAATAATAAAAATCTAATTTGCTCTGCTAGTTTATATGAAACAGTTTCAAATTTTGCTTTACCCTCATCTTCATAGCCATCTGCTAAAAAATATCCACGTAAATATGATTCCACAATGGATACGGGTGCATTTAATATGCAATCAGGAACATATTTACTGTGAGATGTATGTTCATATTCTGGATGTAGTTCGTCAAACAATTTCCTCAAATAAGGAGAGGAAAAAATTGTTTGTATTAAACTTTTATTTTTAGATAAATATTCTTTACAATTAAAATTGTAATTTTTCATTAATGAACAAACTTCATTTATGTGTTTTCTAATTAGAGAATTATCACAAAATCCAACCTTTAAAGATCCATCAGAATTAGTCCAACCATCACCAACAAAAACTCCCAATATAAATGCCCAATCTTCATTAAGACTCCAAATTCTATTATTTTTTATAGAAGTTTTTCCACCTTTGGAATTAAAAGTACTTACAACAAAGTTATCATCAAATGATAATTCGCTACCATTTTTAGATTTTCCTTTTGAAAATTTTGATAAATCCACCGTGTAATTTTCAACAACCTCTACTTTAGGAAAAGGCACAAAACACCAATCTCCAACAGACAATTCCTGTGCTTGAAACCAATCCAAATCTTGAGTAGGTTCTATCCAACATTTTCTAGATTTTTTTGTAGAGTCAGACCATTTATCCCAATTTTTGGGTCTTTTTGATTTTTCAGCATATATTTTATGGTCTAAAGTTAACGTAACGCCAACTTCATCTCCATAATATGTCCTGATTTTTCTAACATTTTCATTAAATGGATACTTCATTGTTTTTAAAACTTTTTTAACAGTTCCATCAACAGTCCATATTTTATCACCAACTTTAATATTTTTTAATATATTTGTACTTCCATTTTTTAAACGAATTGGAGTATTATGTTTCAAACAGCCCCTGCCTGGTCCGACAGCCTCTGAGCCATCGCCCCATCCTAATATTAGTGGAGAAACTCTTCTAGCTTCATCAGTAATCATTTTTTGAACTAAAAAGTAAGAACAAAAACCTTTTTCTTTAATCAACTCATATTCTTCTTTAATTCTATTGAAGTACTGTTTAGTTTTTGGTATTTTTTTAAATTCAAAACCTTGTTTTATTGCATCTAACAACTTCTGATCATCGTTTTCAAATGATGGAAATTTAATTGTTCTATCTATTTGAAATTCAACGCCTTTTGCCAATTCACAAATTTTAACAGTATTTTGTTTTGCTTGTTTAAAGATATCATAATCCATTACGTCTTGATAATCAGACAACCATTTTTCATTTATTTCTTCTTCAGATTTCATCCAAAGATTTTGATCTTGTATTTCAAATACATCTCCATCTTCAACAAGTTTTTGTTCAACTTGTTTCATTGTTTTACCCATTTGCATCATCATCATGATAGACTGCATTTTCATATCTTCTTTAAGACAGACGTGACAATCATTTGTAATGATAAGTGGTAAACCATATCTTTCTGCTGCTTTCATAATAAAAACATCATATGGTTTTTGTTTTTTAAAATCCAACAACATCATTTCCAAATAAAATTTATCGTGAAACATATTTTTGTATATTTCAACCATTTTAAATCCAGCTTCTTCGCCACCTTTATCGAAAGCTTGTCCTATTTCGCTATTATAGCAACATGATGTAAATATAATTCCTTCTTTGTGTTCTACCAATTGTTGTCTATTAACTCTCGGTTTATAATAAAATCCTTTTTTATATCCAAGAGTAGATAATTTTACTAAATTTGAATAACCTGTAACGTTGTAAGCAATACCTAATAAATGATATGATTTTTTAAAAAATGGTTTTTGATCTTCAGACATATCTTTATAAAACAAAGAACTTTCACCATGTTTTAATTCTGTTTGAAGCGGATTAACATATAATTCACAAGCAAAAATTGGACTAATTTTATTATCTTCACATGTTTTAATTTGTCTTGGGACTGCACCCATAACACCATGATCTGAAATAGTTAAAAATTTTTGATTAATTTGCTTTGCTCTTGCTGCATATTCGTCTGGCAAGCCATAACCATCAAGAAGACTAAAATGACTATGTAAATGTAAATGTTCAAAACCAGTTATTTCCACTTTGTTCTTTCTTTAAAAATCATTTAACAGAATTAAATTCTACCGTCAAATCCTTCGCCTTTGAATCTAGTTCTTCAAGTTCTTTTTTCAAATTTTTCATATATTCTTGTGCTTCTTCTTGTTTTTGTTTTTTAATTAAAAATATTTCTTCAATTTTTTTAGAATAAACCAAAAACTCATTTGACAAAACTTTATTAATATCTAACATAAAAACCTTTCATAAATCAATATTGTATTTTTCTACAGCCATAACTTCTTCAAAAGTATTATAATTATCGACTCCAAGTATAGCATCACACAATCCATATTCTTGAGCATCTTGTGATGTCATGTACCAATCTGATTTTTCTCTAAGTTTTCGATCAAAGAAAGATTTAATCTTTCCTTCTGACATCTTTCTGTCAACAAAATATTGACCAACCTTAGCTCGTTTAGCAAAAATTTCAATCATTCTTTTTTTCAAACATTCAACGGAATGATCAATTGATGATTTAGCAGCAGTTATAGAACCATAATGACCAGCATTTCCATAATGCATCATAAATTCACAATCTTTCATCATAACTCTATAATCTGCTGATTGCAAAATCACACCACTCATAGAACTAGCTTGCGCATAAGATATTATTGTAATAGGACATTTACAAAATCTGATTGAATTAAAAATTGCCATTCCATCAGCCCAATTGCCGCCTATTGAATGCATATGAACAAGAATAGGATTTGAATTTTGTCTTGATAAAATATTAAGATTTTTAATAAATGAAGTTGCCATCTTGTATTCAACACCAGCTTCATTTATTCCTTCTTCATATTCCAAACTATGAAGATAAATTTCTCTGTTGTGGTAATTAATACCATATTGATGAATATCACTAACTAATTGAGCCAATTCTGTTCTTCTTCTTGACATAAAATTGCTACCTTTTTAATGATATTTATCATTACAAATTACAATAATTCAGCTTTTTTAATAGAAAAATCAACTACTTCTGAATCTTCATACTCTTTTTTTAAAATTATACCTAATTCAGATAAAATAAAGGCTAATCTTTCTAAGGATTCAAAAATATCTTCATCTTTAAAAATAGTAATTTTTTTAATTTCTTTCATTTTCATCATATTGCTCTCTAGTTAATAACTCAACAGATCCATCTTCAGAACCAAAACAAACATAAATTAACTCTTCACCAGATTTATTTTTAGTGGACAAATATACATTGTTTTTCCAAAAATAATATAGAGATTGTAAAACTGGTTCTAAATAAGATTCATACAATTCTCGACCATCAAACTTGTGTTCTAAATAAAGATAACCTTTACCTTTATAATTTGGATCAACCAATTCAATTTCAGGAAGTCCTCCATTCATATATTTTAACATCAAACCTTTTTTAATATCCAAAAAATTTCTATCTTCTAATTTAACATCTCCATTTGGCTGTCTTTTCCAATTAAAAAATTCATGTTTTTCACAAAATTCAGGAGTGAAATATTTTAATATCGCTATAAAATCATTAGTTTCTTTTCTAACTTCAAATATTTTTTCCTTACCTAAATTAAGATTTAAATCCCAATTTAATTTTTTATTTAAATCCGTACAATTTTCGTATTCAGGACCGAATCTGCCTTTATTCCATCGTTCTTCTATATCTAGAAACAAACTAAATCCAAGTTTATAAGGATTAGTAGAATATTTTCCTCCCAATACGCCCATTTTATGTTTAGCGTATTCTATAATTGAATTTTTATTTTCTCCATGACCTAATGCTGCCAGACCTTCTTTGCACATTATGTGATAATCAATATATGAAGCCCATCCTTCATTCATCATTTTAGTCGAACGTTGTGGAGCAAAATAAATACTTTCTTGATATAACATTGCAATAATATCTTGTTGCCAAGGTTTTAATGGAGCATTATCTCTTATAAATGGCATTACATCTTTAGTAGGACTATCAAATATTTCTAATTCTTTAGCTAATTCTTCGCGATGAATTTCTTCATTTTGTTTATCAATCCAAGTTTTGTTGTTGATATAAGGTTCCATGTAATCATGTGTCTCATCTACATGAAGTCTTTTTGGATGTTTCCATTTTCTAACATCTTTAACAATATGTTCTTTTATAACCTTACTGCTCCATGCTTTAGATGGATCAATTAATGTTGCAATTCTCAAACAATGATCTATAAACTCTGTTACTTTTTCTCTACCCCATCTTGAAGAATATTTTCTTATCCTTGTTCCATGATTAGCCAATTGATTAATCATATTCAATGAGGTTTTTTCAAAAAATACATTATTTTTGAAAAAATCATTATGACCTAAAGCATGTGCAATAACTGTTACGTTATCTAAAATGGTATTAGAATTTAAACAATAAAGATAGCAAGGTGATGTGTTAATTACCATTTCATAAATTCTGTGAGCACCGTATTCATATCCCCTTTGCAATTCCTCATATTCCATTCCCCATTGCCAATGAGGATATCTAACTGGAAATCCACCATATGCCGCTACTTCTGATATTTCATCATAACTAAGCATTTGAATAACAGTTGGATAAAAATCCAATCCAAAATCTTTACATTTTTGAAAAATAGTTGGAATCAATTTTTTTAAATCATCTGGTATTTGAACTCCAGGAGTAGTGGAATCTCCTGGAAGCATTGATAGACCATGAAAAAATTTACTTGACATTATATTTATTTCCTTTTTATTTATATTAAAGAGACCCAACGCCGAAAGGTTTAGATGGACTATTATTAGCACCAAGTAAATCTAAAATTGCATTTTTGACCTGCTTGTCTCTTTCCTCTTGAGAAAGAGTATTATACCAATTATTGGATTCTCCAACTGCGGTTGTTTTTATATTTTTTGTACCTTTAAGGTTAGTATCAACATATTCTTTTAACGAATTGTTATACGCAGACATGATCTGTGTGATACCAATAAAATTAACTACATTATCAGGAAAACTTTCTTTTATAACCTTTACAAATTCAGAATTATCATTGAAATCATTTTCTCCATCTGTAAAATAAAATATATAAAAATTCCACTTATTAATTGGAAATCTAGTTTCTAATTGAGATGATATTAATTTTAAAGCACTTGAACAAATTGTTCCACCACCATATCGATATTTATAAAATTTATTTTCATCAACCTCTGATGCTACTGTATCATGCCAAACATAACAACGCTCAACACGTTCATAAAACCTTTTAATCCATATGTCAATCCACCAAGCAATATCAGAAACTATATCGCATTTATATTGATCCATAGATCCAGATCCATCTCTTGCAAAAAACACAACAGCATTAGATGAAGGTTTTTTAATTACCTTATACTGTCTGTATCTTTTGTCTTGATTAATTGGAGTAATCATTTTAACAGGAACGGAAAAACCTGGAGGCGTCCAAAGTTTATTAATATCTCCTGTCGCAGATTGTCTTTTCATAGCTTGCATCATTGTTCTGCGATTATGTCTTAATGATTCTGGACCTAATAAAGATATACTGTTATATTTTATTTTTTCTTCTTGTAAGACATCATTTTGTCTAGGTTTTAATGGAGGAAGTCGCAATTCATTTTCCATAAATTGTAGAACTTCTTCTAAATCCAAATTAATTTCTACACCTTCACCTTCCTCTTGACCAGCTTGACCTGCTCCTTGACCTTGTTTAGGACCTTTCTTTAAAATATCACCATCTTTTCCTTGACCTCTTCCAACACCTTTATTGTTATCACCATATACAATATGTGGAATATCCATTTTAGGAATAGTAATAGGAACTCTTTTACCATTTGGTCGAGTTCTAAAAATAGTGCCATTATTAACAAATTTCTTTAAAGCTTTTCTTATTTTACCACTATAAACATCTCTAAAATGTTTATGATCTTCTTCTATTCTATTTGGCATTAAAATTTTTCCTTAAACAAAAATATTAAGAAAAATAGCCATAACAATTAATTGTTATGGCTATTTAGCATTATCAAAAACACTTAACAATTAATCTTCAACAGAATCGCCACGAGCGAACAAAGAACTAACATAATTTAAAACATCTTCTGCCGATTTATCGTTATAACCAAAATTTTTAATTAATCTTTGCTTAATAGCATCAATTTTTTCTTGTATTGTTGGATCAACCACAGTAGCACCACTAGAATTTAAAGCACTCAATTTAATGTGATCTTTAGTATCCTCAAACAATTTAGCCTCTAAAGCTTTTTTCAATTCTGGGTCTGAATCCCATTTAAATTCAAGTCCTTTAACCTTCTGTGCTCCAATGAATGTAGCAACACTTCTTCTGTAATCATCTGCACCTGTTTCTGGAACATTTATCTTTTCCTCAATAGACCTCATTAATTTTTCATCTGGTTCTTGTTCACGTCCTGTATAAGGATTAACTATTTTGGTTTTATAAATATAAGCAACAACGTTATCAATATAATTGGTACATAATCTAACAATTGCTTCTTCATCTCCAACAAGTGCTTTTTGAACTTCATTTTTCAAAATATCACTTAATTCTTTAAGAGCCAATTCAGCACATGTTATGTAATTAGAAACATCTTCTTTATTAAGAAGAGCAGAATTACTCAATCCTTCTTTAATTTCATTAAGAACCATGAATGGATTAATATAATCATGATGACTACTTAGACAATTTGATATTTTATCTTGAGCAAATCTAACAGATACTCCCTTATCCATTCCTTCACCTTCATATTTATCTCTTAGTTCCTTAACTCTATCTTCAGTGTAACCTGGAAGGAATTTGCCATCATAAAGTTTAACTTTATCAACAAGACTTAAATTTGGTTCTTTTCCATCTTTAAGTCTTGTTAAAATTAACCAAAATGCAACAATTTCTATTGTGTGAGGGGCAATGTGTTGATTTACTTTGTTTGGAGCATAATCCTGCATTAACACCTTGATTTCATCACTTAATTTCAAAAGATACGGAACGTCAATTTTAACAGTTCTGTCTCTCAAAGCTTCCATTGTTTGATCGTCTTTAAGTTTCTTAAACTCTGGCATATTTGAATGTCCAATTATCGCTTCATCAATAGAAACTTGAGAAAACTTTTTAGGCTTTATACTTCTTTCTTGAGAAGCACCAAGTAAATCGTACAAAAATGCTTTATCTAATTTAAGCATTTCAATAAATTCACAAAATCCTCTATTTGCTACACAAAACTCTCCATCAAAATTAAACGCTCTAGGATCTGAGTCTACTCCAAAATGAGGCAACTTACTATAATTGATATCTCCAGTTAATTCAGTAGCATCTTGATTTTTTTCATCTTTTGGTTGAAAAGTTGCGATTCCAACACGATCAGCTTCAGAGTGAACTTTTCTTATAACCTTTATATGAGTATCAATTACTTTCTTCCAATCACCAGAATATCTCTTTAATAGCTCAGACATAAATTTTTTACATCTTGGATTCAACTCTCCATCAACACGAATAGGATAAACTGCACTTTTGTTAATTCCATTTTTAACAGATTGTTCTACGAAAATAGAATTAATTCTTGAAAGAACATTATGTCTCATTTCTAATGGTATAAGTTTTATTGGATCATCATTCATAGGACACTCATCTTCTTCAGATGTATAAAGATCTGAAGGGAGATTGACCCATTTATAAGTGTACCAAGCACCATCTTCTGTTCTTGAATATTCTTCCAAACCTTTCTTTAATAATCTGCATATTGTTGATTTAGAAGAACCTACTGGTCCGTGTAGGAGTAATATTCTTTTTTCTGTACCGTGACATCCAGCCGCACCGCGAATAAATTTAACAATAGCATCTAACGTTTCATCTAAACCAAAAATTGGAATATTAGGATCATCAAAAAAGTTATAATGAGTATAAGTTTTACGATAAATCTTTATAGGCTTTGTTCCTTTTGACAAAATCATATCGTATAATCTTTGATACGCTGTTCTACATAGACGTGGATTTTGCTCAACTTTTTGCAAATATTCATCAAAACTAATTATTTCATTATAAGATAAATATTTATTTCTATCAAACAAACTTGACAACCAATTTAAATCAATCGTTTTTTCATCTATTTCTGACATGTATGTTTTCCTTAAATTTAGTATTTTTGATCACTATTAAAGTGTATGCAAAACAAAACAACAATCAACAAAAAAAAGAGAAGATTTTATTCTTCTCTTTTTTTATTTTACTTCTCCAAAATATTTACCACTAGAAATATCATCCATTTCTTTGTAAGCTTTTTTACCTTTTAACAACTTTTCACCTTCTTCTCTTTGTTTTTTTACATTTTTTAAATTAGATTTAAATCTATAATCATGTCCATTAGACTCACTAACCCATTTATCAGTTCCAACAGGCTGATTAAATTTATAAGAAGTAGAAGATATTAATTTTTCCTTCTTTTTAGAATTACATTTTGGACAAACAACATCTTTATATTTATCTGTTGGATCATATTTTACAAAATCTGTATATATTTCTTCACATTCTTTACATTTAAAATCAAAATTTGGCACCTAAACTCCCTTGTCTGTATTTATAATGTTTTTTAATATTTGATAACTTCTATTAATTATTTTTAATTTAGACATGTGACTTCTAAATCTCCAAAAAAAAGATTTTTCTAAAATCTTTACAGTTAAAAATAACAATCTTCTATCAGATTCTTGTTCTATTTTATAAAATTCAATGTTAATTTTAGACATTGCATTTTCATAATCTTGTTCTTCTTTATACAAGTCTATATCTTCTGTATCATCTGATTCAAATCGTTTCATTCACATTCCTCTTATCATTTTAAACAAAATTGATGCACTTTTAGCTAAACTTAATACTTTATGTTCGTTCAATGTCATATTATCAGAATAACATTCATTTATATTTTCAAAAATATTTTTATTTTTTAAAATCCATTCAGGTCCAATAAAATTACCACATTTATTGTAATAATTTACAAAAGAACAATCTTCATCTGAATTTGTTGGATAAATATCTAAAGTTTCTTTTAAAACATCAATACATGCAATTTCTGGTGTGATTTCTAATATTTTAGTATTTTTACATATATTTTCTGTAGAATATTTATCTTTATATTGTATAAATGGAATTTTACATTTATAAACCCAAGAAAATAAAGATTTAGTTGTATACATTCCTCTTTTACATAAAACACACATTTTTGCATCAGGCAAATTGGTTCTTATTGAATACCAAGACAAAAACGACATCCAATCATGATGATTTACATATTCACATTTAATTAATATTAATAGGTTTTTACCATATTCATTCATAAAGAAATTTCTTTCGAATCAATAATAAAATACTGATTATAATTTGGTATGTTTAAATATTCAATATAACTCAAACAAATATCTAACATTTGTTTTGCAATTTCTATATTTTGCGTACACCAAATTCCAGTTTTTGGAAAAGATAAATAATTATTGGATATAGTATTTAATATATAATAATTCATATTATAGGCTTGCTTTTAAGATTCTTAATTAAAGTAGTTTTAGTTTTTGGTTTTTTAAAACTATTTAATGGTTTTTCTGGAAGCCAGAAGTGTTGTCCTGCACGCCCAGGTTTATTGAGTCCAAATGACTCGAAATAATCCTTAAAATTCAATTGCATTAAACTGGGTCCTTATCATCATCTGATACTGGCATTAATGCTCCCAACTTATTTAATGGAACATTGGGATTTTTAACAACAGATTGTTTTGCAGCAACTACAGGATTTTGTCCCTTTTTAATTGCTGTAGCGGCAGCAGTTTTTGCAGCAGTTGCTGCGGCAGCCAAAACCGGATTTGATGCAATCTGTTTTTGTGTATTTTGTTGATTACCTGGAGCCATCATATCTTCCAGCCAATTTTTGAAATATAAATTTTCCATAAATTTATATATTAATAAATGTAAAAAAATTATTTCCAATATTCTATATCATCTATCCAATAATGTAAAATATTTCCTTTTGTTGAATAATATTTTCTATCTATTTTTATTTTGCCAGAATGAATAAGTCTGTGATGGTTAGCACAAACCGTCAAGCTGTTAAATTCTGTGTATTCTCCACCGTCTTCTCCAGGAATAATTCTATGCACATCTAATAAATCATAATTATCTTCATCACAAAAAAAACATTTTTTATCAAAGTGTTTTTTTGCCTTTTTGTCAACTTTTCTTTTCATAAATCTAAATGAGATTTAATTGTTTTAATTTTTCTGTAGTTGATACACATTCTTGAAAATTAAATATAATTACTTCAGCATATTCTTTTCCAACAACATCTTCTGGATGGTAGTCCCCACCTTTTACTATCTTTTTAGGTTTTATTTTTTTAATTATTTCTAAAGGAGTATCTTCTTCAAACCAAGTAACATAATCAACAAATTCCAAAGAAGAAACAATCTTCATTCTATCTTCTAATGAATAAATAGGTCTTTTTTCACCTTTAAGTCTTTTAACAGAATTATCTGAATTAAGAGCAACAACTAGTTTTTCACCTTGTTTTTTTGCAAACTTTAAGCATTCTATATGTGCAGGCGTAAGACCCGCATCGAAACAACCATTTGTGAACACTAAATCGTTTGAATTAAACTCAAAATCAGAATTAACTATTTTTGCATTGCAATTATCATGATGTTTCTTTAAATCATTCAAATCAATAGCATATCCATTAAGTTTTTGAACATATATACTGCTGGCAAAGAAGGCTATTTCAATAGATTCTTGAATACTCAAATTTAAAGATTGACATATAGAAATAAATGAAATAAAACAATCTCCAGCACCTACAACACTTTGAACATTTATCGTGTTTTTTGGAACATATTCTCCATATTCATCATATGTTTTATAATACACTCCCTTACCTTCATTTGTTATAATACATACTTTACAATTTGTTTCTTTCATCAAAATGTCACATTGTTTCTTCCAATCCTTTGTGCCTGTCATCAAAATAGCTTCTTTGTAATTAGGTTTAAAAATGGTACAACCATACCATTTAGATGCAGGTCCTAATTTAGGATCAACAATTGTTATAATATCTTCACAATTACTTAATATAGATTTTATATATTCCTCGTCAAATAACCCCTTATTATAATCAGATAAAACTAAAACATTTGATTCTTGTTTTAATTCATTAAAATAATCTAATAAAACATTACGAACATCAAAAAGTTGTTCCTCATTTAATTTATAATTTTCAAATTCATCATCAATTCTGGCAACTTGATTATTTCCACAATAATATCTACTTTTAACTGGAATTTTTGCATTATAATTTCCATGATGTTCTTCAACTGAAATAAAATAAGCATTTATGAATCTTTCTATTTGTTCATACACTTTGGCAGCACCACCAGAAGTTTTAATTGGCTTTTTTCCATTTAATTTAATTATAGGAATTGGACATTCTGGTGAAATCCTAGTCATTTCACATTGATAATGTTCATCAATTATGTTATCTCCAAAAACAATAATTTTGTTATTTTTATAGCAATTATATTCCAGTAATTTTATAAATTTTTCAATTATATTCATAAAATGAATATAGTAATTATAAATAATATATGGAATTTAATTTCAAAAAATATTTTTTAAACGAAATGCCAATTGATAATTTAAAATTAATTGGTAAATGGGGAAATAATGATCCTTTAAGGAGATTTACTAAAATTGATGCTGGAATCTTAACTAGTCCTAAAGGAGTGGAAAAAATAAAACAAAAATGGTCAAGAACAGAATATAATTTCAATTTATATTTTGTTCGAGAAAAAAATGCTTGGAAAGAATCGTTCGTTGGAGAAGTTAACATAGAATATGTTAAACAAAAATTAAATTTAGAATTACCTGAATTAAATGATGATTCAATAACTATAATTTATACCAATAATATTGGTCAAGAAAAACAACCATTAACTGGCTGGACATTAGCACATAGATTTTCTCACGCACTTGTAAGAAATGAATTTTATAAAAATAATTATGTTAAAGAATTAACAAGATTAATTAATGAATTAAAAGAAGATTTTGGATTAAAATTTTTCAAAGAAATAGATTATTATTATAATCTAGGAACTATGAAATCATGTAGAGAAAGAAATTTAGCTACACCATTAGAATTTCAACATGAATTGTTTGCACAATTTATAATTAACGGAAAAATAAATTTCAACAAATATGAAAATTGGAAATTTGTTAATAAATCAGACAAAGCCTTCAATTCTGAAATCAATCAATTTTTAGAAATAAAAGAAAGAGATTTTGATTATCAAATCAGTTCGGTACTGGGGACTTTGCATAATAAAATATTTATTGTTTAATATTATATTTGCTTTGCTAATCTAGGAAATGTTAATTGTTTTATTTTATTCTTTCATCTGTATTACAAGTATTTTTAACCATTAATTAATCCACCTAAAATTAATTAGATTCTATTAATAATTTTTGAATTAAATCTATATTAGAATCCAAAAATTTGATTATGTGTTCTGTTAACTTTAATAAAAGTTACATTATCATATATTTCCATTAAATTAGATGAATTTGTATAAGTACAAGCACTTCTTAATCCACCAAGAATATCACTAACAATATTTTGTAATTTTCCTTTATATGGAAGTTCAACAACTTTACCTTCAGAAGCTCTATAATTAGAAACCCCTCCACAATGTTTATTCATTGCTTCTTTAGAAGACATCCCGTAAAATTTAAATTTGTTTTTTCTTCCATAATCATCATAAGACCAATCTCCTTCACATTCATCACAACCTGCAAACATGCCACCAATCATTGTCATATCTGCGCCTGCACCGAAGGCTTTAGCTATATCGCCAGCACATGTTATTCCACCATCAGAACATAACTTCATATCGTAAACTATACACTCTTTTGCAGCTTCTATTATGCAACTTAACTGAGGAACTCCAACACCAGTTTTAATTCTAGTTGTACAAACGCTGCCGCCGCCTATTCCAAATTTTAATATATTTACACCTAATTTTTTAAAATCTGAAACAATTTCTGGAGTCGCTACATTTCCAACCATAAGTGTACAATCTGGTTGTATATCTTTAACTAATTTAATTACATTTTTAACTAAAGGAGTATAAGCATTAGCTACATCTAAACAAATATTTGGAACAGACACTTGACTACAAACATTTTTTAACTTATCAAAATCAGCTTTTTGAACTCCTATAGAATAAAATATTAATTTTTTCTCTTGATCATTTAACGAATTGTAAAAATCTACATATTGCTTCTCTTCATAATGTTTAATCAAACAAGTCATCATATTATGTTTAATTAACTCTCTGGCTATAGAAAAAGTACCAACTCCATCCATATTTGAAGCTATAATTGGTATACATTTTCCGTGCGTTTCGGTAAATGAGTTTTTAAATAAATCAACTTCAGATCTTGAATTAAGATTAGAGATTGTAGGACGGATTAATACATCTGAAAAATCCAAATAATTATTTTCTAATATCTTCATAAATTTAAAATTTCTAATAACAAACAGTATTAACAACTTTGGCAGCATCTTGTAAATTAAACACTTTAAATCCAACACATTCATTAATCATAGGATGATCATAAATATCATTGTCTTGATTAATAATAGCAACTACTGGTTTGACTAAAGATTTAGCCCAAGCTATCTCCATAACTGTACCAATAGATATTTTATCTCCAGTTAAATTTGCTACTATACAAGAACAATTTAAAACATCATTGTAATCCCTTGTAATTACAGCTTTAGAATTGCAAATTACTTTTGTAAATGAATCAGATTTTTCTATAAATGAATCATTTATAACAGAACCTTTTAATGCATCTTTATTTCTCATGGGAGATAAAAAATTATATCTTGATTTAATAAAATCAAAATCAGTTTTACTATCTTTAATAAATCTTTGTTCAGAAACAACCACATTAATAAATTCAAATATAAACTTGTTTCTCCAGTTCACAGATTCACTATAATCTATATTTGTTATTGGACCAGCTAAATAAATTGAATAACTCATAATTTTCATTTCTTTAATAAAGTATAAAATAAAAAATTTCCATAATTATCCGAAGATAATTCTTCCCATTGATCAATATCAAAATTTGGGAAAAAAGTATCACATTCATGAGCTTTATTAAAATATGAAATATACATTTTTTTCACCAAGTTTAATTCTAAAGCTTTTTTGTAAATCTGTGCTCCACCTATAATAATAGCATTATTTCCAGATTTATGACAAGCTTCTTCAAGAGAAGAAGATATAAAACAATCATCAGAACTTTTCATTGTAGTAGAAACTACAATGTTACAACGATTTTTAAGTGGTTTTTTAGGTAAAGATTCCCAAGTATTTCTTCCCATAATTATATTTGAATTCTTTGTTTTTTCAACAAATAATGACATGTCTTTAGAATCACGCCAAGGCAAAAAATTGTTTTTTCCAATTCCTTTATTTATATCATATGCTACTATAAGTGAAATCATACTGCAACTTTCTGTTTTTAAATCTAATTTATTTTTAGATCATACCACCTAAAAATTCATTAGATTCTATTTTCAAATAATCTCTTATCTGTTGTCTAAGATTAGTATACTTTAAAACAATCTTAGGTGGATCAGAAATTTCAATTTTTTCTCCATTTAAAAACTTTTCAATGATAGATTCAATTCTTGAAAATTCCCAAAATGGAATTATAAGCAATGGTATTTGATTGTTTTTACAATAATCAATTTTAACTTGATCTCTTTCAATACAATTTAATAAATTTTTATGACCAAAAAAATCTTTTTTTGAACCAAAAGAACCAGGGCGATAATGTTGCATTCCATGATATTCAATGAAAGAATCATTTACTTGAAAATCATATCTTTTATTTCCTATTTCTTTAATTGTAACTTCCATATTATATTGAATTTCTCTTAAATCAAATATCTGACATATTTTGATTTCACCTTTTGATCTTGGCTTACATTTATCACACCTACATCCTTGTTTAAAATCACAAAAATTTGTTTCAGATTTATTTCCACAACTACAAACATAACATATAGATGTATGATTGTTAACATATTCGTTAGATAATAGTTTACACCCTTGATCTTTAAAGTATTGCTTTACTTCTTCAAATGGTGTTTTTAAAACTGTTTTAATTTTTTCAATTCCACATTGTTTGCATCTTCTTCCATTTTTAAAACTATTAAAATTTATTTTAGATTTATTTCCACAACTACAAATATAATCTAATAAATTATGAGCATTAATATATTCATTAGATAATAATTCACATCCTTTATCTTCAAAATATTGTTTTACTTCTTCAAATGATGTTTTCTGAGATTCTTGCGATTTTTTATTTCCACACTGTTTACACCTATTCCCATTTTTGTAATTATTAAAATTTATTTTTGATTTATTTCCGCAATTACAAACATAATCCATTAAAGTACTATTGTTAGTATATTCGGTAGATAATAATTTACATCCTTGATCTTTAAAATATTGCTTTACATAATCATATTTAAGACGTTCAGATCCACCACATTTACTGCATCTGTATCCACTTTTAAAATTGTTAAGACTTATTTTTGATTTATTTCCGCAATTACAAATATAATTCATTAAAGTACTATTGTTGGTGTATTCGGTAGATAATAATTCACATCCTTGATCTTTAAAATATTGCTTTACCTCTTCAAATGGTAGTTTTTTAGATTTTTTACATTTTTCACATTTATTTCCAATTTTGGTTCCATATTTATAATTATGTAAACTTATTTTTGATTTATTTCCACAACTACAAACATAGTCCAACAAATTATGAGCATTAATATATTCAGTAGATAATAATTCACATCCTTGATCTTTAAAATATTGTTTTACATAATCATAACTAAGTTTTTTCATCATAAACTCCAAAAATATAAAATCTTATATTTATATAAGATAGAATTTATTTTTATTTAATTTGTTTTAAATGTAATTTACATTATTTTAAAAATATTTATGTCACACTGCAACTGGAATTTCTAACTTAGGACCACACTTATAATCACTCAACACAAAGTCGTTCAATTTATAAGAGTAAATATCCTCTGCTTTATTGATTGTTAAATTTGGACAATCGTAAGAAGGCAATGAAAGATATTCTTCCATAGCAGGAATTTGATCCCAATAAATATGAGAGTCAACAGTATAGTGAACAAACTCTGTTGCTTTATATCCAGTTTGTTGTGCAAGCATCATTGTTAATGCGGAATAAAACTGTATATTCGCTGGAACTCCAATTGGAAAATCTGCTGATCTTTGGGTTAATGATCCAGTCATTTCGCCATTATCATCAATTGAAATCTGAAATGAATAATGACAACATGGAAGTTTCATCTTACTTACTTCTTTAGGGTTCCATAAAGAAAATAATATTCTTCTACAAGATGAATCTTCTTTGATTCTATTAACCATAAAGTCTAATTGATCAAATCCTCCCGAACCATATTGATTTTTATTATATGTAGAGTTAAGATCTTCTCCACAAGGATCAAATGATACTTCATTAGTAAATTCTTTACCACCAATTCCATTTCCGTAATATCCGCCAAAATGTCGAAGCTGAAATCCGTAAACGGGACCGAAAACTTTTTCAGCGTATCCATGTTTCTTTTCAAATTCAGGATCAACCCAAGGGTCCCAAATTTTGGCACCAAGTGCGTTTAAATCATTATTATTAGTAGAACCAGATATAAACCAAAGCAATTCTGCCCAAATAGATTTTGGCCAAATTTTTCTTTTAGTTACAAGTGGAAATGATTGTGTTAAATCATATCTACTTAAAATGCCAGGTAAAAATTTAGTTTTAATTCCTGTTCTCTTATTAGACTTTTCTTTGCCTTTTTTTAACAATAATTCTAAAGCTTCATCATATGGTTGAATTGCGTATGACATAATATCTTTCTTTAATAAATTCAAATCATACAACTTTAACCAAAACTTCAATCAAGATCAACATTTTTTTATTGGTTACTTCTTTTTATCAAGTTTTTTCTTCTTGAATTTAATTAATTCAGTTGATAACGGCATTGCAAAATTTGCAACACATGAAGTTGATGTCATTTCTTCTAGCCATTTTTTAAATGATTTTAATTTTATTTTATTCATTACATCATACCCGGAAGCATACCTTGAGTGTTACCACCCATTCCTCTTGTTAACATAGAATTTAACTTACTTATAGGAACAAATATTTTTTTATCTGAAACAGTATTAGATGGTGTTCTAAGATTACCATCTGTTCCTTTATGGAATTTTTTTTGCACCATACCACCATCTATATTAAATGGTGTAATATAAGCGCCTTTCACATCTCCTCTTGCATCTTTTACAAATTGGTTTATTAAATAATTAACACCATTAAAATGAAAATTTCCCATTTTCATTTCAGGCGACCAATTTGGAATTTTCTCTAATGCAGAAGGATCAATACCGAGTTCGTCCTGCAAAGAAGACATATAATTTGCCTTTTTTTCATAAGATTCCATAAAATCTTTAAATGATAATAATTCCATAGTGCAATATATAGTTTATTATAAATATTTTTATTCAGGAAATAAGAAATGAATACTTTTGATATTATTTCAATTTGGAGAGAACAATTAAACAAAGAAAATATACAAAAAATAAAAAGTTTAATCCAAAATGAATTAAATTTATTTTTTTCTTTTGAAAAAGAGATATATGGTGCAGATGAAGATGCAAGATTGGTATTTGCTAAATTAAAAATTCCTGATGAAGATTATGATATATCATGGGATGAAGCGGCATCATTTGTAGGATTTAATATAACAAGAGGTTTAAAAGAAGATAATATACCAAAACGAATGTTTTACAAAAAAGATATTAAAAACATTAAAATAATTAACTTAGAAGAAGTTGAAAAGCTATTAAAATGAAAAGGCAAAAATGTTTCAAGATGAAAATAAAAACAAAAGAAAATTCACATGTTTTGTTTGTGGTAGAGTTTTTACTGAATTCGAAGAATTTAAAAATCATATAATTGAAAAACATGAAGAAGGAAGAGATTACGTTATATGTCCACTAGAAAGATGCAAAACGCCTGTCAGGGATATAAAAATGCATTTCAAAGTGAAACATCCGAGTGAAAAGATTCCAGAAAAAGGACAATCAAAAGCATTAATTTGGCGGGATGTGAAATCCAATGGAGAAGTTAAAACAAGAAAGCCAAAATTTAGAGAAGGATGGTATCATTCAACAAAAATGAATCAATCGTTTTTTTATAGATCAGGATATGAGGCAAAAGTTTTTGAACTATTAGATTCTTGGAATGGCGTGTTAGCATACACAGTAGAAGAATTTAAAATTCCATATATTTTTGAAGGAAAACAACACGAATATATTCCAGACATATTTGTTGCGTACACCGATGGAAGCAAAGAGGTTTGGGAAATCAAGCCAGCAACACAAACCTCTTTAGAAAAAAATAAAGCTAAATGGCATTTTGCTGAAAATGCTTGTAAAGAGCGAAATTGGGTTTTTAGAGTTATAACAGAAAAAGAAATAGAAAAACTTAAAAAAACAGTTAGAGACCAATATCTACAATAATTTAATTATCTTTGAAAACAATCCATTCATGATAAAATGGACTTTTTTGTTTTAAAAAATTAGGTTTTTGATCATAAGGATGTTCAAGTTTTCCATACCATTCATATCCAACTTCATTCCACCAATTTTGCCATTCTTTAATGTTGTTCAATAATCTATTTAACAATAAATCAGTTTGTTCTTTGTTTAATTCAACAAATATATCATCTTGATTTTGATCTATTGTTACAATAAAGTTTCCATTATTACATGTGGAAACAGAATAAGTATTGTTAAAATTTTCTTGAAAGAAACTTTTCATGTATTGCATATTCCATAAAGTGAAGCTGGTCCGTTTGGATCAACTTTTTGTGTAGTTAATCTATAACTATCGGAGTCAAAATGTTGAGTAGATGTTTCTATAATAACACAATCTTCTAAAGCAACCATTTGATGAATCAAACCTGGTCTTACATGATAAGCATCACCACTATTCATTTCTATTTGTTTAATTATTGTAGAATCACTTTCCGCATAGTTAAATAACATTTTGCCCGAAAAAAGAAATAAGACCTCGTCCTTTAATTTGTGAAAATGACATGAACAAAAATGATCTTTTTTAATATTTAAAATTTTACCACAATATTTTTCATTATTACAAATCCATAATTCATTTCCCCAAGATTTATCTACATAAACCATATTATCTTTATTTAAGAACATGCTCCCTCCCCAAATTTAGAAACTAAAAATGGAAACAATTCATTGTTTATTCTTTCATACAATTCTTCTTCTGTACCATCGTTTTGTAAGAAATAATCCACATCATAAATATTGCTAGGCATATTTTCTATGTATCTTGCTGTCATTAAATGATTTTGAATAGATCCAAAAAACAAATTTTGTTTACAAAAATCCACTAAAACTTTAATTTCAGATTCAGACTTATGAGGATCATCATTCTCCCAACCAGGTCTCCAAACAATAATATTAACTCCACCCATTTCTTTTACTCTTTTTAATTCTGTATTATATCTACCATCTGATATTATCAATGGCATAGGGTTCTTTCTGTAGCATTTATTAACCCAAATATTGGGATCAATATCTCTACAACCATCTCCAATAAATTTCAGAGCATTTCTTACTGGCATTTGCCAGTTTTCAGGTGGGGTTGGATCAACTTTAAATTTTTCAATAAAATCTAAATCAACATCTTTAAGATCACATAAAGTTTTTTTAACCTCTAATGCAAAAGATCCTCTATTCCAACTTTTAAGCAAATTATCTTTTAAATAATTAGCACTTGTATCTTTTCCAGACCTAGCTTGACCAGCAAAACATATTACATTACTCATTATCATCCTCACCTTCTATTTCAGATATCATCTCAAACACTTTAAAGTTATTCAAATACTTATTCGCAAAACATATTAAATCATTATTGGTTACACTGATTTCAGTGTCAAAGTTTGAATTTTTCTTCATTGATTCAAAATCTTGATTATACACAAATTTATTAGTCATGTAATCAGAAGTTATCTCTGATCTATCTTTTAGCAAGGCAACATTATAAAGATATTGATTTTTAGCTAATTCTAAAACAAAATCATCAAATCCGGTAATTTTAATTTGATTAAATAAATCATTTAATGATTGTTCTAAAATTTGAATTTTTTTACTTGATGTAAGAGTAGATAAAAACATGTATGAATTTTTAGAGTCTTTCAAAGATTCTAAAGAAACTCTATAACACAAACCTAAATCATCTCTTATGTTATCATATAAAATTTGCTGTAGACATGCTTTAAAAATAGATCCAATTTTTTTAGAATCATCTGATGGATGAATCCAATCAAGCAAAATAGCATATGAACTTTGATTAAACTTCTTTGTTGTAGTGCTAAACTTACAGTTATCATGTTGATTAATACAAACTGTTTGTGTATCCACCTCTGTCAAGTTATGTTCTATTAAATCTACCTTTTTCACCAATTCATCAAAATCTAAATTTCCAGAAATTACCAAACATATATTGTTTAATGTATAATTTCTGTTTCTAAATTCCAAAATTTTATCTAAACTAAATTTAGAAATATTTTCTGGGTCGCTGATTATATCATGCATTTCTTCTTTAAATGCATTTTTAAAAACAAATTCTGAAAAGCAAGAAGTTTGTGAGTTATTATACATATAATATTCCTCAAGAACAACTTCTTTTTCTTTATCGATTTCTTCTTGAGGAAAAGTTGAATTAAAAACACAATCTGTTAATAGATCAAAACAAACATCAAAATTTGATTTTACACAATCAAAATAATATGAAGTGTAAAAATACCAAGTTTCAGCATTAAACTGTCCGTAGGTCGCAAGAAGTCTTGAAATTTCTTTTTTATTTTTAGTTTTAGTACCTTGAAAATGCATATGTTCTAAAAAATGTGCAATTCCATATTCATCTAATGTTTCTGATGATGAGCCAGCCTTAAAAACAAAACTCATACTTACAAAATTTGAATCATTTTTATAAAATACAATTGGAATTTTACCTTTTTCAATTCTATAATGATACATAAAGGTTCCTTAATAAGGTTTTAAAATTTATTCTATGAAATTTACTAAAAAAAAGAACGATGAAGTTGAGAAGATTTGTAAAAATTGTCTTTTGTATGATATTAAAAATAAATACTGTACCGTGATTGTACTTCATGAAGGAAAAAAAATAAATTTACCTACTGATCCTGGTGATTCTTGCATCTTTGAAGATGATGAAGTAAAACAAGTAAAAATATGGGTAGAAGACGAAAAAGGCAAAAAAACAGATAAAAATGGTGTTGTAAAAATAGAATATCCTTCTGGATTTTTTGGAGAGGAAACAAATATTGAATGAAAAACTTTTACTTAAAATCATCAAAAAATCAAATTTTTATTTCACATTATCCTTTGAATAACATTCAAGTTGATGAAAATGATATAATAATATTATTATGCAACAAATCAATAAAAACACAAGAATTAATTCAATTTAAAAAAAATTTTAATTTTTATAAACAATGTTTAATATTATGTAATACACCAGAAGAAAAAAATATTTGTGATAAACAAAAAATATATTCATCATTCATTAATAAAAATTGTTTTATTGATGAATCTATATTCAATATAAAAGAAAATATAAACAAAGAATATGATGGAATTTATGCAACTTCAATAAAAGAAAGAAAACGATTACATTTATTAAATGATATACCAAAAATTGCTGTTTTAAAAAATTTTAACCAAGAAGAACATAAACATTTAAATATAGAAAATTTAAATATTATAAACAATTCAATTATAAACAAAGAAGAAATTTGTGAGTATTATAATAAAGCATTATTTGGATGTATTTTTTCTATTCAAGATTGTTCATCATCAGTTTCATGTGAATACATGTTGTGTGGATTACCAGTGTTAACAACAAGATCTTCTGGAGGGCGTAGTATATGGTATAATAAATATAATCATATATTGATAGAACCAAATCAAAATTCTTTAAAAGAAGCTATTAATTTATGTAAAGAAAGAATACAAAAAGGAATATTTAATTCAGAGTTAATAAGAAGAAATCAAATAAAACTAATGCTTAATTTCAGATTGAAATTCAATAAATTAATCTCTCAATTAACCAATCTAGAATTAGAAGAATGTATTGACACGTTTAATGAAAATTTCAAATTGCTTCAGTGATATTCCATGAAATTACTCTATAAGGACCAGATTGAGGTGGACAATTATACCAATCACAATCTGTTTGATTTGGCAAATTAGAACTAGCAGAAATTGGATCACAAGTTACATTGTCCATTCGAACACACCCTTCTTCTAAATCTAGATTTGGATATGTTGACCAACAAAAACTAGTACAAGTGTCTGGATCTACCACATTAATTATAAATGTCCAAATTCCACCATTACAACATAATGAAGCATCTACAGTGTATTGTTTTGGAGTTTCACATTCTTCGCAATTCGTAGTATAAGAACCTTCCCAACACATTGCGTTTCTAGTTAAAACAATATCATTAATTTCACCACTACAATTATCTGTTAAATTTAAAATCAATGTTTCTGGAAATGGGTTTGTACAACCAGGATCTGCTTCTTCACACCTAACATCGTTACAGCATTGACATTCTGGATCTGTATTGGGTCCACCAAATACAGGTTCTGTTTGGACAAAAGCGTTAGAACAATCACAATATTCTTCAAATACAACACCATCATTACAAATTGTTGGACCAAACTGAAATAGATCATTACAATCTGTTGGATAAAATATCCAATGCATATTGGCACTTTCAGCAGCATTAGTTTCAACAGTTCTAGCATCTATAACTAAAACCAAATCACCAGTTGAAGTACAAAAAAGCAACCATGAAACTTCTAATGGTACTGTGAATATACCACAATCATACACTCCCAAATTATGTAATTGCCAACCACTTGCAGTGCAAGTAGAATCACTTAGTAAGTCTGCAACCTCTGCTGGGACTCTGTCGTTGGGGAAATTATTTAATCTAGGAACATAAACTCTTGAATTAAATTGTGTACAATTACACTCTAAACTAGCTACACCAGTAATTTGTATCCATAATCCATCTAAACAAGGACAACAATCGCAAGTTTTACAACAATTACAACAAGATGCAAAATAATCATTACAACTAGCAGTGTCAGCTAAAGCAGTCACTTTTGCATTTAAAGAAGTTAACAACCTGTTTTTAACATTATTTTTTAATTTCAATTTAATTGAATTAGCAGTTGACATGAATTATTTATTAATGTCAACTGCTAAAAAAAGACTATTCTAGTAATAAATTCTTTTGAGCTTCTCTCACTATTTCTTGAACTTTTTCTTCTTTAAAGTTTAATGCAGATTTTAATATATCTCTTTTATTAACAATATCATTCAATGTTCTAAATCCAAGCGACCAAAGTCTTTCTGCTCTCACTTTGCCAATATCTGGGAGATTTACAAAATGTAATAATTCTGATTTTACTCCATAAATCACTCTTGATTGTAAATCTCTAAAAAATCCTGATTTATTCCATTTACAACCAAAAGAATCAATAGCTTGCAATACTTGTATTAATCTTGGAAAATCCCATTGATACATTCGCATTGTTGTAGCAACAGAACCAGGATTTAATCCATTCATTGCACAATAATATGCATATCCTCCTTTTATAGCTGTTTCCAATATTACATCTTTACCAAATAAATTACTTATTCGATTTTGATATGCATAAATATCTTCTTTTTCAGCTTTACTTACAATTCCCATTTTAATACTATCAATATTTCCAAGTGCGATAGAAACCCATAAATCATCATTCTCATTTCCAGATTTAAATAAAGCCATAAAATTCTTTCTTAAATCTGCAACATCAAATGGAGAATAATAAAACATGCTGGATACCATCCCAACTGAAGTAACTTTATAAATTCCATCTTCCTCTTTTATTGCACCACATTTAATCAACAAATCAACTGTGGAATTTAATATTGAATCATTCAAACCTTTCGATTGGTAATTTGCTAAAGTTCTTGAATACCAATTTTTAATATCATCTTTAGTTTTAATTCTATTATGATGAATTTCACTTACAATATGAAAAGCCAAAGTTTTATAATGCCCACCAATATTGTCTAATAATTTAGAATCAATATTCTGTGGATTTTGTAATCTAGCTCTGTGTTTATCTGCTTTGCTTTCTGGAAGCAGAATATATACATCTCCTCTTGGATCAAATCCAGGTCTTCCAGCACGACCAGCCATTTGCCATATATCATATGTTTCAACTTCAGACATACCTCGGTGCATTCCAAGAATAATAACTCTACGTGCTGGTAGATTGCATCCCCATGCAATAGTTGATGTTGCTATCAAATATTGCAAACCATCTTTACCTTTATCTTTAAATGAAGATTCTAATTTTTCTCTTTGTTCTTTAGTCAAATCAGCACTATGGAATAGTGCTTCCATACCTCTTTTTTTCATTTCTGTTTTTAATAATTCACCTGTTCTTTTCGTATGAACAAATATTAAAAACTTATCATCTTCATTATCTTCCATAATTTCTAAAGCTTTAGAAATCTTCTCTAATTCTTGATCCTCATATTTACCAGTATCAAAATAAGTTTCATAATGTACACCAAGAGGACAAGGTCTGAATTTAGATAATAATAAATAAGTATCTTTATCTGATAAAGATTTAGAGACCCATTCTGCAATTTCATCAACATTAGGCATTGTAGCAGACAACAAAACTATTCTTATATCTTTATTAATTTTTGTCAAATTCATTAAACCAACTTCTAAATGGTCTCCACGACCAGGAACAGTTAAAAGATGTGCTTCATCTACTATACAAATTTTAGCTTGTATTAAGAAATCATTCTTTTCTGATTCCATATTTCTACATCTTGAATTTAGCATTTCTGATGTTAAAATAATAATATCTGCATTTTTTAATTCTTCCTGTCTATCTGCAGTCAGTCTATAATCTCCAGTACAGATAGAAATATTTAAATCTGAAAAATGATGACCTTCTTTAGTCCAATCATCATATTTTTCTTTTGCTAACGCTTTCATTGGTGCTAAATAAAGTATTTTACCACCTTTTTCTCTAATTTGAGATGCAGCAAGCATTTCAGATGAAACAGTTTTTCCAGACGAAGTACTTGAAGCTATTACAGCGTTACAATCTTGATTATAAAAATCAAAAATTCTACTTTGCACAGGATTAAAGTGTTGAAATGGAAACTTAGCATAATTTGGATATTGCTTAGATTCGACTAGATCATTTTGATCAGAAACTTTAAATAAATTACCCATAAAAATTCCTTATAAACAACAAAAGATAGGATCTTAATCCTATCTTTTGTTAAAAATTGTTAAAATTACAAAATTATTTGTTTCTTGTTTGATATTCAATTTTTACAAATTCACCAAGTCTATCAATCATATCAAAAAATTCATCAGAATTTTTAGCAGATTCAAATAATCTATCTACTTCTTTATTTTGAGAAACAAAATTTGAAATATCTGCTCTGTCTCCGCAAAGTAATTCTTTTGATCTTGAATACAAATAACCTAAATCTTCATCATTTAATCTTGATGAAAACTCTTTTAATAAAGAATCATAATTCTTCATATTTAAACTCCTATGAAACTAGATAAAAACAAATTAGAAACAACACTTATTTCTAACTGGACTTCTTTTATTAACGCAAAAGAAATAATTAACTTTATAAGCAACCATCTAAATGTAAAAATTACATTTGTAACAATTTCAAAATTTGAATTAACAAATTTAGGTTTTATATTATGGGTAGATTACAAAAATGATCAAACCTATGGGTTTGTAGAAATTTTAATAGATTTAAACTGTGATTTATTTATATTACAGTAAATGATCTTCTTTTTGCTCCATTGATCAAATCAGATCTATCTTCTAATATTATTCTACCATTATCATCATTAAATTTCAAGCCAAAATTATAAGAATCAATTGAAACTTCTCTATCTTTTTGAATTGCAGTAAGAGAACAATAATCTTCTTCAATTGATAAAGCACCATTTTTGTTTTCTTTAACAATTCCTATTTCTAAAGACATACCATCTGGTAAATTTAAATTTATGCTACCTTCTTCTAACAAATAAGAAATTAAAAGATGTTGAATTTTATCTTTTTTTGTCATGATATGCCTTTCAATTTTAAATTGATAATTAAGATTATATATCTGTTATTAATCAACAAAATTAAAAATTAATATCGAATTATAGGTATAATGTGAATATATGAAAAATCATCATAAGTACACACTTCATATTTATTTTTAAAATATGTAGCAATAGGCTTGCCTTCATGATCTAATGATACGGACCATATATAAATTTTTCTAAATTCATCAACTAATTCATATAAAAATAATTCATGTTGACCTAAAAACTTTTTAGCCAATTTGCACAATAAATTAAACGGAAGAAATGTATGATTTTCAGCAGAAATACTTAAAGTTTCATTAATAACAGAACCATTTCTTCTTCTGTTAAACTTTAAATTTAAAGAATAACCATCTATTTCAACTATTCTTCCATTTAAAATATCACCTTGTGATATAAATTCTGGTGATATTGAGTCATTAGCAATTTTTATATCTTCTATTAATGAATCCAAACTAATTTTTTTATTGTCTATCATGTGATTCATCTACCTTAAATTAGTAATAATAATTTTTTACTTCTAACATTTTACTTAATATAAACCACTAATGTAAATTAGTGGTTTATTTGGATGTAACCCAACCTATTTGTAATTATATATTGTTAATATAAAATGTTTTAATAATATTATAGTAAATAAATTTTAATAAAAACAACGCAATTAATAGAGATTGCGTTGTTTTTTCATTTATTCCTCTAACTCATTAATAAATTCTGGTGTTTCAACTTCTTCTTCATCACCATTTTCATTAACAACTTTTTCTACAATTGTATTACCTGTAGCTAAATTCACAGCATTAGTGTGAATCAACATATATGATTCTACTTCTTCTTTTGTAGAAAGATCAATCAATTTTGGATTATCCAATAAAACTTGCAAAGGTACATCATTTCTGGTCAATGATGCTTTGAAATTATAATTCTCTGATGACGCAAATGCTGGTTTAACTGTATAATTACCTTTAGATGATAAAACTACTCGTTCGCATGCAACTAAAATAGAAAGAAGACCGCCTAAAGGATTTATTCCATGTTCGAAAAACAATTGTACTCCTTCAGTACCAATTCCAGGTGGACAATTTCTGCTCTTTTTGTTTTTAAATTTTAAATTAACACCTAAAGGCATACCATTTTTATTTTCAATTGATTTACCAATTGAAGTTCTTAACCTACATGATGCATAAAACTCTAATGATTTGCCACCACCAGCATTAGTTTCTGGTGAATTGTGAACAATAGCTCCATCAACAATATAAGAATGATTTCCTTCTACAGTAATATCAAATTTTTTCTTACTAATTGTAGGAGGTTTTTCATAAATATCAATAATTTCAGAAGGAACTGCTTTATAACAAAAACATCCATCTGGCTCTGAAATTTCATAAGAAAAATTATTTCTAAATGAATTTTGTAATTTATAATTCATACTTGGATGAATATATGGTGCAATAATTTCATGTAATTTTTTAGTATTTTCACTATTAAATTTTAATCCTTTATCAAATTCTTGACAATCAAGATCAAATTTTTGTTTTAACATTTCCTTTAATTGTGTACGATTATTATATTTAACACAATAAATAACAGATTGTCCATTACCCCATTTCTCGGCTGATCTATAACTACCATCATCCATATACCAAATAGCTAATCCTAAAGGAGATAAATTTTTCATAACTTCAAATGGAACACAATAATCTTCTTTATATTTACCAAGATCTATTAATTCATACATTGGAATAGTATCGAAACCAATTCTATTATATTTTATATTATCAACGAAAGAATATCCAACCCAAGGATTTAAAATTTCTTCTTTCCATTGACAATATTCAGTTTGTTCTAAACCATGATCAATACGTAATTGGGCACAAGAATTATTTTCTGGAGTTCGTATTTCTCCATCACCTAAAATCGAACCATATACAACTTGTTTTTGATCTTCAGATAAGTAATAAGGTTGTGAAACAAGAATATTATCACCAATGTTCAAATCTCTAGCACTTACTTCTTTAGAAGAAATATTATCCCAAGAATAACCCTTATATTCATCAAAGTTTTTTAAATGTGGAATAAAAATTTGATGATTTGGCGTACAAGCAAATTGTGTTCTACCATTTCCTCCACGTTTTCTAACAATAAATTGCAAAAATTTTTCACTTTCTTGTAAATTACCATTATTGTGACATTCAATAATTTTCTTAGGTTCAATATTACCATTTTCTGGATTAAAAGACAGAACTTCTAATCCAATCATATTTTGATTAACTATTTTACCAATTTTCATTGTTGAACCATCAGCTAATACAACACGAGAATCATATTGAAAACAACCATACAAAACTCCAATTTTACTTCTAATTTGATTAATAATATATAAAGTAGCATTATTTTCATTTATAAATGGATTAATTTTTCTTAAAAGATCTCCTGCCGCTCTTGCTCTTTCGCCAGGTCTTTCAGACCCAACAGCTTTTAATTGTGCAGCCGTTGGATTTTCAGGCAATCCGATTTCTGACCATTCTCTTTCTGTTGGAGAAACCCCAATAGAGTCCCAAACAAAAAGTATTGGTATATCTTTACCATAATGCTTTCTAATAGCATTAGTAGCTGATATTATTTTCTTTTCAACTTCTTCTATTGAAATTGGTTCATAAGTAATAAGTCTTGAAGTATTTAAATGTGCAGCTTTTTCTGCAAATTCAGCATTTCCTGCTCTTTCGCAATCAAGTAATACAGCTATTCCATTTAATCGTTGACAAGACGCTAAACAACAATAACCCAATAAAGACTTACTTGTTGCTGGTGGACCAAAAACCTCAGTTATTCTTCCACCCGGAATACCACCAGTCGCAAACCTACCAGAACACATGTAATTTAAAGCTAAATTACCAGTATCAATAAAATAAGGACATTTTCCAGCAGTATCTAATGTATTAGCCTTAGCAGTTTTAAGTAATTCTGAAAACAGATCATCACTTTTTGAGTCATTTACTTCTTCTTTTTCTTGTTTTCTTTTAGCCATTTTTTACCTCTTTTTTTAAAAATTTCAAAAAAAATGCTGCACGTACATTTAAACGTGCAGCACTTGAATAAAATATACTACATCATTATGTTAAATTCTTTAATTGTTCAAAGAATTCATCGCTATCACTAGATTCCACAGCAGAATCAGAAACAGCACTAGAAACAGAATTAACTATAGATTCTGTAGATACTGGAGTGGATGAAACATTTGTCTTCGAAACAGAAGATTGCTTGCTTTGGTATTCACTTGGATCAAATGAATTTCCAACATTATCATTAGGAATGACTCCCAAGTGTTTTTTAAGCTCTGTTTTTAATTCATCTACAGTATGACTCTTTCTTTCAGCTACCAAATCATGAAGAGAAGACATCCAAGTTCTAATTTGTTCTGGTGTGCCTAATGGTGTTTGGTCTAAAAACTTAGATGAATCATAGTTAGGATATTCATTGTCACCAGACTTCTTAATTGTTTTTATAATCTTAAAATCACGTCCAGTTGTAGGATGTGTTACATCTCCATAACCTTTTTCTTGTATTGTTTCATCACCAACAATACCAGTAATAATCATTTTGTATAATGTTTTACCTACAGACAAAATCTTAGGTCCAACATTTTCAAGAACAGATCCATCTTCTTGTTTTTCTTGTCTTACTATACAATTGAAATAATATCTTTCAACTGGCTTGATATCTCTTGCTTGCTTTTGAAGTTTATCTCTTTCTTCTTTGCTATTTTGTTGTTCAGATGTATTCCATAGCCAATTGTAATATTCACAGATTGGACAAGTTCCAACATACTTCTTAGCTTTTTTATCAAATTCTTTCAAGCAATGTTTGCTTTTATTATTTACTCTGTGCAATCTTGTTTGCATGAAAAATGGAGATTTTTCACGATCAAACATTCCAGCTTCTGCTGGACCTAACAACCTAACAGTAACTGACCCAGCGCCTTCTGGGAATTTTACGTACTTAGATAAGTAGTCCATGTCTGTTTGATTATCTTCAGATAATCTGTTTGCTTCTTCTTTCAATCCCAATAAATCTAAACTCATGTTATTCTCCTGTATAAAGTCTTTTAAAGTTTTAACACATGTTACACAAACATGTATAAGTATTTTTTGTTATATTTAAGTTCTACTTATATATCGATATAAGTATCGTTAAACTTTAATCAAAATTTAATTTTTTATTAGCAAAGTTAATGCTTTGTTCTTTAATTGCGTTTAACTTGTCTTCTAAAGAATGATAACCTTGTGACTCTAATTCTTCAGTAAGATTTTTTCTTTTTTCCATAGTTTTTCGATAATCATCTTCCAATGCTTTAAGTATTTTTAAATTATTATCTAATGCCGCATCGCTCTTTTTATTTGAATCTAAATATTTTTTCACTTGATTTTCAATCAAATTTTGTTTAAGCTTATTTTTCAACTCTTGTTTGTGTATATTTTTATTTTTTATTTTTTCTTTTCTTATCTTAATTTTTTTATCATTTTTTTTCTGTTTTGACATAATTAATCTTTCATCTTATAACTAAATCACTTGAATCTTCACCTGTTTTAAAACCTATTACATCTATTCCAACAGTTTTTGGAATAAAAAATCTATCATTTATTTTAATGAAATTACCCTCATCATCTTTAATTAAATAATTCATGCCATCATAAAAATTAGCTCCAGGTGTCTCTTCATAAATTGCATATTCTTTATTTAAAGTCAACTTTTTATTTTTAACTTGTTCTAATAGAAATTTTTCTGGTGGGTAAAATATTTCATATCTAATTGGTTTTTTAACAATGTTAACACTATTAGGATTTTTAACAATTTTGGCAACAATAGCAGGATTTTCTTCAACAAATTTATTACCAGCTTTAACAACCTCTTCTTCTGAAAAGAATGAAGATTCATTTTCAATATTTGATGTAGTATTTAATAATACGTTCGTAATTAAATTGTCATCATCAAAGTTAAATTTTCTATTTTTAATAAGTATTCCATCATTAGTTTCTTTAAAAGAAATTTTCTTTTTTTCAAATTCAAAAATCTCAACATTAACAATTAATATATTACGTCGAGCAAATTGAGACATTATTTTTCCTGCCAATTGCTCTAGAGAGATATTTTCATAAGGTGTGCCAACTTTTATAGATTTAGTTTTTAAATTTTCTTTATCATATACACCTTTATCTAACTCTTCATGATAATGTAGTATACATTCATATCCCATAATAATCTTTCTATTTTAGAATTAAACCAACGCCATACCTAGTATTTAAAATTTCTCCACCAACATTGTTAATTTTCAAAAAATTAACAAAAACTTTATTAATAATATCACTAGACTTAACTTGATTTATCACTAATAATGCATTGTAATTTAAATTTTTCCAAACTTCAGTTAATTTAAATAATGTTTTATCATACGATTCTTCAATATCAAATATTGCTAAATTCCACTTATTTTTAATGAGTTTTTCATTAAACTCTTTATCATTTATATTTCCATGATAAATTTCTAAACTTTTAACATTTTTTTTAATGTTTTTTTCAGCAAATCTTTTTGTATAAAACTCACTTGTTTTTTGTTGAAATCCTAAGTAATTGTCAATTAATTTAACGGATTTTAAATAACAAGCACTATTCAAACCTGCCCCAACTCCTATTTCTAATAAATTATTAGAAATGAAATGTTTACCCAAATAATAATAAAAAGGTATGTTTTTTGGATCTACGTAAGATGATGATTTTCTAGAATCTTCATTCATAATAGATAAATTATCTAATAAACATGAAGATGAAATTAATGATTTATTTAAATCATTTTCTAATTTTATTTTTAATTCTTTAAGCATTTTTGATATATAAATAAAAAACGAATCACTCCTATCGCCTGTCGCGCAACAAACTTGAAGTGATTCGTTTTGTGAATTGATAAATTAATAAGAACAACTTATTAATTTATCAGCTTGTTTGCTTACAATTAAAGCGACTGAACTTAGTTTAAGTCATTACATTTCTATAATCTGACTTTCGTATTAACTAGTTCACTATATTAGCTCTGATATCGATATTAATACGCAAATCAATAACAGATATATTCTAATATAGTAGATTAAGGTTAAATACAAGCAAACTATATATTATTAATCTCTTAAAAAATATATTATATAATATATTTTTTAAGAGGACAATCTTGACATTTCCAATTAGAATCAATCAATTCATTATCATCATAAACAACACATTCTCTTATTGTTCCTAAATATTTAAAATATGGTGTTAATAAATTTAAAATTTCATTATGCTTTTTTTCATCTCTAGTTGAGAAAAATCTGAAATTATTTCCTTTAATTTTATTAACAGAAATATGTCCGCCATTTTCTAAAATAATATTTTTAAAAAGATCATGATTAGTCACTTCAAATTTAGAATGAAATTCTTTATATTTAAAATCAAAATCTATTATTGTATTTTTAGAAATAATTTTTTCTAACTTTTTCCTTATAACCTTTTTAAATAAATTTGCAATATTATTCATTTCTAAATAAGCTGTTTCATAATCACAATTATGAAATTTTGAAGTCATTTTTTGTTCTAACATTAAAGATCCTGTATCGCCAGTTATAACTACAGGTTTTAATTTATTTAAAGTACAAATTTCAATGAATTCATCATAATCAGACTCTACAGTAACATGTGATTCATACATTTATCCACCAATAATATCTTCAAGAGATTTTTGAAAATTTGAATTAGAAGAATTTGAAGATTGATAAATATCAGAATTCAATTTATCCATTTCTTTTCTAATCATATAACCTCTATTTTGAGCCATAGAATGAGCCTTATCTAAAGATTTAGTAAATTCTTTCAACTGTTTTAAAGCAGAACTTAATTTGTTTTCGTTAGCTTGTAGTTGCTTTACTTCCTGTTGTGTACGTGCATAAGCTTCTGCAGCTTTATCTGGAAGACCGTCAGTTTTCGCCTTTAAAAAATGTTCATAATATTTCATTTCTTTTTCAGACTCTATATTAACATATAACTCTTCAGCTTTAGCTGTTTTAGAAGAAAAATAGTCATACCAAATACTTAATTCTTCCATAAATAAACTTAAAGTTGAATCATTAAAAGAAAGTCTAGCTGGGTCTAAAACAACAACTTCATCAACCAAATCTATTGTTCTTATGTTTTTTATAACTTCATCTTGCATATAATTTCTTTCTAACTTTCAATTGGAGCATCTTCAACATCATTATATCCGACATCGTCTACAAAAGCAGCAACAGCCGCTTGTGTTTTTTCTTTATTTTTATTACCACCAACAATACGATCAACTTCATCTAATTTAGACTGATGTTCAGCAACAGTAATTTGTTTTTCATTTTTATATCTATTAAAAATAGTTGTATATTTATTTTGAGATATTTCTCTCATCTTTAATGTATTATAATCAAATTCTATGTGACATATAAATCTTGCTTTCCCATCACGATGTTTAATAACAAAAACTCTAGCTAAAGAACATTCTCTTTCTTCTTGTAATTGATTGATAGACCACAAAGCATCTAAAGGTCTGTTTTGACCTTTTGCTTCTGCTAAGTTATCATCATCAATAATTCCGCCCATTCTAATAGATTCTCTAGATTTTCCATCCACTTGCATAGCTGTCATAACACATATATTATTTTCAACAGCAAAGCCTCTTAAATCTCTAACCATTTTAGGTCTAGATTCATGAATAGGCATTCCTGGATAATCCTTCATTTCTCCTAAATAATCAACTAAAACAATATCAGGCTGATAACCTGATATTATCAATTGAGCATAATATGCTCTTAATTCAGCCATTCCCATTTGACCACTAGGAAATTGTTTAATTATTAAACAATTTTTTTGATCTTTGTCAGCAACATAATCTTCAAGAGATTTAAAAACATATTCTTTATTTTCATAAAGGTTTTTAGTACTAATTCCTGTAGAATTGTCACCATATGGATTTGGATTTGCTAATTGTGCATCAAATCTTTCTGCACACTTGTCATCATTTAATTCTAAAGAAATATATAATATTTTTTTGCCACGATGCATATTTGCAATTGCGGCATTAACCAAAAAAATAGATTTTCCAGTACCAGGAAGACCAATTACTGAACCAATTTCGCCTCTTGCTAAACCACCACCGGCTAATGATTCATCGATACTTCTAAATCCAGTAATGAAAAAATCACCACTTTCTTTCTTTAATTTCATTCTTTCATAACGTTCTTCATATGTTTGAAAATAATCAAGACCAGTGTCAAAATTTCTATTTACACTTAATGCTTTTTTAATTATATTTTCTATATTTACCCAAGTTTCTTCACTTTCAGGAGCTTTAGAAAATTCTTCCAAACATTTAGAAAAAGCGTTTTTTACAGCCATACCTTTAGCAAAATTTGTAATTTTATCTAAATAGTATTCTCTAGATTCTAAACCCGGCAAATAATATTTATATACTGTGTTAAACTCACCAATATAAAAAGCTTTAATTGCATCTTCTTTATCTTTAATTGATTGATTTAATTCATTTAAAACTATTGTTTTACTTGGTATTTGTTTATATGTTTCAAAATACTTATAAAGTATTTTACTTACTAATTGATGACATTGATTTGTAAAATAACTTGGTTTTATTAAACCAAAACTTTGAGTTAGAAAATATTTATCATTAGTTATTAATGATAAAATTTCTCTTTGAATTTCTTCATCAAAAGAATAATGATTATTATTTGATTTAGGATCAATATAATCTGGATCTTTTAAGTCATTTAACAAATTTGTTTCTTCTTGTGTTAAATCTAAAAGATTGTTTGTCATTTAAAATACCTTACATTGATGCCATATAGTCGAAATCAGATAAACTTACAGAATTTTCTCTGATGGATTTTTCACGTGTTATTTTTTTTCCCATTGTTTTTTGTTCATTCCAAGTAATTGATTTACAATAAATTATAAATTTGGAATCAATTTTCAATGATGCTGCTTTATCAGGATAATAGGATTTAGGAACAACTTTATTAAGTAAAAGTTCCAATTTTTTTTCTTCAATTGGACCAAATTTTTGTTTATTTGCCCCATGTCTAGTTTTATTGTTCCACAAATCTTTCAATAACAAAATTTTCTTTTTACTATTTAAATCTTTAGAATATTTTTCACATAAAAATAAACATTTTTCAATATAAACTTGTCTCTTATAATAAGAACCAGCTTTCATTAAAGCGATTCTTAAATTTTGAGCAATGTCAACCTGTTCATCAGTAAAATTAGTTCTATTATTTCTTCTAATTAAATCCCAAGATTGATGTTCAATTAATTTGCCAAATTTAATATCTAATTTTTCATATTCTTCTGAAGAAATCTTCCATTCTTTACAAATATCTTCTTTCATAATGCCTCAAAATTAAAGTTGTTTATTCATATTCAAAAGCGAATCACCAACAGAACATACTGTCTTTAAATTCAAACCTTTGTACATATCACTATCTTGTTCTAAAATATTTTTAGAAATTTGGATGGTTTTTTCAATCTTATTCTTATCAGAAATTATAATGTATCCATCATGGATGTGCATACATATTTTAGAAATATCACTAAGATTTACATATAATTTATTCAATTTATCCATACAAACTAAAGAGGCGGGCGATTGTACGATAAAATTTCTTATAAGGTAGGAGTTATCAAAATTTCTTCTTCTTCCAAAATAATCAACAGCAGTTGTTAATTTATTTTGTTGATTATTCATCCATGAAATAGAAACATGAAACAATCTATTTATGTCCTCTACTATTTTTTTTGCATGATTAATTGGCCAATTAATTTTTTTTGATAATGCTTCAGCACCTAAACCATAAAAAACAGGAAGAAAAAATTCTTTACAAGTTTTACGATGATTCGAGTTACAAGGAACTTTTGGTATTAAAATATTCCAAACACTTTCATAAAAATCATTTGAATTATTTAACAATTCATCCATAAATGGATCTTTTGATAACCATTGAAGCATAAAAACTTCCATGTTTCTATAATCAAAAGAAACAAATTTTCCATCAAAAAATGGTACTTTTAAATTTTCTTTATCTTCTGTTGTAAGACAATGGGGATTAATACTTTTTTTATAACCCTTTGAACAAATTGATCTTCCATTTACTTGACCATCTATTTCATAGTTAGAATAAACTAATTCTTTTTTATTTTTATAAATTAAACCACATGATTCTATAGAAGAAATAACATTTACTGAATTTAAATAAATTTGATTATGTATCAAAATAGCATTTTTGAATAATTCATCATTAGAAATTTCTTTAAGCCTACTTTTAAATTCTAATAGACTTTTTGGTTTATTTTTATGTTTAAAACCCAAATAAGATTCTAAAAAATATAAATCAATTATTATTCCGTTTAATGAAAAATCAAATTTAGATTTACCTTTAAAATAACTTACAATTGATTTGTAATTCCATGTAAAAATAAAAGTTTTGTCACCACCTAAAAAAGATTGTAAATAGCCAGCTTGCTCTCTAAACTTAGAATAATCTGCACTAAGTTCGACTTGAATATTATAATCAACTGAACATATATTTATATTATAGTTTTTATCAATTGTAAAATCCATAATATCAAAGTCTGAATATAAATAAATTTCTTTATTTTTTAAATTATATATTGTAGTGTTAAAATCAGACATATTATTTATAATTGTATTTTTCTATTGAAACATTTAAATTTAATTTTTTTAAAAATTTTAAAAGTCCATCAGGATCTCTATTGAAATCCCAATAATTACCTTCAAATAATACTTTTTCATCTAAAACAATTTTCATCATTTCGACAGATTCATCTTTTAAAATTTTTACTTTAGACATTCAGATATCTTTCTTAAAAGGATACGTAAAAAAAACTTGTTTGAAACTTATTTTATAATTTAAAAATTTCCTTTTATTAATTAGTCCTATATTTTTTTATAGACTTTGCCCCCTTTCCTACCCTAGAGATATTAGAAATAATTAATAAATAATTCATATAAAGAAAAATTTAGTTTTATTTCTAATATCCATGTAGAATTAGAAGCTAGTTCTGGATTAACCAAGAATATTTCAACATTAGAAGTTCAGTCAGTGTTTCAGCATGAATCATATTTTTTGTTATTATTTTCAAGTATCTCTACATGCGAGTCAAACCAGGGCGTAATAACACTTTTGGCGAACCAAAGTATTCCTTCGGGGGCAACAAACTAATATATTACTATTAATTATTTAGATCCATAGTTGGGCAATCCCAAATCACTAAATCCGGTGCCTGGTAAAAAAACTAATTTGCATTAGTCCAAAAAATAATTCACTGTTCCAGGTTAATTTTTCACCTTTAAACCTGGTGTTCACGGTAGTTAAAAAGTTTTTTTGTTAATAAAAGTAAATATTTTGTTTACATTGAAGTACAAGACTTTACTCGAAAAAAGAGTAACTTAAAAGTTTTTTTTCAAAAAAACATTCATATGATTGACTAGATCACAGGAGATTTCAAACATGGCTTTAATTGATATTTTAGATTATAATATGAATGAACAAGAAGCTTTTGCTTATAAATTATGCATGATTTGGGAAGATATTGTTAATAAACAATTGAAAAATTATGATAAAAAAGGATTATTAATACCAAAAACTGGTGATCCAAGAAAATCTATATTATTTAAATATTGTTACAAATTAGCAAGAGAAACTAAAGGTTTAATAAAACCTGAAGAATACAAGTTTTATATTTTTTCACAAATTGATAATTTAAAAAACTTTAGTGATGGAAAAGTTCATTCTTTAATTACACCAGCTTGTCTATGTGGAGAAAAAGCTTGGATGCGATGGACTATATGGAAAAATAAATTTGAAAAAAAATTACAAGAGCATTCTTCTTTAGGTGAAAAAGAAACAACAAGTATTAAAGTATCTATCACAGATATAGAAATAGAACTTCATAGAACTAAAAAATATTTAAATTCTATTTTAGGAGACAATTATTCTTTATCTAAACTTCATGAATATATCAAAAGTAAAAAAATAATAAGAGATTATTCTTTTAATAAAATTAGTTCATTTTACATCGTACTTTCACCAATAGTAAAAATGTATTTTGAAGATATAGATGAAGCATTTTCTTTTAATTCTAGCTTAATGAAAAATTCAATCAACAAACAAATATTAAACTTTTTTGAAAAAACTTTCAGTAACGAATTTTAAAAAGTTTTTAACGAATTAAAAACAACAGAAATTATTTCCTTAATGTTTTGTTTTGGAGCAAAATATTCTTCAAAATCTGATACTCCTGGTATCCATCTGCTAGAATTTTTTGGAGATTCTATCGATGCCCCAAAACATTTTATTAAACCAGTTTCTTCACTATAAATAAAGTTTATATGATATTGTTCTATTTTATTATTAGCACCACTACCTGAAGAAGATTCTAAACCACTGCCAGTTAACTCTAACATTATTAAATAATGATTTTCATTAATTTGTTTGATTTTATTAAACATCATCCATTTACATGGTCTTTTGAATTTTATTTGTTCTGATGTTTTAATTACTATTTTTTTTAAATCAATTTTTTCTTTAACACTTTCTGATTGTTCCTTATTCATTATATGAAGAGTTTTTAATATTTCATCAGCTAAATTTTCTTCCGATACATTTTTATCACTATCTGGTAATGGATAGACATGTTTGGTTATCCAAACATTTTCTCCTATTTTACTTTTAATTTGCTTTTTTAGTATGGTCCTTAAAGATCCGTATGGACTAAATGTGACTTTTAACTTTTCATCTGTTTGATTTGACCATATAATGTCATTACCAAAAACATTTGGGTATTTATTTCCAATGTTTTTGGTAACAAATTTTTTGATTTTATCAATTTTAATTACATATTTTTCTTCAATATCTTTAACTTCTTTATTTTCTTTTTCAAAGCCAAAAATATCTTTTTTAGATTCTTCTAAAATCCAAAATTTAAAATTTAAATTATTCATATAATATTTATTAAAAAACATATAAATATTATATGAATTTAGAATTTAAAAAATTTATTGAAAATGCAGAAATAGAAAAAATCGCAACTAAAAGTTTAGTTTTAGATTTTTTAAAAAATCGACTAAACATTACAGATGAAGATATTATATTGAATATGAATATATCAAATTTTGATTCAAAAGTAATAGAAGATCTTTTAAATCGAGGTATGTTCGCTGAATTAATACCTTCAATTAAAGATGATATTAAAAATAAAAACATGTCTGTTGAAGAATTTATAGATATTTTATCCTCTAAATAGAAAATTATTTTATGCTGAAAATGTATTTAATGCGAGGTTTACCAGGATCTGGTAAAAGCACTTTAGTAAAAGAATTATTGAAAAAATTCAACAAAGATGATGATTGTGTCTTTTCAACTGATAATTTTTATATTCCTGTAACTAAAAAAATACAAAATTTATTAAAAACAGATAATTCTTCTCTTGAAGAGGTAATAAAACTATCTCAAGAAATTTTTGATATTTGGAACTCTTCAAATAAATATGAAGAAAAAAATTTAAATTTAGATTTGTATTTAAAATTTAACAAATTGTTCAATGATGGAAAATATGAAGAGTCAATCTTATTTGTTAAAAACAATTCTTTTTTTGAATACTTAGAATATTGTAATAACTTTTCTGTAACTAAATGCGGAATGTTTCATAAACAAAATTTTAATAATTTTAAAAAAGCTATTGATGATAAAAAAGAATTAGTAATTGTTGATAATACTAATGTTTCTTTAAAAGAAGGCTCTAAATATATTAAATATGCTCATGAAAACAAATACGATATTGAAATCAAAGAACCAGAATCTCCACATTGGAAAAAACATGTTCATATTTTAAAACATAAAGATGGATCTGAATTAAAAGAATTTATAAATATTCTTTTTGAAAAGAATAAACATGGTGTGCCTAAAGATGTTATTTTAAATATGGCAAATAAATGGTTTTATAAACCTACAATTAAAGATTTTTTAAAACATGATTGAGTCAAATATAAATATTTGGAAAAGTCAAAGTGATTTTAAATGCGTAACTACAAATTCTGTTCTTAAAAAAGATGGTTCTTTAGTTATGGGTAAAGGTATTGCTCTTGAAGCATCACTTAAATATAAAAATTTACCTAAAGAATTAGGATTTTTAGTTCAAAAATATGGTAACAATCCTTTTATATTTTTTAATTACGGAATAATATCTTTTCCAACAAAACATCATTGGAAAGACAATTCTGATATTAATTTGATTGAAAGAAGTGCAAAAATAATATCTGCTTTTGCTAAAATATATGATATTAAAACTATTTCATTAACAAGACCAGGATGTGGTAACGGACATCTAAAGTGGCTTGATGTTGCTCCAATTTTAGAAAAATATTTTGATAATAGATTTATAATTCATAATTCATAATACAATGGAGAAATTTGTTTAAATCCAAATTTTTGATACCAACTTTTTAATTGTTTATCATTTAAATTTTGTTTGTGTTTTTCTGTTCTTTTTGGATATAATCTTAAAATAATTCCATTTTTCTTTGCAATTTCTATTAATATTTTCAAGGCATTATTAGCGTTTCCTTGTCCTTTATTAATTGATTGAATGTTTTCAATATACCATATATTCGGCGTAGATTCATGATAATTAACAATATCATTTTCAATATTTCTACTTTCGTTAGATAATGATATGTAAACACCATTACCGAAATCCCATGTTGGATAGCCTTTCCAACTCGGAGCACGATTTATATTATTTAAATCTTTAATCATACCTAAAGACGCTTGATGCTCTTTAGATGTTTCGTTTTCAAAAAATTGTTTAAAATCCATGATTTATATATTAAAAGTGTTATGTTTTTTGACTGCATCTAAAAACGATAGAATATCTTTTATTTTCTACTGGAATAATAGAATGCATCCATTTATATCGTATTTCATTTCTCATTACTACTAAACTTCTAGCTTTTAATTCAACAATAAAAGATTCATTCTTCTTGTTGAATTTCATCATAGCATTACTTAAAAGGCTTAATACTATAATTACTTCTCCACTATTCATACTATCAATATGAGGTTTTATTTCTTGACCTTTTAAGTATTCATTAATTGATATTGAATCTGGTTTTTGTTTAATAAAACCAGATTCAAATATTTTTAAATTAATATTTTCAAGATAATCAGGAATGGTTTTAGATATCATATTCCCAGGATATGGAATATTACTGCCATATCGTTTTATGCTATTTCTTTCTTTTTGTTTAGCAACTCTATCTTTTTTATCGTCGATTATATTTAATATTAATGATTCTTCTTCTATAGAAATAAAATCATCAATAACAAATAATCCTAATTGTTGATAATCAATCCCAAACATAATAAGTCCATTTACTAATGGGATTTTTATATCTCATTCTTACTTTAAAATTATTTACAGGCTTGTCAATAACAACAGTGAAATTTCCACCTTCGTTAAGTTGTACAACTTCTTGTACAACAATATCATTCCAATCAGTATATCTTTCATTTGCCATGTAATCTTCGTGCCACTGAACTTCAATTTGATCAGCAGTTAATGTAATTTCTTCTTCGTTGTAATTTGAAGGAACGAGAATACCAGTGTGTTCTTCATTATAACCTATAAAATAATTACCTGGAATTGGGTTTTTACCAAATTTTTGTAATGTAAGTCCACCACTTGCTCTAAATTGCCCTATGCTTGTAGCATATAAAAGACTATCCCCATCAGGTTCTAAATTATCTAAATAAGCCAATGTGTAAGTATGATCATTATCATAAGACATAAGAATTAAAGCATTACCAGTGGATGCTAAAGCACGAATTGCAAAATTATAAATTTGATTGTTATCTACAAAAACAGTTGGTCCTTTTTTATTTTCTAATTGATTTATTATTTCTCCAGTACTAGGATTAATTTCAGCTAATTCTGGAATTTGTGAAAATGTGGCAAATAATCTATCGCCAACAAATGCTAATCCTCTACATTCTGCCCAATGAAATTGATCAGAAATTGAAGTAGCTACACCATCATTTGTTATTGAATGTAAACCTTCATTGGATGCAACTAAAAATTTATTATTTTTATAATATGTCATACAATGAGGTTGATTTAATCCAGGTTTGTAATTAATAAATTCAGATGCCATTCCATCGAAATAGTCAGTAAAAGCAAACATATTAGGAATGTTTTCTGTTATGTTTGTCACTGAACTATTTAAATTTGATAATATATTTTCAATGGTCATACTTGGACCAGTTATAGTATTTAAAAAACTATTTCCAATTGTACGTGCCTGTTCAGATGTAATTTCGTTATTTATATTATCTCCGTTATCTATACTTGAAAATAATAAATAATAAATATAATCAACACCTGAAAGATTGCTTATCTTATGAAAATCTTGGTAAGTACTGTAACTTATTTCTTGCATTACTCCTGATTTAGTTGGAATAATAATCAAATGATTAACAGAAGGATCGCCGCTATTATAAATTTTTTTGAAATAACCTGTGTGTCCATTATTTAATGTTATAACATCTTCAGCGGCAAGTCCACTTCCATCTGCGCCTATTTGACCATATATCGAAAAAGAAGTTATATCAATATCTTTTGCAACCATTACAAATAAGCCTGAATACATGTTTGTGAAGTACCGACTACCAGGACCAAAATAATCATATTCATCTTCATAAGAATGACCATCAGTTATTACACCATCAGCTATTTGATTGAAAGCTTCCCAATCGTACTCAGTTTGTTGAGTATGTGTGTATTCAATAAAACCATTATTTGATCTGTTTGTTCCAAGGAAATTTCCTCGGTCATACATGTCATCTCCACCATCATCAATATATGATTCTGTCTGAAATTCAGTTCCATTGACTTTAATTGATCCTGATAAATCTATTGGTGTAACTTCAAGTGTGTCTAAATTCAATTTTTCAAACACTAAATTAGTTTCATCATAATCTGAAGTATCTACCGCACGCATACAAAGATGGTAAATATGTCTATCTATTGGATTAAATGCGACAGATTGATATTCTTCAATATTACAGCAAACTTTAGTGTCAACAATTAAATCCCCTACAATTCCTTCGTCGCTTAAATAATTCAAAGCACTTAAATCATTGTTTGATTGTTGTATTATTAATTGATTTTCTTCATTAATATTGATAGAAGTCAATGCTCTGTAATTTATTGAAAGTTGTGAAATAAACGAGTATTGATTAGTTTGTGTTATTACATTTGTTACCGAAATTGTAGTAATTGCAAATATTCCTTCTGTATCCACACCTTGTAGTTCAAGTGTAATTAAATGCTCGCCAGTAGTTAAGTTAACAGAAACATCTCCAGAACCAGTTCCATAACAATTAACTGTTTCTAATGTTGTTCCGTTTGATTTTACAAATAAATCACCATATACATTTGAAGAAAAATTATAAGAAAAAGATAAAACGCTATTTTCACCAACATTAAAATTTTGTGTCAAAATATTAGTTTGACCAGAAATGAAATTTGTTCTTATATCTGAAGCATCTCGTGACCATTGTGTGCCAACCCAACCATGATTATCATCATCAAAACCACTAGTATATGTGTTAGATTCTGATGTGCTTTCTATTTTAGCCAAAATCATACCACTATAACCTTGTTCATTTGTCGCATAAAGAATTGCATGTAAATTACCATTGTGTTCGGTTAAACTATGTCCTTCTAATAAATTATAACCATCAATTGTCATTTCAAACAATGGTGATTCATTTAGTAATAGACCATTTGTTGGATCAAGTACATATATTTGAATTGGTCCTTGATAATTATTATCAAATAATCCAACTAAGACATTATTATAGTAATACATTCCTCTAATGCTATTATTAGCACCACTTAATTGTGTTACAGTTCCATTTGTTTCTATTTGATAGAAAGAACAATCAGTAGCTAATAAAAATACACCTGTAGGTGGATAATAACACATAGTTTTTACAGAACAATTAAAGTCATTAGAAGTTAAAGGTATGTTGATTATTTCTAAAGTTTCTGTATTAATATATTCAAATTCATACCCTTGATAAGAATCTCTATTTTTTCTTATCATTCTATAAATTAATCCATTGTGAAAAGCAATTGCATGATTTGTTTCATAAACATTTTCATTTGTAAAAGTTTTTAATTTGTTTGTATAAAACTCATCTCCATAATTTATTGCATAAAGAGTATTTGCTTCTGATAAATTATCATTTACATTTTCTGTAAGACCATATAATTGAAAGTCTGCAAGTTGCCATATTGACATACTTGCTTCTGAATAATTATTTGAATAATTTGAATTTTTAAAATGTCTAACTTTTATTTCAATTGTATCATTAGGTGATACATCAATAATTGTTTCATTATTGTTGTTTTCAACAATAATGGTTTCCCAATAAGTATTATTTATGTTATATTGTAGTTCAGTGCCCAAATTAGATTGATTAGTCCAATTAACAATAATGCCTAAGTTTTCTAAACTTAAATTTAAATTTTTCACATCAGGAATGTCATTATTTAAGTTTGTTGTTTGATATGGGTATAATTGATATCTACAAACTGTTATTACAGAAACCCAAGCGTTTTTTAAATATACCCATTTAATTTCTCTTATAACATTGTTTTTATCCAAACATCTATATGTCATTATAATAACTCCATTATTTTATTTTATTTTATTTTATTTTAAATTGGATATTTTTAATCTTTAATAGTTTTTAATTTATGTTCTTTTAAAAAACCTCTAGGACCTGTTACTTCAATTTCAGTTAATTCTTGAATTAATTTCAATTTATCGATCATTTCTTGACTTGCATCAAATGTGCAAAACCAGTGAGTCTCTGGTTTTTCGCCTGTTTCTGACAATCCAATTCCTAATATTCTTGGATGATTAGCAAAAGCTTCAATTTCCAATCTAGCTTTATTTCTAGCTAATTCAACATCTTCATTTTTTGCTAAAATACATATTTGCATATAATAAATATCTCTTGTAAATAATTTTATTATATATGTTTAAATAAATTAAAAATCTATTTCTTTTTTAATTGTTATTTTATGACCTTCATTTTTTAATATTTTTACTCTTTGATTAGAATGTCTAAGTAAATAAGGATTTATATTGAATATAAAATCATAATATTTTAATTCTTCTTTATCATCAGATGGTCTTAAACCTCTTCCCATACGTTGTATAATCGTATGATCTGCCTTACCACCCGCACAGTTTATTAAGTTATGCAAATGACAATTTATTCCAGAATTTAATATTTTTTGTGTTGCTATAGCTACAACATCTTCTTTAGATGATTTATGTAATCTTTGAATTACTTCTTTTCTCGTTTTTAATGTATCTTTACCTTTAATCCAAATTGAATCTGTAATTATATCATTTAATATATTTCCATGTTCTATTCTTTCAACAAGAATTAAAGTTCTTCCTTTGCATAATGTTGTTAATCTTTTAACTATTTCATGTAAATAATAATTATTAGCAATACCTGCTGTTACAGCATCTCTGTATATTTCATAAGGCAACTCTGGTTCATTAATATGATAAAAATAACAATCACTTTTTGCTAATGTACCTCTTTCTTGTAACAATTTAGTTTTAACGACACCTTTTTCTGCAACATCTGAATTTGTTTTTAAAACAGGACCAAAATATCCTTTAACATAATATCTTTGAGATTTATCTTTACCTCCAAATTTTTCCCAAGTTGCAGATATGGCAAGTCTCATAGAAGCATTTGTTAATTTTTCATATGCTTTTTTACATGTTTTACCCATCATTTCATGGATTTCATCCACAATAACACATTTTATGTGTGGCAATAAAGATTCAATTTTATGAATAGATTGAATTGTTGAGCATGTAATTACATTTGGCTCAAAATAATTTCCATATACTCTTCCAACCTTTTCGAATTTCCATTCTTTTAACTTTTCATAATTTTGATCAACTAAGCTAGTTTGTCCAGCTAAAATTAAACAAGGTGTTTTAGGACTTAAACACCTTAATGATCCTACTAAAATTTCAGACTTTCCAGCACCTGTTGCGGCTGAAACTATTCCTCTTTTATATTCCATAAATTGATTAATTAAATCAACTTGATAATCATATAATTCAAAATTAGGATTCCATTGTTTTAAAAAATCTTTATCTATTTTTGAATTAATTATATTCACTTCAGTTCTTTTATCAATTGTTTCATATTGAATGTTCCAATATTTTAATGCAGCCGTTACTTCTGGTAATAAACCAGTTAAAAATCTTCCTGTTTTTTCTTTAAAAAAATCTGTAAAACCATCCCAGACTTTTTGTTTAAAAAGTCTGGAATGCATATAATTAAGTTCTCTTACTTTAAATAACTTAGTTAAGTCATTCATTACTTTCAAATTTTCACTTTGAAGCCAAGAGTAATTATTTTGTATTTTTATTACAGTTTTCATTCAATATGATACGTTATTAACTTTTTGAAATCACATTTTTTCCAATCTTTTGATTACTTTTTCTATATTTTTTTCTAATTCTGTTTCAATTCTAGATCTTGAAGCAAATACGCTATCTAATGCTGCTTTCATTTCAATTGTAATTTCTGCTTTTCCTTTTATGTTCTTTACAACAATTGTTGTAGATTGATCTTTTAAATTACCAGTTAATGGTCTAATCATTTCGACTTGGAATATTCCTTCTTCTTCATTTATTTTTCTTGTTTCTTTTGCAACAAATGTTGATGTACCAATTGCATTTTTATTTTGAATTTGAAGCAAATCTTTTTCTCTTTTTAAAACTACCGTACCAATTTCTTTATAAAGTATATCTTGTTTAAAATATATTTTATTAATACATTCTTCATAATCCATATCTGTCATTCTTGTTATTTTTGTTTCACCCTCACCAGCAATACAAATATTTGGTAACAACAATATTGAAAAAAATAAATATTTAAACATAAAAACTCCTTTTTTATTATTTATCCAATACATAAATAATAAAATATAAAAGTTTTGAGGTTTATATGAATTTTAAAAAATATTATGAAAACTCTTCAGTTGCAGTTAAAGTATTGAGAGATCAAGATTCAATTGATGCAAAATTCATACAAGAAATTGATAAATTAAAAAAATCAATAATGGAATATGTTGGAAATAGATTTGCAAATATTTTAAATATAAGTGGTAAAAATCATTTTTCAACAATTGCTACAATGGCAAATACAAATAATGAAGTTATCAATCATTTAATGAAATTATCAGAAATTGATGTTCAAATATTAGATTTTTTATATTCTGCACAAATTGTTCATTTTAATCAGATATTAAGATCAATACCAGAAACTTTTGCTGAATTAGCAGATATTATGGAAAGAATTAGTCAAAATGATTTAGTACCAGATTTAACACATACTAAAAACGCAATTGATTATTCTTTAGCTAAAATTAAAAAAAATGCTTCTAGTATGTTGAAAACAATTCAAATGAATGAAGAATTATTAAAAATTTCTTTAGCAAATGAAAAATTATTTCAATACATGTATAAATTTAAAAATAATCAACAAAAAGAAGCAGAAAGTTGGATAATAAATGTGGCTACATGGTATAATATTTATGTTCCAAACTTTATCGATGTTTGTTCAAATTATGCTAACATAACAATTCAAAATTTGAACCATTATGTTTTAAATCAAGAAAATTAAAGAAAGGTTTTTATGGCTCTTACTCAAAAATTATTATTTACTCAAGATTATTCTGAATATCCAATTACTTTTAATTATTTAAGTAACGAAATTGCAAGAATAGACAGAGAAGGTATCTTTCACTTCTGCGTAGAACCTTCTGATGAAAACACAAAGAAGTTTGTAGACTTATTGCAGAATTTGTTCAATCGAAAAATTACTGGTTTGAACGTTGTAGAAAAAAAATCCAAAAACTTGTTTACAAACACTGACAACAACACGTATAGTTCTGATGACAATTCTGATGTTGTAGAAGAATTTGATCTTCTAAAATAATTTTCAAAATTTTTTTGAAAAAAAACAATCAACTACCATATAATAATTAAACTTAAAAGGAAATTTAAAATGTCATATTTATTTAGTTCATATTTGTATAGTTCATCCTCGCTCTTTATGAGCGGAAGGACTAGTCTTGCTGTATGCTAAGTAAATGAGGAAATAGGAATAAAAACCTCGGCATCGCAAGATGCCGAGGTTTTTTTGTTTTATAGGTTAAAGAGAATCTGGGAATTCTGACGGAAAATAAACCGTTGTCTTTTGACTGTTGTGGTTCGAATCCACATGCCTATATTTGTTCTTTTAAAATTTAAAATATATTTATTATGCGTTGATATGGCAAGTGGATAAAGCCGGGTGACTGTAAATCACTTCTTAATTGTTCGGGGGTTCGAATCCCTCTCAACGCACTTTATAGATGGTTTTACTATTGGCTAGGTTAACTTAGTTGGAAACTAAGAAGGCGTTAATTCGCTTTACAAGTTCGATTCTTGTACCATCTGTTTTATTTAGAGTCGCTTCAATGTGGGTATTGGAGAAGTCTGTAAAACTTCTGCCCTATGGGCAAAACAGTTCGATTCTGTACGACTCTACTTGTTGTTATTTTAGATGGGTAGACCTATTGGTAGGTCAGATTATTTGCTAAATAATTAGGGCGGGTCAAACCGTCTTGCAAGTTCGATTCTTGTCCCATCTGCTTGGTTTTTTATTTTATATAGATTGGTAACTGGACAGGCGTGCCAGCATTGTTTTGAAAACAATTGGAGCCATTGAGAAATGGCTTGGGATTCGATTTCTCACCTCTCTGCTTTGTTTATTTTATAATATGGACGGTGAGCTAGTGTGGTCATTTAAGCGGAAATTTGAAAGATTTCAGAACTCAGTTCGATTCTGAGACCGTCCACTTTTAAAGAATTTATAAAATTCGAACATTATTTTTCTTAAAATTAAATACGCTATTACTGTAATAGTGTATGAGCAAAATAATTTATACAAAAGAAGTGTTAGAAAAAGCAGTAAAAGAAGCAAGTTACTTAACTGAAGTATTTAAAATACTTAATGCAAGACAAGGAGGAAATACTTATCAAAGAATAAAAATATTAATTAAAGAGTATAAAATAGACACATCTCATTTTTTGAATGGAAAATATAAAGGATTTTTAAAATCTGGAATTGCTAATAAAAAATGTCATTTAAAAATCCTTGTAAATGATAAATCTAGAAATAGAAGAGAAAGTAGTTATTTATTAAAACGTGCATTAATAGAAAGTGGTCGAATTCATGTTTGTGAATGCTGTGGTTTGAAACCTGAATGGAATGGTAAAGAATTAACACTTCAAGTTGATCATATAGATGGAAATTGGTTAGATAATAGAAAAGAAAATTTAAGATTTTTATGTCCTAATTGTCATACTCAAACAAAAACATTTGGAAATCAAAAGGAACAAAAAAAATGTGAAAATTGTAACATGAAAATAGGAAGAAAATCTCGATGGTGTAAGCGTTGTTTTCCATTATTTGTTTTTATAAATAAAAGAAAAGTAAAAGACAGACCAGAATTACATGTATTAAACCAAGAAGTAAAAGAACTTGGGTATGTAGGAACTGGTAGAAAATATGGCGTAAGTGATAATGCTATTAAAAAATGGATTAAAACAGAAACTAAAAAATTAAATATTACAAATAAATAGTAAATATAGTGTTTATATGTTCGCGTGATGAAATTTGGGATACATGATGGTCTAAGAAGCCATTGCCGTAAGGCTTGCAGGTTTGATTTTTGTCGCGAACACTTGTTGTTTTTATGCTGTAGTACGCAAATAGGCAAAGCGGCAATACTTAAAATATTGTGATTCTGTCGTTCGACTCCGATCTACAGTACTTGTTATTTTTATGCTCATGTGATGCAATTGGCAGACATTTCTCGTTTAAACCGAGGATCTTACAAGTTCAAGTCTTGTCATGAGCACTTTTATATGCTTACGTGATGCAATTTGGTAGACATCTTTCGCTTAAAACGAAAGTTTTTTTGTAGGTTCGAGTCCTATCGTAAGCACTATCGGTCAATAACAATGATGGTTCATGTAGTCGTCTGAAGAACGACAAATCCCAGATCGTAACTGGGTTGACCGGCTTTTATATGTCCATGTGGTGAAATTTGGCAGCCACGCCAGCCTAAGAAACTGGTTCCTTAATGGAGTGTAGGTTCAAATCCTATCATGGACACTTGTTATTTTTATGCCCATGTGATTGAAATTGGTAAACTTGGAAGTTTTAGAAACTTTCGCCTTCGGGCTTGCAGGTTCAACCCCTGTCGTGGGCACTTATTATATTATTAAAAATGGCTCAGTAGGCAACGGAAGACCACTTTTACTCAAAATAAAAGATGATTGTGAGTTCGACTCTCACCTGAGTTACTTATATACAATTATACTGTGAACAAATAGCAAATCTTACTAGGTTATTCTAGTGCTCATCAAACGTTGAAATAAATAATCTAAGTTATAATTGTATATTTTTTGGATTAGATTGAAAGCGGCTATTCTACTAAATTTCGAAAATTTAGAACTATTTTTAGTTTGCGAGTTCGACTCTTGCCTAATCCGTTTTTAAAATTTAAGTTATTATAATAAATATATTATGAAAAATTTTAAACAATGGTTACAAGAAAACAATAGATGTTGGACTGGATACGAGCCAGTTCCAGGCAAAAAAGCTTTTTCAAAAGGATCATGTAGAAAAAAGAAGATCCAAAAAGAGAACTCATTTAATGAATGGTTAAAAAATAAATCATCACTTTTCTAAAGTGAAAGTTTTTCTAACTTTTCAATTCAACTTTCTTTGAAGTTACTTATAATCATTTAAATCAAACTAAAGAAAGGCTTATATGAAAAATTTAAAAGATAAATTTTTAGATTTAAAAGAAAATATTAAAAATACTTTAACAATTAAAGAAAAAGAAAAAGAATTAAAATCATTAAATGATAAAAAAAGAGCTGCAAATTTGCTTTATTTGCATGAAGAGTTGATTAAGTCTTTTAATGAAAAAAAACATTTATATGAAAATATTTTAATTTTAAATTCTTATGTTAAGAATAACCCTTTGGGTTATATTGAACCTAAATTTATTTTTACACAAATAGACACAAATTTGAAAGCAGAAGTTGATGTTTTAGTAAATCTTAATTTTAATGACATTCAAATATTTGTGGAAGATATTATATTCTATCTTATTGATGATAATAATCAATACAAATATGCAAAAGTTAGATATGATGATACAAGAATGAATTTCTCTGGTCAGTTAGGATGGGGAAAAAACTATTCTTCTAGTCAACCTATAGCTTTTAATAAAATTGAATCTGATAAAATAACTTGGATCAATTCAACAGATGAATTAACAGATAATTTACTTGATGAAGTCTTAAATAAAATTAAAAAAGATGCTAATTTAATTTAATATATTTTTCCCAAATTTTATTACTTAATCTTACTCTAGAGTCATTTTCGTTCCATCCTAAATCAGCATAAGGTATAACAAATCCATAACTTAAATGAATTTTACTTTTATCAGATTTATCCATCCAGTGTTGATAAAAATTAGCTTCAAAACAATATAAATCAAACTTTTCAATAAGTAATTTTTCTTTATCTATGTAAATGTAATCTAAATCTGGACCATCAACAGATATGTTACATTTATAAGTAATATATCCTGGCAATCCCACATCATAATGTTTTTTAACTTCGCCACCACTTCCTAGATAAATATATTGAAAAAACATATTTTCTTTATTAAGATTGATTTTTTTAGCTATTCTGTCAGCTATATTTATAAAAATTTCAGAAACATAATCTATTTGTGTAGTATCACCTTGATGTTTAGATATTTCTTTAGAAATATTTGATTTTGTAATATCATAAAGAAAAGTCCATCCGTTTGATGCTTCATTTAAAGCTTTAACATTTTTATTTTCAATTTCTGTTTTTGTTTTAATAAAAGATTTGGAAAAATCTATAATTTCTTTTGCTTCATCTGTGGTAATAAAATTATTTATTGTCTTCATGTTTAACCTTTAATTAATGATAATTTAAATTTTTTTAAAAAACTTCTAGGATTTGTAACTTCTATTTCTGTAAATTCTTGAATAGATTTCAACTTATCTATCATTTCTTGGCTTGCATCAAACGTACAAAACCAATGAGTAATAGGCTTCTCGCCAGTTTCAGACAATCCTATTCCTAAAATTTGATAATGATTTGCAAATTTTTCAATTTTTTGTCTTGCTTTTTCTCTTACAACTTCAATGTTTTCATTTTTTGCTAATATACAAACTTGCATTATTTCTCCTTTTTAATCCCAAGTATAATAAGTCCATTTACTAATTGGATTTTTATAACGCATTCTTAATTTAAAGTTAGATGTTGGTTTATCTACAATAACCCACCACCATTCTGTATCTTGTTGTATTACTTCTAATACATTAACGTTTTCCCAACCTATATAACTTTGATCAGCGTTTCCATCAGAATTCCATTGAACTTCTAAATTTTCTTTATTTGGCTCTTCACTTGTTGGTCCAACTTCTATAAGAGTTGTTGTTTCATCATAACTCCAATACCATGCACCTTCAGGACGTTCTTTTCCAAATAGTTCAGCAACAAGTCCACCAACAATTTTAAACGTTCTAATACTAGTTGCGTAAATTATATTAAATTCGTCAGGTTGTAAATTATCAATAACTGCTAGTGTATAATTTTGATTTCCATCATAAGAAATAATATACAAATCATTTCCTACTGCTGCCATACTTTTTGTTGAATAATGATTTATTGAATTATTATCAACCCAAACTATTGGTCCCTTTTTATCTTGTACTTCATTTATAATTTCTCCAGTATTTGGGTCTAATTCTGCTATATTTGCAACACTATCATAACCTGCATACAATCTGTTTTCAATGAAAGCTAGTGATGAGCAATCATAAAAATGCCATGCATTATTTAAGTAATTTATTACACCATTTTTATTAATAGAATAAAATCCTCCATTATTTCCAACAATTAAAAAAGAATTGTTATTTTTATAAACCATACATCTAGGATTTTGTAATCCTGGTCTATTTCCAACAGGAAAATTTTGTTCTCCATTATTTTGATCAACAAATAGATAAATATTTTCTATATTTGATGTTATTTGATTTACATTCGCATTTAATGCCGATAAAGCATCAGATGCAGTATTAGAATTAAATATAACCGACAAGAAACTATTTCCAATTATTTGTGCCAAATTTTCTGAAACTTCAGATCCATCATAAGGAGAAAAAGTTGAAAACAATAAATAATAGATATGATTAGTATTTTCTAAGCCTGATATTTCATGAAAATCTTGATTTGTATCTGCAACTATATTTGATAATATACCTGTTCTGGTTGGAACAATAATAAGATGGTTTACTGATGAACTATTTGTTCCATATGTTTTTTTAAAATAACCAGTATATCCACCATTTAGTGAAATTGAATGTTGATTCACAATTCCATTACCATCTGCTCCCAAATCACCAGATATGGTAAAACTATTAATATTAATATTTTTAGCCACCATAACAAATAAACCTGAATACATATTTGTAAAATATTCTGAATTTTCTCCAAAATATAAAGTTCCATCTGCTACAACTCCATCAGCAATCTCTGTAAATTCACTACTTTCTTGTTGAGTATGAGTATATTGTATAAATCCATTTTCGATAATGTTGGTATTTAAAAAATTACCAGTATCAAACATATTATTTCCACCATCACTTATATAAGAAGTAGTAGAATGTAAAACTCCTTTTATATACACATCACCCGAAATGTTTATTTGTGTTATTTCTAATGTATTTGGGTTGAATTTTTCAAAATTCAATTCCATTTGATCTTCTATATCTAATTCTTGGTCATAACCTTCTACTCTCATTGAAGCATGATAAATATTTCTATCAATAGGATTAAATGCAATACATGGATATCTTTCTCTATTACAACACATACTTGTATTTATTATTTCATTTCCCACTTGACCAGAGTCACTTAAAAAGTATAAAGTGTTATTTTGAATATTTTGAACAATTAATTTTGATTCTCCATTTACTATTGCTGATGAAATTAGATTATATCCATCAGATAATGTTGAAATAAATGAAACATTTTCTTGAACAAGATCTATAGTAATTAAAATAAGACCATCATATTCTTCTGGCTCAACGGCACTTAAAATCGCATAAAATAAGCCATTATAATATTCTAAGCTATGTATATCGGTTAGAGTATATTGATTTATAGTAGAGTTAGCCCAATGAAGAGTTGTACGATCTCCGTTTGATGTATCAACTTCATATAAACCAATAGTTCCATTATCATTATAAAGAGTGAAATAAGCTTCGTTGTTGCTAGTAAAACCTTTATTTGAAGTATTATTATTTGAACTAAGTCTTGTAACTGTTCCATTTGTTTCTAATTGAAAAAACCCACAATTAGAACTTACAAAAAAATTATTATTTTGTAAGTTAAAACACATTGAGGCACCGTTACATAAAGTATATTCACCAGAATAGTTTAATGGAATTGGATTTACTTGATTTGTTATTAAATTAATATGTTCAAATTCAATTCCAGAATAATCATCTCTCGTACGATAAACAAGTCTATAAATTGAGCTAATATTAGCTGGGACAGAGCCTAAAGCATATTCATCTTCAAATACATTTTCTTCTAAAAATGTTATTATTTTATTAGGTGTAAAATCTTGGTTTTCTGAATTAAAATTATATAATGTATTACCTTTTAAATCAGGTAATCCAGTGCCAGATAATCCATATAAAGTAAAATCAATTAATTCCCAAGTAGTTATTGATGCTGTTGTATAATTTTTTGAAAATCTATCATTATTATCTATAAATCTGACTTTAACTTCTATTGTAGAATTAGGTTGTAAATCATAAATAATAGTATTTTGATTTTTTTCAATTATACTTACATTCCATTCGCCTTCTGATAATTTAATAGATATTTCAGTAAAATATGATAAATTATTTATCCAAGAAATAATTAAACCTAAATTTTCAAATTCTAAATTTAATCCTGTAACATCTGGAATATCATCAACTAATTTGATTACATTTGTTATTGGGTATAATTTATAAGTACAAACAGTTATAACTGGTATCCATGCATCTTTACGATAAATCCAAGTTATATTTCTAACTATTTTATTATCTTTGCACTTAAAAGTCATTAATTAATCCTTTTATTAGATTTGTATGTTTTAATTATATATTAAAAACAAATAATTTTAAAAAACATCTTTATCATAATAATTAATAAACTTATACTATTTTTAAAGCAGTTTAAACAGGTAATTTATAATGAAAAAAATTTCTTTTGATTTTGATGACACACTCGCTAATAGTATTAGTGTCCCATATTTTGGATTGGATGGCGAAATATATTATTCTGAATTACATTTTCCTATTGAAAAAATATTTAAATTTCTTAAAAAATGTCATGACAAGAATCATGATTGTATCATATTAACAGCTAGAGAAGAAAATGATAAAAATATTAATATAATTAATAAATTTTTAAAAGATTATGGTGCATTTGATATGATTAGTAAGGTTTATTTTACTAATCATAAATATAAAGGTGATTTTATTAAAAAACATAATATTAATATAGATCTTCATATTGATGATGATAATGATCATTTAGAATCACTAAGAGAGCATAAAATAAATGGGATTTCATCATTATATGAATCTTGTATTTATGAAAATCTTGATATATGATAATTAAAGTTTACAACAAGCATTATATTTATTTTAATAAAATTTGTAAAAATTTATAAAAATATGTAAAAACATACTATATAAAGTAATGAATAAAATTAAATTGTCAACCTATGCTAAAAGAAATAATCTGTGCTATCGCACTGCATATAATTACTTTCACTCCGGAACACTTAAAGGCGAACAACTTGAATCTGGTACTATCCTAGTTTATGATGATCAAAAAGATAAATCAAAAATTGAAAAAGTTGCAATTTATTGCAGAGAATCAACCTCTGAAAATTCTAGCTCTTTAAATAACCAAATTCAAAGAGTATCTGATTTTTGTACTGCAAAAGGTTGGATTATACACAAAATTATAAAAGAAATCGGAAGCGGACTAAATGATAAAAGACCAAAATTTTTATCATTATTAGAAGATACTTCAATAACAAAAATTGTTGTAGAACACAATGATAGATTTTGTAGATTTGGAATAGAACCAATAAAAATATTACTCAAATCACAAGGAAGAGAATTAATTATAATTAATGAAGTAACTAATGATAAAGAAGATTTAATTCAAGATTTTGTTTCAATAATAACATCTTTTTGTGCAAGAATTTATGAACAAAGAAGAACCAAAAAAGCAACTGAAAAACTAATCAAGGAATTAAATGAAATTAGTTGAAATTCATAATTTTAAAAAGAACTCTAAACAATATAAAGAACTTGATGAAATATTATTTAAATCAAAAAATGTTTATAATTCTGCATTATATGTTTGGAGACAATATTACATCAAAGAAAATAAATTTATTTCTTTGAATGAAACTTATCATATAATAAAAAATTATGAATGTTACAAACAACTTCCTCAAAATGTATCAACTCAAACTTTGAAATTAACATTTCAAAACATTAATTCTTATTTCAAAGCAATTAAATCATATAATAAAAACCCAAATAAATTTTTAGGAAAACCTAAATTACCAAAATATAAAGACTCAATAAAAGGTAGAATTATTGCTGTTTATACTTCAAGAGTAATAAGAAAAAAAGATTTTAATAAAGGAAAAATTCAATTAACAGGATTATCTTTTTCCATTCCAACAAAAATTGAAAATTATAATGATATAAAACAAGTAAGAATAATTCCTTCAATTAATTCTATTAAAATTGAAATTGTCTATAATAAACAAGAAAAGAAAATTAAGAAGAATAAAAAATTAGCTGCAATTGATTTAGGTTTAAATAATTTATCAACACTTTGTTTTAATGAAGTAAAAAATAAACCAATAATTATAAATGGGAAGCCATTAAAATCAATTAATCAATATTACAATAAAAAGAAATCAAAATTACAATCAAAATTACATAACAATAAAAGAACAAGTAAAAACATATTAAAATTAACAGAAAAAAGAAACAATAAAATTAAAGATTATCTTCACAAATCATCAAGATGTTTAGTGAATCAATTAGTTTCTAAAAATATATCCAAGCTCATTATAGGATATAATAAAGGATGGAAACAAGACATTAATATTGGTAAAAAGAACAATCAAAATTTTGTAAATATTCCATTTTTACATTATATTAATCAATTAAAATATAAATGTGAATTAGAAGGGATAGAAGTAATTTTAAACGAAGAGAGTTATACGTCTAAATGTTCTTTTATTGATATGGAAGATGTTAAAAAGCATGATTCATATGTAGGTAAAAGAATAAAAAGAGGTTTATTTAAATCTAAAGGTGGAATATTAATTAATGCAGATTTAAATGGATCGTATAATATAATGAGAAAAGTAGTTCCTAATGTTTTTAACAAGGGAATAGAGGGTTTTGTGGTAAGTCCAAAAGTGATATCGCTTTAAAAGAAGATATTTACATGTTTTCTATAACCATCATGGTAATTATCCAAAAGATTCTGTTTATATTGGTAGAGGATCTTGTTATGGTAATCCGTTCATAATAGGAAAAGATGGTACAAGAGAAGAAGTTATAAAAAAATATATTGATTTGATAGAATCTGATGAAAAGCTTAAAAAGTTAATAATACAAAGATTAAAAGGTAAAAATTTACTTTGTTTTTGTTCGCCAAAACCTTGTCATGGTGATTATTTATTAAAAATTTGCAATGAATAAAATATATAAAATATGAGACTCGGAATATGCTATATGGTTTTTGATGGCGATGAATTATTAGAATTTGCCATTAAAAGTATAAGAAATGTTGTTGATTTTGTATCTGTTACATATCAAAAAGTATCCTATTTTGGAAATCCAGCAGATCCTAATTTGCTTCCTTTGTTAGAAAATCTAAAAAAACAAGGATTAATTGATGAAATTCTTCATTATGAAACAAATTTAGGTATACATCATAAACAAAATGAACTAAATTTAAGAAATTTAGGACTTGAAGCTTCTAAAAAAGCTGGCTGTACACACCATATATCCGCAGATGTTGATGAATTTTATAAACCAGATGAATTAACTTTTGCTAAAAATTATATGGCAGAAAATGATCACGATTTTTCTGCTGCATATTTGTATACTTATTATAAAGAACCAACTTACTTAGTTTATCCTGTTCAAAAATTATTGGTTTCTTTTATACATCCTGTACATAACGAATATAGAATGGATGTTCCATATCCTACTTTTCCTTTACATATGGAAACCACTCGTAGATTTGGAAAATGTAAAAATTATCATATTTTTGATCAAAATAATTTTATGATTCATCATATGAGCTATATTAGAAAAGATATAAGGAAAAAATTTCAAAACTCCGATAATGCTCAATTTTATAAAATAGAAAAATTTATCAATAACTTTGATAAATACAAATTAGGAGAACGTGTGTGCTTACTCCCTGATTTTATGAATCGAAAAACAATAGAAGTTGATAATTATTTTAACATAAAAATATAAGGAATATTATGGGTGCAGCATCAGTAACAGGTAAAGGAATAGGATCTTCAAATAAATTAACCGTTAAAGAATTAGCTATTGCAGCAAACGGTCCACAAATTTATTTTTCAGGAATAATAACCTCTGCTGGATCGACTTTAAGTCCTCCTTCAAGTCCTCCTGCTACTTTAAGTAGATTAATATTTCCTTACCCATTACCAGGAAGTTCTAGTAATTATGCAGTAATGTTAACTACATTAAATGGTGGATATGCTTACATTTCTGATTTAGATGAAAATACTAATGGTGATTTTACTGGTTTCTCATTTGTAACAGAAGCAGAATGTGATTTAATGTATTTAGTTGTTAGTTGCGGTATGAAGCCATTAACTATATAATATTTTGAGTTTCACTATAAGTATTATTTGTTTTTATTATTGTATTTGTTAATGTAAACCTTTTAATATCAATATTCATTAAAAATATATCTACCGCCTTGTGTATTGGAAAAAAACAATCCATTATTTTTTTAATGGATTGTTTTTTTATTAAATAACCATGTGTCCCAGCCAACACATGTTTTGGATAATAAATTCCATGAATTTTATTCCCAACATATTCTCCTTCTTTACAACAATTAGTATAACAATTAATTCCTAAATAAAATATGTCCCAATTTATATTCTTAATTCTATTCATTAGAATATTATATTTAATATTAAATCCATCAACGAAAAATACATCATCTTCTAACACTAAACTTATTTCGGCATCATTCTTAATTATTTCTTCATAGATTTTATAATGACTAAGAGAGCAACCTATTTCTCCTCTTGTTAATTTGCAGTTATTTGAAATAATGTTTTTATTTTTTAATTCTTCTGAATTTAAATCATTACCATTAATTGCTTCAATAAAATTATAATTTTCTATCTTGTGTTTTTTAAATTCTTCAATTAAATACTTTTTTCTTTCTGTATTTTTCTTTAGATTTATTACATAAATTGGTAATTCTTGCATAAACTATTTATCACTTTTCAGTTCACTTTCAAAAAGTTTCATTGTACAATTAGTTGTTAAAAAATTTTTTTGAGAATTTACTATGTTTATTTATTTGTTGCGGTTTCATGGAGAAGATGGTCCTGAAGATTTAAAAGCTACTCTTGACCGTGAGCGTCTTATTACTATTTTTAAAATCAGACGAAGATCTTTTGTCGGAAACAACAGATGGAATACATAGTCTTATGGATGGGGCGGATTACATTTGCAAGTTGTAAAATCTTTATGAATTTTATTAAGGAAAATTAAATTGTTTCAAACTATATTGAATATGCCTCAAACATTAAAAGCTCAGGTTTATGAACATAGAGCACCTACCGACGATTCAATTCGTTTGTATGAAGAATATCGCGAAAAAGCAATTAAATCAATTATTGATATAAATACGGAACATTTAAGTGTAGATAAAATTCAATGGATAATTAGAGACGCTCCTGAAATTTATGGTATTTATATTGATCTTGTCTTTTTTATAGATGGTAGAAAGTGTAAAGAAACTATTAAAATATCTAAAACAGAAATTTATGGAGACATAGAAAAACAATGTGAAATTATTACTAACCATATTTATAATTGTGTTATTGCTTCTGTTTCAAAAGAAATAACTTTTAGATTATTTAAATCTATTGGAGCAAAAATTTCAAATGCAATCATAAAAAAATAAAAAAAATATTAAAAATAAGACTAAATTTATATGGTTATTGAAAACGTAATTAGTACATTAATAAAAGAAATTTAACAAAATGATGAAAAAATATTTTATAATTGTTTTATTTGTTCTCTTTTTTGTTGGATGTGCAAAAACAAATTTTATAATATTAGAAGTTCATCCAACATCTATTTATTTAGAAAATGAAGATGTAATAATTATAGAATCTTACATAATAATAGAACGTGATGGAGTTAAATACAAACATATTTGCAATACACAAGGATTATCTTCTGGAATGGATATCAAATTAAATATCAATAACTTGGAAGAAATTAAATGATTAGAAGAAATTTTTTAAAAAGTAGTTTATTGTCTGTTCCTTTTTTGAATTTTTTAAATTCATTAAAAGAAAATGAATCTAATTTAAAGAAAAATAATAAATCGTGTGTTTTAATTTGGCTGGGTGGTGGTCCTTCAACTATAGATATGTTTGATCTTAAACCTCATTCTAAAAATGCAGGTGAATTTAAACCTATTCAAACGAATGTTAATGGAATTGAAATATGTGAACATTTGCCAAAATTAGCTACTACATTTAATGATCTATCAATTATTCGTTCAATGAGTACTAGAGAAGCTGATCATATGAGGGGCAGTTATTATCTGCATACTGGTTTTATTCCAACACCATCAGTTGTTCATCCTACTGCTGGGTCTGTTTTTAGCTTTGAATCTAAAACAGAATTAGATATTCCTTCTTTTATATCAATTAATCCAACATCATTTAAATCTGGATATCTTGGTGTTAAATATGATCCATTTGTAGTATTAGAAGATGGAAGTATACCCAATTTAAACAAAAATTCTAACTTAAATAAAAAACTCTCTTTCTTAAATGAAATTGAAAATAATTTTATAAATTCTAACCGTGGCGATATGCCAAATTCTCACAAAGAAATATATTCTAATACTATTAATTTGATTAATTCAAATCAATCAAAAGTTTTTAATACTTTTGAAGAAAATGAAGATACAAAAATTAAATATGGTAATTCTTCAATTGGAAAAAGTCTTTTATTAACTAGAAGATTAATAATGGCTGGTGTTCCATTTGTTGAAGTTAATTATAATGGCTGGGATATGCATTCTGATATTTTTAATTCATTGAAATTTAAATTATCAGAATTTGATCAATCTTTACATACATTTATTCAAGATTTAAAATCTTTGAATATGTATAAAAATACAACTATTGTTTGCATGGGTGAATTTGGAAGAACTCCAAAAATCAATCAAGATTCAGGAAGAGATCATTGGGCTAATGCATGGTCTATTTTGCTTGGTGGCGGTTCATTAAAAAATGGACAAGTTTTAGGAAAAACATCAAAAGATGGTACACTAGTTGAAGAAAGTCCATATAATGCTGGCAATGTTTGGTCTACTGTTTCTAAATCGATGGGAATTGAGATTAATACTCATACATCAAAAAATGGTCGTCCAATGAAAATGTTTAATGGTGACAATTTTATTGAATCATTATTTTAATAAGGAATTTTAAATGTCAGGACAAAATGGTAAAGGTGATTCTCCAAGACCAAAGTCTATTTCAAATGAACAATTCCAAAATAATTGGAATAATATTTTTAAAAAAAACAAAAAAATAAATAAAACAAAACATGATAGAATCATAAAAAATAATAAAGAAATTTAATTATGAATATTTTATATTGTAAAAATAGAAAAGCTTTTCATGATTATGAAATTATAGAAACCTATGAGGCTGGTATTGTTTTGTTTGGATCTGAAGTTAAAGAAATAAAAAATAACAAAAGTTCTTTAGATGGATCTTTTGCTATTATTAACGATAATGTTGTAAAACTTTTAAATTTCAAAATGGGCAATTTAGAAAATAGAGAGATAATTTTACTTTTAAATAAAAAAGAAATTTATAATATACAAAAAGAATTAGTTAAAGGTTATTCGTTAATACCACTTGTTGTATATTATACAAATAATTATATTAAATTAGAAATTGCTCTTTGTAAAGGTTTAAAGAAATTTGATAAAAGACAAGTTTTAAAAGATAAAGATTTAATTAAATCGGAATCATCTAAAATTAAACTTTAATAAGTATAAATATATTTAAACTTAATTAAAGGATTAATTATGAGTAATTATAAAAAATTTGAATCAATTATTAAAGGATTAAAGTTGGGAGTCATAGGAATTATTTTAATTAAAGTAATTAAAGTAATAATATGTGCTTTATTTGGTTTTTGTGTAATTTAAGACTTCTTCTTTTTTCGTTTCTTGCGTTTTTTTGCAATTTTCCTAGAATAAGCCAAGTAAGGATTTGATTGTCCACCATAAAGTGGCGGATAATTTCCTATACCTCCATATCCAATAGGATATACGCCTGTTATATCTTCTAAACCTTCACCTATTTTATCTTTTAACCATTCTTGAAAACTTTTCATTACTTATTTACTTTTTTAAGGACTTTTTTTAATGTTTAATTCTGAATTAATTTTGAATGCTTTTTCTAAATTTGCTTTTTTAGAAATGTATAGCTTTTTTTGGTTTGTTTATATAGTAGGATTTGTTTGGTTGTTAGCCAAACTTGTAGATGAAGCATATTACACAAGTTCGTTTTTTACTTTACTTTTTGGGGTTTTAGCTTTAGACTTTTTAGGCAACACTCCAATATTATATTTTATACTTCAGTATAAATATTTTCTGTTTTTATTGGTTCCAATTTATTTAATTGCTGGATCTGTTTGGGGCTTATTAAAATGGCGATTTTATATCTCTGATTGTTTTAATAAATTTATAGCCTCTAAAGAAGAATATTGTGAAAAAAATGGTATTAATGAAATTTCTAATTCTGAATTTTTATCTAAATCATATGATTACGTCTCTTACCAGAAAGAAATACCTAGTTATATAAATAGAATTGCTGGGACAGCGTCCAGAGGAAAAACAGAATACACATATGTTGTCAGACCTTATGCTTATAAACACAAATCTTTAATTTTGTCTTGGATGATTTATTGGCCATTTTCTCTCGTTTCGACTTTGTTGTACGACTCAGTTGCTGCTACATTTAACTATATGAAAGTAAAATTTATATCAATTAGAAATAGTTTAATGCAAAGAATGGAAATTGTTTCTATCAATAAATTCAAGTCAATTCAAGATGAAATTGATAATGCTAAACAAGAATCCAAAAAATTTGAATAATTTTTATAATAGTACGCAAAAAAATGTTTTTTGCGTACTATTATAAAGTGCGAAATTAGTCGCGTAGTTTTTTATTGCACAAATAGGTGCGAAGAAGGAGAAATTTATGGAAAAAATTAATACTGTAGTTGCATTAATTGAAGAGCATAATAAATTAATGCAAGATGATTTGAAAATTAATGTAGAGTTATTTAAAAGAAAACTCTCGCTTATTGGTGGGACATCTGATGAACGATGTAAAGGCTTATCCCACGAAGAAATAACAGAATGCTTTGTCCCAATTGATGGGATTTATCCTAAACTTCTAATAAAAGAAATAGCAAAAATATTTAGAGGTAAAGAAGATTCAGGTTACGCTACATCAAATTCTTCTTTAAAAGAAAAAAAATATTTATCTAGCAAAGATGTTTCTAAAATGTCAACTAGAGAATTGGTGGAAAACTATTCTGTTGATGAACCTGAAAGTAATGTAACTAAAAGATTAAAAGAGATTTCAAAAGGAATGAAATGTGTAGTATTTAAAAACAAACTACCTGATGTTGAAAAAACATTTCTTCTTATTCAAGAGATAATTAAAAATTATCCAGAAAGAAAATTCTTTGTTGAAGGCAATGAAGTTTATGAAACCTATAAAATTGGTGATAATCCATATGATTTAGTTGATGAAAATCCAATTTATGTTAATAGACCTCTAAGACTTGATGAATCTTGTGATCAAACTGGTCGTTCTTGGAATGGTGTTTCAACAGAAATAAGACAATTTGTAAGATTAATTAGTGTTACTATTGGAAATGTTAATCTTGAAACGGCTCATAAATTAATTGATTATGCTATATCTGCTGATCCTATAAAAACATTATCAATGTATTACCCTGCTGCTAAATTAGAGTTTAATAGACTTAAAGATAGTGGTGATTTACCGAAATTAAAAATTTCATTATCTAATAAAGTTCCATCTTTATATAAAAATATAAATAATGGTACTAAAGTAGAATTAAAAAAAAATTAACAAACAAACCTAGTTTAAATAAGCCAAATTACAATTTTTTAAAAAATTTATTTCTAAAAGGAAATAGAAGGGAATTAATATATGAGCGATAAAACAACATATGTGTCTATAATTTTAGATAAAAGTGGATCTATGTCTGCTGCTGCCAACGGAGCAGTAGCTAATTTTAATGAACAAATTCAACAAATGAAACAAAACTCTGATACTCAAAAGATTTTTTGTTCATTAATTACATTTAATGGAAATGTTTATGAAAACTGTTGGAATGAAACAGCTTCCTCAATTGAGGAAGCTGAATTAAATACATTTCATCCTTGTGGATCAACTGCTTTATTTGATGCAATTGGTTATACAATTTCAAAAATGAAAAAGAGCACAAAGGACGACACATCAGATAAAGCTTATTTGGTAATAATTATATCTGATGGTGAAGAAAATGCCTCTTCTCATTATGATCAAACTTCAATTGGACAGCTTATTTCTTCTTGTAAAGAAGAAGGTAATTGGACATTTACTTATTTAGGATGTGACGAACGTTATATTAAAAATATAGCAAAATCGTTGAACATAGCAGCGGCAGACTGTGCAGTATGGAGTAATCAGACTGATGAATCTGCTTATACATCATTAAGATGTTCTTCTGATGCAATTGGTTCATATTACACAGAAAGAGCAAGGGGTGTCAAATCACTCACAGGTTTGCATTCTAATGATGGTGATATTGCTAATTATGCAGAATCTGTTTTAAAATATGATCCTCAAAATTCAACAAGTTCTGTTGCATCTTTCAATAATCAAGTTTCAATTTGTTCTGTTAGTAATCCTACTTACACAAATAAATCTGTTACAAGATCTATTAATAAAACTAAATCAACTTCATCTAAAAAATCAATATTCGAAACGTCGACGGCTGTTAAATTTTAAATAAAATTTAATAATTTTTATAAAAAACCCACTTAAAATTAATTTTAAGTGGGTTTTTTTATTTAATATTGATATTGAATTTAAAATTAGGTTCACATCTTCTTCTTCCTTCTCTATATCCTGCTTCATAATGTGGAGAATTTAAAAAATTTACATTTTTTTCTCTTCCTCTTACGCCATCTTCATAACCTAATTGATATAATCTTCTTTCTTCTATTGAATAATTTGGAACATTTTGTACTGGTGGATTTACAATAACTGGGGGCTGCACTGGTGGATTTATAATAACTGGTGGTTGAATTGGGTTTGGACTTACAATCACTGGTGGTTGAGTGTTTTTATTTTCATTTGATTGTAAAAAAAACATCATACCACAAAAAATTATTAAACACACTGCAAGTAATCCTGATGAATTATTCATTTTTTTATTCCTTTTTTATATATCTTAAATATATAGTAAGTATGAAAAAAACATTTTGGCAATTTACACAACAATTAAAAGAAAATAGTCCTCCTTCTGGACCTGATGGTGGCGGGGGTGCTCCACCAATCGGCGGCGGAATGGGAGATATGGGTGGTGGAATGCCTGGTGTGGGCGGAAGTTCACCAATGCCTCCAATGGGTGGTGGAATGGGAGATATGGGCGGCGGTCTCGGAGGAATGGGTGGTGGAATGATGGGAGGTCCACCACCAAATGCTGGACCTAGTGGTCAAAAAACATCACCAATACAATTAAAACCTATTGATGTGTGGTCGGTTATAAATAGAATTTTAGACGGCAAATCTATTAAAGTTGAAAAAGAAAAAAACTCTGTACAATCTGCTCCTGATTCATTACAATCAAATAATGATTTGTCTCAAAATCAAAATAATTCTCAACCAAACGATATGTCACAACAAATGAATCAACCTATGCCACAAATGAATAATCAAAATGTTATGGGACAATAATCATTTGTTGTTTTAGAAAGTTTAAAATTGAAAGCTTTAATATTTAGTGATTTGCATTGTCATCAACACAAAAATTCTCAATCAAGACTGGAAGATTGCATTGAAGCTCTTGAATGGGTTTTTAAAACGGCACAATCTAAAAGTATTGATTTAATCATTTTTTGTGGTGATTTATTTCATGATAGAGCAAAAATTGATATATTAACTTATCAAAGAGTTTTTGAAACTTTTCAAAAATATCTTTCGGACACTACTGGTCCTGAAGTTTATTTACTACTTGGAAATCATGATTTATTTTACTTTGAAAGTAAAGAAGTTTCAAGCGTGTATCCTTTATCTTCTTTAAAGAAGATAAATATAATAAGCAAACCATCTGTTGTTAATATTAGAGAATATAATGTTGGTTTTATGCCATACACTCATGATCCAATCTCAGATCTAAAATTAGTTCCTATAAGAGAAATGAAAAAAGGTAAAAACAAATATAATGTTTTATTTGGGCATTTGGCTGTTCATGGAGCATTATTTAATCTTGTATATGGAACTAAGGCAGATGTTCAAATAGAAGGTGATGCAGGAATGACTGTTGTTACGCCTGATATATTTGATTCATTTGACCGAGTATTTTTAGGTCATTATCATGCTGCTCAAGAATTAACTTCTAAAGTTGAATACGTTGGTTCTCCATTACAATTGAGTTTTGGTGAAATGGAACAAAAGAAACATATTGTTATATATGATTTTGAAAGTGATACAAAAGAATATATAGAAAACACGTTTTCTCATAAACATTTAAGATTTAATTCAATTAAAGAAGCTGCAAAAGCAGCAGAAAAAGGTGGTTTAAAAGGTGAATTTGTTGAAATTTTTGATGAAAACACTAATTCATCAGATGCTTTAGAACTCAAGCAAACATTGATTGAAAATAAGGTTGGAACTTTTTCTATAAGACAACTGCCAAAATCCAAAGTGAATGAAGCAATAGATGTTCAAAATGCTAAATCGATTTTATCATCAACAGATCAAATGTTAACTAACTATATTGGTTCAATAAAAGATTTGAAATTAGATAAAAATGTTTTATTAACAATTGGTAAAAAAATATGTGAAAAGAAAGTGGACTAATGGAACAATATAAAGATGGTCATTTAGGTGGTGCTGTAGTAGGTGGCGATCCAGCAACTTACTATCCTAATGTTTGGGATTGTTTAATTGAATCATTAAATGTAAAATCAATGATTGATGTTGGTTGTGGTGAAGGTCAAACAATGCATTACTTTCAAGATAAAGGAGTTGAAGTATTTGGAATTGATGGTTGCAAAGAAGCAATTGATAATAGTTTAGTTAAAGACAAAATATCATTACATGATTTTACTAAAGGAAAATTTCAACTTAATAAAAGTTATGATCTTATTTGGTGTTGTGAATTTGTTGAACATGTATTTGAAGAATTTTCAGAAAATTATTTAAATTTATTTTCAAATAGTTCTGCAAAATATATAGTTATGACACATGCTTTGCCAAATCAAGGGGGTCATCATCATGTTAATTTGCAAAAACCTTCTTATTGGATAGAGAAAATTTCTAATTTGGGTTACACTTTAGATCCAACATTATCCAGACAGCTTAGAATAGTAGCTAGACTTGAAAGCATACAAGTTGTGTATAATCATTTTTATAATACTGGATTAGTTTTTGTAAGAAATGATTTAATAAATAAAGAAAAAAAGAATCGGTTAAACACAGCCATATTAACTTGGATGTCTGGAGATTTGTTTTGTAAAAATGATGGCATAAAAGTTTTTGTAAATTCTTTGAATGATATTCAGTATAATGGAAATAAAATAGTTTTCACACATGATATGAATTTAGAAACAAGAGAATATTTATATAAACATGAATTTGAAATTATTGATGTTAATCCAAATCAAGTTAGACATGTTGTTATAGATAGATTCTTGCATTATTTTAAATACTTAAACAATAAAAATTACTATTATATAGGGCTTTTTGATTGTAAAGATGTTTTATTTCAATCAGATCCTTTAATTTCGCTTCCTCCTTTATTGTTTGTATCAGAAGGTAAAAAACATAAAGATTGTGAATGGAATATGAAAGATCAAACAAATTGTCAGAATGAAACAGCTTTATTTGATAATGATTTCCAAAATTGGGAAGTTATTTGTGGTGGGACTATTTTGGGTCAAACAAAAGAAATACAAACATTATGTATATCTATATGGTCTTTGTGCAACAATAAATTTACTCGTTTTACTGATCAAGCTGCTTTAAATTATTTGTACAACAATATTTATAATAAATATTGTTGTACAAATCCATATAAAGACAATTTTGTATGCACTGCCAATCTACCAGTAGATCAACAGCCAATTTTGATTGATGGATTATATTGTAACGCAAAAACTAAAGAACCTTATATGGTATATCATCAATATGATAGAGTTGAATCTTCTAAAAAATATATTTATGAAAGTTATTTAAATGAATCAATTTAAAATTAAAAAAGTAAAAGCTAGTAATTTTTTGTGTTTTGGAGAAGATGGTTTTGAAGTTGATTTTGAATCATTCGGAAACATTATTTTACTTCAAGGTAGAAACTTAGATAATGTTTCTGAAAAAGAAGAAGATCAATTGTGTTCTAATGGAGTTGGTAAATCCAGTATAGGAGAATCTATAGTTTATGGAATTACTGGTAAAACTGTTAGAAAATTTAAAAAAAATGAACAAATGATTAACAACAAATCAGGTAAAAAATTATGTGTTGAAATATGGGTTGATGATTTAAAGATAGTAAGAAAAATATCACCTACTAGTTTAAAAGTTTATGATGTATCTGGTGAAGATCCTGTTGATTTAACCAAAGGAACAATGTCAGAAACTCAAGCTTTAATTGAATCTAAATTAGGATTTAATTCTTCACATCAATCTTTAATTAATTTGCTTATTTTAACAGATAATAATAGTGGTTCATTTTTAGAATCAGATGGACCATCTAAAAGAAAAATGGTTGAAAGTTATTTAGAACTTGAACAGTATGCTGAATACAGTAAATCTGCGTCTGATGCTTTAAAAGAACAAAAAAATAGAATTAAAGAAATTCAAAAAGAGTATGACGTAATTGAAATATATTTGGAAGATTCTAAATCCAGATATGAATCGGATAAAGAATTAGATTCTAAGTGGGAAAATGACAAAAAATTAGAACTTGAATCTTTAATTTCAAAGTTTAAAAATAAACAAAATGAATTAGCAAATACAGATAATGGAAAGGCTTTAATTGAATATGAAAATGCTCAAATTCAAATTAAAGAGTTGAATCAAAATCTTTCTTTAAAAGACTCATTAATTAAAAATTTGTATAATGAATTACAAAGTCTTAAATTAAATTTAACAAGCTTAAATGATAAGAAAAGTTCTATAAATAACAATTTACAAATAATTAAGAACAAGTCAATTAATTCTAAAAATCAAATTGAAATGAATAAATCTATAATAGACAATTTGGATTTGCAAAAATGTAAAAAATGCGGAAATTTTGATGAAGAAACATCAAAAAAATGTCAATCAATTATTGATACAGAAAAATCTAACATTGTTTGTTTTGAGCAAGAGTTCAAAACTATTTTACCTGAATTAACAACAATTAATTCTGATATATCAGAATTAAATAAAAATATAGAAATAAAAGAAAAAGAATATAAAAATTTTCAATCTGAATTTGATTTAATGAGAAATAAAGTTTCTAATTTATTAAAAATAAATAAACCTGTAAACTCAGTAAATGAAAAAATTATTGAAGAACAAATTTTAGAATTGAAAAATCAAATATTAGCTAAAAAATCTGAATCTGATGGTGATTCTCCTTATATCACTATTTTAGATAAAGATTTGAAAGATATTGAAAAAAACAAACAATCATTAGAAGAAAAAAAGAAAGAATTAGATGAAGTTAGTTCTCAATTATCTTATTATGAATTTTGGGTTAAAGCATTTGGAGAACAAGGAATCAGAAAGTTTGTTATAGATGGAATTATTCCATCTTTAAATGATAGAATTCATTATTGGCTAAATTATTTAATAGATAATAAAATTACTTTAAAATTTGATAATGAATTAAATGAAAAAATAGAAAGAAATCCTTCTGATGGAGAAGAATTTGTTTATGACGCTATGAGTGGTGGAGAAAGAAGAAGATTAAACCTTGCTGTTTCGCAAGCTTTTTCGTATATTACTACCCTAGCCACTGGATCTTGTCCAAGTTTAAGTTTTTTAGATGAAGTCGCTACTAATATAGATCAAGTGGGTGTTAATAACGTTTATCAAATGATAAAAGAATTGAGTAAGGAACGACAAATTCTTGTTACTACTCATGATAAAAATTTGTTAGATTTATTAAATGCTGATAATTGTGATGTTATTAACTTGATAAAACAAAATGGTGTAACGAAAATAAATTAATAACAATTTTTTTTAAAAAAAATTGATTGATAACCTTTACATATGGTTTAATTAATCAATAAGAGGAATGTAAAAAATGAGTTCAATTAGTGTAATAAAGAAAAATGGTTCAAAAGAAGTTTTTGATATAGAAAAAATTCACAAAGTAGTATCATGGTCAGTAAATGGATTGTCAAATGTAAGCCAATCAGATATAGAAATTAATGCAAAATTAAACATAATTGATGGAATTAAAACAGAACAAATTCATTCTGTTTTAATTGACTCTGCAGCTAATTTAATTAATGAAGAAAATCCTGATTATCAATATGTTGCTGGACGATTGTTGAATTATCAAATAAGAAAAAATGTTTGGGGTGGGAAAAATGCTCCAAAATTGATTGATTTAATTAAAAAAAATATTGATTTAAAATTTTATGAACCAAAACTTTTAGAGTGGTATTCTGCTGAAGAAATCAATAAAATTGATGAGTTCATCAATCATGATCAAGACTTGCACTATACTTACTGTTCTGTAAAACAATTATGTGATAAATATCTTGTTAAAAATCAACACACAAATGAATTATTTGAAACTCCGCAATTCAGATACATCGTTGCAGCAATGACTTTGTTTAGAAATTATAGTAAAAAAACAAGATTAAGTATCATAAAAAGATCTTATAACTATTTTAGTAAATTTAAGATCAATTTAGCAACGCCTCAATTAGCTGGACTAGGAACGAATAATAATTCGTATGCTTCGTGTTGTTTAATTGAAATGCTTGATGATAGAAAAAGTATTAATGCAACTAATCATGCTGTTGCAAATGCAACATGTGCTGGTTATGGCATTGGCGTAAATTATGGTAGAATGAGAGGCATTGGATCTTCTATTAAAAATGGATTAATCATTCATCCTGGAGTTGTTCCATTTCTTAAAATAACAGAAGCTGAAACTAAAGCTTGGCAAAAAAATGGTTTGCGTGGCGGCAGCGCTACTGTAAATTTTCCAATTTGGCATTCTGAAATTGAAACTATTGTTCAGTTGAAAAATGCAACTACTGGAACTAATGATAGTAGAGTTTTTAATTTAGATTATGCTATTGGTTTGTCTAAATTGTTTTATGAAAGATTTTTGAAAAATGAAGATATCACATTATTCTCGCCAGATGAATGTGGTGATTTATATGATGCTTTTGGATTAGATTCTTTTGATGAATTATATGTGAAATACGAAAACAACAAAAAGATAAAAAATAAGAAAAAAGTAAATGCAAGAGAATTGTTTTCATTATTAGTAAAAGAAAGACTTGAATCTGGGCGTATTTATATTTTAAATGTTGATAATGCCAACAAGTATTCTTCTTGGATTGGTAAAGTTAATATGTCTAATCTTTGCTTATCTGGAGACACTGAGGTTCACATATCTATTAATAATAATTTAATGACTATTTCTTTGAAAGAATGTATTGATTTACTTAAAGATGGTAAAAATATTGATATTTTATCAAAAAATATAAAAACAGATAATATAGAATTTAAAAAAATATTAGCTGGAGAATTAACAAGATTTAATTCTGAAGTCATTAAGGTAGAAGATGTTGAAACTGGTAAATACATAATATGCACACCAGATCATAAAATATATACAAAAAATAGAGGATATGTAGAAGCGGAAAAACTGAATCAAGATGATATCTTAGATTTTTGTTGATAAAATGTAATACTTCGCTCATATATAATGTATGAAAAATTACATTATATATGAGCACAAATTTAAAACATCAAAAAAAAGTTACATAGGGTATACTTCATTATCTATTTTTGAAAGATTACATAAACATTATATAAATGCCATGAGTGGATTAAATACTAAATTTTATAGAGCTATTAGAAAATGCGGCATCTCTGATATTGAGTCTAATATTTTATTTTTAACAAATGATATAAATATTGCAAAAGAAAAGGAAAAGGAATTTATTCAAATTAAAGATACGTTTAAAAATGGATATAACATGACTTTAGGAGGTGATGGCGGGGATTGTACGTTGTATATGACAAAAAAACAAAAGAAAGCATATTTTGAAAAAAAGAGAATAAGTGCTACTGGAATTAATAATCCTAAATATTCTGGGTATACAGATGAAGAAATTATTTTAAAAGCAGTGGATTATTTTTTAGAAAATAAAAAATTAACAAGATTAGCTTGGTTTAAATTTTGCAAAAAAGAAGGATATCCAGTTAATTATTCAAAATTCAGATTTAATGGAAAAAAATATGAAGGATTTGTTGAAAATTTAAAAATTAAATTAAAAGAATTAAATATAAATTTTAAAGAAGATCAATTTTTTATATCTAAAAAAGAAAGATATAGCGGAAAGGTTTTTTCTAAAATTAGTGATGATGAAATTTTAAAACATGCAATTAAATATTATAAAGAAAATTTAATTTTTGTAAAATCTAGATGGTTTCAATACTGTAAATTAAATGGTTTGCCTCAAATTTATTCTAAAAATAGATTTGGAGGATTAAAGTATGATGGTTTAATTAATTGTTTAAAAGAAGAATTTAGAAAAACAAATACAGATTTTGTTTATAAGAAATTAGTAAATCAATTTGATAAGGAAAAAATAAATGTTAAAAATAACAAAAATGAATAAAGAAAATGTTTATGATATTACTGTAGAAGATAATCATAATTTTTATGCAAACGATATTTTGGTTTCAAATTGCATGGAAATTTTACAAAATATAGAATCGTTGAAAGATATAGATGATCCAAATTCTGAAATTGGTGTTTGTGTTCTTTCTGCAATTAACTGGCTTGAAATTTCTTCTGAAGAAGAAATGGAAAAAGTATGTGATGTTGTTGTAAGAATGCTTGATGAAATTATTGATATACAAGATTATTTTGATTTAGCTGCTAAAAATTTCTGTCAAAATAAAAGAAGTTTGGGTATTGGCGTTACTAATTTGGCTGCATTTCTTGCTAAAAATAAACTTAAATACACAGATGAAGAAGCTATTGAATTAGTTGATGAATGGATGGAAAAACAACAATATTATCTTATTAAATCATCTATTAATTTAGCTAAAGAAAAAGGAAAATGTTCCAAATTCAACACATCAAAATATTCAAACGGATGGTTGCCAATAGATAAAGACATTAATGTTGCTAAAAGAAAATATTCAATGGATTGGGAACAATTAAGGGCAGATATTAAAGAATTTGGTTTAAGACATACAACATTTACAGCAGAAATGCCAGTTGAAAGTTCTTCGCTTTGTCAGAACACAACAAACGGGGTGGAACCAGCACGAGCACTTTTAACATTTAAGAGTTCTAAAAAATCAAGTATTCCTTTTTTGGTTCCAAATGTAAAATCTTGTGGAGATCACTATCAGTTGGCATATGATATGGAAAACAACATTGGCTATTTGAATGTGTGTAATGCAATTCAAAAATGGATGGATATGGGAATGTCTGTTAATCAATATTTTAATCCATCAAATTATGAAGATAATAAAATACCATATTCACAAATAATTAAAGAATTAATTCATTTTTGGAAAAATGGTGGTAAAAGTTTTTATTATTTAAATTCTGAAGACGGCAATTCTCATTTCAAAAAAGAAGAAAAATCAAGTGGTTGTGAATCTGGAGCATGTTCATTGTAAAGGAAAATTATGCAAACTGTATTAAATAAAAAAAATGTGTCTGTAGAAGATAGAATAATGTTTCTAGGACCAGATTTATCTCTTCAAAGATATGATCAATTCAAATACCCAAAGTTTTTTGAGCTTTGGGAAATGCAAGAAAATTATAGATGGAGACCTCAAAGAATAGATCTTTCTAAAGATAGAACAGATTATGAAAAATTAACTGATACTGAACGATTTATATTTGAATCTAATATTAAATGGCAAACTATGACTGATAGTATGTTAAGTCGTTCTATTCATGAATTATCACAATATGTAACAAATCCTGAATTAGAATTATGCATGGGTACTTGGGCTTCAATGGAACAAATGCATTCTTTTAGTTATACTCATATTTTTAAAAATGTGACTAAAAATGCTACTTTGTTTTTTGATTCTATCTTAGAAGATGAAGAAATTGTAAAAAGAGCTTATGAAATTTCATCATCTTATGATGCTTTATTAGGAAATCCAGAAGATATAAAACAAAATATATTTGATGTTGTTCTTTGTACTAACACGACAGAAGGTATTTCTTTTTACTCTTCATTCATTTGTTCATTCTTTTTTGGTAAAAAAGGATTAATGGAAGGATCTGCTAAGATTATTGGCGAAATAGCAAGAGATGAAAATCTTCATGTTGCAATTACTCAAAATATAATTAAAAATTGGAAAAACAAACCAGAAGAAGGCTTTCAAGATATTTTGAATAAAAATGAAGATAAAGTATATGAAATATATAGATTAGCTGCAGAAAATGAGAAAAAATGGGCAACTTATTTGTTTTCAAAAGGTTCATTATTAGGATTGAATGAAGAAATACTTCATCAATATATAGAATGGTTAACCAACACAAGACTAGCAGGAATTGGTTATAAAAAAATATTTGAACAAAAGAAGAATCCGGTTTCTGGATGGTCTGATCGTTATTTTGATAGCTCGAAAGTGCAAGTTGCTCCTCAAGAAACAGAAGTAGAATCATATTTAACTGGCAGTGCAAACACATCATTAAAAGATGAAGATTTTGCTTCAATTGAATTGTAGAAAGAATATTTATGGCTAAGTTTATTTTTGTTGTTGGTGGTGTTTATTCCGGTACAGGCAAAGGCGTTGCTTCTGCATCTATTGGGTTTTTATTAAAAGAACGTAATTTAAAAGTTCAGATGTTGAAATTAGATCCTTATCTTAATGTAAATGCTGGAATTATACGCCCATCAGATCATGGAGAAGTTTATGTTTGTGACGATGGGTCAGAAATTGATTTAGATGCAGGTACTTATTATAGAATCGCAAATGAAGAAACATCAAAAGATAGCATCTGTACATCTGGAACACTTTATAAAGAATTAATTTTCGATCAAGAAAATGGAAAATATCTTGGTCAAACATTACAAATAACTCCACACATGACAGAAAAAATAACTTCAAAACTTTTAAATGTAGAAAAAGATAATGATGTTGTAATTGTAGAAATTGGTGGCACAGTAGGCGATAGTGAATCATTTGCTTTTTTTGAAACTATAAGACAATTTAAACAAAATAAAGATTGTATGATAATAATGGTAGCACCCATTATATGGGCAGACACTATTAAAGAATTTAAAACAAAACCATTACAAAATTCCGTTAAAGAATTACAAAAATGTGGTCTTTTTCCAGACATTCTCTTGTGTAGAAGTAATTTTAAACTTCCTAATTCTATTTTGGAAAAAACATCATCTATGACTGGCATACCTCTTGAAATGGTATTTAGTTGTCCTGATGTTTCTTCTTTATATGATGTTCCAATAGAATTTTATAATTTACATATTGATGATATTATTGTAGATAGATTTCGACTTAAAAGGAATGTTTGTAAAATACATTCTTATAAAGAATTAATTGATAAAAGCAAGAAATTTGAAAAATATACAAATATTGCAGTGGTTTGTAAGTATGATAATTCTGAAGCTTATTTATCTTTAAAAGAAGCTATTCATCATGCTGCCATTCATAATGATTGTAAAGCAAATATTTATTTTATAAATTCTGATTTTTTTGAAAATAAGAATCAATTACAAGAATTAAATAAATATAATGCTGTAATTGTACCTGGAGGTTTTGATTATCGTGGAGTAGAAGGTAAAATTAATGCAATTAAGCATTGTAGAGAAAATAAAATTCCTTTTTTAGGAATATGTTTAGGTTTACAATGTGCTGTAATAGAATTTGCGAGAAACATTTGTGGTATTAAAGATGCTAATAGTTTAGAATTTGAAAAAGATTGTAAAAATCCTGTTATTAATTATGTTCTTGGACAAAAAGATATTCAACAAATGTCAGGAACAATGAGATTGGGAGCTTATAATTGTAAATTACAGACAAACTCTTTAGCTAATATTTCTTATAATAATACTCTAATTAGTGAAAGACACAGACATAGATATGAGGTAAATTCTGAATACAAACCTATTTTAGAAAAAAATGGATTTATAGTTTCTGGAGTCAATCCAGAAACTGGATTAATTGAAATAATGGAATTGGATACAAAAATACATCCATTTTTTATAGGAATTCAAGCACATCCAGAATTTAAGTCTAGATTATTAAATCCATCTCCTTTATTTGTTTCTTTAATAAAAGAAAGTTTGAAAAAATGAAAGAAAATTATTGGGTAAAGAAAATTAATATCGAAGAGCTTATTAAGAAATATAGTTATAATTTTGATGCTATTTTTCCTAAAAATATTAGATGGAATAAAGAACAAGATTTAGAAGATGATATTATAAATTTTGATGTTGATTTTTTCGACATGTATCCAGAATATATAAAATATTCTAAATATATTAAAATTGATATTAAAACCGACATTAAAGTAAATAATCATAATGGGTGTAATCAAATTTATATATCTAAATATACAATAACAGAAAAGGAATGAAATGTCAATATCTAGAATTTATTTTAAAGATTTCATCTTAAATGAAAAAAAACATTATTTGTCTCAAAAAATAGGAATTTTACTATCAGATTTGCAAGATTTGCAACAAAATTATGAAGGAATGGGAAAAAGACAATTAATTTTTAATTCAGAATCTATTGTTTCCAAAATGCGGGCTATATTACAAGATGTATGGGATGAAAAAGAAGAAAAACATTTAAAAACTATACAAAAAATAGCATTATCTATATCTAAATGTATAGAAGAAAAAGGTGAATTAATTCAAACTTTAAATAATTCTATTAAGTATTTAGAAAAAATATCTTCTGAGTTAGGAACTCCAGTAAATGATATTGGATCTAATGAAGATCAAGATTCTGAAAATAATTCTAAAGAAAAAAACCAAGATAATTTAAATAATCAACAAAATATTTCACAATAATGTTAACTATAATATTATTATGAATAAAAATACGATTGATAATGATGATTTAGAAATAGATGATGTAATAAAAAATCTTTCTGAAAAAAAGAAAAAAATAAATTGTAAAAAAAAAGGCAATAGAGTCGAATTACAATTAACTAAACTTCTTACTGATAGATTTAAACTAAATTTTAGCAGAACAGTTTCATCTGGAGCGAGGTGGTCACAAGCAAAATTATCAGAAGAAGCAAAGAATATCTTTTCTGGTGATTTAGTTGTTTGTAAAGGATTTAAATTTGTTATTGAGTGCAAAGGCGGCTATGATTCAATTGATCTTAATACTCTTTTTATAGATGGAAATAAAGATTTAGATAAATTTCTAGAACAAGTTACTAATGATAGCGATAGATGTAATAGAAAACCAATGGTTTGTTGGAAAAAAACTCGTAAACCTTGGTTAGCTTTTATCCACTCATCAGAATTAACAGAACATAAAAATATGTTTAACTATATATTATATTATAATAATTGGTCTATTGTTTCTTTGGATATATTACTTCAATTAAATGATGACTTTTTTATAGAACAATGAAATAATGTTAAAGTTTTTAAAAAATTAAAATTGAATCATATATACTATTGTTCTGCAAAAAGGGATATTATGATTCTTGAAGAAAAATGTAAAAATAAGAAATGTAAATGTAAAAAATGCATTATTTATAGAAAAGAATGTAAGTTAAACAAATTAGAAGTTGTGAAGAAAGTTTTTTTAGAAGCTGAATGTGAATTAATAAGTGAACCAAGTCTTAGCGGTAAAATGAAATATAAATGTTCTTGTAGCAATATTAATTATATAAAATGGTTTCATTTTAAAAATGGTGGAAGATGTCGAAAATGCGGAAATTTAAAAACTAAAAAAAACAATCCGAAAAGAATGTCAATTGAAAATAAAATACATGATTATTTCAAAGAGCATAATTGTGTTTTGTTAGAAACAAGTTATGTCAATAGTAATTTTAAAATGAGATATATTTGTGAGTGTGGAAATGAGTCAAAAATAACTTGGGATTGTTTTAAAAAAGGGTGTCGTTGTGAAAATTGTGCTAAAATTAAAATAAAAAATAGATTTATACCTAAAGGCGAATCACATTCTAAATGGAATCCAAATAGAGAAGAAGTTGATCTAAATAAAAAAATTAGAAATAAAGCAAAACATATCTTAAAAAGATCACTTTTAAATCAAATGAAAGATGATACAACTTTTAATTTATTAGGATACACAAAAGAAGAATTAATTAATCATATTAAAAATGATGACAATTGGGAAACATTAAAAAATGTTAAATGGGAGTTAGATCACATTTTTCCAATAAAAGCTTTTTTTGATTATAAAATATATGATGTTCAAAAAATAAATACATTAGAAAATTTAAGACCATTGTCTTCATTTGAAAATAAAACTAAAAATAGTTTTTATGACAAAGACGAATTTGAATCTTGGTTAAAATCAAAAAATTGGTTTAAAATTGATTAATTTGAAAACGAATTTTTCTTTAATTAAAAATCTTCATCTTTAGGAGGTTTATATCCTGGTTGTCCCTTTAATTTTATTATGTGCAATTCTTCTTTAGCTCTTGTTATAGCTACATATTTAGCATTTGCTTCTTGTGCTTTATCTTTTTCTCTTTTAGCTGTAGGATGAGGAAAATGATCATATCTAAGAATAAATACTCTTTCAAATTCTAATCCTTTAGATCTGTGTGCTGTAATTAAAACTATTGGTTTTTCTTTTTCCATGCGTTTTTTATATTCTGCATAATCTTTTTCGTTTTCTTCAATATCAAAACCGCCAAGTTTAACATTTATCCATTTTTTATATTTACCAATAGTTTTTTGTTCTTGACTTTCTTCGAATTGAGATATTGTTGCTAACATTGCATTAGTTACTTCTTCAAGTTCTTTTAGAAAATCTTTTCTAGCAGCAGATCCAGAATACTTTTCGTTATATCCTTCTACATATTTCATTATCATGTTTTTTAAACTAGAAACTTCTGAATCATCATTTAATTTAAAATGATAAATAATGTTTTGTAGTTCTTTTTTAATATCATTTGCTATGTCTTTTCCAATTATAATGAAAGGTATGTTATTTGATAATAATGTCAATGCAGCATGAATTAATGGATCGTTAGTTCTAGCAATAAAAGCTGTTTCTTTAACATGTCCATTTGCTTCTTTTTCATTAATTAATTCTCTAAATGCATCTTGATAATCTTTTTCAAATTTACTAATTTTTCCGTTAGCTGATTCTTCACCGTCTGTAAGTCCAGATTTAAGATTTTTCACATGTGTTTCTTCATTTGCAAAATCAATTATATATTTTTTAGATCTAAAGTTTTTAGTTAATGTTTGTTCAATATCTTCACCATTTCCAGATACATTTTTAAGCATACTAGATATGTTGCTGAAACTATTAGCATCTGCTCCTCTGAACCTGTAGAGCGATTGATTTGGGTCGCCTACCGCAACCACTATAGATCCTTGACTTGCCATTTTTTGCAACATTATTTTTTGATTTTCATTAAAATCTTGTATTTCATCTGCTAAAACAACATCGAATTTTGGCCAATTAATTTCATTAGAATGTATAGCTGTGTACCATAAATCATCATCAAAATCTCTGTAATCTGATAAATCATGATTTTTATCTTTAGATTTATATTTAGCTTTTGTAAATCCTGGCATTGATTCTTCTAATATCCAAATCGCTCCATGAATTATTTCAAGCTTATAATTAATTGAACCAAATTCAAATCCAAAATTATTTTTAATAATTTGATTCATTTCTTCAAAAAAACGTTCATTCCTGCTCCATCCTTCTAATTTTTCTTGAGCTTTTGAAAAATTTTCATCAAAATCATAATCATCAAATATTTCTGTAGCTTTACTTATTAAATTTTCAGATTTTCTTGGATCTAAAGCATTTGATTTTAGTAAACTAGCAAGTTTTACAACTTGTTCTTTATATGAAAATTTTACTATATTTAAAAATGATCTAAATGCATTTAATTGATATTCATTATCAATTCCTAAATTATTAGGAATTTTTGATGGAAGTTTATATTTTTCCATTATTTCTTCGAAAACTGGACTATCTGCTATAACTCTTATTTTTTGTAATTTTTTAACATCATCATTTTCAAGATTAACAATTCTATGAGTTTTTTTAATAGTTGTAGAGTTATTTTTGTTTGATAAAACTTCTCCCAAAAATCCATTAGTTGTACGAACAGTAACAAAACTTGGAAATTTCTCTGTAGCTTCTACTTTATTTTTATTGTTAAAAACAATATAAAGCCAACTTTGACTAGAACTGCCATATTTCCACGCTAAATGTCTCAACATGGTGGTTTTACCTGTACCAGCTAAAGCATTTATCATAATGTGGTTTTTAGATTTTCCATTTATTATATTTTCAAACTTTTGTTCTATAGCTTTTTGTTCTTCACTCATCATAGAATCTTTAATCATACCTTTAGCCTTATCAGAAGCTGTTGTTGTTTGAAATTCAACAGCTAAATCTGGGTCTTGATTAATTAAATCTTTAAGCGATGGATTATCTGGAGTTTTTAATTTTGTTCCATTTTTTAGTATAGATTTAAACACATTTTGAAGATCATCGTTGTCAACATATCCAGTATTTCCATTGATAAGAGTTATGTATTGCCACTTGTAATTATCAAATTTTCTAAGTGCAACTTTTTCTTTAATTTTAAATCTAGGATCAGAATCTGTTATAACTTCCGCATAAAACCACCATTGTTTTTGTTGCACTTGACCAGCAGTTTGTGGTTGATTTTGTTGTTGGGCAATTACATTTTTAGCTTTATTTGGATTATAACCAGTTGTATATCTACAATTAGGATACCCTTTACATCCTAAAAATTGATTTTGATTAGCTTTATTTATTCTCAATACTAAATCTTTTCCGCAAGTAGGACAAGATCCTTGAGATTCATTATTAACTGTTTCAAAAAGCCAATTATGAATTGAAATCAATTTTTTATCAGCATTATTTTCAATAATGTTTGAATATTGTTTAAAATTTAGATCTAACATAGCATTTTTATATATGAAAAAAATAAAAATTTAATTGAAAGAATAATATATAATTTTGGAGTACTTCTTATCATGGATGAATACGGGAAGTAAGAAAACCTGCCATCCTTTGTGCTCTGGCAGGTTTTTTATTTTTAATCTATTTGTAGTTGTTGTTTTTCTGAAATATATACACAATCTCCAAAAGCTAATTCAAAATAAACATCATATATTCCAATATCTATATCCGTAGTATCTAGAAAATAATAAGCCATACATTTTTCTCTTAATTCTATTGGTTCATTTTCTACAATTTTTCTTAAATCGCACAATTCTGGCATACATGGACCACACTTTTGTTCAATAGATATTTTGATATCTGCAACTATGGCTAGATTTTTATAATATTCTTCTAAAGAATTTGAATTTGGTACATTTGGTATTATTTCTACAACTAACCATCGTTTTGACCCTTTTTTAATTCTGTTTGGTCTTAAAAAGAAATTAAAATCATAAATTATTGGCGTTGAAGTGGTAAACCATAAATTTGGATATATTTCAAAATTGTTTTGAATTGTTGTTGATTCATTTTCAATATTAACATGCCATACATCAATATATTGTCCTATTACAAACAAATCCTGTTCTGCTTTAAAGCTTATTAAATAGCTTCCAACATCTGTTGTTGTAACGTCAGTTATGGTTTTAACTAATCTTGCTCCATTTTTATTTGATTCAGTAATTTCATTTGGATCTAAAAAATAAATTTCAACTTTATCTATAGAAGAAAAGTTTGCTTTTGCATTAGCATTATAAGCCATAAGTCTAAGTTTTAAATCATCATTAATTACTGGATTTTGATAGCGTTCTCTAGTAGACATTTTTTCCCTTAATAGATTTTATCATATTTTATATAATATTTACAATAACCAGTTTGTAAAGATTCAAATGTTATTAAATTTAAATCTTCAAATCTGTTGAAATTATTTTCAGATATAACTGTTATTGAATTAACAGATGTTATAATTTTCTTACTTGTCTTAAACGTTATATTACTTATGTTTCCATATGAAATATTTACGTAAAGTAAATCTTTACTGTTTTCATCAAAATTATAACTTAAATTATTATTTTCATAAAAAATAATATTAAATTTATCTAATCTAAATAAATCTTTATTTAAAATTTTATTTTTATAATAATAATATTCTGTAGTCAGAAAGCACATTATTTACCTTTTCCCGCATTATCTAATGCTTCTTTTTCTTTGTTTTTTTGTTGAATAAATCTTTCAATCATCCATTTTCTTTCATTGATTGGCATTCTCATAGTAGAATCAAAATCTTGATGCATATGATATAAAAAGAAGAATTTTTCTTCCATTAAACTTTCCCATAATCTTATGCATTCATCTCCGCTTTCTGACTTGGGAAGAAAAAATTTGCACCCAATGGTAATTCAACTTCAAATTCTTCACCATTAAAAGGTGAAGTTACTTTAATTTTTGTTTGTACTCCAAAAGGTGGATTTGTTACTAAGTTTCTTAAATAATTAACATCAATACTTTTTAATTCTTTCAACAAAACAAGTATTTCTCGCGTGTCTGTTAAACCTTCGATGTCATCAATTAATAAAGCTGTTCTGTACAATAAAGTATCATCTGTTTGTTGAGATGTTGTAAACTGAGACTTTCTTTCTTTATATTCAACTATTTTTTGTTCATCTTCGCCATTTTCAAGATGATATTTAAAATGAAAACCACAAGATGGTAGTGTTCCATAAAGAGAACTTTCATCAAATTCATCTGGACACAAATCAATATCAAGATTCAAATCAATTGTGTAATTAAATGTTTTTGATGTAAAAGGACATGTTAAAGTCACTTCATAATCTGGACCGTAAGAAATACCTCTTAAATAAATCAAAATAAAATTTCTATCTTCTAATAATAATTTTTCTGAAGAAAATTGTTTACTTTCTTGTATACAATTATCAAAAATCATATTTAAAGCAGTTCCTTTTTTAACAAATCTTTGAGTTGCTAAAATATTTTGATCTTGACCAAGCATTGGTCTTATATGAATTTTTCCATCTCTTGGTCCGTTCGTTCCATCATAAAACTTACCTTTTGATGGCAACAATATTTCTTCAAAGATATGATTTTCTTTTTTCAACCCAGCAACAAGTTCTTGTAATTTGGAACTAGAGCTTACAGGTCCTGCAAATCTTTGATCTTTTTTATTTTTTGAAATAGGCATGGTTTTTTTATTAGGCATAGGTATAGGTTGCTGAAATTGCACAGCATCTACATATTGATTAGATACATTTGTTCCTTCTTGATAAGATTCATTAATTGAATTTGCACTAAGTGAAGCTTTTTGTTGTATTTCTTGTAAAAGTTCAGGTGGTACTGCACCTGAAAATTCAACACCACCTATTTCTGATGGATTTATTGGTGTTCGTTGTGGTCTATATGCTTCAGACATTTTTATTCTCCTAGAAAGATTTTGTTCAAAATATAAGAGTATTAACTATATTAAATTTGTCAAAATGATAAAAATTAATTTTAAAAATGTCGAAGAATTGTTATTGACTAATAATAGTATTAAAAACTCTTTTCCAGAGTTCAAGCCTTATTTTGATCAAATCGAAAGGTCTAAACATTATTCGTTTATGAAACAATCTGCAATTCAAGCTAAAATAGATCTTGTTAATCATTTGAATGAAAGACATATTCAAATAATTGAAAATCATTTAAACCAAAGTGTTGAAATTGTTAAATTTAATAACAATTTTACACAAAATTATTCTTGTAAAATTGATGAATTTGATTTGTCATTAAATTCTAATTTAGATTTATTCTGTATTTACAGAAATAAAGATGTTTTAAAAGTAACTTTTTTTAAGTGATATTATATTATGAACATAATTCTTTTTATATTCGCCTGTGTTGGACTTACATCAATAATTATTGAATCAGTAATGTTATCTAAAGTAAGATTGTTTTTAAAAAATAAACTTTCTAAATTTTGGTATACACCTTTTGAATGCTATCAATGTATGGGTTTTTGGTCTGGCATAATATGTAGTTTTATATTAACTTTAAATCCATACATGATTTTGTGTTGTGGTTTTGCCGGAAGTTTTTTATCTCCTTTGTTTGTAAATATATCTAATTATTTAGAAGCTCAAACATTAATTTCGCTTGAGGAAAAATGATGGAAAAAAATATTGTTTTAGAATTGTTTTGTTCTAAATGTTTTTGGAAAAGGTATATTAGAGAAAAAAAAGATCTTGAAGATTTGATTGAATATAAACAATCTGAATTACAAAAATCTATAAAAAATAATACTAATTTAAAATTAAATAAAAAATTTAAATGCAAAAATTGTGGATTTGTTGTTTCTTTAAAAAAAATACAAGATACACAAAAAGTGCTTTTAGATCAAAAAGAACTTGAAAAAAGAGTTGCCGAAATAGAAGAATTTAATATTTATATTAATAATTTTGATAAGAAAGATTCAAATGAAGATAGGACTTAAAGAAATTAAAGAAGCTGTTAAAGATGAAAGATTTTTAGAAAGTCTGCCATCTGAATTTAAAGAAGATATCATTAAATATAAAAATAATCCTTCTTGTAATTGCAATACAGATTTTTATAAAAAAATCTTTTCTAATTGTAAAAAACAATTGAAACAATATTTTCCTCATTTAGAAGTTTCTGAAGATTTAAACATAAATTCTAGAATAGAACAGTTGAATGATTGGAGTGTGATTAATTGTCATATTAACGATTTAAACAAAGAATTAAAAAAAATTAGACATGGAAAAAAACAAATTGCAATAGCAAGATATGAAGATCAAGTTACTGTTGTAATTAATGAAGTAAAATTAAATATTAATAGAATTTAATTTGTTAATCATTTTTTCTGGATATTCTTTGTATTTTGATATATCAAGAGGTAAATCATCATTTTTTCTTTTACTTCCGAGCAATATTGCGTTTTCATAAAACGATATTGCTCTAATTTTATCTTTAAGATAATAAAATATATCACCTAATAAACACCAAAATTCTGCCATTAATGGCTTTTTGGATATACATTTCATTATGTTGTTATTTGAAGAATTTACATTTTTAAAATAAAATAGTTCTATCATTGCAACATAATATCTCATCATTAATGATGAATTTGTTTCTTTTTTAGAAACAAACAAATAATGATTAGCTAATTCATAAAATTTTTTATAATTTTTATTTTTTAATTCATTAAATGCTTCATAATATAATGGTTCAACATTAAAAGGTTCTTTATTTTTCCATATATTTAATATTTCTTTAATGTTGTTTATTTTTTTAATACCTTTTGATACAATTATACTTTCACAATTTATAGCATTTAAATCCTCAATATATTCAAATATTAAATTTTTAAATTTAATATTTTTATTACACCACAACCTTGTTTCGTTCATTATTGTGTTGTTTTGTATTATCTTAAATTTATAAGAACTATCTTTTAAAAATAATTTTTCAATATTATTTTTGAATAAATATTCATCTGGCTCTAATGTCATTTTCCATTTTGTGGTATAAGATTTTAATCTTTCATTTCTTAAATCAGAATAATCTGAAATAAATTTAAATTCGTTAACTTTTAAATTAAAATTTTTACATATTTCAATAGTTTTATCAACACTTCCTGTATCTATTATATCAATAGTAGGATTTAGTGGCAATATTGAATTTATACACTTTTCAATTGTATCTTCATTATTGTAAGTTATTATTTGAATCGTTAACATTTTTAAATTTTGTTTCAATTAAATATTCAAAACCTATAGCATCATCTATTCTATTTGTTTTTTTTAAATATTTTAAGTATTCTTCATATCCTTTTTTAATATGAGGTTTCTCTAATATAGTTAGTAATAATTCAGTTTCACTCATACACTATCTTAGTAACAAGGAAATTAAATGTCAACAGAGTATCTAAATAATAAATTGTTAGAAACAGCTATTTGTAATTATTTAAAAACAAGACAACAAAAAATTAAAATGGAACTTATAATGGAAGATCTTGAAGTTTCATTTAAAAAACGAGAAAAAAATAAATTAAAACAAAATTATAATTTAGAAGAATATAGAAAAATATTTCTTGAATCAAAAATAAATTACGAAATTCAACAATCAAATTTGGCAAACGCCTTTTACACACTTGCAGAACATTTAGCTAGATATGCTAAAGATATTATTACTGATTCTGATGATGCTATTCAAGAAAGTGTACTAACCTGCTTTGAAAAAATCGATAAATTTCATCCAAATAAAGGAAAAGCTTTTTCTTATTTTACAAGTGTAATGCTTAATAGTTCTAGACAAATGTACAGATCTTATAAAGGTTATAAATTATTGAAAGAAAGATATAAAGACTTTTTAAATTGCAAAATAGGAGAAACTATAATTAAAAATGGAAAAGAAATAAATATTTCTGAAGATTAATTGCATATAATTAATTATTTAAAGGAGATACATGTCAAAAAGTCTTATAGATGCTATCGATCGACAGGAATTATTGGATAAATTAAATGAAGCTGGATATGGAGATTTAATCGATACTTTGCTTTCAAATGAAAAAAAAGTATATACCAAAAAAGGTAGATTAAACAAGTCAGGAGCATGCAGATTATTAAAATGTAAAACTAAAGATTTAGAAGAAAAATTAGAAGCATGCAAAGATATACTTAGACAGTCACTTGAATAAATTAACATTCATCAGAAAGATATGCTCTGGCATATCTTAATGTAACATCACAACTAACAACTTCACTATTTTCCATATCTAAATCACCAAAATCTATTTCTAATGGCCAAACGTTTTCAAATATCCAACGTTCAAGTACAGAACCAATACCATCATATAACTCTAAATAAGCGGTTTTAAAAAAATTATTATCAACTGGATATATTGAATTTCCACTACATGGATTATAAAGTTTTTTAAACCATTCTAAAACAGGATGTTTGTTTTTTTTCAAATCATATAAAGTTAAATTAATTGGTTTCATTTCAACTTTACCTGGTATATAAATAGTTTCATTTAAATGTTCTAAAGATATTTCTTTATATGACATTTTAGGTCTTGATGCCTTGCTAGGTGGCAACGAATCAACACCAGAAGCACTTATGTTTGGAATCATAAATAACCATCTGTGTTTTTGCTTAATACAAATATCACTTTTTTCTAAACCATAACCTAAACCCATATTTGGCATAATATTATTTCCATAAAATCTAGAAAAATACATAAAAATCAACTATAATAAAGCATTAATGAATCAATTAGTTTCATAAGAAACAAGACATTAATAATTAATTGTGTTAAAAAAAGTAGTTCCTAATGTTTTTAACAAAGGAATAGAGGGCTTTGTGGTAAATCCAAAAGTAATTTAAATTTAAATATAATATATTTACATATTTTCTAAAACCATAAATTCCTCACTATTTACTTATAATAGAAAAAGCCAACAAATTATTTGTTGGCTTTTTCTTTAAATTAATTAATTTAAACTTTATGCACCAAAATTGTTACCTACGATACCAGTAGGTAACCCACCACCAGTACCACCAGAAGATGTATCTCCGCAAGAAGAATAACATCCAAATGGAGTATATTCTGGACATAATGATTTATACTGTAAACCTGTATATCTCAAAGTCAATTCAATAGTAGCTGGATCATTAGAATCATTAGCTAATTCTCCAAATTTTACAGATTTTGGCCAACAATTTAATAAAATCCATTGTTCTAAAGGTGTACCTGCCGTGTCATACATAACAATAATACCAGTACCAGAATAATCACTTGCTTTTGAAGCTATAGGCATTCTAACTGGATCATTAAAGTTGTAAACTGATGCTAACCAAGACCATAATGGTCTTTGATCAATACTAGCAACATCATAGTAAGTTACAGTTAATGTGTCTAAAGTTGTTTTTCCTGGAATAAATGTTTTAGCATTCAAGAAATCAATTTGAGTTTCTTCTGTATCCCATGATGGTCTGCTTGCCATCTTAACAAAACTTTCACCTATCTTTGTAGTCCCGTTACCAGAACACAAATTTATCACAGAAAAGGTGTAAGCATATTGTCTTTTATAAATTAGGTTACCAGAACCTAGTTTTCCTATTCCCATATTCATAATTTTATTTTCCTTTTAATTAAAATGCTGTTGTATCTTCAGTGAAAGATCCTGTTCTATGAACACTAAATTCTATATACATAAATTCAACAGAACGTGTTGGTTGTATTCCGATTCTTGCTCTGAATTCATTTCTGTCTATAACATCTGGTGTATTTAAAGAAGTGTCAGCTTGTATTTGGAAATCATAAAGACCACGTCCAATTTGTACCTCTCTCAAAATACCAGAAGCAATTTCTTCAAATCCTCTTCTGAAGTCGTCATCATTTGGTTCAAATAACAAAGATCTGCTTGCAACTCTTATTCTTTTCTCAATTGAGAATAATAATCTTCTAACATTGATTCTATCAAGAGCAGTAGGTTTTCTTTGCAATGTCTTTTGACCAAACGCTATAAATCCTGTGTCTACGAATTGAATAATTGGATTGATAGCATTTCTGTTTCCATACATTGAATCTCTTTCTTCTAATGTAGGTCTGCTATAAACACCTGTTACTCCTGGCAATTGTCCTCTTGACATACCTGCTGGGGCAAACCAAGGTTCAGATAAAGCATCACTTCTTGCAATCATAGCCATTACAGATCCTGATGGTGGAACCCACACATCAATTCTGTTGAAATTATCACGAATCTTGACCCAGGGCCAATACAATGCAGCAAAGTCACTATCAATCTTAGTCGAATTTAAAGGATGTGCTCCATTTTGCCATTTAATTATTTCATTTACGCCTAATCCAAATGGAGGATCAATAATTGCCAAACAATCCATTCTATAGTTTTGACAAACATCAATTAATCCCAAAACAACACCTGTGCTAGAACGACCAGGAGCAGCAAGTAAGTCGATATCAATTTGTTCTGGATCGCTTAATGCGAACAAACCAGTTGAACCAACCACACTTCCGATAACTAAACTATCTTGAAGATCAGGATCAGATGGAATACCATCTGTTCCACCACTTAAAGAATAAGTTCCGTTTTTAGGTGGTGCAACTGCTAATGTATTATCAATTGCTGTTATGAAATCTGAATTTCTTATCAAATAAGTTTCTACATAATATGTACTTGTTTGATCTTTAGTTAAATTACCATGACTTTCAACTTGAATACCATTGTTGTAGACTTCAATTTGAAAAGTTCCTTCTCTAACATCATTTTTTACTACAACTTGAGTTGTATTACCATCAATACCAGGACTATCAGCAGTAATTGTTAAACTATTGCTATCTGACACAGCAGAACCAGTTACAATTCCTAATTCTTGAATGTTTACATCACCAGTCACGCCTGAAGTTGTAGCTCCAGTAGATGTAGTTCCGTCAAAATCAAATATTTCAAATGCTGTAGATTCTGATTTAACCAATATTTTAGCATCTTTTCCACTATGTAATGTGACTAAAGTTACATTATTTGCAGCATAAAGAGCGTGTGTTGTAAGGTTTACTGTTACACCATTAATTACAGGTCCATTTGCAACTGATCCACCAACTGCGTAAAATCCGCCCATTATGGTTCCATCAGTGATTTGACTGTTAATTTCATTAACTATGTCTGCAGTTGAGTTACTTAATCCTTCTAATGCTTCTAAATCAATTACTTGAACAGTATTATCAATTGCTGCATTTTCGCTACCATCTACTACAACTAAAAGTTGTAAATTTGAAGCACCAGTAAAATCCCAAGTTCCATCTACAGCATAACCAGTGCTGTATCCAGCAGCACCACTTGTTGTTTCTGCTTGAGTCATTTCTGTTCCTAAACTTATCATTCCAGAAAGTTTAGAATCTTTTTTAACTACGTGTGAATTACTCCAAGTTCTAGCTGCACCTAAAGTAATCGTATTTGTTGTGTAATTTACTGAAGTAATACTTGATGAAACGTTGTTTACAGTGATAGAATCGCCAGCGTAAAACATTGAAGCATCTGTAACTATCAAAGTTGTAGAGCTTGATCCTGAACCAACTGCAGTTGTACTAACTGTACCAGGAACTGCTTTTCCATATAATGAATTTTGAACACTGACTAATTCCAAAGAACTATCTGGTCCATAAGAAAAAGTTGTTGAAACTTTTAATTTATTATCAGTTGAGCATGAAAATTCAATTCCGTCTACAGAAGATGATAATTGATCATTTAATTCTTCTACAAGTTCTGAACAAGTATATTTTCCAGCAGGAACTAACAATGTTTTAACAGATTCAATTCCGTTAAGTTTCCATTTAAAAAATGCATCAACATCAAAAACATAACTTCCAGCAACGTTTGATTGTAAAACAATCGAAGCTCCAGCAACTGGAACATTCACAGATGCTGTTTTTGCAGCTTCATCATTTACAGAATTTGTTTCTGCAACTCTAACAATATAGAGTTCATTAGCAACAAGAAGATATTGTTCTGCAGCATATATCATGTATGGATCACCATTATCTGGGTGACCATAACCAAATATTGTATGTAATTGTCTTGAAGATGCGATTGCAGTAGCTTTATTGATAGGTCCTTTGCTTGCAAATCCAACAAGTCCAGCACGATGAAAACTTTGTTGTGGATTAACAAAACTTTCATCTTTTTCAATTATTCTAACTTGTGGTGATAATGTATTTGAAGGTGGAAAACCTTTTAGTATAGCCATATTTATTCTCCCTTATTTGCCTTTAATAATTCTTTTTTGTTTAATAAAACCTGCTTTTTCAGCATTATCTACATGTTCTGTATGTCTTTCATCTTCAAGAAGATAAACATTTTTTCCAGCACCAATTCCTGGTATATTTAAAACAGTAAATTCTTTTCCAACTTTTTTTCTTATCAAAAGTTGAACTGGAGTTCTTGTTTTATTTGTTATTTCTATCATTTTATGTTTCTTGTCTATCGTAAGTTTGATTTATATCTAGTTCATTGGTACTGTTATGTATATCAGTTTTGATTTTCAAAACAGTTTTATTTCTTATGATTGGTTGTGGTATATATGTTTTTGTTGTAAAATTAATTTGATATTTTACAACTCTTACTTCTTTATCACCAGGTTCATAATTAATATTGTTTGCAAATGAATCTAAACTAACTGTTACTTCCCAAGGAACATTTTGTACTTTTATATATGCTTGAGGACTAAATTTTAAAATAATTTGTTCTAATATTTGGTTCATATCTTCTACATACAAACTCCAAATATACATTGTATAAGATATATCTATTGGTATTCCGCGAGTAACTCCAAATATAGTGTCTTTATCTTTTAATTCACTTCTCATAGAATCTTTTACATAAAATTTTGCTTTATGATAAGTAAATCTTGACATATCAGGAGCCAAACCTGATGAATGTATTGCCATTAATGGTAATACAGGTCTATCTACAACCAAACTATTATCTTTTCTAACATTATTTGCTAATATATACGCAACTGCTTTTTCTTGATTTGCACCTATTATCGGAACAGGATGTGCTTTTCCATCTTCATCTAAAACTATTATGTCTTTAAATAAATCCTTCATGCCTTGATCACAACCTCTTAAAGCATTACTATAACGATTTATAACATTATTATTGACTGGTTTTGATATGTCGTTAATTATAGATCCAGATTGCATTGGATCTGTAGTTGCACTAATGCCTATTTTTTTCAATTTACCAAAATCTTTAAATAATTTATTGTTGTCATTACCACAATGTAATGAAGCTTTTTCTTCATTTAAAGAATTTGTAACAAGATTTATTTCGCTACATTCTTTTGATGTATTACCATTATGGTTGTTAATATTAAATATCTTAGGCATTTATTCCTCAAATTATTTATAATAGTAAACTTTAATTTATTTACTAATTACTATTTATCTATTATGAAACATTTTAAAATTAGAAAAAAAGAAGAAAGAAAAAAATATAAAATTATTGAAAATATACAAAGTCTTTCTAAGCCCAGAATACCTTTTTATTTTTTCAAAAAAGTAAGAAAAATACAAAGATATGTTGAGGAAAATTTTAATATTAATTAAAAAGGTTTAATGACTGGAGGACTTTTTTCTGTAACTTTGCCACTACTTGTTGTAATAGATTCTTGAAATTGTTTGCATATTAATATGGTTCTCATGTTTCCCCATAATTTAAATTCAGCATAATTTCTTTGAACAATTTCCCAATTTTCACCCAAATGTGGTGTATGAATTCTAGATCCTATTTTTGGCATGTGTCCAATTCTTTTAATTAAGTCATTAGTGTTGCACTCAATTGCAATTTCATTCATAGAATCAAGACCAAATTGATTTAAAAAATTTTGCGATGCAACTGGATCATATAATCCCCAAAATTCAACAGGAAAATTAGAAAATATTTTTCCTCTAGCTTCATTATAATCTGGATCTATTTCGCTATTAGCTATGAAAACTTCATAATAATAAATTGGACTACCAGATGACATTATAGTTTCTTGATCCCATAGATCAAACAATTTTAATTGATTGTTTTTAGGATCAAATTGTCTTATACCCCCGCCAGCTTTGTATTCAGTTCCATCTGAATTTTTCATTTTTTAGGTCCTCGTTTTAGAGAAACTCCTTTTAATTTAGCAGAATGTCTGTCCGGTTCGTCTTTTAGAGAGAACATTAATTTTCTTGCTTCTGCTGTAATTTCTGCTGCCGAGTCACCAGAACATTTTTTCTTATCTTGTAAAGATATTGTTTTTACATCTTTATTATAATATCCTTTTCCAATTATAAATGATCCACCACTATAATCAGGATGAAAATAAATGATTCCAACCCATGTTCCATCTATCCAATTGTTTTTTGATACAATTATTCTTACAGGATCTTGTTCGTACACATGTTTAATGTGATATCCATTTTGTTTTAATGCTGCACCAACATAACCTAAAGAAATTTTAGCATATGCTTTTAAAATTTCTTTTAATTTACTTCTAAAATTCACTTCAATACTATAACGACCAGTTGTTTGTTCATTTAATATGTTGTTGTTAACACACCATTCATTTAAGGATGTGCTTTCATTAATTTTATTGAACATTGACCAATCTTTGTATGATTTCATTATTTGTTATATATTATCTTAATTCAATTTTTTTAGATTCACCAGCACTTGGAGAAAACACTAATTCTTTAATTTTTATTTTTTTACCAAAAAATTCTTTGTTGCCCACTAATTCTTGGCATTTTCCTTTTTTTACGTATGCTAGAGTACAATGAGGCTTATATCCATTATAAGTTGATGTATATTTTAAAGATTTTAATTTATCATTTAATTTTCTTAATTTGTCGCTTTCAACTTCTATTTTTACAACATCATAATCATCATTTTCAAATTTACTTATTTTTCCTAATTTTATTTCAAATTCTTTTTCGTCTTTAATTATTTCTTTAATTTCATCAAATTCTGTTGTGTGTAATCCGTATAATACAGTAACATGAGGTTCTGTTTCATATCCTGATTTATTTTCTTTATAATATAAATCATCTTTAGAAATATTTTTTTTAGCCCAACTTAATATTTTATCATATTCTACTGTTGCCATTACACATGAATAAGTGTATGATTCGTTTAAAACAACCCAATTTTTAAAATCTAACATGTTTTTATTTATTATTTAACAAGACAAAATATGCAAAAATTATCTGAAGAAAATAAAAAAATTATTTTTCAATCAATTGTTGAATTGAAAAAAGTTTTAAATCAAAATCATTCTAAAATAAATAAAAAATCAAGAGGTGGAGCACAAGTTGGTTGTATTTGTGGAAATTCACAAACTTGTGTACCTTGTAGTGGTTTAGCATTTATTAAATCTGCTATCGTTTATAACGATAAAGAAATGCTTGAATTTATTGGAAAAACTTGTTTATGATTGATTTAGAAAAATTAGAAAAACCATATGAAAAATATACAATTAGATCAATAATTCCATTAATTTGTGATTATTGTGGTTGTTCATTTAGTAGAGTTAAAAAATCTATTGAAAGATTAAATGTTAATTGTAAAAAAGATAGTTGTGGCTCTAAAGAATGCACAAAATTAAAGAAAAATGATGTAAATGTTAATTTATTTGGATCTGAAAATTACTTCACATCAGAGGTTTTTAAAGAAAAACAAAAAGAAACAAATTTAGAAAAATTTGGCACTGAAGAATATTTTGATTCTAATGATTTTAAAAACAAGAGAAAAGAAACTTTAATCGAAAGATATGGAGTTGATTCCCCTCTTAAAGATGAATCAATTAAAGAAAAACAGAAAAATACAGTTTTAAGTTTGTATGGAAAAACAAATTATGCTCAAACTGATGAATATAAAGAAAAATTAAAATTAGTTGATATTAATTATGATGAACTCATAAAGAAAAGAGATCAAACATCTTTAAATAAATATGGTGTTACAAGTTATTGTAAAACTGACGAACATAAAAAAAGAAAAAAAGAAACATGTTTAAAAAAATATAGATTTGATCACAGTTCTAAATCAGAATTAAATAGACAATTAGCAAAAGATACGTGTGTTAAAAAATATGATGAAATTAGTTATTCTAAAACAAATGAATTTAAAGAAAGATACAAAAACACATGTATGGAACGATATGGAGTGCCAACAGTTTTAATGTTGGCAAAAAATAGAATTTATGGCAAAACAGAAAATGAATTAAAAAATTTTATTAACTCATTTGGTTTTGATTTTAAAAAAGATTTTTCTGTATTAAATGGAAAAGAATTAGATTTATATGATGAAACTAAAAAAATAGCAATTGAATATTGTGGATTATATTGGCACAATGAATTTTCTTCTCTTAAAAAAGATAAAAATTATCATTATAATAAATACAAAACATGTAAAGATCAAGGAATTCACTTAATTACCATATTTTCTGATGAATGGGATTATAAAAAAACTCAATGTAAAAATTTCATAAAATCTATTCTTGGAGTTTATGAAACAAAAATTTTCGCAAGAAAATGTGAAATTAAAGAAATTGATAAAAAAAACTGTTGCAATTTTTGTGATCTATATCATATACAAGGATCTGTTAAAAAACATAAAGTTAGTTATGGAATTTTTTATCAAAATGAATTATTAGGAGTAATTTCACTTGGACAACACCATAGAAACACACGTGCAAATAACATTGTTTTAAATCGACTTTGTTTTAAAGATGGTTTTCAAATTGTTGGTGGAGCAAGTAAATTATTTAAACATTGTATTAATTGGGCAAAATTAAATGGTTATGAAAGCATAATCTCTTGGAGCGATAATAGATGGTCGGTTGGAAGTGTTTATAAAGCTTTAAATTTTCAATTAGATGAAGAGTTAAAACCAGATTATAGCTATGTAAATTTAAGAAATTGTAAAAAAAGATTATCAAAACAATCTCAAAAAAAATCATCATCAAACTGTCCTAAAAATAAAACAGAATATCAATGGGCAATAGAAAGAGGATTAGCAAGGATATGGGATTGCGGAAAAATAAGATGGAAATATACTATCCCATAGTAATTATACCTGGGTCTCCAAATTTATAAATTAAATCTTCCATCCATTGTTTTCTTTCTTCTTTTGCTTCTTGAATTAATTGATCTCCATCAAGTTGTATTCCACCATTAGGTCCAGGTAAATTTTTAATTCTTCCTCGAATACGTCCCAAAATTTCTTTGGCATAGGATAACGCGCCTTCTGTCATTGCTTGTGTTACATTTTCCCAGTCTTTACATTTTTGTATATAATGAATAGCAACTTTGTTCATATTATATGGAACTGGATATAATTTAATGTGTTTATATCCACCTATAAATTCCCATCCACCTAAATTAGATGAAACTCTACTATACATAGTTTCATACGTTTTATATAATGTCCACTCTCCCATTCGACCCCAAATTGGTTGTATTGGATCAATTAATCCGCCTTGTATAGAAGCATAATTTCCACCTGGGTAAAAATATTCAATAGGAATTGTTCCACCTAAATCTGTTGCTTGAAATGCAAAAGTTCCCATATTTTTATATTCTACACTTCTTACATAACCAATATCATCTGGCATTTCATAAATACTTTGTCCAGGTTTTGTGGTAAATGTATAATAAGAATAAAAATCTCTTGGAGCATAATCTTCTACTATTTTTAAAGCTTGATTGATACAAAAATCAATATTTTGTTCATCTAATTCTAATTGAATATTAGGAGCACCTAACATATTCAAGATATAATCTCTTATTTCTTCTCTAACTTTTTCTCTTTTAGGTCTAGGACCAACATTTTTACAACCACCAGATGGTCCAGAACATGATGTTGAACACATCACTGAATTAACACCTTGTGAGGTTGGTCTTCCTAAAGCTATAGTATTATTTCCGCATGACATAATCCTATATAGTTTTTAATTTTTATTTTAAATAAGAAAGTTTTTTATGAGTAATTGGATGCAACATTTAAGTAATTTATACTATAGACCAATAAGAAAAATTGTTTTTGATTTAGTTAAAAATAATTATAATTATGATAAAATTTTAGAATCTGTATCTAAAAGCATACAGAATAATGAAGATTATGAAAATTTTGGAAAAATGTTGTTAGCAATATATGAAGCTGGATATTTTAGAGCGATTGATGATCATAAAAGTGAATTGGCAAAATTAGGTTTAAAAATCAATTTAAAACAAGTAGAAGAACCAAAAAAAGATAGTCCAATTTTTTAAAAACTTCTTTGTTCATTCGTTATTTCTGCATAAATCAAATATTCATCATCTTGTTGTTTTATGTTTTTAATTTTCCACCATCTAAGCATTTCAAGTTTTTGTCCATTTTTATATTTACTTGGAAATATAATTGATTTTAAAGTTAAATTTTGTTGTTTAGTATAAATGCATATTTCAATATCGCTTGAATCTACAATAAATCCTTCAAACATGTGTTTTTTACCATAAAGAACATTTTCATTGCTATTTATTGCTGGATGGCAATGTATCAATACAATTTGATCTTTTGGTATATCATTATCATTTAACTCTGAAGTTAATTCAATGCGTTCTTCAAAATGTTGTTCAACTACAATTTTTTCTTCAATTTCAACTTTTGGAATTTCTTTATTTTCGATTTTTACTTCTTCAATTTTAGTTTTTGGAATAATTTCTTCAAATTGTTCTTCTATTTCTGCATTTATTTCTTTAATATCTTCAACAGATATATTATTAAATTCTTCTAAATCAAATAAAACTGATTTCCATTTAAAATTATGAAATTCAAGTTGTTTTTTTGGTAACACAACTTGATCTTTAACTAAAGGATTAGGTTCACTAAATAATTTATATGGTTTACCGTCTTTATTTAATAGTGGCATAGTGATATTTTAAACATGTAAAGAGTTTGTTATTAAATAAATCATAAAAAAATTAATTTCATTAACAAAAAATGGCTTATTGTTTTGTTCAATTAATGTTAATAATAAAAAATCAATTAAATAATTTTTAATTTGTTGAAAATTTTGCATTAGCACTTCCTTTTAAAAATATGCATTTATTATATGTTTTTTTATTAACTATATTGGCTATACTTGCCTGAGAAACACTAAAAATTTTTGAAATTTCTTCTTGTGTTTTTCCATTATTATATAGATTTCTTATAATTTCTGCTTTTTTATGATTTAATTTGTTTGGTTGTTTTTTTATATTTGGTTGATACAATTCATATTTAATCAACCATCTTCTTATTGTTCTTTCACTTTTTTTAAAAAACAAAGATGCTTCTTTAATGTTATTCTTAAATTGTTCTAAATCTTTTTTTTCCATGTCAACATTATAAAATAGTTAATTTTTTTAAAAAAACCAATATATAATTTCAATTATTCTTAAAAGGAGATAAAAATGGCATTACAAGCACCTACAGTTGGCGAAGTTGCATTATTGCAATATATTACAAATACAGTTGCACCAACACAATTAGTATTACATTTATATAATAACGATCCTACAATTTCAGCATCAACAGTTATTACAAACATTACAGAAGTACCATCAGGTATTGGTTATGTTCCAATTACATTAGCTGGAACGAATTGGACAACAACAACTCCTGGTGGGTTAGGTACAGCAGTACATTCTGAATGTACATTCTCATTTACAACAGCACACAGTGTTTACGGTTATTATATAACATCAACATCTTCAACAAAATTGTTGTGGATGGAAAAATTCTCAGGAGCACCTTTCGTATTGCCAGCAGGCGGCGGAACAATTACAATTTCACCACGTGTTTCATTGCAGTAATGATTTGTACACTATTTTAAATTTCAAAAAACCCATAATTTTAAAATTATGGGTTTTTTACTTTGTAGTTTTGCATAAGATAACTTTAATCAGAAAGAGTTTATTTATGACAAAAGAAGAATTAGAAACATTGTATAAAAATTGTGACAGTGAAGATGATTTTGATTATGATAAATATGAAGAAACAATCAATGATCGCAATGGAGCATGCTTTACATATAATAAAGAGGAAAGAAATGACACTTACGATCAAGCAATGATTGATTACATGGAAGAACAAGGATTTGTTATTTATGATGATCCTTATTCTCAAAATATGTGTTGTAATGTTGGATGGGTAGTGTTTCCACCAATTAAATAATTAAAATGGTGGGTCATCTGGATCATTCTTAAAAGGCTTACTAATTTGTGGTTTAATTTTCTTTTTTCTTTTGTTTTTTAATAGTTGTCCACCTAGCAAATCCCATTTAATTTCTTTTGGATCTTCTTCATAATCTTCATAACCATAATAATCCATTTCTGATTTTCGCAATCTATCTGCATCTGCGTATGGATTTGATCCTGCCCATAATGGATCTATTAAGACTAAAGATCCATCTTTTCTTTGCATATAATTATTTTTGTTAAGATCAATATTTCCATTGAGTCCTGCTGTGGATATTATATAAAAAGCTTCAAATAATGGATATAATTTAGGATATTTTTCAAATAGTTCTATTTCTCTTTTATATACTTTTTCTTTTACTATTTCCCATTTATAATCTTTTCCTCTTCCTATTCTAGTTTGCTTTTCGATTTCTTTATTTTCTTGACCATATTGTTTTGCTTCGAAATAAGAAATTGAATAGTCTATATTGTTAACAATTTGTTTCATTAATTCTTGATCATCAATTGGGTATAACAATTCAATTCTAGCAAGATAAATCATTGACGATGATTTCATTCTTTTGTAGAATGGCACAATTCTTTGTGGTGGACCATAAATTTTAGGAAATGCAGGATGTGGATTTTTATATGCAAATCTAGCAAATCTTAAATAATATGGATCATCTTTAAAAGTTTTTACAACATAATTCCATTTTGGATGATAAAACACTTCTCCACAACTTCCATTTCCAATATATTTTCCGCCTTCTGCATAGAATTCTTCCAATATTTCTTCTAATGATTTGTTTTTATTTAATGGATTTAAAAACAAATCGGTTGGAGTGTCAAATGATTCATAAAAAAGTTTAAAATTCATGATATTTCCTAATAATAATGCACATTTGTGTTTTGATCTATATCATATGGAGTGTTCTTCAATATATTTATTGCCGTTCTAGTTTCAATTACTTTTGGGCTTATTAATGAAATAGGATTATCCCAATATACTTCTTCTACCGTTCCATGTTGTGGCATGTCAGTTGTTGTAAACATAATTGCAGAAATAGCTTCTGTCATATTTGCTTTTGTAAATCCTTTTGTTGTTAAATTTTTAAATTTTGGTTTTTCGAAATCTTTTGGATGAATTAGTTTATTAATATTTGATGCTTTATATATGCTAATGATATGATCAAATTGAACTTGAGGAACCCATTTTCCATACGTGCAACTTATAGCAAAAACTCCTGCATTTCCGTAACCAAGTTTGTTTTCGTTAATAATTTTTTCAATATTTTCTTTTAAGGTAAAATGAATAAATTTATCTTTTTTTAATTCTAATTTGAAAAATTTTCTAGTATTATGTCTTTTCCAAAAATCTATTTGTTGAGAGTTATTTGGTTGTTTAGCCCAAATATTTTTACTAAATTCACTTCCATGAAATTCTTCTTTGTCAAATTCTAAATTTTCAAACCACTTTTTAAAATTCATTTGTTTTCCTTGTTATTTCAAAATTATTTCCATTCATTTTTAAATCCCAATCTTTATTGAAAAATCTATTAAATAATTTTTCATATACTGATGATCTTCTGTTTTTAATCATTTCAATTCCATGTTTGTAAGATGTAATTGCATTTCTTAATTCATTTGTGTTGAAATAAAATTCAAACGAATCTTTTTGAAGTTTATTAAAAATTGTTAAAATTTTGCCAAAATAAATGTTTATTTGATTTAAAAAATCTAAACAACTTGTGTCAGATTTTAAATTTGAAACTAATTCTTTGAAATAATTTATTATAATCAAATCTTGATTGTCAGTTTCATTTGTAATTTCTTCAAGTGATGAAAAAACTTTATTTTTTATTGGGTTTAAATTTATATTAGATATAATTTTTGAATCATTTTTATCTTCATAAGATTGAAAATATATTTTTTTAATATTGATCTCATCAGCTTTTTCTTTTATTAAATACAAAACTCCAGGTAATATTTCTGGATCTCTTCCAAGAATTTCGTTTCGTTCTGTTTTTTCATATGATTCATTTACATAAAAAGACACTTCGTAAACTTGATCTTGTTTTTTAAAAAAAGTAACTTTAACTTCATTTTTTAATGAAGTTACAAAACTTAATTCAATTATGTTATTACGAAATGATTTTTTTATAGAACCATTTGGCTTTCTTAATTCTACAATTTCATTTAATATCCATTTTTTAAATTCCAACATGTAATATTTATTTGTTTTAATATATAAATTCTAAAGAAAGGTTATAAAAATATGTTAACATTTAATAAAGTTTTAGAAAAAATTGATGAATCTCATTCTAATAATTCTGAAGAATTTAATGATAAAGCAATTGCTACCATTAAAACTGGATTAAATTTGGATGAAGATTTTTGGGATAATTTTAAAAATATATGTAATTCGCCTGGTTTGGGAGAGTTATTGGGAGTGAGTAAAAACGTAATTTCAACATGGTATTCCAAAATAGATAAACATCTAAATAAAGTTGAAGAAATGGAATTAAATTCTTCTAAAAGAAATAAAATGATAAAAACTGGATACGAAGATGAATAAAAATATTCAAACTGGACCTAAAATTGTTAAAGGGCTTTCTGTAGAACACATTAATAAATTAAAGAATTTTAAAAACATGAAAGTTATAAATCAAAAAAATCAAAAAGTAGTTAAAAAACCATTAAAAACACAAGGGGTCACGCACCAATTTATACCAAGACCAGACTCAAAATATCTTGTAAATCTAGCAGATAATGTTAAAAGAATTGAATTTCCAGAAAAAGGATCTTTTAATCCTGGATTGGTCAAGTTACCAAACAGTAAAGATTACATTATGGTTTACAGACCAGATGAATATGGTTTTGTGGGATGTAAGTTGGATGAAAACTTAAATCCATATTCTGATTCATATTTCAAATTCAATGTAACAAATTGTGCAGATCCAAGAATAATATGGACTAATGATAATAAATTATTAATGGTTTATTCATCAACTACTGGAGTTGGATTAAATTTAGAGTGCATTAGAGGCTCTATAATAATGGACTTAAATAAATCTGATTCTTTTATTAACACTGAACATTTTAGAATATCTCCTGAAGAATTAAACAGTAGACAAAAAAATTGGATACCTTTTTTGTTTAATGAAGAAATTTATTTAATCGCTTCAATATGTCCGCATATAATCTATAAATTTGATTTAGCTACTAAAAAATGTACTAAAATATCTGAAGAGAAATGGTTTCATCCCTGGATTTATCCAGAACTCTTTTTAAGAGGAAACACGAATCCAGTTTTAATGGAAGATGGAAATTTTTTATCAACTTTTCATACAGCAACTTGGTATGGAAAAACATGTTATTATGATAATGGTTGTTATGTCTTTGAAGGAAAGTTTCCTTTTAAGATACTTAGATGTTCCAATAGAACATATCTTCCTGCAGAAGGTGCTATAGAACCGCATTTTAGAAATTTGGGAAGAATTGCATGTACATTTCCTGTAGGAATGGTCTTGGAAAATAATGATTTATTAATCTCTTATGGAGATAATGATTCTGTTGTAAAAATAATGAGGGTTGATTTAAATAAGATGTTATCTTTAACTTTGGATATATTTTAAAAATGATTACAATTACAATTCACACTGCATCTTTGGATAATTTTTTAATTTCTCAAGGAATACCAAGTTATTTTCAAGCCGTTGTAGATAATTTATCACGTCAAACTTTTAAAAATTTTGAACTTGTATATATTGATACTTATTATGATGAAAATAAAGATAATTTTAGTCAAATTAAATCAAATTTTATAATTAAACATGTTCCAATACACAAAAATCACAGATACTGGTTTGATAAAGGACACGTTTATATTTCTGCTGCTAAAAATACAGGTATCATTTATGCAGACGGAGAGTTGATAATTTCATTTGATGATGGGGAATTCTTTCCAGAAACACTTTTATCAAATTATTGGGATCATTATAAAAATGGACATTTGATGCACGCATATCATCATAGAATGAAATCTATAGATACCATTAATGGATTAGTTAAACATCCTGTTAATGGTGATATTTATATCAATGATAGTAGAAAATTTAATGCAGACTCTTGTTTTCACAGAAATGGTACATGGACATATGCAGGAACAAGTTTTTCTTTAGAGGATGCTTTAATATTAAATGGTTTTAATGAAAGATTAGATGGATATAAAAGTTTAGAAGATTGTGATTTTGGTCTAAGATTGGTGATGTTAAATAAAAAGTTTGTTATTGATAAGAAACTTGGATTTATCTACATTGTAGATCATCCTAGTTATGTTGATCAAAATAAAAAACAAATAAATGAATTTATAGCCATTGAAAATCATGGTTTATTAATGTGTGCAAAAGAATTATTTGAAATTGAAGCAAATAAATATCCTATTACAGATAAGCATTTAGAAATAATTAAAAGAGAAACGATTAAATACAGAAATTTCGATCCTTTAAGTAAAGGAAATGAAGATAAGTTAAAAGTTTGGTTAAAAACACCAACTTTTAATCTAAAACAGGAACGAGAAGAAATTAGAAAATCAAAAGATTGGAAATGGTAATTATGTCAACTTTAAATAAAATACAACAAATATTGCCAACTATTCATGGTTGGTGTACTTTTGAAAAAGCATCAAAATTTTACAATTTTATTATAGAAGAAAAGCCAAATATATGTGTTGAAATAGGAGTTTTTGGTGGCTCATCTTTAATTCCTCAAGCTATAGCTTTAAAGGAAAATGGATCTGGTACAATTTTTGGCATTGATCCTTGGTCAACAGATGCTGCTTTAGAATGCATGATTGATGAAGATAATAAAAAATGGTGGGGGCAATTAGATTTAGAAGATATTTATAAACATTGTCAAAATAACGTTAACAAATATGAGCTTCAAAATTATTGCACACTGATTAAAGATAAAGCTGAAAATGCAGTTACAAGATTTGCAGACGAATCAATTGATTTGCTTCATATTGATGGAAACCATTCAGAAGATTTATCATATAAGGATGCTGTTTTATACTTACCTAAAGTAAAATCTGGTGGTTACATATTTTTTGATGATATTTATTGGACTGAAGGAGATAATCATGCAACCACAAGAAAAGCAATAGGATATTTACTTAAATCTTGTGATAAAGTAGAAGTTGTAAACAATGATTGTTTAATATTAAAAAAGAATTAAAAACATGAAAACATTTAAAGAATGGATGTTTAATGAAAATTTAAGTTTAATTCAAAGTTTTGCTCAACAAAATAATGTAGAATTAGATATTTATGAATCATTTGATGACACAATAAAAATTTCAAGAATTTTTGTTCCTAAAGAATTGAGAAAACAAGGCTTGGGCACTAAAGTTCTCGAATTTGTTTGTAATTTTGCTGATTCTAATAATAAAATTATTTTATTGTCGCCATCAATTGATTTTGGTGCAACCTCGTTAAACAGATTATATTCTTTTTATTCAAAATTTGGATTTATTAAAAATAAAGGTAGAAAAAAGAATTATAAATACAGTGAAACTATGATTCGTTATCCAAATCGTTAAATTAAGAAAGTTTAAAGAACTGGATGGGTAGTTTTTCCTAAACCTAATTAATAAAAATATATTTGAATTAAATATATAAGTAATGGAATATGTTTCACAAGGAATTTTAAATCTTAAATCTAGTGCTTCTTATTGTTTTTCAATAAAAAGGTTCTTTAAATATTCCATTAATGATTTTGTGTTTATTAAAGAAAAAGCTAAAATTGGCGTTTTAGATAGAGTATGTATTAAAAAATATTTTACTAATTTAGAATTAAATAAATATAAAGATACATTTAATAGAATTTGGTTTGAAGAAGAGTTAATTCCACATCAAGAAGCTATTAATTTATCTATTGCGTTTTATGAAAGAAAAATTTTTGAAATTAATTAATAACTTATTTATTAACAGGCATAATTTTCTTTAACTTATTAAGTTTAAAAATCATATCACTATAATGTTTATATTTTTTAATTTCTTCATCTGTTAATCCACACTCAGAGTCATCAACAAATTCATTTGTACTTATAAAAGTATTTACATTTTTCAATTTGTTTAATGATTGATAATAATCATCAAGAAGTTTTAATTTATCATCTTTAGTGCATTGGCTCGAAACATTAACAAAATGTCCATCTATATTTTTGATATAATCGCCAGTTATTATAAAACAACCAGAAGAAATATATGTAAAAATATATTTTTTTATAAAATAATGATTTCCAAAATATTTAGATTTAAAATATGAAGATTGAAAATGCATAATCACCTTTTATAAATTAATATCAACAGCTATTCTTTCTCCTAAAGGAGTAGTGTCGGATTCAACCCTTGTAATAGATGGATTATTTATTGCTTTAAATCTTACAATATTGCCATCTATAGCAACCTCGCCTGCTAAAATTGATGCAATGATTTTAAGAGTGTCTTTTATGGATAAATTCCCTTCTATTTCAATGTTATCAAGACCATTAGGCGATAATTGAGAAAGATTTACAGAAGTAAATGCTAAAACTTCATCATTTGAAGAATCGATAAATTTTATGCAACCTTCAAAATCATTATTTAAATTATAATTCCATATATAAAATCCGCTTCCAATTTCTGTAAATCCTGTTGTAATCACAGAATCAACATTGTTTCCATCAATATCTGTTTTCTGAGCATTTAGGGTAATACCAGTTTTGCCTTTTCCTAAAGATAAAGAAAATACAGACATTAAAATATTCCTTAATAAAAATTAATATATACTATATAGTTATTTACATTAAATTTTAATTTGAAACTAAAATATGAATCAAGTATTTAGGGTGGTAACAAGATTACAAGATTTAGATGATTTTTATGGATCATTAACTGATGATCAGTATTTATCATTTGATTCTTCGTTAGATAAATTTACATTAAAATCCTTCAATTTTATTCCAATAAGTGGTTATAACAATCCTATTTCGCTAGGAAATTTGGGAGATTCTAATTCTGTTGATCCCTTACTCACAATATCCAGAACTATTTCATCTGGATCAACAAATGCTCATGCTTTTTCAGATTCTTCAAATTTTATTCGTAATGGTTATGCCTATAATTCTTTTGATGCTAGAATTAATGCTGGATTTAGTGGTCATACATACGATCATTATGCAGCATTTCAATCTTTGCCAAATATAAATAATGGATCATGGTCTGATGTTTATGGATTTTATTCCTCAGCTACAGTAAATGGCAACATTACAAGATTCAATCATGCTTGGGTTGATGATTGTATTGGAACTGGAAGTATTACTACACAATATGGTTATTATTGTGCTTCATTAGCAAAAGCTACAAATAATTGGGCTTTTTATTCTGCTGGCAGTACGCCAAGTAGAATTGGGGAGCTATCTGTTGGTGATAAATTTTGGATTACTCCAACTAATACTTCTGTTGAAATTGGATATAATATACGTTATAAAAATGGAGATTGGTATCCTACAGAAACAAGTTCTTATTATTGTTTATTAGAACCTCATTATCCAAGCACAAATTCATTTGCTATATTTACTGGTACAACACCATCAGATGCAAACGCTCCAATTTCTGATTGGCATGTTAGTTTAAGATGTGCAAATGATTCTACAGCAATAGGACCATCTGGTCCATTTATATTTGGTACTATATCTAATATGGTTCAAATTGGTGGAGTGTCATCATCATTCCCAGCAATTAAACGTAACGGCGCAGCAATTAATTTCAGAGTTGCTAACGACTCAGCAGATGCAGATATTACATCTAAAGGTCTTACAGCAAGTGGTCCTATATTATCTACTAACACATATACGTCTGCTACAAATTTTGAACAGCTTAGAATACGCTCTAATAGCACTCAATATGAAGTCAGTTCTATTGTTGGTTCTGCTGGTGGTAGCCCTAGACCTATTCAGATTGGACATACTAATGCTGCAGGAATTTTTAGTTCTGCTTTGAGTATTGCTATTGATGGTGGAGTTTTGGCTAGTGGCACTGTATCATCTGTCGGTTCCGTAGCGACAAGGTTCACCGCCGAACGAACAGCAACAGCAAACGCTCTAATCGAATTAAAGACATCTGCCGGTTCGATTTTTGTTGGTCAAGGTGCGTCCGGTATCTTCGGAGTCAGTAATGCACCAGATCTGACAGCCGCAGCGTTTAAAGTGACAACTTCAACAGGTGATGTGTCTGCCGGAGCTATCACAGCGAGCGGTAAAATAACTACCGGAACCTCAACCACATCCCAACAGGGACTGTTGACAAATCGAATTGACCCTATCGATCAGGGCGGAGTGCTGATAGGTTTTGGCAGCGGAAGTATCGGGACGATGATCGTTAATCAGTTCAATGTGGTATACCAGTCCACGACGCGGAAAGTTTTCTCCAGCACCACGAATTTGAATTCAACTGCTGACCTGTCCTACGGTCGGGACTCTGCGGGAGTGTTCGGGATTTATACGACTGCGGCGGGGTCAACAAAGGCGGCGTTGACTTGCGGGGCGATCACCGCATCATCTTTCAACTGGGTTCAAGCAGACTCTAGCGGGGGAAGAAACCGACTTATTGCGGGTGCGGCGAGTGGTATCGACATTCAAGCAAACGAAAACACGAATCCTTTATTTCGCATTACGTATGCTGGTACAGAATATCCTTTATCTATTACGCGAGCAGCAATTACTGCTAATGTGCCGATATTAGTTACAAATGTATATACATCTACGACGAATTTTGAACAACTTAGAATTAGATCTAATAGCACGCAATACGAAATTAGCTCTATTATAGGGTCTGCTGGTGGTAGTAATCGCGATATAGTAATTGGTCATGTTGATGCTGCTGGTACAATGACTGCCGCATTAACTGGTGTAACTATTTATGCTAGTGGACTTGTTGAATCCAGACGAGTGTATTTGTGGGAATCATTTCAAGGGCATTATTCGTTTGGGCGAAATGCGATTCTTGGTGCATCAAGTGCCGCAGGAGTTGTAGGTGGTGATTTTGGTATTACTGCAGCTACTAACGCTGCTGGCACAGTTGATACACGACTTAGAAGACTTGGTAGCGGATCGCTTGGTCTTATTAGTGGGGATGCGAATTCTACGACATATGGAAGTTTTACTGCTGGAGCGATCACTGCTAATGGCTTAATAACAACCTCTGGGTCTGCTAACACTTACAGTGTAACATTACCAAACACTGTTGGTATTGCTGCTAGAAATTCAGGAAATACGGCGTGGAATCGCATTCTCAACTACACTGCTGCGAATCAATGTGCCGTTGGCGATTTTGACGGCGGTGGCGGCGGCTTAGGGTTGTATGGATCTGGGGCTAATTTATGGACAATCTCATCAGCCGGTCATCTAGCAGCAAGTGGCGCATTTAATATAACAACTACTGGCACTGTCACGGCACCAGTAGTTTCGTTCCCAAATACGACGACACCGGCATTCCCAGCTAGTGGCATTATAGCCTTCTGTCCGGGGTCTTCAGACCTATGGTTTCGATCTGCGTACGGAAGTAGTTACATCCAAATCGGCGGGGGCAGCACCACCACATTTGCATCTGCCGGAAATATGACGGTCTCTGGTGCTGGTGGGGTACGCCTGCAAAGCAATCCATTGTCGTCTGGACCGACAGTTTTTGCAAAAGTGCCATCAACAACAGCAATCAACTTCCGCAATAATGCAGATTCAGCGGACATCGATTTAACTGCGGGTGCGATCACAGTGAGTGGTCCTATACTTTCTACAAATCTTTATGTATCATCAACTAATTTTGAACGATTAAGTATAAAGTCAAATAGTACACAGTATGAAATAAGCTCTATAGTAGGTTCTGTTGGCGGAAGTAATAGAGCTATTCATATTGGACACACTAATGCTGCTGGAGCGTTTACTTCGACATTAACAGTTGCAACTAATGGAAATATTAGTGTCAATGTCGATTCTGCTTCGTTCACATTTGGAAAAGTTGGTACTAATAGTTTAGTAGGACAAAATGGCGATCTTTCTGTATTGTCTGGAGGAAATAGAATTCTTTTATTAGGAGATAATGGAAGTGGGTTAGCATTAGCTAGTTCAGTTGGAATTAATTGGTCTTCCTCAACTTCAGATGCTTATTCTCCTATTGATTATAGATTGCGTAGAAATGCTGCTGGCCAACTTGATGCTAGGGGTGATGGTGGATTACGAATTCGTAATTTGGCAAACTCAGCAGATGCTCCATTAACCGTTGGCGCAATCACGGCGAGTGGCGACATTACTTCAACAGGATTCAAAAGTGGAAATGGCGGGTTATTTTTTCCTGCTGGATATACTGTATTAAGAGATTATTCTGGAAATAATGTTTTTGGGGTTAACGCTACAGCGAATATACCTGTATGTTCAACAAATGGATATGGGATAGGAGTCAATTATTATACTCCAGATGTTATCTTAACAAGAGATAATGCAAATATTCTTGCTTTACGTAATACGACTAATGCACAAACATTAAGACTATATAATACATATACTTCATCTACTAACAATGAATTTTTACAAATCAGAGCAGTAGCTGGAGCTAATTTTGAAATAGGACCACAAAATAGATCTATTGGCGGATCGCTTAGAGGATTAACTATTGGAGGATATGTTGCAGGTAGTAACACAATTACTCCTTGGATGAAATTTGAAGATGGATATAATTACTCTCATCAGCATTTAAATATGCAAGATAAAAGTATCTTCAATGTTTATCGCCTTGAAAATTCATCTCAAATGCTTATTAATAGCCCAGAAGTATTTTTCGAAACATCAAATATTAGATTCAAAAATAATTGTTTAAGAACAGATGCAACTTCATCAGATCCATTCATCTTATATATGGTTGGAAAAACTTATGATGAAAGTGATGATGAATTTATTTCAATTAAAACTGCGTCAACTAGTGATTTTGAGTTTGGAGTTGGTCACAATAGTGTTGGGTCTTCTGTACAAAGAGGGCTTATAATTGGTAGTTATGATTCCACAATTAATGATACAATTAATCCTTGGCTTAAATTTTCTACTACTGGTTCTGCTGAATTTTTTGATGCATCAGAATCAATAGTTAAAATAAGTTCTGGCGGTTTGTGTATACAATCAAATCAACTTTTAAAAATGTATGATAATGTTGAAAATTCTTATATGTACATAACAGCATTAGACAATACGTTTTATATAAGAAATTTTGATAATGATAAAAATATAGATTTAGAAGCTAAAGAATTACGTGCTGGGTCAATTTGTACTTATAACACACTCACGCCAATGCCTATAGGGAATTTAACCGAAATCACCAGATTTTATGTTGATGGTGGAATATCTGAATTTAATGGTGGAACTGCATTAAACGAAATTAAACATGCTAGAATTTGTCCTCCGACATATTCTAACAGCGTTTCATCTACAATAACTTCTGCTTCTTCTTTATGTATAGATGGACCGCCAATAGCGGGCACTAATGTGTCAATAACTAATAGTTATGCATTAAAAATTGAATCTGGAAATATATGCTTTTTTAATGGTGTTAATATAGTTACAGATATAACTGTTGGTACAAAAATTGGAACAAGTTCTACTCAAAAATTAGGATTTTGGAATGCAACTCCAGTTACACAACCAACTACATCGGTTGCTGCTGCAACTCGTGTTGGTAATGCTGGAACTACAATTACAACAGCCGATACTTTTGACGGATACACTATAGCCCAAGTAATTAAAGCTCTTAGATCTGTTGGGGTTTTAGCTTAAAACTATTTTTCAAAATTAAAATTATTTTTCAAAATTAAAATTTAAGCCAAACTATATTAATTACACTCTTTTATATAAGGTAAATAAAATGGCATTAAGTTTAAAAGAAAATGAAAAATTAACAATTCCTGCAACTCAAGAGAAAATATTAGATAAATTATGGATTAGACAAATAATTATTCAAACACCATCTCCTCTCGTAGAAGGAAGTGTTAAGATGGAATATGGACCTTGGTCTGGAAATATGGCAGAAGATGCTGTCTGGAGAGATGTAGACGGTAATGATATTACTAAGTTTATCAGCATTAATAATTTATATTCAACTATGATAGAATGTCCAGAATTAAAATTTGCTTTTGATGCAATTTTATCTGCAATTTTGCCTTTACAGGCATTTTTAGACGCAAAAGAATCAGAAGTTGAAGAATCAGAAGTTGTTTAATTTGTAAAATTTTAAATATGTTAAAAAAGAAAGGTAAATTATGGAATTATTAATTAATAAAGAAGAACAACAACAATTGTTGTCATGTCTTGATGTTGCAATTAAGTCTGCTCAAAATAGTCTTCAAACAGCAAGTGTTTTGTTGCCTTTGGCAAGTAAAATTAGTCTTTTGAAAGATGATGAAGAAGAAGAAAAAAAATCTGATGGTAAAAATCCTAGAAAAAAATAATCAAATTAATTAAAATATAAAAAACCCTAATAAAAACCCTAATTTTTATTAGGGTTTTTATTTTTTAAAATGTTCTTAATATATAATTTAAAAGGAGACGATATATGAAAGTAGAAGCATTAGAAGTAAATGAATTTGTTAATTCTTTAAGCTTGGAAGTTCCAGCACCTGTTGGAACCGTTGTAGTTAATAATTTAAGTATTAATTCTGTTATGGATAGCTTAAAATTAAAATGGGATGAATTTAAGAAAACAGCAAAAGAAAATGGTACATTTTCATCACAATCTGCAGTTAAATTTCTATTTTTATCTCTTGATGCTTTAATTTTAGTTGTTGAAAAATTAATTCCTGGTGAAAAGGGTTCAGATAAAAAAGCTACTGTTTTATTGGCTATAAGTGGTTTGTATGATTATGTGATTAAACAATTTATGCCAGTATGGTTGAAACCTTTTTCTGGATATATTAAAAACTTTTTCGTTACAGTAGTATGTTCTATAGCTATAGATTGGATTGTATCAAAATATAATAAAGGTACATGGTCATTGTCTTAATTGAAATTTAATTCATGTTGAAAGGAGTCAATATGTCAAAAAAAATAAAATTTAAATTACCAAAAGTAATAAGAGAAGATATTTTACAATTGTCTTCAACTCAACAAATTGGTTGGAGTATTTCAGCATTTGGGGTCCCAGATGTTTGGAAACACACACAAGGAGAAGGTGTTAAAATTGCAATTTTAGATTCTGGATGTGATTTAGACCATCCAGATTTGAAAGATAATTTGCTTACTGGTATAAATTTTATAAATTTAAACAAATCTCCTGAAGATGATAATGGTCATGGTTCTCATACAACTGGCATTATTGTTGCATCTAATAATGAAATTGGCATGATTGGTGTTGCACCTAGAGCTAAAGTTATTCCAGTAAAAGTTTTAGATTCTAAAGGTTCTGGAGATTTAGAACATGTAGTTAAAGGAATTCGTTGGGCTGTAGACAACGGAGTAGATATCATTTCAATGTCTTTAGGCTGTCCATTTCCTATACAAAATGTAAGAAAAGCCATTCAATATGCAGATAAAAATGGAATTCCTGTTTTTTGTGCTGCAGGAAATGCTGGTAAAACAAAAGAACTTTTTTATCCATCAAATTATCCAGAAACTATAGCTGTTGGTTCTATTGATGAAACTTTAAGTAGATCATCATTTTCCAACACTGGTGAGAATTTAGATTTCATGGCACCAGGTGGAAAAATATTTTCAACAATACCTGATAATTGGTATGGATATATGTCTGGAACAAGCATGGCATGTCCTTTTGTCGTCGGTCTGTCTGCACTTTGTTTATCATATCAAAGAATTAAATATCCTGATAAAAAATTATCAGGATCAAAAGATTTTATTAACTTATTGAAAAAACATGTTGTTAACACAATAGATGTTGATGCAAACAACAAACAATTTTATCAAGGTTATGGAATAATTGATGTGAAAGCTTTAAAAGAAGAATTTTTAAAAAATAATTGATTCATATTCTTTTAAAATTTTAGAAATAACATTGTTTATTTGTTTGATTTCATCAGGGTCAGATGAGTCTTTTAAGTCTAATTTAAGTTTTCTTAAAGCAATAATATCTTTTTTTAAGTTAAACATTAAAGATTGTTTTTTTTGTATTTCTTTTTCGTTATTTTCTATATAATCATTTTTTATATCTGATTTTAATTTATTTAAAAATAACTTCAAATCTCTTAAAGTTATTTTTTTTGTTTTTTTAAATTTAATTTTTGAAAAAATTTTATTAAAGAATTTTTTCAATTTAAATATCCAATTTTCTTCCTCTTTCAGATCTTCATCTTCTAGAGATAGAACATTTACATTGTCAACGTTGATAGGCTTTATCAAAATAGGAATTTGATTGATTAAATTTTGTTTTTTTGCAATTTCTTCATCATTTTTCTTTAACATTTCATGCACTTCATCCTTTGTTTCAGGAGTAACTGCATATTCCAATGCACATAATTTACAACAATAAAATTGTTCTTCTTGTTTATTTATTATTTCTGTAATAGAACAATTTTTTAATTCATTACATGGTTTTTTTGTAAATGGACAATTTGACATTTTTTTCCTAATTTTAAGTGGTTGAAGGATTTGGACTGCCTAAAATTTTTAATTTAAAACCCTCACCAGCAACTGATTCAGAGCTTGGCGGGACGGTTCTTTTTATCCATAGAGGAAATCCTTCTTCTGGATATAAATTTCCAATTGAAATAGTTGTTAAATTACTAGTTTCAAAGAAATTAACATTATATGGTATGGTTGTGTCTACATCTAGTAAAGTTGGAATTGAATTAATTGGAGAACCAATTGAAGATTTTGTTACAGATGCCGTAATTGCTCCAATCAAATTTGTTTTATCAATATTAAATAAATCATGACTTCTTTTATCATCTAATCCATCAAAATTAATTTTAAATTGAATATTATTAATTCCTAAATTAAAATTAACAGTTACATTTTCAAGACTTTCGATAGATCTTAAAGCAGTTTGTAAATTTTCTGTCCAAATAACAGGATTTAAATCAAAATTTACATTTCTGTATTCAATTTCTGTTTTTCCTAAAGGTTTGTAAGATATGGTAAAATAACCATTCGATATAACTCCTGTAATTATTACATCTTGTATTTCTTTTTCTGATCTTATTCCTAATTCAATTGTAGAAATTGTATTTGCAATATTTAATGTATATAATTGCAAATTATAAATTGTATCAACAGAGTTATTGTTAAATATATAAATACATCTGTAGCTCGTAGAACCTACAGACGCTTCTTCTCTTGCAACATTATCAAATAAGTTATTTAATTGACCTGTCACAGGATATGATGAAGGATCACCACCAATGGATAAATTTGGATTAGAATTACTAGAACCTCCAGTTAAAGTAACGACTAAATCTGTTGATTTTGCAGCCATTTATTGTTTTTCCTTTTAAGTAATGATTTATTTATTTTTTTTACACTATTTTTGCATAGTCTATTACAATATTAGAGGAATATTTGATGTTATTTGAAGATAAAAAAATAATTTGGATAGAAGATAAACAAAAATTAAGACAAGCTTTTACAACTGGTGTCGAATATGCTTTTGTAAATTCTAAAAATTACCAAGCATGTCCTTTTGTATTTTGTAAAGATTTTCTGCAAGACGCACTCCATGCCAGAATTGTAAATGAAAAACGAGGAATACATGGTTTTTATTATGATCCATCTCAAAATAAAACTATAAATCTAAACAAAACATTAATTTTAGTTACAAATTCTGAAGATGTATTGCTAGAGCAACGAATGGAAAGTTGTTTAGATTTTATACATCAATTAGAAGATAAATTTTCATTTAATACTAAAACTAAAATATTAAAATGTCTGTCTCCTCCATTGAAATATATTAGATCTGGGGTTTTTTGTTTTGAAGCATCTAAAAGATGGATAATTGCTCCACCAATGATTTCTATGTATACGCTATTAATTAGAGTTGGTTTAGGTCATATAATTGGGCAAAAATTCAATAAAACTCTTGAAAAAATAGAATTGAAAGAGCAAAAGCCATATCAACATGTTGATGGACACAGAATACAACATGCCATAAAATCTATAAATTATATTATTTCTAAAGGAGATAAAAAAATATTTGGGAGTAAAATTAAAGATAATTATCCAAAACATATTAAAACTTCTGTAATGCACAATGATCTTGGAATTATTGGATTTAGTAGAAAATTAACAAAAAATAAAATGCCTCAATGGTTTAAGGAAAAAATATGACAAAAATAGGCACAGATCCAGAATTTATGTTAGAAAAAGATGGAAAGATTTATTCTGCCATTCCGATTTTAAATAAAAAGAAAAAAATAAATTATTCTTCTTTTTATCATGATAATGTTTTGGCAGAGTGTACAGTCAAGCCTTCTTCTAATAAAGAAGAATTTTTAAATAATATTAAAGAATCTTTATGTAACTTTTCAAAACTAGTTCATCCTTATAAGTTAATTTCAAAATCTGCTCATTATTATGATAAATCAGAATTATCTTCAGAAAAATCGTTTGAAATATCATGCGATGCAGAAAAATGCGTTTATGACTTAAAAGTCATACATCAAGATGAACAGATTTTAAGATCTACTAATTTAAGAACAGCCGGTGGACACATTCATATTGGAGACAATATCTTAAAAGATAAATATAAATCTTTATCTTGTGTTAAAATGATGGATTTATTTGTTGGATTTACTTCAATTTATTTAGATAAAAATAAAGATGCTGTAGTCAGAAAAAAACTATTTGGCAAAGCTGGTAGATTCAGAGATAAAAATTATGGTATAGAATATAGAAGTATAAGTAATTTTTGGCTTAACAATCCATATTATGCTGCATTTATATTTGATTTAAGTTGTTTTGTAGTTGATTTTATTAAAAGCAACAAAGATGAAGAATTGTGGAGTGTGAATATTTCAAAAATTGAAAATCCTAATAGTTGGCGTGATTTGTCTTTTAATGAAAAAGATTGTTATCAATGTAAAGGGTATGATCTACCATTATTGATTGAATGTATTAATAATCATAAAAAGTGTAAAAAAATATTTAATTTTATTAAAAATATATTGCCTGCTAATCTGTTTGATAGATATCAAAATTTAATAAACAACAAATTTTCTGATGATTTAATGTATAATTGGAATATTTATTAATAGTAATTCTGTTAAATTACTATTAATAAATAGTATTAAATCATTTTGGATATTAACATGAATATATTTGTAACTGGTGGTACTGGATTTATTGGAAATGCAATAGTGCAATGTCTGTCTAAAAATGCAAATAATAAAATATTTGTTTTAGGAACTAATAATGAATTAAAATTACCAGTCAATTGTTTTTATTATGATTATAAAAATTTCAATTTAAATAATTTTTTAATTAAAAATAAAATAGATATTTTATATCATCAAGCAGCAAATAATAATACTCAAGATAAAAATAAAAAACAAATGTTATTTGATAATTATTATTATTTTTGTGATTTTTTTGATAAATTTTACGAAAATGGTTGTAAAAAATATGTTTACGCAAGTTCATGCGCAGTTTATGGAAACTCTAAATCTCCATATATTGAAAATTCAACAGAATTAAATCCTTTAACTTATTATGGATTATCTAAAAAATTATTTGATGAATTTGCTATGAACTTCTATTCAGATGCCTCTGTTGTTGGTTTAAGATATTCAAACGTATATGGATTTAATGAAAGCCATAAATCTCATAGAGCAAGTATGATTTATCAAATGATAAATAATTTAAGAAAAAATAAAAATCAAAAATTATTTAAAGATGGAAGCCAAAGTAGAGATTGGATTTTTATAGATGATGTTGTTTTAGCTAATTTATTAGCATTAAATTATAATGGTACTGCAATTTTTAATTGTGGTTCTGGAATTTCTACTTCATTTTTAGAAATATTTAATTTTTTAAAAGAAGAATTAAATTCAAATTCTGAAATAGAATTTATATCAAATGATATTGAATCAACATATCAAAATTTTACATGTTGTAATATTGATTTAATTAAATCGGCATTAGGATTTCAACCTAAATTTTCAATTTGGAATGGAATGAAAAAAGTCATATCAAATTTGATATGACTTTTTAGAATTTTAAGTTTTTTTATAATTTATTTAATCACGTATCCAGTAATTGGATCGATTTTTGGAAGTTCTTCCAAGTTTTCATAATTGTAACTTTTTGGCAATTCCATCATTTTGCTTAAAGATTGTAAAAATTCAACATCTTCTTTTTTAACTTTTTTATCGTCACACTTTTCGTCTTTTTTGTCTTTTTCTTCTTTCTTTTCTTTTTTGTCTTTTTTATCGTCACACTTTTCGTCTTTTTTCATTTTCTTTTTCATGAAAAGTTTTTTATCACTTGATTCATCAGATTCATCTGAATCTTCATCATCCATTTTATCTCTTAATTCATCATCTGACGATTCTTCGTCTTCTGGTGATTCTTCATTTCCTTTTTCATCATCTTTTTTAGGTAAATCTTTTTCAGATTTAGGTTTTACTGTTTCTCCGTCGCCTGTTGAATCTAATGGTTTTTCATCTTCTAATTCTTCACCACCATCTAATTCCATTTTCTTTTTCATTGCTTTCTTTTTTGCTTCTAAAATATCATAAAAAGCAGAAAGATTTGGATTAACAACGCTTTGGGCACTTTTTACACCTAATGATTGATCATAAGATTCATTTATTTTTTGCCATTCTCTAAATGTTATCATATATTTTTTACCTTTAAATAAAATGTTTCTTTAACTATATATTTTATCATGATTAAAAATGATTATTTAATATTAATATTTTTTTCGTTTTTGATTTGTGCAAGTTTTTTATACAAAAAAAATACACAAATACACAAACCAGAATTGTTGGATATATCAAAACTTAATCAAAAAATAAGTGATAATATAAACAATATTGATTTTAATAAAGATTTAATTACTTCTTACAATATTAAAAAAAATAATATTAATTCTATTTATTATGAAAACATTTCTTCAACAATTAATGGAATCAATATAAACTCAGAACTTATATATGAAAAGCCTTTAAATTTTAGAATGATTTCTAAATCTATTTTTGGAATAGAAACAGATGTTGGTTCAAATGACAATTTTTTTTGGTTTTGGTCTAAAAGAATTGAAAACAAACCTCTTTATTATTCTGATCATAAAAACTTAAAAAAAACTTATTTAAGAACAATTTTTAATCCATCTTGGATGAGTGAAATTTTAGGTATAAATGAAATAACAAGTGGAAAATTATTGTCATATAACACAAATTATTTAGCAAATATACAAGAAGATGTTAACAATACAGGAAGAAAAATAATTAAAGTTAAATTAATTGATTTGCATAAAAACGCATTATTTGGAAGTTATATTTATAATATGTATGATGAAATCATGATTTCAGCAGAAATCGTAGAATATCATTTAATTGAAGATAATTATTATCCTAAGAAAATTGTTATTAATTGGTTTGAAGAAAACATTCAAATGAATTGGAATATGTCTATTCCTAAAATAAATCAAAAATTTAACAAAAATAATTTTTTAATACCAAATATAAAAAACAAAATTGATTTAAAAGATTATAAATTAAGATAAATTTTTCCATCTATAATTTTTAGGTCTTTAATAACTTGATTTTCTATCATTCTTTTTAAACAAGAAATTGCTGAATTTAAAGTTTTATAATGATGAGGAACTGTTTTTAATATTTCTTTAAGACTTAAACCTGGATTTAATTTTACATATTCTATAATAGCATATGATGTTTTTTTAAATAATGTCCACTGCCTGCCACCAACCTGACCCGCCTCAGCATAATTTTCAGCTTTTGGATCTAATAATTTATCTATTTTATCATAACGTCTTGTTGTAAATTCTGGATTTGAATAACAACTAACCATATGATGGTTATAATTAAACAATTTGTGTTTAACTAAAAATGTTCCAATATTAAATTTTTGTGCAACTTGTAGTCCGAAATTCTGATTTTTATTTCTAATATCTGGAATTCCTATATAGATTCCATCTACTAAATAACTTTTTTCATACGCTTGTGATAAAACTGTCAAATTAAATTGTTTTTTACATTCAATTCCAATAATTTTTAATTTACTTTTTGAAGTTTCTTCTTGTTTAGTGGCTACAATATCTATATCACATATTTCTGGATAAACCTTCCAGCCATTATTTTTTAAATATTTTACAATTTCTGTAGCTAATTCTTTTTCTGATTGCCATTTATTCATGATTTAAATTAGTTAAATTCTACCTAGTTTTTTGAGCAAAATTTCTCTTCTTTGTTTTTCTCTTGCTCTGTCAGCACTAGACAATCCTGATATATTCTGCGAAGATAAAGATTGAACTGTATTAGAAGAATTGTTTGTTCCACTAACATTTGTGCTGCTAATATTGATTCTATTAGAATTTCTAGAAATTCTATTTTGAATTACGTTTTTAACTTTGTTTCCACCACATCCACATCCCATAAAGCCTCCTGATTATATCTATTTAATCAAGCCGTTTTAGTTTTTTTTAATACAAAATACTATTTTAATTTAAGAAAGGTAATTATGGTAAAATTAAATGAATTAGCATTACAATCATTAGATGTAAATACAGTTATCAATAACGCAGTAGACAAAGCTGAAGAGTTGATTAGAGGAGGACATATTCCTGAAACTGAACTTGTTGTTAATCAATTGTTAATAGTTGATCCTAAAAACATTAAAGGATTACAACTTAAAGGATTAATTGAATATAAAAAAGGAAATTATCAAGATTCAATTAGTTATGTAAATAAAGTAATAAAACTAGATCCTGATAATTCAGAAAACTATAATAATATAGCATTAGCTTATTTACATAGTGGACAACAATTAAAAGCTTTTGAATGTTGCTCTAAAGCGTTAGAATTAAATGATAATAACTTTAATTACATTTGTAACTTAGCGTTAATTTTAAGATCACTTAATAAAAATGAAGATGCTTTAAAATATTATAATAAAGCTTTATCTTTAGATTCAAATAATCCTATGGTTTGGGAGTCTATTGGATCTATTTATGGTCAGGAAAAAAAATATGACTTGGCTATTGAGTGTTTTCTGAAAGCAATTGAGAAAAATTCTTCTTTTTTAGATTCTAGAATTGACTTGGCATATGCATATCATTTAACAGGACAGTGGGAAAAAGCCTGGGATGAATACGAATATAGAATTCCTTATTGGAGAGAGCAAGGCAGAGGTCCTGGTGCATTTTTAAATTTTTACAAAGCAGAAAAAGCGTGGAATGGAAAAGATGATCTAAACAACAAGGTTGTAGTTGTTTTTTGTGAACAAGGTCATGGGGATTTAATTCAGTTTTTACGTTTTATACCTGAATTAAAAGCTAAAGGATGCAAAGTAATTGTAGAAACATCAGAAAATACATTTAGTATTGTAAACAAATTTGCAGATGAAGTCAGAACTTATTTCAATACTGTTGAATATGATTATCATTGTTCTATTTTAAGTTTACCATATTTGTTGAATTTAAAAACGCCAGATAAGTTTAAATCTGATAAACCATATATTTTAGTTGATGAAATATATGATATGTCAAATTATAAAGATACATTTAATATTGGAATTTGCTGGGCTGGTAATCCTGGACATCCAAATGATGCTTTAAGATCATGTCATTTATCTAATTTTAGAGAATTATCTAAAATTCCAAAAGTTAAATTGTTTTCATTACAAAAAGATCTTTCAAAAAGAATTTATGCAAATATGCCAAATTTAGAAATAGATCTGGCAGATAATTGTCAGGATTTGAATGTTGTGGATACATCTGAATTGATGTCTGATTTTGAATCCACTGCAAAATTAATTAAATCTCTTGATTTAATCATTACTGTAGATACTTCTGTATTGCATTTATCAGGAGCAGTTGGAGCAAAAACATTTGGTTTAATAGCACTTAATCCAGATTGGAGATGGACAAGTCAAGGTAGTACTAATGTTTGGTATGATTCTGTTGAATTAATCAGACAAAAAGATTTTAATAATTGGGATTCTGTTTTTGAAGAAATTTGTGAAAAAGTCAGAAAGTTAATTAATGAATAAAGTTTATTACAGAATAAGTGATAATAGTTATAAAAAAATAAAAATTCCTGGTACAAATAAACAGATATGTTTAATAAATTTTTTATCTAATTTTCAAAATTTTGAAATTAACATTATTGCCGATAATGTTAATGATAATACTTTTGATTTTATTAAAAATTTATCTTTACAATATCAAAATGTAAATATTGAAAGAACTAATTACAGTAATGCTGGATCTTTTAATTATTGTTTAGATTTAGCTTTAATGAATGATTTTGAAACTGTTAATTATTTTGTTGAAGATGATTATATTCATAGAGAAAATTCTGAATTGTGTATTTTAGAGGGTTTAGAAAAATCTGATTATGTCACTTTGTTTGACCATCCAGATAAATATCAATCTGAATATCAATATGGAGAAACTTGTAAAGTTTTTAAAAGTAAAAATTATATTTGGAAAACTACAATTTCTACATGTATGACTTTTGCTGTTAAAACTAAAACTTTAAAAAAAGATTATGCTATTTTTAAACATTATTTGCATAATCAACAACATCCTAATGATCATTTGATCTTTTGTGATTTAAAATCAAAAGGAAGAACGCTTTCGCTCCCTTTACCAGGATTTGCATATCATACTGATTTAACTTATTTTAAGGATAAAAAGATATCAGATGATTTAATAGATTCTTGGGTTTTAAAAGAATCGCAAAATTTTTGTTTAATCTATCTAAATAAATATAAAAATTTAGATTTAGAAATTGAAAAAAATGAAAATTATAAGCAAAATTTATCAATGTTAGATATTGTTTTGTCTAATTATTAAATAAATTTGTTCTAAATTTATTTGTTTATTTACTATATATCAATATAGTTTCTTTGTAAAGAGGGAAAAATAATGAGAACATTTACTAAATGGTTAGAAGATCACAAATTAGAGTTACCAACATTTTCTGATGTTGAACAAAATTCTGGTAAAGATATAAGTGAAAAAGCATCTAAAAACTTTGGATTTAACTATCCTGCTGCATACAAACGTGGTCAATATATGGATGACGAAAATTCTCCATCACCTTACTTTATGTCAAAAACAGCAGACGCACTTTATAAAATGACAGCAAAACCAAGAAAAGAAAAAGATACTGCTGCAAACTGATTAAAAATAAATTTTTATTAAAAAAATAAAAGCGATTAATTATAATCGCTTTTATTTTTTACTAATTTTTCTTATCTATTCTTTTGTTTTGATCTATTTTTGATATAGATTTTGGTTTTTTTGGCACTAATTCTGGAACTCTTTCCCAATATGCAAATTGATCTTCTACTTTAGGATTTTGAAAAATCATTCCTTTATTATAATATTTTTGAATTATTTGCTCTGTTCTTACAATTGATAAATTTGATTCTTTAGATAAAGCTGAAACGGATCTCCAAATATATTTGGGATGTCTAGCCAATGCAATAAAGAATCTTTGTTCTTCATCACCTTCTGTGGTTCCTTGAAGATAAACATCTATCCATTTCTTTGGAGAATAGTTATTATTCATATTTGTCCTTTATAAAAGTTTTCTCTTTACTATGATATTTATATTTATCATTTTAGTCAAGGAAAAAACATGAAACCTGTTATAAAAAGAAAACAAAATAAATCAGTAAGAGATAAATCTTCTACTTTTAAAGAAAATTCATTTAAAGGAAGTGGTTTGTATTTATTTAAAAATCACAAAAAATCAGAATTAATATTGCCAAAGCCAACTAAAGATGGCATAAATAATATACAAAGTGGACAAACTTGGGAAGGAGATGATTATTACTTTTGTTTAGTAAGATCAAATTTAGCTCAATTGGTAAGACAAGTTAAATCGCCCGAAGAACTCGAAAAAATTAAAGAGGAAAATATTATGGAAGAAAAATTAATTTTAGAACAAGATCCTTTTGTTACCGAAGAAGGTACAATTGAACACGTAGTCGTAAATCAAGAAACACAACTTCAAGAAACAAATGTGAAAAAAGGTGGAAGACCAAAGAAAGATAAAAAAGTTTTAATTACAGATAAAATTGATTCTGGAATTGAAATTTTCTAAAAAAAATCAAGTTTACAAAAAAATAGATTGAGAATACAATTTGAGGTTCTCAATCTTTTTTTTTGGACTTACCAATGAGCAAATTAGTAGTTGAAGTTTGTCAAATTTCAAAAGTTTCTTCTCACCCTAATGCAGATAAACTTGATGTAATTCAAGTTAAAGGCTGGGATACAATTGTTTCAAAGGGTACGTTTAAAGAAGGTGATAAATGCATATTTTTCCCTCCAGATTCTGTACTTCAACCAGAACTTTATAATTCCCCAAATGATCCTATCACACCTGGAAGATTAAATAATTCAAATTATTTAAAAACATTACCAACTGATTTTGAGGGAAATAAACCTAGTGGCAAAAGAGTTACTGCTTGTCGTCTAAGAGGCTCTGTGTCTTATGGATTGGCAATTCCTCTAGATTTAAATTATGGCGATTTAGATTGGGATGTAGGCACTGATGTTTCTGAATTTTTTAAAGTAACTAAATACGAGCCACCAGTTGAATCTGTAATGGGCGAATGTGAAAAGTTTAATTCAAGATTTTATCCATATAAAAGCATCGAACATTATGCTAATTTTACAGATCTATTTCAAGATGAAGAAGAAGTAATTTTTACCGAAAAGGTGCATGGAACCAATTCTAGAGTTGGATTAATTTTAGAACCAGACTCAACAGGAAATTCACAATGGACCTATGCCGCAGGTTCTCATTCTGTTAGAAGAAAAGAGTTTTCCAACATTGAAACCAGAGTTTTAGCTTCAAAACTTGAAGAAAAAAACATTAAAATTCTTAAAAAAGATGACGTTTCTTATTTTAAAGATGAAAATGGTATTTTTTGGATGATAAATCAAGAGATAATATCAGATATTGGTATGAAATATCAAGTCGTTCAAGTCAATTCAGATTTTGAATTGATTAAACGTAAATCTGATTATTGGTTACCATTAACAGAAAATATGAAAAATTTATTGAATTATTTAAAAGATAATTTTAAAACTGAAGAAACAATGCACTCTATAATGATTTATGGAGAAATATACGGATTTGGAGTTCAAGATATGTGTTATGGTTTAAATCGTAAATCATACAAAGCTTTTGATATTGCTATTAATAATATTTATCTTGATTATGATTATCAAATTGAATTATTTAATAAGTTTAACATTGAAGTTGTTCCTGTATTATATAGAGGACCATTTAGTCAAGAAAAAGTTAAAGAGTTTACTACTGGACCTACAACCATTTGTGATACAAAAAATGCTGGAAAATTTAAAGGAAGAGAAGGAATTGTGATTAAATCTGTTATTGAAAATAAAATGTTTAACAAACCTAGAAAAATAGCAAAATCTGTTTCTGCTGATTATTTGTCAAGAGAAAATGGAACAGAGTTTCACTAAAGGAAAAATATGAAATTAGAATCTTTTGGAACTTTACTTTATAGAAAAATTAATTCAAAAATAGAAGTTTTACTTGTACACCCATCAGGAAAGTCAGATCAAGCATGGTCTATTCCAAAAGGAAATAAAAATGATGGTGAAAAAGGAATCGAAGCAGCAGTAAGAGAAACTTTGGAAGAAACTGGAGTTTCAATCAACATTGAAGATTTACATTCATTTGGTTATGTTGTATATAAATCAAAGAAAGTCGTTCATTGTTATGCGGCTGAAGTGGGTCCAGAAATAAAACCAATTTGTAATTCTTGGGAAGTTGATAAAGCAGAATTTGTTGAAATAAATAAAACTTTAACAATTATTCATAAAAAACAAGCAGAATTTATTTCTAAATTAATACAACAATTGAAAGTTTAAAATCATGAAAATCAAAAAAGATTCTCTCGGAGACAGAATCAAATATTATGAGTCGTTTTGTACAAACACAAGATTATATCATACTATTCCAATTATTATAAGACTTGATGGGTGCTCGTTTCATGTCTTTACGAAAGGTTTAAATAGACCATTTGATGAAAGACTTTCTCATTGTATGTTAGAAACAACAAAATTTCTTTGCAAAGAAGTTAATGCAACTATTGGATATACTCAATCTGACGAAATAACTCTTGTTTTAGGTACTCAAAATTTTGATAGTAAAGTATACTTTGATGCTAAACTTTTTAAATTAACTTCTGTTTTAGCTTCTAAGGCAACAGTTAAATTTAACGAGTTGATACGTCAAAATTTACCAGAAAAAGCAAGTAAAAATCCAGTATTTGATTGCAGGATTTTTAACGTTCCTTCAGAAGAAGAGGCTATTAATTGTTTAATTTGGCGTCAAAATGATGCTAAAAGAAATGCTATTTCAATGGCAGCACAAGCAAAATTTTCTCACAAAGAATTGCATGGTAAATCTTCTAAGCAAATGTTGGAGATGTTAGAAGCTAAAAATGTTGATTTTAAAAAGTATCCAGGATTTTTCAAAAATGGAGTTTTTGTTAAAAAGAAAACTTTAACATTCTTAAAAGAATGTTTTGTTAAAATAAATCCAGACAACCTTGTTGTATCCAATAATAGTTTAACTTCTATTAAAGATTATAGATGGTATATTGAGGAAATTAATTCTAAAAAGTCTATAATTAGATACTCAGATGGATCAATTAATTTAAGTTCTGTAGCTGTAACTTATTTAAAATCAGAACAAGAAGCTGAAGATTTAAAAAACTTTATATCTAATGTTTGTGCTAAATTTAGTTTAGAGGATTCTCCAGAATCTTTTACAAGAAATAATTGGGAAAATGTTTTTGAAGATTTAGAATTATCAAATCTTGAAAACAGAGTTGATTTTGTTTACCGAAACACTGATCCAATTTTTAAAAAGTGATTTACAATTGACACTGATTGCAAATAGAGTAGTTTGCAATCAGTGTTTTGTTTTTATTAAAGGGTTTAAAATGAGAAAAATAGATTTGGTAATTATTGATCCGCAAAATTCATTTTGCAAAGTTGTTCCACAAGCAGATCAACAAGTTATCCATGATGGAGAACTCTGTGTTCCTGGTGCGTGGGAAAGTATGGCAGTTAGATTGCCAAAAATGATTGAAAAATCAAAAAAAATGTTTAAGTCAATTAGTGTTACTTTGGATAGCCATAATCCATTCCATATTGCACACCCTTGCTTATATAAAGATTCAAAGGGAAATCAACCATCACCATTTACCATCATGCGACAAGAAAATGGTTCAATTATTGGTAGCGTGTTTAATGCATCAACCAATCAATTTGTTGATGTGGGAGAATATTTTGGTATTAAACCAAGTCTTCACAAAATAATTGTTGAATATTTGATTAAGCTTAAAGCTTTAAACAAATTTCCACATTGTATTTGGCCACCACACTGTTTAATTGGAACTTCTGGTCATAATGTTGTACAACCTCTTGCACAAGCTTTGTTTGACTGGACCCAAAGAACAATTGCAAATGTTGATTATGTTACAAAAGGATCAAATCCTTTCGTTGAACATTTTTCTGCTGTTAAAGCAGAAGTAGAAGATCCGGGAGATCTATCAACACAATTGAATACAGATTTCATTAAGAAACTCGATGAATCTGACGAGATTGTGTTTGCTGGTGAGGCAAGAAGTCACTGTTTAAATAACACGGTTCGAGATATTGTAGATTCGTTTTCTGATGATTCTTTCGTTAAGAAATGCGTGTTGCTTCTTGACGCTTGTGATGACGTGCCTGGATTTGAATCATACGGAGAATCTTTTGTTAAAGATATGACGGCACGTGGTATGAGAGTTGCTCAAACTACTGATTATGTATAATTTATAGAAAGGCATAGAAATGTCTAGTGAAAATTTAAGTTCAGGTTTAGATTTAAATAAAGGTAAAACTTTTAATTTTTCTTCCACAAATATTAATGATCTAGGAGCAGACAGTTATACGCTTGTAACAATAGCTGTCGATACAAGCGGAAGCACTTCTTGTTTCATTGATAAAATGGAAAAATTACTTAAAGAAATTGTAAGAGCATGCTCTTTAGATCCAAGAGCAGACAATTTAATGATAAGAATTGTCACATTTGATTCACAAGTTTCTGAATTGCATGGCTTTAAACTTTTATCCTCTATCAATCAAGACGATTATCAAGGATCTTTAAGATCAGGCGGAATGACAGCATTAAATGATGCTTCTGTCAATTCGATTGAAGGTATCAATAAATATGGAAGAGATTTGCTCGAAAAAGAATTTGGAGTAAACGGATTTTTTATCTGTATAACAGATGGTCAAGATAATCAATCGGCTTTACCAGCCTCACGAGTTGCATCTTCTTTAAAAGAATCTGTCAATGGAGAAAACTTGGAATCAATGCTTTCAATTTTAATTGAACTTGGTGATTCGACTGAATTGGACAGATTCTACAACGAAGTAGGATTTGATCAACATGTTAAAATTGAAGATGTAACCGAGTCTTCTTTTGCAAAACTTGCTGGATTTATTAGTAAATCAATCAGTAGTCAAAGCCAAGCCTTAAACAGTGGAGGACCAAGTAAGCCTCTTACATTTTAATTTTTGTAAATAATAAATGTTATTACTCAGATATCTTATCAGATTCAACTATATAAAATTATATAATTTGATAAGGAGTTTAATTTGATTAATTATAGATTTGGTGATTGGACGGTAATAAAAAAAGTAACAAATATTGAAAAAACAAAAAATTGTAAAACTTATTGGATTTGTCGTTGTAAGTGTGGTTTTGAAAGAAATTTCACTACTTCTTACATTAATACAAATCAAGCAACATGTTGTGATCAATGTAAATTTGAAATTAAATTGTCTAAAGATAAAGAAATTCGCGAAAAATATTTAAATACCAAACATGGAACTTGGGAAGTAATTTCATATTGTGGTAAAAATAAGCATGGTAGTCGCATTTGGATGTGCAGATGCGAGTGTGGAAAAGAAAGAACTTTTTTAACATCTTATCTTTCTGGAAACGGAAAAAGATCTGCACAAATATGCAAAAATTGTGAATTGAAAAATTTAGAATTAGAAAATAGAATTTTTTTATATACCTGATAGATTTTGGTATAAATTTACAAATTCATCACAACGCAGGAACAAATCTGTAGAGATAACAAAAGAACAAGCTAATGATATTTATTTGAAACAAAATAAAAAATGTGCATATACGAATATAGATTTATATTTTACTAAATTTAATACTAATTTTAACAGATATACAAATGCATCAATTGATAGAATTGATTCTAGTAAACCATATACGCTGGAAAATATTCAGTGGGTTGATAAAAAAATTAATATTATGAAAAGTTCTTATAAATCAGAAGAATTTATTAAACTGTGCTGTTTGGTATCGAAAAAATTTACATTTTGATTTTTCAATCAATTGAAACAAAGCCGTTCGAATGAGATTTACTTTTCATTCGAACGGCTTTATCATTTGGTGTCTGCTTTATTTGTTGAATTTTTAAGGAAATTGAAAATGGAAGATCTTATTAGAGTTGCATGTTGTTCACCCGAAGTTTTTGTTTCTAATCCTGTTAAAAACAGAATTGAAATATTGAAGGCAATAAATAAACATGCAAAAAATGCTGATGTTATCGTGTTTCCAGAATTATCTATTACAGGATATACTTGTAAAGATTTATTTCTTAAAGAAGAATTGTTAAATTCAAGTTTGAAAGAAGTTATAAATTTAGCAAAGGAAATTCCAAGAAACAAATTAGTATTTGTTGGTTGCCCATTACAATTAAGTAATGGCAAAATAGCTAATTGTGCATTTGGACTTAATGATGGAGTTATTAAAGGCATTGTTCCAAAACAATATTTGCCAAATTATAAAGAATTTGAAGAAAAAAGATGGTTCACTCAGGATTTAACGGAAGAAATTGATATTGTTTTAGAAAACAATTGTCATGTTCCTTTTGGTTCTAATATTATTTTTCTTTTTGGAAAAGCAAGAATGGCTGCAGAGGTATGTGAAGATTTATTTGCTCCAATTCCACCATCTACATTTACCGCTATGGCTGGAGCAAATATAATTGTAAATTTGAGTGCTTCAAATGAACTTATTGGAAAAGCAGAATATAGAAGAAAGTTGGTCGAACAACAAAGTGCCAGAACTCTATCTGCATATATTTATTGTTCTGCTGGTCCAACTGAATCAACCACCGATTTAGTTTTTGGTGGTCATAATATTATTTCAGAAAATGGTTCTATTTTAAAACAAAGTGAAAGATTTAAAGATTTTTCATATATCGAATATGATATTGATGTCCAGAAACTTAATCTTGAAAGAAGTGGTAATCCAACTTTTTCTGATTGTCAAAAAAGATTTGTTAAACCTGAAAATTTCACATGGGTTCCTATTAATTTGAATCCAAATTTAAAACAAGATATTTTAAGACCAAAAGTTAAAAATCCATTTTTGTCTAATGACCCACAGGTGATGGAATCAGTATGTGATGAAATTATAAATATTCAAATATGTGCTTTAAAGAAAAGACTAAGTAGACTATCAAGTAGTAAAACTGTAATTGCGGTTTCTGGAGGATCTGATTCTACTGTAGCTTTATTGTCACTATGTGCAGCATATGATTCAATTGGATTTTCAAGAAAAGACATTTTGGGTATTACCATGCCAGGTTTTGGAACAAGTAACAGAACCAAAAATAATTCAGATGCTTTAATGGCGAGTCTTGGAATTACTCAAAAAGTAATTGATATTAAGCCAACAGCAACACAAACTTTCATTGATATGAATCATATTCCATTCAAAGATTATAATATAACTATAGATGGAATAGAAATGAGCGTTGAAGAATATTTCAGAGGCAAACCTTCTAATTTAACAGTTGAAGAAATTAGTAAAGTTCTAAATTATTTGCCTTCAAACGCTAAAGATTTAACGTTTGAAAATGTTCAAGCTAGACTTCGCACATTTTATGCAATGAGTAGCGGATTTACTGTTGGAACTGGGGATTTATCAGAAGCAGCACTTGGTTGGTGTACATATAATGGTGATCATATGTCTATGTATAATCCTAATTGTACTATTCCAAAAACATTGATTAAGTCATTAATTTTACATTTTGCTAATAATTATTCAAATTATTTCACTCAAGAACTTGGTGGAGATTTAAGTAAAATATTAAATTCAATTTATGAAACTGTCATATCTCCAGAACTTTTGCCTTTAAAAGATGGCGAGATTGTTCAGTCTTCTGAAGAAAGTGTTGGATCTTACAACTTAAATGATTTTTTCTTATATAACTTTATCAGAAACAATTTTTGTTTTTCTAAAATATTAGATTATGCTGTACACTCATATGAAGATGAATATACTAAAGAAGAAATTGAAAAGTGGTTGAAGTTATTTTTTAAGAGATTTTTTCAGGCACAGTTTAAACGTTCTTGCTGTCCAGATGGACCAAAAGTAGGATCAGTAGGATTATCACCAAGAGGTGATTGGAGAATGCCATCAGATGCAGATTTTGATTTATGGTGCAACAATGAATGAATATGAAGACGAATCTTATTATCAAACTTATATTGGATTGATAGAATATTTAAAACTTCATGATTATAAAAGAATCTATTTAGCTAACATGATGTCTCTCCACAAAGATGATATTAAAAAAATGAATTTGTTTATGTCATTTGATGAAATTCTTGTATCATCAAATGACCAAATAAATTTAACTATAGAAAAAATACAAAAAGCTTTTAATATTAATTTGAAAAAAGGAAATGTTCAAATATGATTTTTAATCAAGATAATTTTTTATCAATTGGAAGTACGCATGAAATATGTCAAGATTATTCATTGCTTAATGATAAATTTATTGCCGTATCAGATGGTTGTTCCGGAAGTAATTTAAGTGATTATGGATCTAGAATTATAACAAAATCTTCTTTAAATAATCAAAACAATTTTGAAGATAAAGAAGCTTTTGTTAAAACAACAATTAATTCTTCAAAAGAAATTATAAATCATCTTGAACTTCAAGAAGATTGTCTTTGTGCAACATTATTGGCTTGTAAGGCAAATGAAGATTTTTTTGATGTTTTAATTTGTGGTGATGGAACCATAGTTTGTGAAGATAAATCAAATAATTTGCATGTTTATGAATATTCATATGAATCAGGTGCTCCTTTTTACCCATTATATCTTCAAAATAAAGATTTAATAAAATTATATTTAGAAAAATTTGGATCATATCACACTTTGAATTATTATAAATATAATTTAATAAATTTTGATTTGATTGAGTTTACAACTAGTAAAATTCCCATTAATGAAAATTTAAATACACATAAGTTTCCAACATCTGAATTTATTAGTGTTGCTTTATTTTCTGATGGTTTGAATTCATTTCAAGTGAAATCAAATAAAACGATTTATTCAAGCAAAAAAGTTCTACAGGATTTGTATGATTTTAAAGGATACACTGGTAGATTCTTACTGAGAAGATGCAGAAAGCAGTTCTCTATTTTTGAACAAAATGGTATATCTCATTACGATGATTTTTCTATGGCTATGATAAGGACATTAAATTGAAAAAAGTTGTTATCTTTGGAACATCTGGAAACCCAATCCATATTGGACATGAATTAATAATTAAAGAAATTTCTAAACATTTTGATGAAGTGTGGGTTTGTCCTTCTTATAAATCATCAATTAAAAATTTAATTGATTCAAAACACAGATTGAAAATGACTGAAATTTCGGTTAATTCGTTAAATAACGATAAAGTTAAAATTTTTGACCATGAAATAAAAAATAAAATTTCCGTAAACACATATGATTTTTTAAAATATTTAAAATCCACTTTCTCAGATAAACAATTTTACTTTGGTATAGGTGCAGATAACACTAAAGATATATTAAATTGGAAAAATTCAAATGATCTTATAAATGAAAACAACTTTTTAATCTTTAAAAGAAAAGGTTATGATTTAAATGTAAATATTTTTAAATCATATGAGACAATTGATGTTGAATTTATTGATGTGAGTTCTACTTATATAAGAAATAATATTAGAAATGAAAATGTTAAAAGTCTTCTGAATCCAGAAGTTTACAATTACATTGTTGAAAACAATCTCTATTTTTAGGTGAATCATGAAGTATTTTATAAAAGGTGGCGACTCAGTAGATCTTTCTCAAAAAGATTTTATTGCATCTGGTGGTTTTGGCAAAGTTTATAAAAAAAATAATTTTGCATACAAAATATATGATAATCCATCCAATATGCTTCCAATTGAAAAAATATCAGAATTAGCAGTATTAAAAGATCAAGATATAATAAAGCCAGAGAGAATAATTACAAATTCATCTAAAGAATTTGTAGGTTACACAATGCGTTACGTAAAAGGTTCTCCTATATGCAAAATGTTTACACACACTTTCAAAAAGAACAATAAAATAACAGACAAAATTTGTTTATCGCTTTTGAGCAAATTTTATACAAAAATAGAACATGTACATTCTAACAATATTTTGTTGGTAGACGTAAACGAACTTAATTTTTTAGTAAATGATTCGTTTAACGAAATTTATTTTATAGATACAGATGGCTATCAAACTAAATCATTTAAAGCCACTGGCATAATGGATAGTATTAGAGATCGACATTGTCAAAATAATGACTTTAATGAAAATACTGATTGGTTTTCTTGGGGAATACTTGCTTGTCAATTAATTACTGGACTCCACCCTTATCGTGGAGGGCATCCTGATTTTGACAATATTGATCTTGCTAAAAGAATGGATGCAAGAATGATTAAAAATATTTCTATTTTTAATTCAAAAACCAAACTTCCTCCTTTTATTAAAAATTTTGATAATATTCCATCTGCACTTAAACAATGGTTTATTTCAGTTTTTGAAAATGGCAAAAGGATTAAACCTCCAAAAGACTTTGACTCAGTAATTATATTGACTCCAATTAATGTAAAGGAAATAACAGGAACAAACTTATTTGATATATCTTTACTTTATTCTTTCAAACAAGAATTAATTAAATATAAAGAAATAAATGGAGATAAATTTGCATTGTTGAATGATAAATTAATTTTTAACGATAAGTCTTACAATATTCCAAATGTAAAATCTGAATTGTTTTTTAATGTTCCATCTTCTTTAAATAAACCATTTGTTTATTACATAGAAAATGAAACATTAAAATGTTTTGATTGCATTTATCAAACAGAAATTGAATGTTCTTTAAAATCTACTGATATTTTTCAAGTTGATGATAGAATTTATTATGTAAATAAAGATAAATTTTATGAAATTGAAATTATTAAATTATCAAATAAAGTAATTGTTGAATCTAATTCTGTAGGAAATGCATTAGATATTCCTAATGCAACCAAATCATTTGATGGAACATTAATGCAAAACATGTTGGGAAGACATTATTTTTCAATTAATCCTAAATCTAGATTCAGCTATCAAATAGGAATTAAAGAATTAGATTCTTATACAGTTATTGATGCGAAATATGAAAAAAATGTTTTAATAGTTTCTGCAATTACCAGAAAAGGTATTAATGAAAAATTTGTAATTAGATTTAATTCTAATTATACTTCTTATTCTTTAAGAAAGATATCTAATGTTCAAAATTCTGATGTTAATTTTACAGTAAATCAATCTGGAATTTGCATATTCCTAGTTGATGACTCAAATATAGAAATATTTTCTAATAATTCTGAGACAACTTCTGTTAAATCATTTAATGATCAAAGTATAGATACTAGTATGATCCTAACATCCAATGCATCAAAAGTAATGTTTGTAAAAGATAAATCAGTTTATTCTATATCTGTTAAAAACTAATTTATTTTAAGTTTTTCAATTTATAAACTGTTTTATAACTTAAAGCTATCATTTCGTCAAGAATATTTTGCAAATGACTATCTTCTAGAGATTTACTGTAATTCTTTGTTGTTTCAATAAATTTTTGTAAGTATGATACTACATCAGTAGCTTCTACATCTTTTATTTTATATGTTTTAATAATTCCATATTGACCTTGGTAGGTTTCAATAAAGTCATCTGTTAAATCTAAAATCTTTTCATAAAATTCATTTAGAGCCTTGTGTTCTGAATATGAATTTGTTTGCAAATGTTTAATGTGAATTTGATTTCTTGCACTAAAAAGTAACGAAGCAAATTCTGTTATGTTAATTTTTTCTGATTTAAATTCATTAATTGTTTTCATATTTTTTCCTAGTAGTTAATCCATAAGCATTCAACTTTTTGTTGCTTAACTTTACTTTGAGACGCATGGTTTGGTACAGTTTTCTTTACGCACTTCCATCCCTTATATAATCGTTTATATAATGCAGATTGATAACCACTTAAAACAACTTTTCCTTTAAAGTTGTTTAAAACATGTGCAAGTTTAATATGTTGGTCAGTATCTAGCTCAAATTCATAGCATTCTTTTGCAACACGTGTATCTGGAAGATATGGTGGGTCTACATAGCAAAGTGTTTCTTTTTCATCAAATGCTTTAATTGCATCAAATGCATTTTTATTTAATAAAAATGTTTCTTTTAATCTCTTTGAAATAATTGGTAGTTCTTCTAAAATTGTAATCCAAGCATTAACTTCTCCAGGATTGCCTCCTCTTGTGCGATCTGACCAAGAAAATGCTTTTTTTAATCCGCCTCTTGACATTCTTCTAATTACAAATTCATTTATTGCATAATCCAGATCGGAATTTTTAGAAGTTTTTTCATACAATGATTTTTCAAATGATTCTTTGCAATATTCTATTTTTTTTAATTTCTTTATAAAAACATTGTTTTCATCTCTCAAGGCTCTAAGTATTTGCACTACGCCTGGATCTAAATCATTTAAGATTTCTGTTTTTGATGGCTTTTTATTCAAAAAAACACTTGCAGCACCACAAAATGGCTCTAAATAATTTAATTGTTCATAATTTTCTGGGAAATTATCAATTATCCAACCGTGGAGATAATTTTTACCACCATGAATTTTAAAAGGTGGTCTAATTTTTTCTTTTGTCATTGCGTGCTTTCTGATCAAAATTGTGAATTGCACAATTGCAAATATGGCAATTTATATCAAAATTGCCATATTTATCTTGCCAGAACCAAGCGTTTTTTAATTGTTTAGAATTTTGACAACTTTCGCATATCGCAACTACAACTTGCTCTTCAAAAGGCACAGAATTGTCTATCCAAAAATAACATGGTTTATTGTGCATAAACAAATAATAGTAATTACTTTGCAGAAATCCACTTTAAAAATTCAGATTCTGATCTATTTCCTACTATAGTTTTTCCAATTTGAGTTCCATCACTTTTCAAATGAATGAAAGTTGGTATAGCTTGAATTTTAAATTGAGTAGTTAATTCACGATTATTATCAGTGTTAATAACAACATAGTGATAATTCTTCAATTCTTTTTTTACATTTTCTTTTGAAAGAGTATTGGATTTCATTTGTTTACAAGAAGAACACCATTCAGCAGTAAAAAATAAAATTATTTCTTTTTGATCTTTTTTTGCTTTTTCCAATACTTGTGAATACTCCTCGCCAGAATATTCTCTCCATTCTTCACTTTCTTCAGGTTTAATTGGATCTGTTTCTTTAGGTGGTTGTGATTCTTGCTCTTGATGATGCTGCGGCTCTTGTATCGGCAAATTATTCTTTAAATCATCCATTTGCATCTTGGTATTATAAGAAATCATAGTACCAATGACTAATATTGCAAGCGACATGTTGTGTGTACTCCTTTTCACGATCAAATCCTCCTGTCAAACCGATTCTACAACAATATTTATGATTTTGAAGTAAAAAAAACTCTTTTTATAATAAATAAAATAAGTTTTAAAGCGGAGCAACAATGAAAACATTTAGTAAATATATAGAAAATCAAAATATTGAAGGTAAAATTGTACAAATAGCTACAATATTGTCAGAATCTAATTTAGAGCCAAATATCTTTTTAAAAACATGGTTTGACAAAAATGATCCTGATTTATCCTTAGTATTAACTGAAGCTGGAATGTGGGATGGTATAAAACAAGGAATAGGCGCAGTTGGTGCTGGTCTCAAACAAGGATTTCAAAATTTTAAAAATAATGCTTTCGGACCAGAAACACATTATACAAATGCGGTCACATCATTAAATAAACTTCTTAATTTCATTGAAGCAGATCCAAATTTAAAACAAAATTATTCAAGATTTACAAATAACATTAGCGGAATATTAAATGATTTAAAAGCAAATCAAGGTGATGTTCCAATGAGCAATAATGGTCAATGGACATCAAGAAATCAAAATTCTTTCAATAATGTTAATCCTCAACAACCAGTTCAGCCACAGCCTAATGTTCAACAACAATCACAACCTCAACAACCTGCTCCTGTGCAACAACAATCTAATTCGATGTATGATGTGAACGCAAGAGCAAAAGCTAAAAGAGCAGGACAAAATCAACCTCAGTTTCAATCACAATCACAACAAGTGAATCAACAACTTCCACAGTCTCACCAACAACAAAATCAATTGCCACCTGGACTACAACCAGTTAGTGGCTTAACAAGTGGATCGCATCCAGATAATTATGCTTGGAACCCAAATTCTAATACTTATATGTTTAAAAAATGGAATCCAAAAACAAAAAGTTATTCTTGGGAACGCACCAATAGAATAATGGGTAATAATCATAATAACAACAAAGTTCAGAGCGATATTGAATGGCTTAGAAATCAATAAAGGAAAACATGTTATTAACATATAAACAATGGTGCGAAAATATGTGGGGAAACACTCCATCTAACATGAGAAAACCTTCTGATGGTTGGGCATGTAAACAGAGTTATTCTTCGAATAGTTCTTCAGCAGGTAGTGGTAGTCAACCAATGCAAAAAAGTATGAAAAAGAAAATGAAGAAATAAAAAAAGCCACAGTTAACTGTGGCTTTTTTGTTTAGTTTGATTTCAAATAAAATTATTCAACAAAAGGTACACCTGTTGAAACAACGATATAGTTGTGAACAACATTACCACCAGTAATTGTGAAAGAAACGAAATTTGAATCAGAATTGTTTGTTTTAGCAACAACAGGAAGTGTTGAGCCAGAAGCAGCAGTTACAACAACTGCATACTTAGTATGATCGCCAGTCAAAGGTGCTGGAAATGTTACAGTTGCTGTTCCACCGCTAAGTGTAACAACGCCTGCTGTAATAACACGTGGACTCAAAAGAGGTACGAAATTGTTTCTTCCATTTTTTGGACCTTTGTGTTTAGCTGCTCCTAAACCTTTTCCTGTTACAGATGTAGCACTCATATTATAAATCTCCTATAAAAAGTTAAATTATATATCATTATCTTTTTTATTTTTATTGTTTTTGGAAAAAATTTTTTCCAATCTATATAAATATATGCATTTAATAAATCCCCAAATAAATACAAGAATTTGTCAGATAATAAAAGGTACAATATTAGGCGGCTCATCTTTGATTTATTCTAAAAATTCAAATTGTCCTTACTTATCAATGAGATCAAAAAATTATTCATGGCTTTATTACAAAGCTTCAGAATTATCTATATTATCATCTAATAAGTGTATAATTGAAGATAAAACAAATAGATGGCATTCAATGTGCTACCCAATTTTTAAAGAAATTCATAATATATTTTATTCAAATAAATTAAAATTACTTAAAAATAATGCGTTAGATGATTTGCATGATATAGCTTATATGATTTGGTTTGGAGATTCTGGATCATTAAAAAATAACATTTTAAATTTAAATATTATGAATTGGAAACAGTCTTCTGATATTATTTGTAAATATTTCAAAGAAAGTGGATTTAATTTCACTTTAAATAAAAATTATAAATTAACTTTTGATGAAAAATCTTCTTTAAAAATAATGAACATAATTTCACCTCATTTTCCTTCATTTTTTAAGTTGAAAAAAATTTGAAAAACTTCTTTACTTTATTGAAGTAATTACTAATATAAAATCGAACTTGAATCACAGTGATCTAGTTCAAAACTATATTTTTTCAAAATAGTAAAGGAGATTTTATGAGTAATGAATTAAAGCCGTTTTCTGCAAATCCGCTATTTTCAAATAGCGACATTTCTTTATTTAGAAATGACATGTTTGATGTGTTCACAAATCATTTTAACAGTTATTTTGATAATTTGAGAACGCAGCTATCTTCTTCTGATTCTTTTGGAAAACTTTTATCCAAATCATCTTATCCTAAAATGGATATTTTCAAAAGTGATGGTAAATTAACTATGAAAGCTGCTGTACCAGGAGTTAAGCCTGAAGATGTAAAGGTAGAAATTTCTTCTGATGGTATAGTTAAAGTTAGTGGATCTTCTTCTGAAGAAAATCATAAACAAGAAGGTGCATCTTATATTTCAAAAGAATTAAAAATGTCTCAATTTTCAAGATCTTTTCAGTTGCCTTCAAACTTAAAAGATCAAAATCCAGTTGCTGAAATTAAAGATGGAATTTTAACTTTAACTTGGGATCAAGTTGATGTTAAATCTAAAGAAAATGTTCGTGTTATTGAAGTTAAAAAAACTTAAATAGATTAATGTTTGAATTTTGAAAATGCATGATGAAAATTTTTCATCATGCATTTTCGTTATAATGAAATAAAATTTGATTAGCTATTTTTTTACTAGAATTGTTTTTTATTTTTAGCAACAAATTGTATAATTCTTTATAATTCTTTTTATCTAAGTATCTTAAACAAGCTGCTGTTAAAGATCCAATTGGAGACTTTTCTGTTATTCTACTACCAGTCATTACTTTAATTTTTTCAATTGATAATGGAAATTTAAATAAAAATAACTCCCCAGACAGATCTTGCATGTGCTGTGCAGAAATAGGATTTCGCAATATTTTTTGCATTAAACTTTCATCAGGAGAATCATACCAATCTTCTGATTCCTCTTTGTAAAACCAAGATTTAAATGAAACAATCATAGTTTTTTATATATTGTTTTAATATATAAAAAACTATGATTGTTCTTGATTTTAAATTATTTATAGAAAACGAAAAAATGGAAAATATACCTAAAGGAAAACTTTTTGGTTTAGACGCGAAACGTGTATCTACTCAAGAATTAGAATTGGTGGTACAAGAATTAAGAAAATTAATTGGAAGTAATTTTTCTTATTTTGAAAGAGTTGATTCGTTAAAAGAAAAACATGATCATGGAGATATAGATATTTTGGTAATTCCTCCATTGAATATTAAACAATTATTAAATGATTCAATTCCCGAAAAAGTTTTAAAATTTTCTAAAAATGATTGCGTAAATTCATTTTTGTTTCAATCTGAATATGTGAACAAAAATGTTCATGTTGATTTAATAACTTGTGAAAATAAAGAAAAATTACAATCTAAGAAATATTATTATGGATTAAACGATTTTTCAGCTTTGGTTGGAGTTTTATCTAAAAAATTAAACTTTAAATATGGAACTGAAGGGTTTTTCAAAAGGTTTAAAGATAAAAAAGGAAATTGGCATGATGTTTTTATTACTTTTAATTTATTAAAAGGACTAGAAATATTGGGATTTGATATATCTTTATATAATAAAATTAAAAATTATAATGATATAGCAGAATTTGTGCTTACAAGTCCATTGTTTGATTATAGATTTTTTACACAAGATGCTTTATTAGCTAGAGATAGAGTCTCACTTGGAAGGCGTCCTAATTTAGAACAAATGATTAATTTTGTAATTAAATCAAATAAAACCGCAACTATTACTGATGAAGATCATTTCTTTAAGAAATTAATGCCAGAACAATATAAAAAATGTCAAGAAGAAATGAAAGAAATAAATAATAAAACTTATGAAATTGCAAATAAATACAATGGATCTTGGTTAATGTTAAATTTTGGCTTAAAGCCAGGTCCAGATGTCGGCAAAATCTTGAAATTAATGAATGATAAATTTAAAGAAAATTTACCAAATGCTGATGAGCAAGAAGTAGTTAATTTCGTAAAATTAAATTTAAACAAATAATTATTTTAATAAAGGATATAATTATACATGAAAAGTTTTTCAAAATGGGTTAAAGACAATTTTAATGAATCTATAAATGATTTATCTTATTCTGATGATAAGAGAGTGAACCAAAGAAGTGTTGATTTCACAAATGATGATAATTCGGATCATTATGCTAAAGATATTAATTTAGCAAAAGAAATTATAAAAGATTTAAAATATCAAATAATTGATGTTAATGAAGCTACTTCTAAATTAATTAATGCAGTTAAAAATTCTATTAACCCATCAGTGGTTTATTCAAACATAGTAGATGATTTGAGGTTTGAATATAAAGAAATTTTAAGAACTATAGCACTTAATGTTCCTTCTGTAAGAAACATTTGGGCAAATGTTTCTTAATATTTTATTCCACTATCAATTTATGGTACATAAATGAAATTGCTTTTTTTCAAAGAATGGTTTAATTTATATGAAGGTAAATTCGAAGATCAATCTTTATCAATATTGAATAAAGATGAAGAGTTGTTTAATTTATTAGCTTCAAAAGCACCAGAACCTAAATATTTACCAATTATTTCTTATTTTTATAAACAATCAGGCAATTTAAATGTTTTGAAAGATTTAATAAATAAATATAAAGAATTTGTTGATAAGAAAAAGCTGTCAATGATTCAAATAACAAACAAAGGAGCTTTTTTAAATAATCAAGAAATTAATTATGTTAAATTTGCTGAAATTATACACGCCGCAGAATCAAATAATCGAATTGTTAAAACAAACATAGATACAAACGCATCTGGATTGAAACCTATTTTTACTATTAAAGATAAAATAGAAATTTATAAAGCTAAAGATTCTAGAGAATGTGTCCTTTTAGGAAAAGGATATACCTTCTGTATAAGTAATCCTAATGCCGGTCTAAATATGTGGAATACATATAGAAATTCATATGAATCAACTTTTTACTTTGTTTTTGAAAAAACAAGAAGACAAGATGATCCATTAAGAATTGTTGTTGTAGATGCTCGAAGAGATGGCGATTTTGCACTTACTGATGCTAATAATAAAACTGGAACAATTAGTGAATTTAACCATTTTGATGAGTATTTTGGATATCTTAATTCTGTTTATAAAATAAATTCTGATTCTTTATTTATCAATGAGCCACTAACACAGCAAGAAAGAAAAGATAATGCAATAGTAGATCAAAAAATAATGACATTAGATAATTTTAAAAAATTGACATTATCACAAAAAGAAAAATATATTGGGAATGGACACGAACTCACCAATGAACAATTTAATTACATTTTTGATAACAATATGGTTAATTTTATTATTCAATATATAAACACTGGAATTAAATTGGATAATGATCAATTAAAAAAAATATTTAAAAATCCATCTTATAAAAAAACTTATTTAAGACAAAGACTTGAAGTTCAAAGACATCTCCATAGACCAGATATTGGAAGATTTGAATATTTAAATTTGGATGATAATTCTAAAAGACAAATTGATTTAAACAAAGTTGATAAAAAACAATGGTTTTTAGAAGCTGCGTATTTGGGAGATGAAGAGTATGTTTCGAATACAATTCAAAACTTAAAAGGAAATCCTGATGACGATGGCACATTAACATCAGCATATTTGGAAGCTGTAAAATCTAAAAATTTAAATATTGTTAAAATGATAGATGAAAAATTTGATAAATCTCATGCATTAAGTAAAACTGCCATTGGATGGATATTTGATGATATTACAAAATATAGTACAATTGAAATTTTAGATTATTTTGTTAAAAAATATCATAAACATTATAATATTGGATTTGGATTTCAAAACGTTGCAAAAAGAAATGAAGTTGCAATGGTTAAATATTTTATTGATAATTTTGAAATGAAAGATTATGAATATAGTTTAGCATTATATTCATCTGTTAAAAATAATGCTATTGATTCTTTAAATATTATTTTAGACAGCCCAGAATTAGAAAACGAACATACTGTATTAAACACCGCTATGAGTATAGCTGCAGAACATGGAAATCTTAAAGTTGCAAAATTAATTTTAGACAAACATAAAATTAATTTTTATGATGCAACTTTAAATGCAATAGAACATAAACAATATCAATTTTTAGAATTTATCTTTAAAGCCAGAAAAGATTTTCCTGAAAAATGGCTAGTGGATTTTTTGAAAACTGCAATTAAAGCTAAAAGCTTACCAATTTTCAAATTGATATTAAGCCAATCATCTGATTCTGAAAAACTACTTAGAAATAATTTGTTAGATTATATTGAAAATTATAAAGAAGATAATGATGAATTATATAACTTCATTAAAAAGAAAGATTTTGAATTTTATTTTAATTCAGGAATTAATTTAGCAAAATCTTCTGACATAAATTCAAAATCAAAAAATGAAATTAAATATTTTTTTAATATGATTAGAGATAATGGAATTAAAGATTTTTCAGAAATTAAAAAGGCTGCAAAAGAAGCTGGAAATATCCATACATATAATGTTTTAAATGATATTCCATTTTTGAGAAGTAATTATGAATAATTAGCAAACAGATTTACAAAAATCATACATTACTATTCCACTAGCAGTGCCAACATTAAGTGAACGAACAGATCCATATTGTTTTATGTAAAGAAATTCATGACATATTGCTTTCAATTCATCTGTTAATCCAACATTTTCTTCTCCAAACACAAACAAAATATGTTTGTCACTTGGATAAACATATTTTTCTATTGGTTTTGATTCTTGAATGTTATCAATTCCTATTATATAATAATTTTCTGGAAAAATAAGTTGTTCAACTTCTTTTACATGCTTTATGTTTTCGTAATTATACGTTCCAACAGTTCCTCTTTTATCATATTGCCTGTGCCCATAGATTATCACTTCTTTTGCTAAGAATGCATTAGAATTTCTTATGACGACACCTAAATTAAAATCCCTTATTACGTTTTGAACTAATACCGAGAAGTTATTTCTTTTTTGATCTAAATTGGTTTTTATTGCTTCTATATCCCAGTATTTGTAATAATCTATTACATTTCTATTGTCAGTCATTGACTAAACTTTCATTTTTTGGAAATATCAATTTTAATTCACCACTATAATCTTCAATTATTGCAGAACAGGATTCAACCCAATCTCCACAATTGTAATAATTTATTTCATCTATTTTTTTAATTACTGGTGTGTGTATATGACCACATATTATTCCAGAACACTCTTTGTTTAAAGTATATTGGACAACAGATTGTTCAAAGTCATTCACAAAATTTACTGCTTTTTTTACACTTTGTTTTAATTTTGAACTTAATGAATAATATTCATATCCAAACAATTTTCTTATTTTGTTGAAAAGTAAATTTGTCCACATTGCAAATGAATATGCTTTGTCTCCTAGATAATACAACCACTTGGATTTAACAGTGATATTATCAAATATATCTCCATGAATAATAAGTAATTTTTCTTTATTTAAAGTCTCATAAACATATTCATTTAATATTTCTACATTTCCAAAGTTAACTCCAGAATATTTTCTCATAAATTCATCATGGTTTCCAGTTATGTAATAAACCTTGGTTCCATGTTTAATCATTCCTAATATTCTTTTGAATATCATTGTATATTCATCAGTCCAATATATTTTGTTTTTCATTTTCCAACCATCAATTATATCTCCAACTAAAAATAAATTTTCTGGTTCAACAGATTTGAGAAAATTTAAAAGATGATCTGATTTTGCATGACTACATCCTAAATGGGAATCTGATATAAATAAAGATTTAACTTTTAATCGGTTTTTCATTAATTCTCCAATAAATAACTATTTATTAAAGTAACAGCTTGATCTGCCCCGTTAATTTTTGATGAATTTTTAGTTTTAAATTCATTTAAAAAATCTTGAATTAATTCAAAATTTAGATCTTTTAAATAACAAAAAGTGCCAGCATTCATTTTTTGAATAAAAAATGCATTAATATATTGCTCTGCTTGATTGTGTTCTGGAATTGTAAATATTGGTTTTCCACAATAAATTCCTTCTCCTATAAGCTGATTGCCAGATGCACAAAATAAATAAGAACAATTAGCCAAATCATTTAAGAAATTATAATTTGATATATCATTATATTCAATATTTGAATACATTCTTTTTTCTTTTGGACATCCATATACTTTGATTTTATATTTTGATGATATCTTATTTAATTGTTCTAAAATCTGATCACCACTAGATTTTTTATAATACACTAAAATAAAATTATTATCTTTAATTTCCATCTTTTCTAAAGAAGATCTTATAAAACAATTTGCTAAAAAAGTTGATTTTGATTTCTTTTTTATTTTAGAATGATAAAAAGTTGAAATAAGAATTCCACTTGGATTTGGAACTAATAATTCTGTATACAATCCCATTATCCAAGAATAAAATTTTAATTTTAAACTCAAATCTTCTGTATAACATCTACTAAATTTATGTTGATTATCAATACTTAAATATTTAATATTTAGTTTTTTTGCAATCCTTGGAAGAATCGGTTCAAAATCAGAAATTATTAAATCCGGATTTAGATCTATAATAATATTTTTAATATCATTAAAGCTTTTTTTATATTTTTTTATAAAGTGAAAAAAATTATTAATAGTTTTAGGAATACTGATGGTTCCAGATTTACTTCTTCCAAATGGTAATTCTGCTTCTATTTTATAAAGATGAGGATAATTTTGTTCTTTAAAAAAATTGTAAGCCTCACCCCAAGTGAATATATGAACTTTAATTGAAGGATCTAGTTTTTCCAAAACAGAATAAGTTCTTGTCGCGTGACCTAAACCCTCGCCAGGTAAACTATAACATATTGTTTTTTCAATCATTTTTAAACTTTCTTAACAGTAAATACAAATTGTGCTGGATAATCTGAATGTGACTCATAATATGCTGGCTTTTGATAAGTGACTTTCCATCCACTTTCTTCATAAAATGGTTCTATATCAAGATATTTGTTTTTATACACATCATCTTCACTTATGTTCATAACTTTTTTTATCTCGCAAACAACTTTATCTTGATAAACAATAGATTTATTATTGTTAAAATTTTTAGCAATTTCTTTATTGAAAATTTCAATTATTCTTTCATCAATAAATTTATTTTCAATAACTTCTTTTGGAGTAATTGGTTTAATCATGACTAATCAATTCTAACTTTTCAAAAGGACAATTTTTTGTTGTTTGATAATATTTAATTCTACCGTCTAAAGTTTGAACTAAATACTTGCTATTTATTCGAACTTTCCAAATATCTCTTTTTTCAGATGAAGAAAGATCTGATGCCAACCCTTCAACATGATTGAAATCGTTTGCTAAAAATATATTTGCTGGTAATTCTTTAGTGTTTAAATAAAAATTTCTATCTTGTTTAGGTCTAGCTGTATAAAGAGTAAGTGTTTTTGATTTCGATGCCGTTGGATTTCTAAGCTTTTCAATTAAACTAAAATAATCAGATTGAATTTTTGCATCTTTGAAAAAATCTTCATCGCCACCTTCCAATATATCATCTATTTCTATTTCGTTATTTTTAATAAAAATTGTAAAACTTGTATTCCTAGAACGATCTAAAATAATTTCTGCTGTAGTTGATGCATCTAAACTTAAAGAATTAAATTCATTTTTCCCAAGATATGGTCTTATAATTATCTCAGACAAATTCCAATTTTCTATTAAATTTATAGCATTTATTATTTTTGTCTTTAATGCTTCCATTATTAATTTTGTTTCATTCATTGCTAATGCAGCTTTATTTTTTGCTTCTGTAAGCTCATTTTCTAATCCAGAACTTGTAGATAAAGTATCCATGTAAACAAATATTTGGTTGCTTATTTCACGCAATTTGCTTGATATTTTATAATCTTGAGATAAGATCCAATCTCTCAATTGTTTTTGTTGATCAAAAATATAATTTATATTTTTAGATTTTATACTATTTAATAAATTGTTTAATTTTGGATAATTAAACAATTTAGAATTTATTGTATTAATGAAATTTTCAAAATTAAAATTTTTAATTTTTTCATAATAATCTTCTATGCGATTTAAATATTCTTCTAAAGCTTGATTGATAGAAGTCTCATATTGTTTGTAATCAATGATTATTTTATTATCAAACGATTCTATCCAAATTTTAAAATTCATTTTAATCTCTACATGTTAAATTAATTAAAACATAAGGACCTGTTAATAAACATTTCATAACATGAAACGGTGTTATCTCAATTTTATTGAAAATACTATATAATATTGAAAAAAGTCCAATTATTATCCATAAAATAAAAATTTCCATAAAAACCTCCTTGGTTTTATTTTTACTTTATTTATTAATCTAATGATGGAATTTTTATTGTTTAAAATTTAATTAAGACTTATTTTTTATTCCAATTTTAATGTTATTTATTTCTGTTTCTGTCCATGTACTAGATGTATTTGGATTTACATTAAATATTTCTGTATGATATGGAGTAGTTGATTGCAAAGTCCCATTCACAGTTTTATTTGATCCAACTTCGTTGTTATTAATTACAAATTTTGTAATTCCATCAACAGCAGCTTGAGACTCAGCAAATAATGAATTTAATTGAATTCCTTTAATATTATTAATTGTTGATAAATTTTTTATATTAAATTGAGATACATCGCCGTTAACACTTGATGTAATAAATTTAGTTATATTACTATGTACTTGTGACATTTCTCTAGCATTTAAAGAATTAGTGTAATCAAGTGACCAATCATCCATGTAAATTGCTGCTGTATGTGGTCCAAATTTAATCGTACTTGGAGAAGTTAAATTAAAAGTAAATTGCTGATATGTAGTTGTAACATTAATCGTTGATTGAACATTATTTATTGTGATTGGATATGAAGTTGATGGCTGTCCAACACCAACTCTAGCCCAAAATGAAAAAATACTTGCATTTGTATCAAATTGAAACCAACAAGAAGTATTTATAATAGACAATCCTGCCGGAGTAGTTCTGACAACCGAACCAGAAGTTTCTCTTATAATACCTCTATTACCAGAAGTAATTTCATTTAAATAACTAATATTTGTACATCCAAGTGGAATTAAAAATTCATGCGGGTCAGTAAATGATGTAGTAAACGATGTTGATAATACGGTTCCATTAGCGTTACCAAAATTTGAAGTATCATCAGTTATTGGTATTAATGTTTCTATTCTTGGAATATACAATTCAGTTCCAATTTTAACGTTATTTGCTGCACCAGTGTCATCAAGAATATAAAAATCATCAATTAAATATGTTGAATATAAACCAACAGCCAAAGTAAAAGTTCCATCATAACTCATTGATGTGGCACTTGTTGCTCGCTCCGTGCCATTAATGTAAAGACGAATTGGATTTCCAACCGAAGGAGTAATTGGAATTAACATTTCAATATGTGCCCAATTATTGAACATGACTGAACTTGGTTGTGTATACAAAAGAACATTATTTAAATAAATTATATGATTTCCACTCGAATTATTATAAAGTATTTTAAGTCCTTTGGTATTATCGTTAGCACCATTTGATAATCTAATTTCAAAATTTAAAGCTGATGTAACTTTAATGTTAAATCCCAATATAAAATGAGAAATACCTGTTGCAGATATTGCTTTTTTTAAAAAACCAGCATTTTTAGGACTTGTTATTTGAACAGCACTACCACTAAATCTTCCAGGTTTAGCAATCCACGATCCAGATACAGTTGTCCAATTCCTAGCCAATCCTGTTGTGACATTATCCGTTGGATCATTTGATGATGTGTTTAATTGAAAATTTCCATAATTATCAAATCCCTCTAAAAATCTAATTGCCATTTATACTCCAATTAATTTGTATAATAAATATATTTATTAATCTAATGATGGAATTTCTGATTGTTTTACATCTCTTCCATACTTTCTTGAGTGTCCAAAATCAAAAGATTGTAATTTATTTTTATTATTTAATCCCAAATTGTCAGGAGACCAATCATGTCCTATGGAATATCCAGTTTTTTTAAACACCTTTTCCATTAATTTTATAATTTGATTTGCAAAATCCAAAACCATTGGATCTTCTGGGCGTCCAGCCATCCAATAATTAAATTCTTTTATGTTAAATTTGGTTGGAACTTTAGTTTTATCTTTGTTTTCATCTTCTAAATCAGAAATAAATTGATAAACTAAATAAGTTGCATCATGTATTTCAATATCTATTTTTTTAAAATCAGTATTTAACTCTTTCATTGCAATTAAATACATTCCCTGATATGTAATAACATCAACAACCGGAAAGCTTGCATCTCCTTTCATTAAATAAGCTATATTTGCCTCATCTACTCCTTTTGTAAATTTAACTACATATTTATTTCCTAAAAACAATACGCATCCTTCCATTCCACACTTGGTTTTATTATGTGATCCAGGAATAAATTTTGAATTAAATTTTCTAATCCAATTACATAAGGTTCCACAAGAATTTCCATCCATTAATTCTTGTGGAACCTTAGATATTACATTATCTTCATTAAAAACATCTGAAGAATAGAGTTTTTTCAAACCAAACACCACCCTCTCAGCAGTTTGCATTAAAAAACTTGTTTGTCTTTCTGTTATTAACCATTCTTTGAAATTCATAATTTATATATTAAACAAGTATATTTTTTATTATTTTTCCACCATCAACAATTTCAATTGGTCGTCCACCTGGTGCCATTAATTCCTTGTCTGCATTAATTCCAATTCTATCATAAATAGTTGCAGCCCAATCTTCAATTTCAACCGGATTATCTTGAGGTTCTGATGCTGTAGAATTTGAAGATCCATATACCATCCCTCGTTTAATACCACCACCAGCAAGTATTGTACTAAATACTTTTGGCCAATGATCACGACCCGAAGTGTTATTTATTTTCGGAGTTCTTCCGAATTCACTAGAAACACAAACTAATGTTTCATTTAAAATTCCCCGTTCTTCTAAATCATTAATTAATTTAGCAAACGCTTGATCAAATGCTGGAACTTGATTATTCATTCCAACCGCTATGTTATCATGCATATCCCAACCGCCATAAGTTAATGTAACAAAACGTACACCAGATTCTATTAATCTACGTGCCATTAACATTCTGCTTCCTGCTGTGTTCCTTCCATATTCATCTTTTGTTTTATCAGTTTCTTTACTTAAATCAAAAGCTTCTTTGGCTTGAGGAGAATCTAATAAATTATATGCTTTTTCATAAAAAGTATTCATTGCAACAAAATTGTCAGATTCTGATTTAAATCCTGAATTTACTATTTCTAATGCTTTTTTTCTTTTATTAAATCTGATTTCATCAATTCCTTGAGGAAGACTTAAATCTCTAACTGCAAAGTTTGGATCTGCTGGATCAGAACCTAAACTAAATGGTGCAAAAGATGAACTTAAATAACCTGTTCCAGCAAATTCATTTGGTTGATTTGGTATACAAACATATTGTGGTAAATTATTTCTGACTGCATATTCATGAGAAATTACACTTCCAATACTTGGATAATTTAAAGCTGGACTTGGCTTGTAACCAGTAAATAAATTGTGTGTTCCACGCTCATGTGCTGCTTCTCCATGAGTCATAGAATTAATAATTGTTATTTTATCCATAACAGTTGCTGTATTTTTCCAATTTTCACTCAAATAAATTCCACCTACATTTGTTTGAATTGAAGAAAATGGTCCTCTATATTCAATTGGAGCATTTGGTTTTGGATCAAAACTTTCTTGATGTGCCATTCCTCCTGGAAGAAATATAAATATTACAGATTTAGCTGGTCCATCTTTTGATTCATGATTTTTAATGTCTCCAAATGACTTTAATGCAAAAAAATTAGATAATGATAATCCAATTCCTCCACAAAAACCCGCTTGTATAAAATTTCTTCTTTTTATCATTTTTGATCCTTTAATTTTTCTTTTAATTCTTTTAAATCTGAATCATAAACCGTTTTTTTCAAACCTTTTAATTTATTGGCTATTGGCTCTTTGAATAATCCATGATCATGTAAATATTTTAACCTGACCATACCTCTTATCCATACCTTTTCATTTTCAAATAATAAATCATCTTCTAAAGTAATAAAAATTACAAATTTATTATTTAATATTTTATCATCACTTGTGAAAATATGTTCATCCAAACCTCCAGGACCAAATTTGTTTTTATATTGAAAAGTCCAAGATTCATTAGCTAAATCATTAGTACCTCTTCTTACGAATGAACAATTTCTTTGTGTAGTTGATTTTACTGCAAATTTTTCTCCAACATCTTCTTGCCAGCTTTTTTCTAAAGGTTTATATACTTTTGTATCAATTTCAATATTATTTATTATTTTCAACTCTTCTTTTAACCATTTATATGCTATAAATTCTGCTGCCTTTGAATATGCGTCTTGTTTTGACAGTTTTCTTGGATCTGCATTACGTTTTATGCACAAATAATTGTTAAATGCAGATTTTTCTTGAGTATAATTGTTACAACAATCAATTAAATTTTGACTTAAAAAGTAACAACATTTATCTTCTAAATAAATTAAATTTCGTTCTGTTTCTGTCATCATATAGAATCATTTCTTTAAAAATACAAAATTATTGTACGAATACATCAAGGCTTTTCAATAAATATTCAGTATGAATTTTAAAGAATGGTTAATAAATGAAAGAAATAACGATGCATTTGAAATAAGAATGAAAAAAATAACTTCATTTTTATTAAAACTTTATTATGGAATTCAATTTAACGAAATTGCTGAAGTCCCACGTGAATTGTTTTCAGATAATAAATCTAGTAAATTATTTAATTGGATTAAAAGATTTGATCCAAATTTTAAATCTGCTGATGGACTAAAAATAAAATCTGGAACGGAAAGTTCCGTGTTGTTTTTAGGAAATGGTATTGTAATTAAATTCAATGATAATCCAAGTGAAGCCAATATCGCCTTTTTAATAAAGGGAGACCCAGATTTTCCAGTTTTAGATGTTGGCTCTTTTAATGATAACAATAATTTAATTTATGTAATAGCAATGAAAGAATTAAAAGTGTCTTTTAATGAATTGAAACAAGATGTTGAGTCAGCTTTGAATTTGGTCCATATGTTTCAATATAAATTAAAAGAAATAAATAAATTAAATTCTAAAAAAGTTGTATCTGAATTTAATGAATATAATTTTTTTAGATGGCTATCTTCATATAAAGGAAGAGAAAATCGTTCGTATCAAATATTGGTTTATTGTATACAACTAATAAAATTATATAATAAATTACATGATAAAACAGGATATTATTCTGCAAACGATATTCATGATGGAAATTTCGGTCTTACAGATAAAAACACATTGTCTACATTTGATTATGGTTATTCTGATTTAGTTGATCCAAAAAAATCCAAAAACATTGAAATCGATGGTGTTTAATTGAGTTTTTGTCGACAAACTCCACAAAACTTACGGTTTTTCATGTTTTCAATAGAGCAATTTATTGTTAAACCACAATATAAACAATAAGGTTCTCCTTTTGAAGAAACAGACCAACCTTTTCGTTCAACCATTTCAATATCTTCATCTGAAACTTCGTCTGGATCACATCCGAATAAAACGTGTAAGTTTTCAGTTTCGTCATAATAAGATTTCATAAAGTTTTCCTTAAAAAAGGAATCATACTTCATTTTGAATTAAAGTGAACTAAATAATTAGCTCCCACTTGTCATTTCCACAATCAAACACTCTTTCGTAATGATTTAAACTCATTATTTCATGTTCAGATAGTTTTTCATCATAGTATGGCATATTTTTAATTGATTTTTTTGTAAAATTCATTCTATTAAATACTTTTTTGTTCTTTAAGTTGAAATAAAAGTAGCCGGGTTGAGATGAACCGATATATGAAAATCCTAGTTTTTTATAAAGATTTCCATTTGACCATCTTTTATCTGAATAAGATATCAATTTTCCATGATATTTTTTCTTAAATTCTTTTAACAATTTTCCTGCTGCTCCTATAACATTTGTATTTAATTTAGAACAATATCTTATTAATTCATAATCATATTGTTTGTTAAATCTGGGTAGTCCAAAAGTCATGCAAGCAACTAATTCATTTTCATATACCAATCCGAAATAAATTGTTGAATTATCAATTCCTTGTATGTGATTTTTATTTAAAAATAAATTTTTTTCTTCTTTTGTTAAAGTTATAATTTTACATTTTCTGGCAAAGATTTTATTGTTGTTGCCAATTAAACTTTTAATTCTCGATTTAACTATTTCTTGTTTTTCATTCCATTCATGTTCAAATATTTGAATCAACTTTATTTTGTTTTCACATAATTTCAGTTTGTTTAAATGATAATTTTTTCCAACAATTTTTTCCATATGCCAATAATTTCCATTTACTTCTATTCCAAGTTTTAAATCTGGTAATAATATATCTATTTCTTTATTTTGAATTAAAACTCTGTTATTTCTTTCAATTGCACCTTTATAATTTTCTTGAATGAAATTAAATATTTCTGATTCCAATTTAGATGTTGATAATTCTGCAACACATTTTGGACAAGAGTGTTCCGTTTGAAGATGCATATAAGCCGTTTGATTAAATTCTCCATGAATTGGACATTCAATTTTTATTTTATCATGAGAATGTTTATATTGTTCTTTATATTCAAATTTGTTTGAATGTTTTAAGTTTGCTTTAGAGATAAATTCTTTATTTGAATTTTTAATTCCACCATTACACTTTGGGCATCCATTTTTTAAATGAATATGATTTGCAGCTTTTTGCTCAAAATCACCATGAACTGGGCAAGTAATTTTTACTTTTTGATTTATGGAATTTAACACAACATTATTATATGTGTAATAATTATTATGAATTAAATTTGCTTTTTCTACAAATAATTCTTTTGTATATTTTGTCTGACCTCGACCGTTACAAAAATTACAACCATTTTTTAAATGGCATGATGGAGTTTGTTCTATAACTCCATGAATAGGGCATATAACTTTTATTTTATTTTTTTTATTCAAATAATTAGTTAAAGAATAATCGTATTTATTTCCCCATTTTTCAAGACATTGATTTATAAATTTTTCATTTGTTTTATTATTTTTTCTTTTTAAATATCCACATTTAGGACATTTTTGTTTTTGTGAGATGTGTGCATTTGGAGTTTGCTCAAATATTCCATGAATTGGACATTTAATTTTTATTTTAGTTAAAGCATTTACATAATTTGATTCACTGTAATCATAATAATTACAGTGAATCAAATTTGCTTTTTCTATAAAATCATTTATTTTTTTTAACATAAATTTTGCCTTTGGTAAATTATTGTACGAAAAATACCAAATTTAAATTTGTGTAAAAACAAAAAAACCAGTAAAAGATTACTGGTTTTTTTGTTTTTTATTTTTATAAGTCCTTGTTTCACAAGGAGTTAAATTGGTAACGTCATATAACAAAATTTGCAATTGAAACTCTAGCGAAGAATTTAGCTCCTTCTCTTAACAATTTCTTACCATATCTTGTCATCAAACCTTTTCTTGGTGTCATTGATTCTGGGTCCATAACAACTGGTGTTTGTGTTAATGGAACATAAGGACAGAAGAAGTAACCGCTATCCATATAGCTATCGCCTTTGTAACCCATTAAGATTTGGTTGTTTTGGAAGTTAGGATCTTTGTACAATTTCCATTTTTGATTAACAGAGCCAACATATTGTACGCCCAATGAAGAAGTGAATGATTCAGTGCTTGATGGAGCGAAACCTGCTGTAGCTGTTTCAAAGATAGATGCAATTTCTGGAGATGTTACAATCCAGTTTGCTGATCCACGCAATGTCTTACGATGTACTACGTTTGAAACTTCTGTAATTTTAACGAAAAGTGATTCATATTTTTCTTTAATATTATCACCTAAAGCTGCATTATAGTCCCAAGCTGCAACAGTGCCAGCATTTGTTCTAAGGTCATTAAGAATCTCTCTATCAATTTCAAGATTGATTTCTTGTGCCATAACTTGAGTCAATTCTGCTTCTGCATCCAAGCTGTGTTGAGATCTAATGTCTTGTTGAGCTTCGAATGTCCAACTAGCTTTCAATCTTCTTGTTTTAGCTGTGATGGTGTCAGATTCGATCACCAAATTGATTTCTGGCATGTCTTGGTTGCCTTCCATGTTGTATTCATATGATACAACTACGTGATTAGCACCAGGAGCAGAGTTCCATGTCAATTCAAGTGCTCCAGTTGTTACATCCAAGCTTCCTGCTGTTACTTTAATAGATGGAGAACCAACATCTGAGAATTGGAATGCTCCAGCTTGTGTTACAGTAAATGTTTGAACAATAGTTGTTCCGTCATAAATTGTACCAGTTACAGTACCTGGAATAACTGGTGTATGTTCCAATGCACCATAAACAGAAGAAACGTCATTACCATCGTCAGTTGTTGATACTTCATTGCTTACTTCTTGTGAAGTGTATGTTGTATCCAAGTTAACATCACCATTTGCTTTTTGCATTAATGATTGAGCATCATCACTTGGGTATCCAGCGTTACTTCCGCCACGCATTGCACCTTTGTTTGATGAGTATCTAAATCTCATGTAGTATACTAATCCTGCTGGTCCTAACAATGGTTGTATAGAAACAATTTTGTTAGCGATTAATTGAGGATAGATTCTTCTTACAAGAGGAATAGAAATTCTTTGGAAGTTAGCAACATCGCTGCTATCTGTTCCAGATTCATTCAATTTTTGTAAAGCCAATCTTTGATTTTCCAATACGACTGAAGTAACTTTTCTTGTGTATGCATCACTGATGCCACTCAAAAGACCAGTTTGTTCCCATTTCTTTTCAAGAATGCGAGCTTCATTTAAAAACACGTTATTACCACTCATATATTTATTTCCTTTTATTTATTTAAATTGATTTAATTACTCTTCTTTTGCTAATCCAGATAATACTTTCATAGCTTTAAATTGTTCTTCACCAAATGATTCAAGTAATGTTGAATCTAAAGGTTCAGGCTTAACTGTTTTCTTATCAACAGTTTCAGCAATTACTTTTGTGTTTTCTGTAACAACTTCGCCTCTTCCAGTCGCACTCTTAGACTTTTCTGCTCTCACTTTTCTATTTTCTTCAATAAGGTCTTTGTTACTTTCTGCAATTAATTCTGCAGCTTGTTTTAGACCTTCATTAAGTTTATTATTTTCTGTTGACAATCTTATATTTTTAGCTTCCAACATTTTAACTCTTGATGTAGCTTCATCGATTGCTTTTTTCATATCATTAAATTTGCTTGATGTTGCCAATACTTTATCTTCATCACTGATGTAATCAGATACGCTTTCAACAATTTTATCAAGAACAATTTTGTGTTCAATCATGGAAGGATCAGACATGATGTCTCTTCTTGCCATTTCGTATATTTCTTTACCTTTAACTTTCAAGAATTCATCTACTTTTTCAACAATGTGTGATTTTGCTTCTTCAAATCTTCTTTCATATTCTTCATGAAGATCTGTTTCGATTGTTTCATTCTTTTTCTTTTCTTCACTTATTACTTCGTAAGCTTCTTTGTATCCTTCTTCAAGAGCTTCTTGATATTCAGCTTTTAAGACTTCCATTCTGTTTCTCAAATCAGAAATTATATTCCAAGCTTCTTGATAACCTTTTTCGCCAGTAGCTTCTGCATTTTTTACTTCTTGTGAAAGTTCTTCATATGCTTGTTCAAGATTTTTGTTGTATTCATTTTCTAATTCAGTTTTTGTTTCTTCTAACCAAGTAGAAATTGCAGCTTTAACATCGCTCATATTTTCTTCTGGTAACATTTTGCTTAATGCTTCAATTATCTTATCCATTATTTTAACCTCTCTTTAATTTGATTTACTTGTGATTTTAAAATACTTTCAACACAAGTTAGAAGAATGTTTTTATCGACAACTCTATCTATGCTTCGTGTTTCATTTTTTGTTAAATATTTTTCAACATTTTCAACATTTTCATTTTTTCCGCCTGTCACTTTCTTTTGAAATGCAGAATATGTACTTGGATCTGATACAATATCAAATGTAATTAGTTTATAGCTTTCGCCAATAACTAATATTCCATTTTCATCAACTCTACCACTTCCAACACCTCTACTGCTTATTCCAATTCTTACTCCATCATTAATGAGACTACGTAATATTTTACCACATGGAGTGTTTAAGATTACTCCTTCACCCATTAAGGTATTACCTTCCCACCACAACTTTGTAATTTTGTGTGAAACATCTTTAAAATGAATTATGGAATCTGAAGGGTGGTCCAACTCACCAGTTAATCCACCTTCATTCATTGTTTTTTCAAGTTTCTTAACGTTCTCAGATAGTACACCTTTAGGGTACATTCTTTTGTTTTTATTAATAGCATCTGCTTCTTGAAATTTGCCTCTGAATTTCAAATGATTTACACCAGATTCTGATGATTCATGCAAATCCATTTCGTTAAGAAATCCATCAACTCCACCAAACACAAGGCTTTCTTGACAAACAGTGTTTGGAGAGAAATTTGTATTTTCTAAATAAATTATATTCATTTGTCTCCTTTAAATTATTTGTCAACAACTAGATCATCACTTTTCATTTTGAATACATCTGGTGAATTTAAAAGATATGGATTTTTCAAATTTGGCCAAGTATCTTCGCCGCCTGCATGGGCAAGCTGACCAGAGTCAGAATCTACGTCTTTTTCACCTTTCATTTTATAATCACCATATGGTTTTAAAAGATATGGATTATTCAATGAAGGATATGTATCTTCTCCACCAATGTTGCTCCAAGAATCACCTTCCATATCATCAGCTAAGTTTTTCTTAATTCCATTTCCATCTGATACAGGTGCAGCACTTTGCCAGTTTCCACTGAAATCAGATGATGGAGTGTATGATTTTTGAGAATTCTTAGCCATTCTTGGATGATCACCACTTATTGTTACATGAACGTTGTTTGATACATCCCAACCTTCAGCTTCTAAGTTAGTTTCAACCAAATGAGTCAACCATTCAGCAGCACTTATTGCAACTTGAATATTAGGTTCCATGTTTTGTTCAAGTATGCTCATTAAATCATTTAAGTGATTTGAGGTTTCAGATTTCAAAAATTGATTATTTGAAGCTTGTGCTATTTCATATACTGTTCTTAATGATTCGTACAAATCTACATAGACTTGCATTTCTCTTGATGCACTTTCATCTAATTTAGGATAGAATGAATCAGTTACTTGTTTGAAGTTAGCATAACTATCTTCTGAAGATTCATCAACTTTTGATCCTGCAAGAGTCAATACTTTATTAACTCTTTCAGAATAATTAGCATGTGCTGTTACTAAAATAGCTTCTGCTAAGAAGTCACATGTTGTGTCTTCATAATTAGAAGCACCAACTGCCTCTAACGCTTCAGAAATTATTGATGACAATTCATCTTGAGTTAAATAAAGAACTGAAGAAAATCTGCTTGTAAGATCTTCAAGAGATTCTTGGATTTTATCAGAATCAGATAAAGCATTCCATCTCTTAATTTGTGCTACAGCCTTACAAAATGCTGAATTTTCAGCAAGTTTTTTAGCTGATTTTCTTAAAACTTTAACGTCAGTGTCTAAAGTTTTCCAGTCTGCACTTAAAAGTTTAGCTTCATTTTTTGTCTTCAAATTTGGAACACTAACTGATGTTACATTTCCTTTTGAATCAACTGATAAAATATTTTCTTTAGCAAATGTACCAAATTGCTTGTAATTAGCAAATTCTTCTACATTTTCCGCAATCATTGTCCATTCTTTTAATTTACTTGCTTTTGATTTTGCTTTTTTAAAGAACAAGAATTCTTTTTTGTTTTTATCTTTTTTGCCAGAATCTTTGCCATCTTCTACGTTTTTCAATCCTTTGATTTTTTCTTTAAGATCAGGACTTACTAATTTTTTCTTTCCTGTTTTTTTATCTTTCTTTTTATCTTTTTTGACTTTTGCAGATTCTGAAATTGTTCTTTTGTATGATCTTGAATTTATGTAAGCTTCAAACATAGAATCTGCTGTAGATGTGTTATCATCCACTAATGATTCAATTAAATCTGAAACTACAGATTTCAATTTTGCTTGTTCTGATCCTGCATCTACAATCAATTGTTCAATGTTTTCAAAAACAACTTCTTTATTTGTTATTTTGTAATTAGCATGAATAAATGGTCCACTATGGGTTTCATACATTACAGTATCTGGACCAAAGCAAGATAGCTTTAAACTTTCGACATTTAATGCTTTCGTTAACATCTCGCCAGCTTCTGCCAATTCATTTTCTGCATTTGAAACCGCACTATTTTGTATACTTTCAAATACATCATAATTGATGAGTTTTCTCTTCATATTTGCTCCTAAAGCTAAATTTTATGTCATGTCGACAACTATTATTGATTTTATATAGTATTAACTATCTAAATTTTGTTAATAAATAAATAAATTTGAATAAATTTGAAAATTATATAGTCTATAAACTAATTATAATTATCAAACAAAAGGATATAAATGTTAACATTTAAAGATTATCTCAAAAAAGAAAGTGATCAACAATTATTATCAACAGATAATGATGAAGAAAATTCTTTAAGACAAATAATAACTTTGGCTTGGAAAAAACATTTATCTAAAACTAAACAATTCTTGAAAGAATTATCAAAAATTGATCCGGAAATTAAACGTTTGTTTCAAAAATTAGATAATGAAAGTTCTGCTCCCAGTCTTGGATCTGATCAAAAAGATCAAAATTCAGACACATCTTTTATAAGACCACCAGTTGCTGATACTGGTTATGGATTAACTGATGAAAATTAGAATTCGCTATAATCTGGCTCCTCTGAATCTTGTTCTTTAGAATAATTATTAATAGCTAAATTATATTTTTTAATATCGTCTTCACTAGGTTCTTCTAAAGGCATCAATTCATTATTATCTTTTGCATTATTAGAATTATCTTTATCCATATTCATACCTAATCCTTGTTGATCATTATCAACAGATGATTGATCATCTGTTGGTGTTGGCATAGGGTTAGGACCAGAACCATCTATTCCCATTTGTTCTTCGCTCGAATCTGGAACCCCTATTCCTAACAAGTCAGGATTTTGCATTAATATTTGTATTTTAGCTTCTTCCAAGAATTGATTTTTCAATCTTGAAATCATTTCTTGAGCATCTTTTTCACTATGTTTCATAACTTTTGTTAATATGTCCCAATCAGAATAAATTTTAGAACCTTTAAGGCTCGATGCATTATTAATTCTTGCACTTTCGATTTCCATTCTTGCAAGTTCTCTCCAATCTGATGGAGGAGTTAACTTAATTACTAAGTCTTCATAAGTTTCTTCTGGAAAACCCATTAATCTTAAATGAAGATCTGCAATTTGCCATAATCCATCTTCAACATGTTCTTGTATTCTTTCAATCATTCTTGCAACACGTGCATTTTGTGATGAAAGTGTCATTCTGGTAGCACCTGGATCTTCATTATTAAAATAATTTGGAGGAAAGTTTAATGCAACATATAATTTATTTCTGAAATAAACACTATCATCAATTTCTCCAAGATTAGTAGCACCTGGTAAAGTATCAATTCTTGTTTGAGAATTAGGTCTAATAGGAATCCAATAATCTTCATCTGCAGAAGGTGACGACCATCTTTCATCTAAAGCGGTTGATCCGTCTCCAGGACGATTTACTATTTTCTTTTTTCTTAACAAATCTTGCATTCTTGATATAAAAGCTTCTTGTCTATGACCAGACATGTTACCAGTATCAATATAAAACACTCTTCGTTCTGGTGCTCTAACAAGCCTGTAAACAATCATTGAATCTTCCATCAATCTTAGTTGATGTGCTGGTCCTCTTGCTGGTTCAATTAAAGATTGACCATATGGATAAAATGTTTTTCTATCATCTCCTAATTTAAAATGTATGATTTGTTCAGGAGTAAATCTTAAAGCTTTACTTTGAGATAATTCTAAATCAGTAGATTGAGTGACTGGTTTTTTTATTAAAGATTCATAATCTGGTCCTTCACTTGATTGTTGAAATTCTAAAAGTTTTCCTTTAGTCGTTTCAATTCTAAACATAGTTTCAGGGGCTAATTCTGCTACATTTAATATTCCATCTTTTGGATTTCCTAAATCTATTATCACTTCCCAAAAAACATCACCATTAATGCACAATCTTTTAACTAGATTTGTTGCTTTTCTGTTTAAATTAAGCATTTTTCTGTGCAGAAAAAGAAAATCTAATTCTTTTTTTACTTCTTTATTTTCGCATGTTATTTCTAATACATTTTTTTTATTATCTTTTTGGCAATTGTGAAATATAACAGATTTTCCGCAAAAATTTTCAAAATGTTTAACTGAAAGATCATATACATCTATTTCTTTATAATCTATAATTCCAATTACTCTTCTTGTTTTTTCTTTTTTTGCAAGATATCTAATTTCTTTTACACAAAATCCTTCATTTTTAAGCATGACACTTAATTGAGAAGCTTCAATATTCATTTCTGTGGCTACTGCATCGATTGATAAACCATTTGATAACAATCTAATTGCTTTGTTTATGGATTCATATTTTACTATGTCTTTATTTGTTTTCCATTCATCAATAAATTGTCTTTCGTGCATCCAGCCTTTATTGTGAGTAAATATTCTTGGAAATTGATTATTTTTAATTTCATTCATTTTTTGATTTGGTTCTATTCTATAAAATGGCATTAAAGTGCTTCCATACTTTAAGTCACCCGTTTGAACCCATTGTTCATCACTTAATAAAACTCTATGATCTGGTGTTGCTATGAAAAAAGTACCATCATCAAGTATAACTTTTTTAGTCATAGCTTTTTTTACAAATCTTGGATCATACGCTACACCTAAAGCATAATCATTTTTTTCAAAATCCCAACAATAAACAAAAAATTCTTCATTTTTCTTGTTTTCAGCTAACCATTTTATTGTTTTCGCTCCATAGAATAATGTCTCTATTTCTTCATCACCAGAAATACATGCTTCATCTGATATAATGGTCATTACTTGTTCTATTTCTGGAACGCTTCTTAATCTTTCATACTCTTTGTATCTTGCTGATCTGTTACTAACCGTTGATAAATCGATTAAATCAGTTCCTATTTTCAAATGTTTTAAGTTGCCAGTTTCTCCAAAATAGCCATCATTTGATCTAATATTTGGTACTGCATCGGGACCTGATATACCAACACCAGTCTTATTTTTTGTTCTTTCAATTTCAGACTTTGGATCATTAGTTAATGAATAAGTTAAAATTTTAAAAGCGTCATACCATGCTGCCATTTTTGTTTTTCCAAATAAAAAATATATTACTATAATAGTTAGTTAGCGAGGAAATTCTTTGAAAAATGTACTATTTATAGCAACCCATCTTCATTCTGGGCATGATATTTTAACAAATTCTTTAAATCAAAACGAAAGAATAGATTTAAAGAATCAACGGTTAATGTACGAACATCCAGAAGTTTTAAATCATCTATTTTCTTTCAAACATAAAAATCCTAACTCGGCATCTATTTATGGAGATTTATTATTAAATAATAAAGATTTTACTTGTAAATCTTTTTATAAATTTGCAAAATTTATATTTTTAATAAGAAAACCAGAAGAAACTTTACCATTAATTTTGATTAATGATAAAAATTATACTCAAAAAACAGCTTATATGTATTATTCTTTTAGGTTAAGAAGACTATATGAAATGGCATTTGAAATTAAAAATTTTATATTTTTAAAATATGACGATTTGATTTTAAATAAAAAAAATAATATTAAAGAATATTTAAAACTAAACAAAGAAATAGAATTTACATTTAGTGATCAAATCGCTCCTTCTTTAAATATAAATCCATTAATACTTAATGAAGCTAATAAGTGTTATGAAAAATATTTATATAAAATTAATCAATTATCGTTGTAGCATTTAAGCTATCTATTTTTTTATTTTCTATATTTATTAATTTATCAATTGCTTCTAAAGTTTGTTTAGGATTTTTTAAATCAAATTTAACTTTATCTATTTTTTCTTGCCATTCTTGTTCTAATTTGGCTTTTACTTCATTTCTCTTATTTGATTTTTTATCTAAATTTTCTATATTTTTAATAACATTATTAATACTTTTTCTTATATCGCTACAATTATTTTTGTTTGGAAGTTCTTTAATTGCTAAACTTAAATATTTAATTGTTTTTTCAAAAGGATTTTTCATTACCACCCAAACTCCTGTAAAATTTTATTTTTTTTAATATATTTTTTATCATTAACATTTTGATCTACATAATAAATAGTATTCATAAAATCATTTTCACTTAAATCTTCATTATCATCAAATAAATCATCTAAATCACTTTGAATTATTTCATTTTTTATTTCTTCAAATATTTTGTCTTTAAAAATACTTATTTTCTCCTCGGTGGCAGAGAAAAACCCTTGATGTTTTAAATCTCTTACATAACAAGCAATAGCTAAAGAAATAATTGAGTCATCATGACATCCTCTTCTAGCCTCTGGTTTCTTAGTGTTAACGTTAAATATAAAAGTATTTAATTCATTTACAAATCTTTTACTGTTTATCTTTATTGTTCCATTCATCAATTTTTGCTGTAAAGATTGAAGATATTTCGGTCTTGTTAACTTTGTAGTTTTAACTCCAGGATTTTTTGCTCCTTCTTCATAAAATAAATTTTCATAATTTATTTCATTATGTAATATGTTTAAAACTACAGCACCATGTGTATTATTTTCGATTACTATTTCAGCAGTATTGTAAATAAGTCCAAGCTGATGCAGCAATAAAGCAAATTCATGAGGAGGAATGGAATTAGAATAAAATTCTGCAACTTGTTCTAAAGTATTAAGATCCAACACTTGAAATGCGCTATTATCACCAGCAGTCCCTATTCCTTCTGCACAGTCTGCTGATATTAAATACTCTCTACCAGATATTGGCGTTTTCCAAATCCATAATGCACCTTCATCTCCTTTAAATTTCTTTTCAGAATTTTTGTTTTTCCATTTTTCAAACATGAATTTTTCTGGAAAACTATTATCAGTAATTTTCATCAAATTAGATATTACATCTGCTTTAGCCCAAGTTTCTCCACTTCCGATGAAACATCTTTCTACTTCTTGTGCCCAACCATCTTCTTGCAAAACAGATTTAGTTTCTTCTATCCATTTTGGATCATTATATAAAGGATGCTCCCAATAATCTATATTAATTATATTAAATGGTCCCTTGCCAGATTCAGCTTCATGATAAGTTTCTTCGTACCAATTTCCTAATCCATTTACTGTGGATATAGCAGCACAACGTCCCCCTGTAGATATAACTGGATATATTGCTTTCCATTCATCTTTCATATCTGGAATAAAAGCAGCCTCGTCAATTATCAATATACTAATAGATTTTCCACGACATGCTTCTATTGTATAACACCATAAAACCGAATTAGTTGTTTTAAACTGTTTTTCGTGTTCATTGAATTTATCTGTTTCTGGTTTCAACCAATTTGGTAAATATTCCACTGCAGTTTTAGCCATATCACCAGCAGCAATTGCTTCTCTGTCTGTTTTAGAAACAATCATAATTCTTTGACCAGAACCAAACATGCATTTCCATAATGCCCAAATTACAGATACGGTTGTCAATCCTCCTTGTCTAAATTTAGACAATATATTAAATCTATGATCATTATAACATTCTATTACTCTGTTTTGGTAAATATATGGCATAAACCTTATTGTTCCAAACACAGGGTGGTTAATTTTCACATATTTTACACAAAAATACCAAAAATCATTAGTGCATCTTATTAATTCTTGTATTTGAGTTTGTATATCATAATTTTCTAAATCTTCTTTGGTTTCAGATAAATTAATATTTAATTGATTATCATTAAAATGATAATAATTAGAATATATTTCTTTCCATTCTTTTGTTTCTAAAATATCTTCAAGTTTGTTAAAAACTCTTTTTCCATTTTCGTCTTCTTGATCAATCCATTTTTCAAATACAATCTTAGGAACAGGTATTTGTTTTCTTACGGAAGAAACGTTTTCTACTTTGTTATTCATAAACCATTTCCAATTAAAAACTTATGTTCAAATATTACTTATTACTTCAATTTTTATATTTTTCTTGTTTTTAAGTATTTTTTAGAAAAAAGAGTAATAAAAATTTTTCATTTTCATATAGTTTTTATGTAAATTTTTTATAAGGGAACCAAGATGAGTAATATTAAATATGAATTTTTAAAAGATAAACCCGTTGCTAGATTTTATTATCAAGGGAATCATTCGCACCCAGTTAGAAGAACTGTTTTGATTGTTCAACAAAACGATAAAGTAATTACTGGATATGAAGTAAGAGAAGGGTCAAAAACCAGGTCTTTAGCAAAAGCACCTGTTAAATCCTATTTAAAATCAAACATTGCTAAAGTATGTCAAATAGACAGAAAATGTTCTTTAAGAAAGAAAGCTGAAAATAAAAATTCAACAACATATGTTCGTGAAAATTTGAGAGATTTTGTAAAAACTGGTCCTTGAATTAATAATTTATTAAAAACAATCAATGATACTAAATAATTTAAATTATTTAGTATCATTTTTTTATTAAAGGACATATGCCTTCAATTGAACCACTTACAAGCGAATATTTTTATACTTCGACTGGTAATTTAACATTAAATGGCAATTCGGCTTACAAAGTCTTATTAAGCAATGGATTTTCTGGTATACCTGAAGGTCAAAAGTTTTATAAGACTGCTATTTTAGTATTTGGTTATGTTTTGCCAACAGCAAATTTAACCTATAATTCATCTGGAAATTTGCTGTTGGGTGGTGAATCTACTACAAAATATTCGATCAATTTAAGATACAATTCATCTGGAAATTTGGTTTTAAGCGGCGAATCTTTAGTAAGTATAAATAAAAATTATGCATCTACTGGTAATTTGGTTGTAGGTGGCATTTCATCAATTGCACCATCTAAATATAATTTTATCTATGATAATATTTCTGGAAATCTTATTTTAAGTGGAAATTCGATTTCTTCGATAAGAAGAATGAATTTCGCATACCCAGCATCGGGATCTTTAATTCTTGGATCTAATTCGATTGTAAACATATATGCTACCAATTATTATCCAAACATAAATGGAACGTTATTACTACAAGGTAGTTCGATTTATGAAGAAAAATATAAAAAATATACTTATTTAAGCAGTGGAAATTTAACATTATCTTCTTCATCACCAAATTCTTATTTAGTAAAATATATTAGTGAAGGCAATCTAACACTTGCTGGTTCTGCTTATGGCAACTCTGTAACGAGAAATTATATTATTTCCAATGATAGTTTGTATTTAAGTGGTGCATCATTATTTGGACAAAGTTTTAAAACTAATTCTAATGGTAATTTATTCCTAAATGGAAACTCTTTATTTAAAATTAACTATAATGGAAATGCTAGTGGAACTTTAAGTTTAATTAACAATTCATCAATTTACAAAATATTTTATAAATACTTGTCTTCTGGAACTTTGATTTTAGGAGAAACAAATATTTCTTCAAAAGGAATGGTTTATTATTCGTCTGGAAATTTAACTTTAATTCAAGGAAATATAAATCCTCGTATTAATTATGTGAATTTAAATCCTAATCTTAACTATAATGCTTTGATTTTAAACGGATCTTCTTTAAGCAAATATTCTGTTAACTATTCTTATAATATAATAAATCCAATTTTAACACTAGTTGGTAGCTCTAATTTTAAATATTCAGTTAATCATAAAATATTAAATATATCTGGTACTTTATTGTTAACTGGAAAATCAAGATCTAATAATGGTAAATATGAAAATGTATATTTTGAAACAGAAAATGAATTATCTAATTTAGAGGTTGAATTAATCAGAACTATTAAACAAAAAGAATTAATCAAGTGGAAAAATATAAATAATGTTATAATTCCGTCCATATCTATTGAATCAAAATAAAAAAACAAAACTATATAATAAATAAATTTAAGGAATAATAATTATGTCATATTTTCAAAATGTTTTTTTTCATGAATTTCTTGGAGATAGACATGTCTATCTTAATTACAGATTGCCAGTAAATAGTGGCAGGGGAAGCGAAATTGTTGTTTCATGGGGTACTGGACCTTTTAATTTAAGTGGCAATGATGCTGATTCAAATCAATTAAAATATTTAAATATTAATTATAATATAAATTCTTCCGGAAATGTTTGGAATAGATTGTCGGTCGATATTACAACAGCAGCCAGTTCGTCTAGTGCTGTTAAAATTAATGAAATTGTTGATTCATTGAATAATAATTCTATTTTTTCTAATTATTTTCTTGCTGTTAATTTGAATAACAACTTTGTTCAAATAAAACAAAAATTAGAATCTCACAAAATGAAATTTTATATTGAAAACGGTCAAGCCGAAACTAAATTACTTTTTAATTTAAAAGCTCCAGTTGTTGAAATGCATTCTGATTTTGAAAAACATTTAATTTCTAATCGTTTTCAAAAAGAATCAATGGGTATTTTGTTGAAATTAAATACAAGTTTAAATGTTGATCGAACTTTAATCACCAATGCTTCTGATGAAAAGGGGGTAAAATATGGATATAACCCAGATTCTCCAACTTCAGATTCATCATTATTAAGGAATTTGTTTGTTTGATTTTTTTCAAAATTTTAATCAAATAAAATAAATAAATTTTGTAAAGGATTATTTTTCAACTATAATAAGATATTATCAATAAGGAGCGTTATGAACGAAAACACAAATGATCTTACATTCTTTTTAGAAGATGGCAGAAAAGCAGAAAAAAAAGTAATGCAATTAGCTGTTGACAATGAAGAACAAAAAATAGTTACAGAACTTTGGACTGAACCAAAGATAGAAAAGAAGCTTTCTCAAAGAATTGTTTCTTATAAAAAACCATTGGTTTACAAAAGAGAAATTGAAACTATAGACGAAAATACTGGAGATGTTTTGGAAAAACAAGTAGAATCACTTGATTCTGATGTCAAAGTTCAATATAGAGAAGTTACTAAGGAACCAACTGTTTCTTCTTTAAGTTATGAACCTTCAAATATTGACACATCTGTTTTTGTAACAAAAGAAGACCTTAAAGGAGCTTTAGCTGAAACAACAATGTCTTTAGTGAGAGCTATTAAAGATTCTCAACCAAAAAAAACAGCACAATCATTAAATTATCAAGAAATAATTAAAGAAAAGGTTGAAAATTCTGATGATGTAAAAGGATGGGGAGCATGGGCGATTTTAGCAGCACTCGGAGCAGTTTTCGTTTATGTAACATTTTTTCTATAAAAGAAGAAAAAACTTTTATACTTTACAACTTTCCGGTTGGATTTAAAGAAATCGTAATTTGTAATAAACAAATTATCAAATATGTAAAAAAAACATTATCTGAACTACAAAAATAAGACGTTAGTTAAACTAACGTCTTATTTTTTTAAATGCCCCATAATTTTTTCATTTTTTCTATCCATTTTATTTTTTCATTCTTGTTTGTTTCTAATTTTTCTTCTTTTAAAGATTGATTTTTTAAATCAATTTGTTGTTTGCATTTTTTATATAATTTTTCTATTTTGTCAATCCATTCTTCTGATGGATTATAGCAAAAAAGATCACCTTCTATTTCTTGATAAACCATATACCCCTGATAATTAACAATTAATTCTTGATTTTCATTTAAAAACTTTATTTCTAAATCTAATCCATTAGTTAATCCATAATAATAATATCCCAATTTAGAGGTATAATATTCTTTTTTATTTTTCTTTGTTGCCCAATCTGGTTCTTGAATTTCATTTCCAAATTGATCAATAATATTACTTGTTAAAATTTGATCTTGCTCTTGATCAAACAAGTCTTCATAACTATATGAAATGCTACTAAATCCTACTTCTTCTTGTGAAACAATTGGTTGTCCCATAACTTTAGCAATTATTCCAAGCTTGCCAGAAATTCCCATTAAATTATTTTTAATAGCTTCGACTTTTCTTTTTTCTTTTATTATGTTTTCTTTTTCATTTAACATTTTTTGATGGTTTTCCTTGTGAATCAAATTCTATTATTGAAATTTGATCTGTTATTTTTTTATATAAATATTCAGTATATGATTTATCTCCAAAATTGTTTATTCTTATACTTAATTTAGTTAAATTTTCTATAGTTTCAATTCTTATACTAAAAGTGTTTCTTTTTTCTGCAATTAAATAATATTTGTTATTTTTTTCATATTCTTTTATAATAGTTAAATTTTCAGAAATAACTTTTTTTGTTGCTCTGTGAATTATTTCTTTATTTTCTTCAAAGTATCTAGAAGATTCTCCTTGTATCCAGTACGTCACTCCGGTTACAATTGGTCCGATAATCATGCTTGGTTCACAACCAACAAATGAAAAACTAGTAATAATCAAAAATAATAATATATTTTTTGAAAAAATATTCATGAAAACTCCATTTATATAAATTATATTTATTTATCAACCAAAGGACGCAAAATGAAAACAATTAATGAAGAAATTAATGCTTATAATCTTAAATCTTATGATGAAGATGATGATTTAGATGAAGATGATGATTTATTTGATAATGATAATTTAGACGAAGAAAATGATGACTATGATGATGATGATTTGTTTGACGATGAAGATGATGATTTTGATGATGACGATGATGATTTCTTCGACGACGATGATGATTTTGATGATGAAGATGATGATTTCTTCGATGACAATGATGACGATTTTGATAATGAAGATGATGATTTCTTCGACGACGATGATGATTTTGATGATGATGACGATTTTTAATTAATTTCTAAGTATTTTTCTGGATATTGAAAATAATTTTTATCTGCAATTATTTCTTTGTCGTTTTCATCAATGATTTTTAAATTATCTGCTTTATAATTTTTATATTTTATGATATCCTTATCGGCATATATTACTAAAATCCAATTTTGAAATACTTGATTAAATCTGTCAATGGTTCCAGTCTGAATATTCAGACTGGAATCACTATTATCTATCCATTTAAATATATTGTTTTGTTCATCAAAATGAACCAGCACCATAGCGTGACCCTTAATATTCCATAAACATCCTCTTTTTTCTTTCATTGCAATTCTTATTAACTCCAAACATTTTTCACGATTAGTAGCTTGAACAAATTTAACATTTAAACTTTCAAGCAATAAACCTGCTCTATGTGGATCTGAATAACTTTTACAATTCGATCTTGATGTTAATGGAGGATTTATTAGTTTTGGCTCCTCAGCCCATCTACCTAATGTTTCTATTGAAGACCAAACACATTGAATTCCAGTATAATTTGCAACTCTGTCTTTTCTTGGAATCGGACATTGAACATCATCTAAACTTTCGTTTACATTTAATTTTGTATAATATATCGGATTATATTTGGTTTCAAATTGATTATAATTTATGTTAAATAAACAAATTATAATCAAAATTAATAAAAAAAATATTTTTTTCATTTTTTGAATTTTCTCTTTTTAACTTTAACTGGTGGGAGATCGCCCAAATTGTAATTAGGCATTGCATTTAATTGTCCAGGTTCATTACAAAAACCTTGCTTGCTTGTGCTAGGAGGTTCTAAACCCCCCCCAATAATTTGAAATTCTAACCAATTTTTAAAACAAAGTTGAATCATACTAATATATAGAATTATGAATAAAAATTGGCATGGAATAATGAAATTATTAGAAGTTTCCAAATTAGATTGTTTTGGAAACATAGTTTATCAACAAAAAAATATATTAAATATGTTGCATAATACTGGCGAGCAATATATAATAAATTCTGCATTTATATCATCTAAAGCAGATAATTTTTATTTTGGACTTGATGCAAGAGCTACCATTGCAGCAGAAGACACAATGGTTACTATAGTAAATAATGGAAATGAACCAACAATAAATGGATATAGCAGAGTGATGGTAAGTGGTAGTGGCGGATTCACACTAGGAGTTGCTTCTGGTGTTTATTTGGCTCAAGGACCAGTGGTTTCATTTTCAGCAACTGGTGGCAGTTGGGGACCAGTTAAAAACTTATTCTTAACTACAAAAAGTGACAATACTGGCATATTGATAGCAAGTGCTGCATTAAGTGAAAATACAATATTGAATTCTGGAGAGACGCTTAATGTTAGATTAGCTTTAACTTTAAAAGATATTACGGTTTAACTTAAAGAATCAAAAAAATCTTTAAGTTTTGAAACCTTAACAACATGTGTAACTAACCTAACTTTTCTATCTTCTTTAATTTTATGTATTTGTTCATAAAATATGAATTCGTTATCTTCGTTTAACACATTAGGTTCTTTTACCAAGAAGATTTGATTGTTGTCCATAACGCATTTATTTTTATCTTCTTCTGATAATTCATGTAAATTTAAAGGATTTATTGGTAATTTCATTTTTTGACAATAATCTGGAAGATATAGTTTATATCCGTCCTTTAAAGTTTTAATTGTGTCAGGCTGATTCTTTTCTAAGTTATTACTAATTAAATACTTACAGAAAACCTCCTCTGCAGGTTCAGAGGTAATCATTCCAAATGACCAAACAGGTAAACTCACACCAATTACTTCGATATCTTTGCCAGATCGCAATAATGTTAAATCTTCTTCATTAAGAAAAATGTTGTGAACAATAGATAATTTCAACATATTAATTTGGATTCAGTAAAATGAAAAGAAAAATTATTTTTATAATGGCATTTTATATAATATTATCAATTCTTATACAAAAAAATGATAAAATTGTTGGTTACAGTCGAATAAACGAATCTGTACCCATGCCTATTGTTAATTCTACGCGAAAGCCACAACTTTGTGCAACTCCAATTCCAAAAAGAGATTTACAATATTCAAAATATCTTTCTGCTACGTTTAAAATATCTGTATCAAATGGATCTGGATCTGGATCTTTAGTTTATTACGATTCTGTAAAAAATGAAGCATATATTGCATCATGTGGACATCTTTGGGATGGAAGTAGATCAAGCGAAGAATTAAAATCAAATCCAGTAAAATGTTCTGTAACAACTTGGTATCAAAATGAAAAAAAATTAATTACTCCTAAAACTTATCCTGCAACAGTTCTTTTTTGGAGCAATGCCAGAGGATATGATTGTTCCTTATTGAAATTTACTCCTGATTGGAAACCTAATTACTTTCCAATTGCTCCTTTAAGTTATCCTTTTAAAAAAGGATTAATATTAAATAGTTGTGGTTGCGATGCAGGGGGAGAAGTTGCTTTGTATGAAGTTCAATTTAGAGAATTCAATGGTAACGATTTAATTACTATAAACAATAGCCCAAGACCAGGTCGTTCTGGTGGTGGACTATTGACTTCTGATGGTTTTTATGTTGCAACATGTTGGGGAACCTCTAATGTTGATGGCTCGGGAATTGGATATTTCACTCCGTTGCAATCAATTTATAAAATATATTCTCAAAATAATTATGGTTGGATATTAAAAGTATCTAATAATATGGCTAGAAAACTGCCAATTAGAGACATGAATAACAAACAAGGTAAGTACAGTCCAGATTACATACCATTGCCAGATAATTTTTTACAACTTTAAACCATGTTGTAAAAACTGCATACTTTTTTGTAATCACACAAACCACAATGTTCTCCCACATTTCCAATTACAGTTAATGGATCTTGATCTTGAATTTTATTATATAATTCTAAAAGTTCTCTTTCTGCAGAATCAATTGATTCTTGAGTAAAAGATGTTGGAACAAATTGATTATCTTCTAAATAATAAAGTGCTGCTTTTATATTTTTTGGATCAACTTTGAATTCTTTATTTATTATTTTAGCATAAGTTCTTAATTGTAAATCGTGCTTTATTGATTCAATATTTTTTCTCCATTTTCCTGGTTTTGTTGTTTTATAGTCAATAATAATCCAAATTCCATCTCTAACAATTAACCTATCAATAAATCCTTTTAATATTTTTTTATTTGGTGGATCTAAATCATAATTAAATTCATATTCAGTTCTTCCTTCAAATCCTAAATTTTTAGTGATTTTTTCAACATTTTTAACATGAATTGGTAGTCTTTGTTTGTAAGATGGTAGTAAATCTGGACAATATACTAATTTATCAAAATTCTTTTCAATAGGTATTTTTTTGTTTAAAACATCTTTAGTAATTTCTAAAATTGGTATTTCTCCTTTTCCTTCCACATACTTTTCTGCTATAGTATGAATAACTTTTCCATATTTAAACCAAGGTTTTTCCGGATCAGGTGATTTCAACTTTAAATGATATTTTAATTTGTATTCATGCTGACATTTATCGTATGTTAATCCTCTTGAGACAGATATGTGTTCTATATTCATTTTTTACCTTAAAATATTATGATTTCTTTTGAAAAATTTTTAAATTGGGCAGAATCAAGATTTGGTGATGTCAAAGTCAGAAACAAAGAAATAAAAATAAATTCTATTTTTTGTGAAGATTATAAACATCATTTATATTGTAATCCATCTGGTGGCAAAAATAATTTGCCATATGGAGCTTATAGATGTTGGAAAACTGACAGAACTGGCAGTTTAGTTTCACTAGTAATGATTGTAGATAAATGCTCTTTTGAAGAAGCACTTGAAACTCTAGATTCAACTGATCTTAACCTCTATGTTTTACAAGAGAAAATAGAAAATCTATTTTCTAAAAATAATGTTATTATTGAACAAAATGTAAAAAAGAAAATAGATTTTCCTCCATTTACATATAAAATTTCTGAATTAAATGAAAATGATATCTGGAGAACAGATGCTGAAATTTATTTAAGTTCAAGAAAATTACCAATTGATAAATTTTATATTTGCACACAAGGAGATTATAAGAACAGAATAGTAATTCCATATTATCTAAATAATGAATTAGTTTACTGGAATGCCAGATTATTGCAAGATAAAAAAAATTCTCCGAAATATCTCGGACCAGACAAATCTTGTGGCATTGGCAAAAGTGATGTTATCTATTTTCCTAAACCAATATATAATAAAAGTAAACTTTATATAACTGAAGGCGAATTAGATGCTGAATCTATCTCAATTTCCGGATTAGATTCAGCAGCAATTGGTGGAAAATCATTGGAAGAAAAACAAATAGAATTTTTAAGAGGATACATTCCAGTTTTATGCTTTGATACAGATAATAAAAAAATAGATGCTGGTGGTGAAGCATTATTAAAGATTGCACTAACCTTAAAATCTAAAGGTTTTAGTGACATTTTTTTCGTTAGACCACCTTTAAAATTTAAAGATTGGAACAAAATGTTAGTAGAAACCAATCCGAAAATTGTTAATAACTACATTTTGTTAAACGAAAAACCATTTGATGATACCACAGAACTTAAATTAAAATTAAATAAAATGTAGTTTTATTTACACATTTTGCATTTACATCTTAAGGATTTGCATTTATTGCAACATTTCATTTCTTTCTTTGAATTATTAGATTTATCTGCAATTTCTTCATTTTTTATAAATTTTAATAAATCTTCATCTGTTTTCTTTAAAAATTCTAAAAAAGTCTTCATGTGTAAATTCCTTTAACTAAAATATGTTATAGTTTATTTAGGGAAGATGCATGAAATATTTTGAAGGTAAAATTTGTAGCGTTTTTACAGTTCCAATTAATAAAAATATAAAAAACGATGAAGAACATTTAAATTACTTTGTTGGATTAATAGAGTCTGTTACCAACGAAGGAATATTAATGAAACAACTTTCAAGTAATTTAAAAAATTACTTTTTTAAACACTCAATAGTTGCAATTTGTGAAGAAGAAGTTCTTGATCCTCAAAACGAAAAAGATGTTGAATTAATTAATGAAATTAAAAAAATTCACGAAAAAGAAAAAGAAGAATATTTAAATATAAATCAATTAAACTCAATAGTAAAAGAAGTTAAAAATAGTTGAAATATAACTAGCAGATTAATATATAACTTAATATTTTAAGGAATTAATCTGTTATGATAATATTAAAAAAATCTTTCAAAGATTATTTAAATTTAAAGAAAAATGATTCAAATTTATCTTTTGAAGAAGAGTATGAAAATAAATTAAAGCAAAGCTTAATGGAAATGCTTTTTTCTGAAATGCCTGTTCCACCTATTTCATTTAAAGATAAAGATGGAAATTACAGTGATGAAAAGCACCATGCTGCTATAAATGCGCCAATTTTCATGGATGAAGATGATATTTTATACTTGTATCAATTCCCGCCAGAATTTTGGACTCACGCTTTGGCATATAGATATGTAGATGCTCTTTATGAAGCAAAAGTAAATCCTAATTATAACGATATTCAAAATATTAAACTTGGTGATGGAAGTAGAAGTGTAATATTTAGAAATAGAAACACTTTTGCTAAAAAACTTGTTGATAAAATTGAAAGAACGGTTGATGTTGATCATTTTATGAACGCTAAATCAAATGATCCTGATTTAAAAAAACAATATGCAGCTAATTTTGAAAAATACGGAAAAGAAGGTAAGGACTTAGGTGGATTATTCGGTACAGATATGTCTTCTCCAGTAAGAAGAGCAGGAACAAATTTATGGGTAGCAAAAGGAATGATGGCACCAGATGAAGCATCTATAAAAAGAAATGTTTCTCAATGGATGTCTGCTTCTTCTCATGGTATTTTAGAAGATCCTGACGATTATACAGGAAATCCTTTTTATATGAAATTAGGTGGCGGCAGAGGTATGTCTAAAGGTAAAAGATATTTATCTGTTAGTTATGATTATGCCGCAAAATTATTACAAAAGATGAAATCTGTTGGAGCTAAACCATTTAATTTGCACAGATTTCCTACGTCTCCTAAAGATGCTGTTGTGTCTTGGGATGATGTTTCATATGATAATAAAAAAAATGCTTCTGGATTTTTTTTAGAAAAAGGTCAACCAAAACATTCTAAAATTCCTATTCTTTTTCCTGGAAAAGCTTTAGATTCAAATTCAAATACGCATTATGAAGCATTGCAATCATCATTGGGTAAAGCAGAAGATGTTTCTTTGTCTGATGTTAAAGATGTTGATTCTTTGGGTGTTGAAATATCAAAATTAAATGATGAACTTAGCCAAACTAAAGACAGAGCAAGAAAAGTAGAAATTAACAAAGAATTGAAAAATTTGGTTTCATTAGTTCCATTTATGCAATTTGTTAAGGATTCTGGAAAAACTCCTAAATCTGAAATAGAATTAGAAGATCTTAAAAAACTATATTCTAGAAAAGTTCATGATGAAATGAAATTAGTTGGTAAAAACGCAAAAAAATATGATGCGTATGATTGGGCTTTTCATCAATATAACCAAAACAGAAAAGATCATGATCCTCTTGAGGTAGGAATGGCAAATCCAGTTGCTGTAGGTGAATATGAACATGAAAGACTTATGAATAAGGCTACCACATATGGCAGTTATTTTCCAAATAGACAAAATAAAACAACTTTAGTGGGTGGTCAGGGAGACTGGGAGGATTTTTTCCATCAATGGTTTGGAATAACAGATGGTTTTAAAAACAAATATCATTTAGAATCAAAAGAAATAAATGAACTTGAAAGAGAAGTTGATAAATATGTTTTTAAAATTTCTGATAAATTATCCAATGATCCAAAAGTTTTATCTTTTCTTGGACTAAACAAACAAGACGCTAAAATGGCTTTAACCTCGTCATCTTCTCTTGCAAAAGCTATGAGAGGATCTCAAGGAACAATGCCAAAATCTTTAGAAATTGCTCTTGATGAGCTTAAAACCATAGAAAGTGAAATAAAAAATTTAGACGAAGCATCATCAACAGGATTTAATAAAAGTGATATTTTAAGTGGCGTTGAACTTGCTGTTTCTAAAACTATACATCCTATTGTTAAGATGATATTAAACAATAATAAATTAGAAATAGCTTGGAATGCAGAAAACCACATTAAGAAAAATATGGGAATGCCAGTTTTCAAAAAACTCATGAATTCAATGAAGTCTGGTAATTTAGGCACAATACAAAAACACAAGTTGTTTTTGGATGCAAAACAACAAATTAAATCTTATGCTCAAAATTATGCTGTAACTATTTCCCAACTTCCTTTTGGAAATGCAGATTCAGATCAAGGAAGTATCAGCATTGCAAGTAGAAGAAAAAGAGATGGTTCCACATCCCTTGGTAACTCCAGCTTTAGTGCGTTTGGAGGAGAAGATGGTGGTGACGAATTAGATTCAATACATGGTAGAATGACTAGTCAGTTAAAAAGAGTTTCTGACATGAGTGATGATAATGATGATAAATTTTCTATAAGTGATACAGGATCAGATGATGAAAAAATAGCACCTAATTCTGCAACTCATGGAGATTCAAGAGTTAATCAAATGAAAGATATTGAGATAATAGATGATATAGCTCAATCTTATTTTGGTGATTTAGGCAAAAATGCTTACAGAAAACATAGATCAAACAGCGATTCTACAGGAGTTGTTGGGCATAATGTTAACGTAATTCGTACACAAATTGAAAGAGAAGCAAAAACTTTGGCTGATAAATCTGCATCCAATGCAAAAATAGGTGCTGATAATTTGAAAGAAAAGTTAAGTTCTATTAGTCAACAAGAAATAGACATGATTAAAAAGATAAACGATTCTTTAGCATTATATAACTTTTTTGTTACAATGTATAATAAAAAGAAAATTGGACCACCAGAAAATAGTCATGCTTGGGCTAAACAAAGAATGGAATCTGTTTTAAAGAGACATGGATCTTACTCTATGAATGATTTATCGCCTGATTCTATTCGTTATTCTCAAGAAACAATTGATCAAAAAGCATCTAAATTATATGATTCATTAGAAGCATCATATGAACCAGATCAATTAGATATTGAAATTCAAAAAATTGTTAATAAAGCATCGACAGATGAGGAAAAACAATTTGCTGATAGATTACTTGTATTACATGGAAAAGAACGAAAATTTTCTCATGATAAAGGTGACGGACCAGTTGCGTTGAAAGGTGGATTAAAAGATACTTTAGCAAAAATAGCTGCAAAGAAATCAAATTCGCAAGCTGTAAAACCTACATCACCTTCAGTAGACAATAGTGCCGATGATGTTGAAGCTATGTTTAAAGATAGAATGAAAAACAGAAGAGCAACTATACCAACAACTAATGTGTCTACTCCAAATCCAACACCACCTTCAACTCCAACATTAAAACCTAATGTTCCAAATCCAACAAATTCAACACCTTCAACACAACCACCGATTTCTGCGGCGGATAGACTAAGAAGATTAAGAAAAAACAATGAATAATTTATAAAAAAAGAGACTTGGTTAACCAAGTCTCTTTTTTTATAGAAATGATTTTATCATTTCAACTTTTTTAAGTATGTTTTTTTCTTGTCTTATTTTAATTGTATTGTTTAAAACATCTCTTGTATTTTGAGAACTTAAAGCTTCTTTTAAATATTTGTGTTTATTTTTAATTTCCGCATTAAAATATTCATTTATTAAATTTTTATTTTTAAATTTTGATTCTTTAACATCAGCAGAATTTTGTTGTTCTAATGCATTAATTACTTCTTTAATTTTTCTTAAAGTGTTTTTTGTTATAAAAAAATCATAGTAACCTTGATAATACGATATGTCAGATGAAATTTTTTCATCTTCATCGTCCGAATCATACTCGGCTAATAGTTGATATAATTTCACAGCGTTAGAAACGGTATCTGCAATTTTATTTTGTGATGTAAATTCTATACCAAAATCAACCAAGTGGTTTTTGTAATTTATAATTTCACGCTCTAGTTGTTCTTTTTCGCTAGATGTAAGATCTTCTTGAGGTTTATATGAAGCTATATTAGATAATGTATTTTTTATGGCTTCGTGTGTTTTTTCAGCCAATTCTTTACTATTAAAATATTGATTTAAATTATCTAAATACTTAGGAGTAGATTTTTTTGAATATTTATTTTTACTTCCATCAGGCTCTGTTAAAGGTCTAATATCAGATTTTTCTTCTGGTTCAATTGAGCCAACAGTAGGTTTTTCTTCTCTGTCATTAGAAACAACATTAGGTTCTTCTGGTTCAATTGAGTTAATAATAGGTTTTTCTTCGCGATCATTAGAAGCAACATTAGGTTCTTCTGGCTGATCTAGTAAAGAAGTTTTCTTTTTAAATTTTCTAGAATTATTGGTTCTAACTTTTATTTTCTTTCCAGAGTTAGAGGCTGCTGGAGTTATATTAATTAATTCATCATTAGGATCTTCATTTTTAAATCTATTAACATTTTTACTAACTATTTTTTTTGTATTAAATGCTGCTCTTATAATGGAAGACATTAAACTTTTAGTTAAAGTTTTAATTTCATCGGGTGAAAAAATTTCACTCTCATTTAATATAGATTCTAACTCTTCTTTTGCAGAAGAGTATTCTATAATTAATACACTTTCATTAACGCCTGACCAATCAGGATTTTTATTAGAATCTCCATACCATAATTTTCTCACAAAACCTTTGATTCCATTAGAAAACCAAGGCAAACTTTTTATAGGTTGATTTTTTGTCGCATTATTTGCAACATTAGGTGGAGAAATACTTGGTTGATTATTTTTAATAAGATTGTTTAAATTATTAATTACAAATCTTTGTTTTTCATTCCAAAAACTTCTTAATTTTTCTTCAATTTCTTTTTCCAAATTTGCAAATATTGCTCTAATTTCTGGATCATCGTTTATTTTTGTATTTCTATCTACAGCCATATTAAATTCCTTATCATTAATACTAAGTATATATTTTTAAATCCGCAAATATTTGCGGATTTAAAAATAAAGAAATTTAATATTTTTTATATCTCTTTTTAAGAGACATTAAAAATGAATCAAATCTGTGAAATTCACTATTGAGATAATCATTTTGTTTATTTTCAAAATCTTGATCATCTTTTTCATCAATTTCAAACAAATAAGATCGATCGTGGGGATCATATCCTACAACTTTAAACCCATGCATCATTAAATATGCACAAGAACCAAGATCAGACACTCTTTTTACATAACCTTCTGAATTTATCATTCTTTCTCTCTCTCTTTTTTTAATTACTGTGATGCTTCTGCTGCTAATAAGCAACCTCTTGCAACTGCAAACAAAGGATCTGCAGGTTTTATAACTTTATCAATTTCTACTGGAAGTTTGACACTCTTTAAATGTTTTTCAAACAATTTATCAAATCCATTTGGAGAACTAGTTCCACCTGCTACAACTACATCTAAAGCAGATTCAGATCTTACTTTAGTTCCTAATTCATCGAATGCTTTTTTGATTCCGGAAACAGCTTTTTGAATCATTAATTCATATTGTAATTTAATTGTATTTTGTATTAAAGAATTTCCATCTTTTGTTAAATCAACACTCATTTTTTCTTTATTTATTACAGCTATTGATTCTCCTGTAGCTTTAGCTGATTGTTGATCAATCCAGTCTCCACTATTTACTACTGAAAACGAAAACACTGGTGTTCCAAACATTGCATAACAAATATTAACCATTCCAGCACCAAAACTAGCACTTATTCCAGTATACATTTTATTTTGTAATTCTGCATATACTAACGCTAATGCTTCATTTATTGGACTTGCAACTACTGTATTTCCTTTTTCGTCTTTAAATGCATCAAACATTGATTTCAAAACAAGACTGTGATAATCCGAGTCTGTTTCTTGATTCACAGCATTTGCAGGCACGCTATAATATAAATCTTCTTTATCTTTAGATTCATCAATTAAGCTATGTGCCATAATTGCCATAATTTGTTGTGCATGCTTTTCTTTTGGGTTTAAACAACCATTAGACATTGGTCTTTTAACTTCTAAATTTGGCATTGAATACGCCAATTTCATTGCGGCTTCTCCTAACGCATATGCCACACCAGCATCTTTCCACTCAATTAAAGGCACGCAAGGATTTCCTTGTTCGTCAACTGCGTTTTTCATCATATTAAAAACAAATCTATCTTTAATTGGAAATTCTATAAAAGCATTAACTTCTCTTTTATAAACAAAATTGTTTTTTTCATCACGTTTACAACATACTAAGTTATAAGTTCCAGCATCAAATCCACAAGCCATTATATTCTCCTTTTACTTTCCAAATTTTATTTTTTTATTTTCGAAATTTTGAATAGCCCAATTTGTTTTTTCAGGTACTTCTTCAATTGATACTTTTGGTTTATCAACAGATAATACCTCAACATTATTGTTTGTATTAACACCATTTATGTTAACTTCAATAACAATTGGTTCTATTATAATAGAGAGTGTTGTTTCTCCATTTTTCGTAATTATTTTTGTTTCTGGGATTTTTATATGCTGTGCCATAATTTTATTTATTGTTTTCAATCATAATTTTAATAGCATCAGTTATTATTTTTTCATCTAAATCTTGTATACAAGGTTTTATAGCCTTATTAGATAATGGACATGAAGCAAAATTATAACAAGGACAATTTTCAGACAAATTCAATTGAACTATAATGGCATTATTATGATATTTACTATATAATTTTCCATTTGCCCAAGAAAAAATTCCAACTGTGGGCTTATTTAAACCATTTGCCATATGAAATGCAGCAGTATCAACACTTATAACATAACTACACTCATTAATCACAGACATCCATTCTCTAATTGTTAAATTGGTCAAAGTGGGTATATTAAATTGTTTTAATTCTTCAATTTCTTTATTGTGTAATCCAATTACATTTAAATTATAATTTTTTAAAAATTTACAAATTTCATAAAGATGTTTTGGCAATAAATTTTTAGAAGGCATTGCTGAATATGGAGCTATAACAACTGTATTTTCTTTTATTATTTTTTTTGCAAAATTAATTTCATCATCTCGAAAAGACAAATGCATATTATGATTTTCTAGACTAATTCCAATACTTTCTGCCCATATATCACTTCTGTGTTTGTCTCCATGAACACCTTTAAAACTTTCGTATCTTGTACATACGTTACTTATATCAAAAGTAATAAATTCCTCAGTTTTTATTGATTTAAAATCAAATACACCATTTAAATATGGATGTAAGTCAACAGCCGGTATTAAATGGTTTGGACAAGCAAAGTAAATTTTATTTTCAGGTTTTATTTTTTTTAAATCTTCAAATAACATTCTTGCCATTAAAATATCACCTAATCCACCATATTGTCTATAAATTAATATTTTATCTTTTCTTTGATCAAATAATTTTATAGATATTTCTTTTTTAATTACATTTTTAATATTTAATGTTTTCATAATCTTAAACAAAAAAACCAACTATTTTAAAATAGTTGGTTTTTTATTTATTTAATTTGAAATTAAGAAAATTAGCTATTAATTACTGATTTTACAGACATTAAAACTTCAATTGTAGCTACAGTACCAGCACCCGAGAATGAATTGTCAAACTCAAGTTTATTGATAACCAAATCACCACTGTTGAAAATCTGTGTTGAATTAGCTTCTAATGTAATTACAGCACTTGAACTTCCATTAAGTTTTACTTTAATAGCATGTGAACCGTCAGTGTTTTTAAGTTGTACAAACATTGCTGGTCCACCATAAGTTGCAACAATGTCTAAAGACATGTTTGTACCAGTGCTTGCTGTACCACCAGCAATTGTTCCAGCAACACCTGGCTTCCAAACTACTGGATATGTGTTTTCTGAATTGTCATCTGAATATACAGATCCATCATCTGTTACTACTTCAATAAACGCATCTTCAAGTGCTACTTGAGGATACGCAAATCTTTTCCAATAATTGCAATCAGTAAATGTTTCACCATCTGCCAATCTTCTTTGTATTTTCTTAGGACCAGTTACAAAGATTGTTCTTTGCAAACTTGTTGCAAATGGCAATCCTGTTACAGGATTTTTATCCAAAAGACCTTGTTTAGGATTTGATAATTTAACTCTAAATACGCTCATTTTTTTCTCCTTGAGTTTTCATTTGATTTTTTTAACCTTAATCTAATTTATATATTGTTATTGTTAAAATTTTTATATCAAATTTTAAAAATCAATCTCACACTCTTTAGCTAAAGTAATTATTGGATTTTTTAAAAAATCATTTTTAATTTCACGAACATAAGCAAAATTTTCTTTTTTAAAAGATGAATTTCCTATTAAAAATTCATCTTTATATTTTTCAGATAATTCATCTGTGCAAGATATAAATAAATTTACAGAAGGAAATTTTTGATTAATAACTTTTTTAAATTTAATTAAATCTAAAATAATTTTTTCTTCTATACCCCAGTATTTTATACAGTAATTATTGCATATTTTTAAATAATCTTGATAAAGCAAACTCATATATGAATAATAAAGAAACAACAAAACAAATTGATGAAACTATTTTTTCATTCATGTCTAATTTTGACAAAATAGATCAACACACATTAATTGTTATTGAATATATTTTTTCAGCATTATGTAACAAAAAGAAAATTAAACCATGAATAAAATTTATATTTATTTAGCTAATAGAAGCAAAAATGGAATAAAATTACTTGCTAATATAACATTAAGTCAAGTAGTAATGCCTACTAGAATTAAAGATGTTTCAAGTTTAGGATTAAATTCGGAATTAGAATTTAAAATAAATTCTATTTTAGAAAAAGAAAAAATGAATTGGGAATTGTTTTTGGAATCTGCCGCTTCATATAAAGATTTAAAAATCTCTCTTAAAAATAGAGGCTATTTTAATCTTCCTATGTTTACTAATTATTTGGTGGTAGAAGATAATAGTTTGGTGGTTAATAAAATACAATCTAAATACAGTTTAAATTTAAAAAATGGTAGCTTTTTACCATCTATGATTAGAAAAACAAAAAATTAAATTTCATCAACATATGATTTGTTGATATACAACTGTCCTGATTCTACTTCGATTAAAAATTGATCTTCTTCACAATCAATTATTACACCACCATTTTTAAAAAAATCTAAACAAACTTCTTTCTCATTTCCTTCATCTACTTGTGATTTGAAAATCAATTTTTTCAATCCAATTCTTGATTGAACTTCTTTTCCAATATATTCTTCACTTTCAATGATATTTTCTTCAGTTTGTTGTTTAAACATATTTTTATCACTCTCTTCAATCCATTTTTTAAAATCATCTAAAGATAATATGTTCCTATTCATTAAAAAGCTCCAATATTTCATTCGTGTTATTTATTTTAATTGAATTATTTATCAATTTATTGGAAGAATAATTAAAAATTTCTATTTTTTTAGTTTTAAACCAATGACACATGTTATTTATGATTGAATCAACAAATAATTGTTGTGGATAACAATATAAATTATTTTCTAATAAAACTGATCCTGGTCTATTATCCACAAATGAATCATCACAATAACATAAAATTATTTTTTTTGCATTAAATTTAAAAGCTAAACTTAAAGATCCACAAACTGAATTTCTATAATCATCAATTGTATTGTTAAAATATTTTTTTGATATATTAGAATAATTTACGTTTGGTGTAGGACAATAAAAAAATTTATTACCTTTGTAGCTTTTAATAAAATCAGGATTAGTTCTTATAGACGCTATACATTTAGGATAATAATTATGACTCGTAGGTAAATAATTCAATGAATCATCATATGGGTTATTTATAAAATAATAATTCATATTTCTTTTTGATAATTCTTTAAAATTCCAATTTTTAAGCGAATTGTTTATACCAATAATACATGTTTTTTTATTTAAATCTTTTAAAAATATATGATCTTCTTTTGAGTTATAACCACTTCCTAATATAATAATATTATCATAATTTTCCAATTCAAATTCTGGAATTCTTTGTGAAAAATTTTCCATTTCATTTTCAATAATCAAATTTAAGTCTGAATCTGAAAATAAATGATTTAAATCTAGACCAACAGAATTTTCATTAGTTAAATCTCTAACGTAAATTTTATTTTCTAAAATGTATTTGTTTTTATTAAAATTTTTAATTAACATTAATTTCCACATCTAACCAATCTAAAACATGGTTCATCTAAACCACCATCACCAGATGGTGTACTAAAGTCAAATTGTACTGGAATTGGAGGTCCATTAAACACAAGAGGAACACTCAAATTCTCTTCTAATTTAAGAGTAATTTCACTTGGAATATATCCTTTTAATTCAATAGAATCTGGAATTCCAACTACTTGTATTGCACTAGGAATTCCAGAAGTATCTAATTTTAAATTCAACAAATCGCTTGGAACTTCTAACTGTATAACTGTTGGCATATTAGAAAAATTAATTTCTATAACAGACGGTATTTCAGAAACCAAATTTATTACTGAAGGTATATCTGAATATACACGTATTTCACTAGGTATTGGTGTCTCTGGACCCAATATTCTAATATCGTCTATTTTTGGAACTTCTAAATAAATTACTTCTGGTAAATCATGAATTACACTTATATTAGGTATTTTAGGAACTATTAAATTTATTTCTTCAGGAATCATAAATGATCCTGAATCCATCTCTATATTTAAAAATGGATCTTGAAAATCATCTGCACTTAATGAGTTAGCTCTTAATGCCTGAGCTTGAGCACCTGGACAAGTGACAGTCATCGTACATGAACATGCAGGAGGTTCACCCCAATCAACACTTATTCCAGGAGGTTCACCCCAATCAACACTTATTCCAGGAGGACTGCCCCAAGTTATATTAATATTTGGAGCATCTCCAAAATCTACCATGATTACTGGTGCTGGACCGAAAATCACAGGAACAGTTGGAGCATCTCCCCAATCTACATCAACAGATATACTAGAAGGTACTGTTAAAGAAATAGTTAACTCTGGAACTGATATTGAAACATTAATGTTTGGTATCGATGGAACTGGTCCAAATTCAATTGGTCCTATTACTGGTGGTGGGTCCCATGTAACGTTAATATCAGGTGGTGGGTCCCATGTAACATTAATATCAGGTGGTGGGTCCCATGTAACGTTAATATCAGGTGGTGGGTCCCATGTAACATTAATATCAGGTGGTGGGTCCCATGTAACATTAATATCAGGTGGTGGGTCCCATGTAACATTAATATCAGGCGTATTTATATCTGGTATATCTACACTTATATCTATATTTATATTACTAGGAAAATCTGGAGTCAAAACTGTAATAACATCTGGTATTGTATCTTCTAATATAATTACAGAAGGAATATCTCCAATAATTTGACTTCCAACACCTAGTTCTATTGGAAAATTAATTTGAGGAAGCGTTAATGTTGTTTGTGGAACATCAATATTCGGTATAACAATTGGAGGGAATTCTGGTGGTTCTGGAATATCTATTTCAAAAACATCTTCTTCTATATTATTATTTGGTTCTTTTGGATTAGTTCTTTCTATTCCAGTTTGAACCATTTGACAAGTATCATTTGAAACTATTACTATTGGATCTATTGATGAATTTGGGGCATACGTATGTGTTCCCACTTGAGAAGAGGTAGTAAAATCTCCATCTCCAAATTCTAATCTGAAATTTTTAAAGAATCCATTAATTGTTAAATTATAATTAATTGTAGCTCCAGATTCGCCGCTTGCTGGAGTAGATATGAAAAAATCTAAAGTAACATCAGGACAACCATGATCATCTTCTATTAAAGGAATAGCATTTAAATTTCTGATTCTAAAATCCAATGTTTCTTTACGATCATCAAAGTCAATGCCAATAAAATTTTCAATATTTATTAAAGCTTGAACAAGTTGGTTGTGATGATCAGCAACAACAAATCCTCTAACCCAAGTTCCAGCTTTATTAAATTTTGTTTGTTTTCCTGCTAAATTTCTACAACATCTTTTTAATGAATTTACTTTTCCATATTGATTTCTGCCAACAGTATCATAATAAAACATTTCTCCAGATATGTTTGCAAAACCATTATCAGCCCATATTTCAATATCGTTTTCACCAACTGGATCTATATCCACTTGATCAGCCCAAGGATTGTTATTTAATCTTGTTTTTGCTTCAGATGTATTATGCACCAAATACAAAGTTTTGTTTGTATCTATTGCAAGAGGATATGTTGGAATTGGAGGAAAACTCATAATCTATTTATGTTTTTGTTTGTAAATTAATTTAATAAATACCCATTAACCATTGATTTCCAGAAGGTCTTGAATTTAATGCATAAAAAGTTTTATCAATAGAATTATATCTAACAAACGCATTAGTACTATAATCATAACTTATATAAGCATTTCTCTCGTTATCAGATGTAGCTAGTAATGTTTGATCAACATTATTATAATCTGATACGGATTTATCTTGTAACGCTCTAAATGGGGATGAGCTAGATCCTATTTCCCATTTATTGTCTATAATATTATAGGCTGAAATATTTCCAGAATTATTGAAGAAAAATAACCCATTATTTAAATTAACTAATTGACCTTCTAATTTGACAGTACCAGAAACATCTTGCAATTTTCTTATATTTGTTACTGGATTATCTACAGTTCCTTCTGTTCTATAGAATTCTTTTATTTTAAAAAATGTGCCAACTCCATCATTTCTTAGAAAATAACCAGTATTATTTCTCACGGCAGATCTATAAACAGCAAAACGACCATTTTCTGGTTCGCCATCTATGTAATTTGAAGTAATATGTTCTATTATTTCATTTGCTCCATTAATAAAATTATTTGGATTAACAAAATTGATTTGATCCTCTAAAACAATGCTTCCATTAATGTTTAATACATCTTCTGTTTGATATGATTTATTTTCATTTAAATTAGATGTAGGATCTACTCCTAAAATAAAATATATTTTATCTTCTATTGGAAGCCCTATCCAATTCCAAGGTCTGCTTATAGTGGTTGATTCATCAAAAAACACTTCGTTAAATCCATTAAAATTAATGAATTTTATTTTTTGTGAAGATAATGAAGTAAATTCATCCCCTCCTTCAGCGTAATAAATCAAGCAATTACCTTTACTTCCAGAACCCAAGTTGGTATTAGGCGTAAATCCAACGTTTCTATCAAACTCTCTTTTTGCTTGAATTTCATTATTTGTATCATCTAAAAAACTAGAATCTCTTATCACTGTATGATTTATTGAACTTATTTTGAATGTTTCACTAATTAAACCAAATTCATTTGAATTTAAAGTTGATCCATTCTTTTTAAAAAGCCAAAGATTTTTATCTTCAATTACATCAATTGAATTAAAATAATTTGTTATTTTATAAGCTCCATATTGAGTATCACATCTTAATGATACATCATATATTCCACCCATGCTATAAATAGCTTTTGTTGTTTTATCATTAATATGTTCTAAATCATCATTAAGTTGCCATGTATAATATTCTATTGGATCAATTGCATTTCCCCAAACATCTAATTCTTCTCCTCCATAAGAACGACCAGTAGATAAGTTTATACCATTTTGTATTTCTAAAACAATTGGTTCATCTGTTTTTGTTCTTATTCTTGGATATTGAACATATGGACCACCAATAGGCGATCCTGGAATTAATACTTGTTTTGAAGATGCAGCAATGTTAATTATTGCTTCTTGAGGACTTTCTATTCTTGCATTAATAAAGTTTTCAAATATTACTTCATCTTCTCCAAATTCATTAATAGCTTTTAGTTTTACAGTATAATTACCAGCTTTAGTATATGTTTTTTCTATAAAACCAGAATCAATATCTGAAACATATACATCTGTATATGAAATCGGCACAGTTTCCGACACAGATATGGTTTCGATATTTGATGTTGTTTGATCTCCGAAATCCCAAATAAAATTTATATAATTATTATTGGTTGAATCTTCTCCTAATCTAAAGCTTTCATTTTTAAATTTTACAGTAAGTGGTACTAATCCAACATTTAAATCTGAGCTAAACCAAGCTTTTGGAGATAAAACTAATTTTCTAAGAAAATTAATTCTTCCTTCCATAGTTTCACCAAAAGGTTTTTCATCAACATTACCTTTAATTCCAACAAATTCTTCAATTGCTATAATTGCGTCTTTAATTGAATTGTGATGTTGAGCCATCACGTTTTGCGTAACAAAAGTAATGTTTTTAGATCTTATTATTATATTTTTATTTTCAAATTCTGGTGTTGGACTTAATCCTTCAAACGTATTAGATCCTTTATTTGTGTAAAAAAAACTGATAGCTTTTGAATCTGAATCATTACATTGATCTGTAAGTGTAATAATTCCACTTGATGGAAAATTAGAAATATCACCACTTACATATATTTTTGTTCTATTTGAAATCACATTATCATTAGGATCATAATCATTTATAAGTTTTACTCTTAAATGGTCATGAACTTCATATAAATTTACATTTGAATCTAATGAATCAGGATAATTACTCACTTGAAATTCTTCTGGAATCATATAACCTCTATACTTTTTTGTAAAAATACACGTTGTTTACTTTGATCTTTAAATACAATTAATAATGAAGGAGTATATTTTCCACTTTTTACATAAGTGTGTTGAATGTTGTGAATATTAGGATTTACTATTTGTTCACTTGTTCCATCATCAAAAACCCAATATCTAGTGAGAATATCTCCATCTGTTTGATCTACAAACTCAAAAGTCGCAGGCGATTCAGAAGTACTTGATATTAGTTTGGAATAAAAAAAAGGTTGTATTTCAGAGTTAGATATTGTTATATAATTTGATTTAATACTAATTCCATGAGCACCAGTTGAAGTAATCATATTTAATTTAATTGTATAAATTCCTTCTGATTCATACGTATAAGTCGGATTTCTTTCAGAAGAAACAGATCCATCCCCAAAATCCCACAAAAATCTAATTGCTTGATTGTTAGAAAAATTTTGAAATCTAATTTTGGTTCCTGCTGGACCTTTTAATGGATAACATCGAAATATTGGTTTTGGAGCAAGATGTTTTGATTCCAATGATTTTAAAATTTGATTTAAACTATCAGTTTCTGGAATGTTTTTTACACCAAGTTTTTTTTGAATATTTAAAACAGCATCTTTTAATGCATTATGCGTTTCTGCATTAACTGGATTACTTATTGTTACGTTATTTGCTTGCCAAGCACTTTGTCTAGTGCCAGCAAATCCCCTAACAAGATTCATAAATGTGTTATTGTTACGTTTATCATAATATATTAATTCGAAATTATCTAAATTGTTTTTATTGCATACTTTAATAATACCATATGCGGGAAAATTTGATGCATCCTTGACGATTACATATTTTCCATTATAAGGAATACTTTGAGACAAAAAAGTTTCAGCATTATTTGAAACTATATACAAACTTTTTGTATCATCCAATATTTCTGGAAATAAAGATAAATCTCCAACTTGATAATTAATTCCATTTTCTTTTTCTGTACTAAGACTCGATATTCTTGTTGTCATTTTTATTTTCCATTTTTTCAATTGTATTTTCAATTAATGAATTTATTTTTTGTTTAATATCACAATTATTATCTAGTGATAATATTGTTTTAATTAATTCTATATCTTGATTTCCAAACATTAATTTTAAATTAAATTCTTGAGATAATTTAGCATTCCAATATTTAATGTTTTCTTCTGGATCGTCTTGATCTTTAAGTTGTTCTTTTTCATTTAATGTAAAAAACATTTTAGATAAAAAATCACATTCTTCAAATAAACTTTTTAATTTAAATTCTAATTCAGATTTTTTATTATTTAAAGATTTTATTTTTCTTGCAAATTTTCTTTTTTTTATTTCATTTATTTTAATTTCATATTCTTCAACAAGAAACTTTTCTTTATTTTTATTTAAATTAATATCAATTAATTCAATATTATCTTTTACTTCTTCTATTTCTAAAAAAATTGAATCTATTGTTTCTTTTCTTGCTTTTAATTCTTTAATGCATCTCCACATTTTGGATTGAATTGTCGGCTCTTTTCCAACTAAAAAATTTCTTAGTTGGAAATAACTGTGTCTATCAGATGAATTACAGGATACAATATTGTCAATATTTTTGATTAAAACCGAATGATCTAAAGTCATTTTTTCTCCTAATTTATTTATTAAATTAGTTAAAAATATTGTTTTTTTTAATCATTTTAAATTATTTTTAAAGAGTGAGTCATGAATTATTTAAAAAACAGAATGGTTTATTTAGCTGGTCCAATACAATTTGATGAAAATCAAAAGAATTGGCGTACTAAAATTACTGAAAAGTTAGAAAAAAAATTTAAACTTAATGTTTTTGATCCATTTGAAGATCCAAAACAACAATGGATGAAAAAATATCAAGAACATAAAAATAAAAAAGAATATGAAAAAATACAAAATGCTGCAAAAAAATGTATTGATAAAGATCTTACTATAATTGATAGATCCGATTTTTTAATAGCTTATTTGCCACATAAAGTGCCAACAGTTGGTACTGTTCATGAAATAATTCATGCAAATAAAAATAAAAAACCAACATTGTTAGTAACAGATCAAAACGATATTGGAGAAATTCCATTTTGGTATTTTGGAATAGTTCCCTTGGAATTCATGTTCCCAAATTGGGACCAATTATTTTTATACTTGAAAAAAATTAAAAAAGATGAAGGCGAAATGCATAAAAGATGGAATTATATTCACAATAAAATTTAAATTATTTTAATTCCAAGTATTGATTTAAATTTATATTGCAAATTTGCTGCTTTAGAAGCCCAATTTTTTTGCCAATTTTCTTTATTTTCAAATAATCCTACTTCTTTTAAAGCATTTTTGTTTATAAAAAGACCATTAAAATTTATTTCCCAAAAATTGTTGTATGCTTTATAGCAAACATTATTAATATTTTTTTCATAAATCAATGGATAAATTATATCTTTTTCGTTTTCTAAAAACAAAATATATTTTTTATCTATATTTTGTTTCAACCAAATTCCCTCAAATAAAATTAAATTCCACTCTTTCTCAGAAGAATTAATTCCAACATTTAACATTTCTGCTATATTATTGTTTGATTTATTTGTTTTACAAAATTCCTTATATAATTTTATATTTTCTTTTGTGTTTTTAGAATAAACACATGTTATAAAAGAATCGTTTCCGTAATTATTTATTATGGAATTATATGTGTATTTAAAATTTCCAAAATTGGGATTATTTGATAAAATAATAAATCCCATATCTAATAAATTACACATTTAAATAAGTTCCGTATCAAAATCAATCGTAACAATATCGCTACTTGTTAAGTTTCTATTTAATTCAAATAATCCATTTGAATGATCTGGCGTGAATTTTGTTTTTATCCAACTATTTGAAGGAATGTTATTATAAACATATACTTCTTGATTTTCGAATATTCTAATTCCATTAATATAAACTCTTAAACTTCCTTCAACAAAAGCAGTTGAAACAGATGTTGTTTTATATTTTTTATAATCAGGTGTAGATAAAGAAAAATGCACTGGAATTAAAGAATAATAATGTCTGTGTGCAGCCGAAGCAGGAAAAGCAAATTCTGCTTTTAATATATTTGGAGACTCTACAGACCAAGTTACAGAATCTGAATTTGTTAAATTAATTGATTCAGTAGTAATTGCAAGCTCATTAACTGTTATGTTCAAAACATTAGCATTATCGTGAATATTTGCTAATTTGGCACGCTCTTCTGGAGTCATTATAACCCCATCATCATCTTCAACATGTTGCGATATTTTGTGACTTGCTTCATCAATTGCTGTGCTTTTTAAGCTTCCATCAAGATTAATAGATTGATTTAATCTCGCTGACAAGTCGCCAGAAACTCCAGAAGAATTTCTTATGATTTCATCAACTTGATCTAATGCTCTATTTACCAAATTAATTCTAGCTTCCAGTGCAGATAAAGGTATGTTATCATAATCAGCATGATATGGCTGATCCCCAGAGTGTTTAGTTGGTAAAATTGAATCTATATTTGGCATATTATTCCTTTTTAATTATATAAATGATATTCTCCAAGACCATGTTATTTGTATAGAAGATGTCTTGTTTAAATCTCCAAATGTTGCCATACTATATAGCTTACCATTATTCATTACAAGAGCCATTTCATTTAATGAAACTCCATTTGCATCATCAAAATCTAAAATAGATGTAAAAATTACTTGATTCTTTAAATTTGGATCTACAGTTGATACAACAGCTTTTGATGCTTTTGTCATTCCATATAATCCTATTCTGTCTGAACTTACAAATTTAGGAATGCCTTCGGAAGTGCCACCATCTCCAAAAACCATTTTGGAAATAAAAAAATCATAAGAATTTCCAATTTGATTAGCTAATGAAGACGCTAAAGCTTCTCGTCCATTTCTTAATAAATTGTTATTAAAATTTATTGTTTCTTTTATTTTTAAATTTTTGTCTCTAATTATAGCTTGTATTGTGCCAATAGATTTTGTTTCTACATTTATCATTATATATTTCCTTGTATGATTTCACCATTTAAGTTAGTAATTTGAAAATTTATTCCTTCATTTTGATTTACAGTTTCAATGATTTGATCATCTTTTGCATTTAAAACAGTTAAAGTTAAAGATGACACATCACTTTCAGACATTGAAATCATATTAACTCCATTTCTATCTAACGAATCTGCATTTAATGCATAAGTTGGAGGGTATTCTCTTTCTTCAATAAAAACTGGAGTTTTTGAATATTTAAGAATGTCAATATTTAAACTGTCACCAGCCAAAGTTAATTCTTTTTCTGGTCCTTCTATCCATATATCATTACCATCTATTTTTTTAATTATATAATAATCGTTATCAATTAATATTAAATAGTTTTCTTTAAATGAGTTATTATTTAATTGTTCGGTATAAGAAATTCCAGAATAATCAATTGCTGGATATAAAGTATCTGCGTTTTCTCCATTTTGAATATTTAAATTAGTTTCATAATTAATAGATGTTGTTAATTTTATACCAGAATAATTAAAATATCCCCTAGTATCACTTACAACTTTGTGTAAAAGTTGATGTGTTCCAGATAATGAAACATTACCCAAATTCCAGTTTTTAATATAAAATTCAGTATCAGATCCATTAACGAAGCTATCAAATTGATATTTGTTTGAATTATTATATAATAAATAATAATTGGAAGGAGTGTTTTGTATTAATTTTTTAATATCTGTTAACGTAAAATTATTACCATTAGATGATACAGTTCCAGATAAACTTACTCTTCCTCTCTGTTTTATTTTTAAAGAACCAGAAGAACTAGTAAAAACAACATTATTTAAATCATCCAATATGCTGTAATTTATGCTTGAAACATTTGATGTTGGCAAAGAATTTGCATCATCAATCAATATTGTATTATCAGGTAATATATTTTTTATTATATAAACAGAAGAATATGCTGGAATCGATAATTTCCATTCATTTCCATAATAATCTGAATCATAAACAACATCCCAATTAGATTTAATTTTTGAAAAATTTTGATTTAAATCAGAAAATGTAACATAATTATCTTTATTAATTATAATACTGTTTTTTTCTGCAATAATATTATATAAATCAAAAGAAAAAGCAGATTTGTTCAATGGCGTAACAATATTATCAATATCCTCTGTTACTTCAATTTTATTGTAATTTACATCACCTATACTGTATTTTCCTTGATTTAAAGAAGTATTAGATATTTCAATAAATTTATAATTTGAATTACTTGTTATTGGTAAATCATTAAAATTTAAAGATGGACAATATAACTCTACTTTTTCATTAACTCCAGTGCAAGAAACATTACTTGCTACAGTTGAAACATTGGCTAATTCATTTCTCTTTATTAAAGATGATAATTCCATTGAACGATTAAATGATGTTTGAGCGTTGCCAGCAACCGTAAATTCATCTTGCACATATTTTATTAAGGCTTCTATTTTTTCTAATTGCGGTTTGACAAATTCATTTATGCTTCCAGATAAATTTAAAGAATGAAGCATCGCATGAACAGGAGTATATTCTTTAATAATGTCTAATGCTTCCAATATTCTATTTGTTGATATATCCTCTATTTCTAAATCAACTGAAAATTTACTACTTAAACACGAATGACATATATCAATAAAATCTTTATCTATATCACAAGGTAAGGTTGAATCTCTTATACTTCCATTATATTCATCCATGTTGTATATGTTTTCACTATATGGAAATTCTGTTCTTATTTTACCATAAATTACATCTTCAAAAAATGGATGCTTGTCATTTATTATTGAATCAAATATTACATCATCTTCTTCAATTAATCTTATATTCCAATTTTTGATAGGATAATCTTGATCTCTTTCGTCACGATTGTCCATTAAAGGTAACAATCTAACATATGATTCAATTATTTGTTCATCTTCATTCGGAATTTCTTTTATTTTATAAATAAATCTTATAGAATCATTTATTTCTAAATCTTCACCAATCCAATTTAATATTTTTTGATTTTCGTTTTCATCTATATCTAATTCTATATTAGATAAATCTATTAATTCCCATTCATTTGAATTATATTTTCTTAAATATAATTCAAAATTATCATTTTCTATATCAAAAGAAATTCTGTCTAGTGAAAAACTATTTTCACCTTCATAATTAAACATTTGTTGATATGTGTACTTAGAAGAAACTTGCCACAATTTAGTATACTTATTAAGAGATATTCCAGCTTGCAATAAAGCTTCTTTTAATCCATCATAAGTTCCTTTCTTTTTAGATAATTTAACTGCCTCTTTTATTTGTCGTCTCCACAAAGTGGGATCATTAGTTCTTAATTTTATTCCAAAAAGATTTCCCAATAAAGGAAGAAAAGATTCATGTGTTGAATTAGCATCATTTAAATCAACAATTTGATTTGCAAAGTCTTCTAAAAAAGTAAATCCTTTAGCTACTGATTTATTTAATTCCTGTATTGTTTCCGGAGTCATGTCTTTAGGAGACATCTTTAATTTAAACATTTCTGGTGTATATCGATCAAGTAATGTTTCATATTTGGTTTTATCAGTAAAATGGGTAGGTATACTTGTTGTTAACAAAGTACTACCTGCTAAATTGAAATGAAAATGATCAGATAGTTTAGATCCAGAAGAATTTGGAGTCCATGTCCAACAAATAAAATAATCTCCCTCACGCATATCAAAAGGTTGCCAAATGTACTCAAATACTCCAAAAACATCTTCATCATTTTCATCTTTTGTTATATGCTTTACTAAAGAATTAGATGTATAATTTTGATCCCAAGCAGCTTCTTCATCATTACCAATTGAAAGAACAGAAATCGCATCAGAGTAATAAAAAGTACTAACATTTAAACTGTTATTATAATCCAACCTTAATTTTTCCACTTTTTCCAAATTATCCAAACTAGGATTGATACATGCGTTTTTAATAGCTAAATCTAATTTAGTTTTAATTCCTTCATCATATGTGTTTTTATTATATTTTGTAGAATTGTTAGAATAATTTCTATTTACATAATAAATTGTAAAATTATTTAACTTTAAAGGATCACTTGTTAAGCACCCAGTAGAATCTGGACACATTAGTCTTATCAAGACATTGTCAGATATTGATGGAAAATCATTTATTTTTTTAAGAGATTGCTCTGTGTTTTCTAAAATCATTTTTTAACCTAGTTGTAAATAAAAGATAAGGTGACTATGTCTGGTCTTATTATTTCATAATATTTTGGAACAATAATTATATCGCTTGATTCTTCTTCGGAAGTAAACATTATTTGTATGTTTTGTATTTCTTTAACATCAGATATTTCTTTGATCAAATCAGTATTTTTTAACACTTGATTATAATCCCAATTGTTTAAAGAAAAAAAGGAATTAATTCTTCTTGAAATATTAGATTTTATTTCTTTTTCATTCTTCTTATAAAATTTATCTAAAGTTAAATCTACATTTACATCAACTAATTTTACAACTCCATCTTTAATGCAAACAAAATCAGTAAGCATTTTTTTTGCATTAATTTCTTCATTTAATGCAACTTTCAATTCATTTGAAGCATTTGTTAAGTTGTCACCATCTTTTGATAAAATGTATAAGTCAACTATGTTTCCTGCACACCCATGATTTCTTAATACTGCTGATGATTTTCCTACTTGACCAAAATATGGAGTGATAAATTGATCAGCTAATGTTTTGTAATCTTCTGCTGTCACCGCTCTATTTTGAGCCTTAATCCATTTTGGTAATTTTCTTCTGATATCATCAATTCCATCTCCATTATATCCAAATTCGCCTTTACTATAATTTCTATATGTAACTGGAACTGTAAAGTCCAATCCAGGAACAACAACTTGTCCTTGAGTTTCTACATAATTTGTTACTATATTTCCAATTGTTCCGCCACCAATTCTATAAGTTATTTTAATTCTAGATCCATTTGACGGAATTAAACCAGTTCTATTGTTACCAAACATAACAAACGCTTGATAGTTTGAATTATATTCAACTCTATATTCTTTTCTTGGTTGAGAATCAGTAAAATAATCAACTTTATTCCAAGTTGCACCATCGATTTCAACTCTAATTGAATCATAAATTACTGGCAAAAATGATAATGTTGCTGTTTGTGCAACTTGTCCGCTACCTGAAAATTCCTCCTCTATTGTTCTACCTTCTACACCAACAACACTTTTATTAAATTTCTGACCAGCAGGAATTATAATTGGTTCATCGAATAAAGGCATAAAATTACTATCTGCTGCAAATAATTCAATACTTGTAGGTCTATCTTGACCAGGAATATCTATTCTGTATGGAGTTTCTATTTCAACATCATTTGTAAATACATTATTTAATTGAACTATCCATTTTGATCTAGCAGCAATAGGTGGAGTTGGTTGAAAACCAACTAACTTAGATAATCTAAAAGCATTTTCAACTTCTGTCACTGAATCAATAAATAATTCATTAACGATTTGGTCAATTTTAAAACTTAAAGTATCTGCCAAAAAAGCCCAATTTTCTATTAACATTATAGCTATATCTGATTCGACAAAATCATTAAAGGTGTTTGGAAGAACAGTTCCGTTTGCTCCAAATCTTTCTCGAATGAAATCTACCAATCTTGACTTCATTGAATTGAAATCTTGATTTGTATATTGTAAATTAAATATATTTGGTTTTTGCGATATCTCAGATTGAGAAAAAGGCTTTATATCTATTGGGCATGTCATTATATACTATTTCCTGTCGATAAAGGTAATTCTAAATTCAATTCCTGTATTTCTTTTATATTTTCCGGATCAGAAAATGATATACTTATGTACAAAACGTGATCACTAGATGTATCATAATTTAAATTTTCATTAACACCAGAACTTATATCTATACTTTGAACAACAATTCTTGGTTCCCATCTTTTTATAGAATTTATTATCATATTTCTAGCATTATCAGCTAAAACATCATCATTTGGATCAAACAATAAACTTCTTAATGGTGTTCCAAATTCAGGAAGCATTACTCTTTCATTTGGATTAGTTAATAATATACATAAAATGTTAGATTTAATCTTATCAAGATTTTTTGATGAAGATAATAATCCCTGAGATTTTTTAAAAACAGGATATGGATGACCAGAATAATTCATAATTAATTACCACAACTATTAGTAGAATTTACTGTACAAGAATGGAAAGGTGTTAAATGAGTAATATCTACACATCCTGCATCCTTTGATGCAGACACATAAACTCTATCACTTATAGTAACGCCTTTAGGAGTTAAACATAATACTGGCCAAACTGATGGCATACAACCATCCGACTGACCATCAACAGAAGTATCGGTTGGAGGTTTTTTGTAATCCTCTCCAGCCATTAACAATATGGTTTTTTTAGCCATAAACGCATGTACTTCTGCCGAATTATAATAGTATTTATCCGATTGAATTACACTATTTTTACTAACAATTGTAATTTTATCTGCTGGATTTTTATCCAAACTGCCAACTGTAGTATAATAATTATCATAAATTGAACAAACGTAGTTTCCTCCAACTTTAAGAAAAATCAATCCTGGACCGTCTTTTTTTTCTTGAAATCTTAAAATATGTGGTCCTCGATCTTTATTGTCTTTTTGAGGACTAAAAATTTGCAAATATTGATTTTTAGTTTCCTCTTGAGAATCCTGATCTTTCATTAAGAATTCCATTCCATAACCACTTCTTATTCTAACAAATCCTTTTTTTGCCTTTTGAGTTATTTCGCCACCTGATTTTCTACATGGTGAACTTTGTTCATTATCTTCATCACACAATTGTATGGTGTGATTTGAAGTACTTTGTATTAAAACACCACGTTTTTCTCCAGCTAAATTAGGAGGACTACCCTTACAACCTTCCGCACCTATAGTGTGATCATTCAATTCTATCTTATTTCCACACGCACTTTTAAGTCTAATATAGTTATTTTTGCCTCTTAACTTGCTTTCTTCTTCTTCATCACTCATTTCAAACTCATGACCCGTAGCGCTTATGATTTTAATTTTTCCTAAAAATTTATCATTACAACCAAAATCAAAATCTTTAGTTGAACGCTCCCAGTCAGGTATGCCAGATGGTTCTTCAACCGAATCATCAAATATCCATGTATGACCAGAACAAGACAACATTTGTATTCCACTTTGAGGCAAAGTTACTTTATTGTTTTGAGGCGTACCTGGTCCCTTGTAAGGTCTGCACTCGTTTTGATGTTTAAAATATGGATTACTTCCTTTATTTGAATCCAATCCATATTTTGTACCTTCTGGTGTTGATGGATGACCACCAGCTATTTCGCCACCACATTCTGTTATTTCTGTTGGATTTCCTTCAGAATCAACACAACTTAATTCTTGTCCAGTTGAACCACAAGATGGATGTGCTATTGTATTTGAAGAATGCAAATGATCATCTTTGAAAATCATATGGTTTCCACAACTACTTAATATCTCAATTCTTTTTCCTTTGTGGTTACATTTATAATCTCCATCTACCTTTTTAATCATGTGCTTTTGTGGAGTTTTAAATCCATAAATGTTTGGATGTGTTATTTTTCTTTGAGCATTTACGTCATTTTCAAAATCTTGAATTGAATCAATATCATAACCATTATAATTCTCGGTGTTCCATTGACAATGAACTTGAGAACCATCATTTGGTCCAATTAAATATCCTTTTCTTGTACCTTCATGAATTTTATAATACTCATCAATATTGTAAGACCAATTATGTCCACCATCTGGTCCTCTATCTCTGTGCCAAGTGGTTCCAAGATAAAAAGCAGCGTCTTTACTTCCATTTTCGAACATTATTATCAATGTGCTTCCAGCGGGAGGAACCCAACACATACCAGAATCATCAAAACCACCAGCAGAAGATATTGCGCTTGCAAACGGTAAAGCTTTAACTGGTGTGCCTGGTTTAGTTAATAATGGTGAAAAATATCTAACTCTATTTTGTTTCCAAGGATCAATTGTGTCTATGCACAACGCCGTATATAAACCAAACATAGTTTCAGCTTGGGGTTTTATTTTCCATTTCTTTTTATATTCTGATTGAACTATGGCTGTCATATCATAGCCAAGTTCAGAAAATCTATTTTCTAATAATTTTAATCGATCATTTAAAGATCCAATAGTATCAAATAATTTTTCCATATAATGTGTCTCAACAAGAGTTTAAAGGTATATATCCACAACCACCAGGTCCTCCAAATGGTTCATTTGGATTAACATTTATGCCAGGAGCATCTAATCTTAACTTAAATGTTGTTACATAAGAACCCTCTTTAATTGAGTGATCACATCCCAAAATTTGCCATGATTTATTTGATAATACATCATTGCAAGCCGGAGTTGCCAACCAATCACCACAGCCATTTCCTAATATTGTATACGGGTTAATAACCACTAATGATATTTTTTTACCAACTAATAATGCTGGATGATTAAATTCTTTTCTTGGGTCGCCTTGAACTCTTAATTCAGCTTCTATTGCACTTATCTTTTCCATAGCATGTGCTTTAACGTAAGCAGCTTTGGCTTCCATACTTTTATTCACATTATCTTTAGGTCCATAAACATCACGTCCAACTTTAGTTGGAGCATTGCTTTGTGTAATACCAGTTTCTGGAGTTTGTACTTTACATTTTTTCTCTTGTTTCACACCACCACCGCTCTCGCTAGAACCAGAGTTACCACCACTTGTCATTGCAGAAAATGAAGCTATAAAATTTATTTTTGGTGTAAAACTAATAACAGGTGACTTTGTAGATCCATTTATTATGTAAGTGCCAATTACATTTTCACAATCTGATGCTTCATCACAACCCAATGATACATCTTCAATAAAATCAATCGTTGGTTGGTTGCAATAAGTAGGATTATATCTTGCTATAATACCTTTATCTCTATCAGTCATGAAATTTTCAAGCCATCTATAAATAGCAGATAATTTATTTTGTCCATCTGATGTGTATACACTTTTTGGACCTTTTTCTCCACCATATCTAAACTTAAATGTAGTTTCAGATCCATTCTTTTCTTTTCTTATAAATCTAGCTTGTATTTTTGGACTTTTATTTTCACACAACATTGCAATAGCTTCTTTTAAAGCAACCTTGTTATCATCTGTACCTTCTGCTTCATCATGACGTGCAGTAAATACATTTTGCATGACATCGTTTGCTGTTATTATAAATTTAACTCTACCTTCAGAAAAATTTACTTCTATATCAATTGGGATTAGATAAACTGGCTCAGATTGTTTTACGCCAACCATACCATCACAATCTGTTACAACCCACCCATAAACAATTCCCATATTAGATTCTTTGTCGGCTCTATCCATACATTTTTGTAATTTATCAACAAATAAATGAAATGCACCTCCTAATTCATCCATTATTTCAACTGTACAACCTATTCCATTGGACATTCCAAGCTGAAATGATTTTATAATAGCTGTATTTCCCCACTGTGGTGAAGATTCATTTCCAACAGATATAACAGGCACCTCCGAACCAGAATCACAAAAGAATATTTTTATGAACGGAGCAGCGCTTGCTGCATCTATTGTTTCTATAATTTCGCCACACTGATAACTCTCAATGCATCCAGTTAAACAAGAAGACATTCTTATCCTTTTAATAAATGTTGTTAGGAATTCTTATATTCAATCCAGCTTTAAAATCAAATATATCTTTTATGTTATTCGCCTCTAATATTTTCCACCATAAATCAACACTTCCATATACCTCTTTAGATAATCTGTCTGGTCTATATTCCATTTGTGGAGGAATGACCATATACCTGTCTCTAGGTCCGGCAGTTGTTTTTATTTGTTTTTTGTAAGTTGTAAAAGTAGTATATTTTCTATTATTGATAGAATAATAAATCACAGAAGATTTTCTGTATCTGCTCAGTGCTGAGACAAATCTGTCTGATGATAAATTTGCTGGTTCTATATTATTTGCCATTTTATTCCTTATGAAAATATGTTTAAAATTTTATCTTGACCTGGCAATTCACTACTTTTGTAAACAATTTCCCAAGTTGTATCAATATCAAACTTAATTGGTAAATATAACAATTCGTCCCAAGGAACGTCAGTTGGATATTTAACACTATAGTTAGTACAAATTACACAAATTGGTCTGCTTGAAAATAAATACCCACATTTTAAGCTACATATTACTGGGGGAGCAAATGGAGCACCACCAGTATCATCACTTCTTGGATAAACCGTGCTTTGTATAGCTCTTAATTTTCTTAAATTTTCAAAACTTTCTTGTTGAGATAAAGCATATAAATGAATAGTTAATCCTATAGATCTTATTTGAGAATGAGAGTAAGTTTTTATTGGAGTTGCTCGCCCAATAACAATTTCATCATTATAACTAGCTCCTTTTTGGTCAGATATTTCTGGTAAAGAATTTAAATATATTCTTCCATAGTTTGGGATATAAATATAACAATCTGGAATTGGCGTTAACTGTCCAGTAACTTCATTTGTTGCTTTCATAATTTATTATCTCCCATCAGACACAATAGCTTGACTAGCATTTGAATCATAACCACCAAATTGCCACTTGTGATAATTAGTAGAGTTAACAGGCTTATTATTTGATCTGGTACTTCTTTGATTTATACCATCAGTACTGCCACTAGATGAACCACCACCCTGTAATAGCTCTACCAATTGTTTTATCCCTTCAGATGTAACTATAGCATAATGCAATATATCACTTTGTAAAAATACAAGTTCTCCCAAAGTAGAAACAGCTTGATCTTTACTAGTTCCAGCTTTTTCTCTTTTAACCTTATCATGAACACTAACAAGAGAAGCTGTTTGAGCAATTTGAGTATTTGCAGGGCTTGCAATGTTTTGTTCAGCAGCAACTGAAGCTTTGTATACTGGTGATACTCCACTTGCAATGTTGCTTCCTCGTTCTGCTGCTTTTGCCTCCATGTCATCTCCAAGAATCCAACCGAAATAAGACTTGAATCCATTCCATATACTCGTTCCAATTCCAGAAATTGATTCCCAAATCCAACTTCCAGCATCTGATATTTTACTTCCCATCCATTTAAATCCAGAAATTATATTGTTTTCAAAAAAGTCCCAAACAAATTTAAATTCTGGAATTAATGAGAGCATTCCGTTTTTAAATTCTTTCAAAGCCCCAACAAAATTGCCCTTTATTAATTCAGAAATTACATCACCTTTTCCAAACAATTTTGTTAATAATTCTTTACCTAAAGTAATGCCTTTGACAATTTTAGACCCAGCACTAGATATAATTGTTTTTCCTTTTTCGATTAATCCAGAACTATTAATTTTATTAAATATTCCAGAGAAAAAGGAACTTGCTGCATCTTTTGCTTTCATAAATTGATCAGTAATCATACTTACAATTCCAGAAGATGAAAATCCTGAAATTATATTGGTAATTGTACCTGAAACAAAATTTCCAACAGTATTTGTGAAAAAACCCAACATGTTAGGCAACATACTAAATAATGAACTCATGATCTTAACTGGCAAATTAGCAAAATAAAATATTATTTCTGTTACCATGTCTGGTATGATAGAGTGACCAACTAAAACATCATATAAATAAGCAAATGGACTTATAATAGCATCCACAGTTTTCTTTACTAAATTAACTAATAATTTTACACCTTCACTTAAAAGATTTATCCCCCAAGCTGCCATCTTCAACAATCCACCTAGTGTTTGAAAAGTAAGTGTTAAAGGTAACAACACGACTCTTATTATATTACCCACAACAAAAGAAAACGATTTAATTACTGATGTAAAAATTCCCATCAAACTAATGCTTTCACTAATTGTTTTGCTACCTCCGGAAAACATTTTGAATAAAGGATCAAATATGTTTAATAAAGGTTTAAATGCATTAGTAAATTCAAAAAACGCATTTTTTAATGCATTTATTCCTTCTCCAATTGGTTCAAATATTTCCAAAAATGGCTTGAATATATCTCCAAACAATTCATTGCTTGCTAAAGATTTAAATCCATCAATTATTGATGTTATAATTTGATATGGAAGCATTATTAATGCTTTTGGTATATCAATTATTAATTTTTTGAAAACACCAAGTATCACAGATCCCAGATCTAAAATAAATGGTATTATATTTTTAATTACATTAAATACCATTATTGGAATTTCAAAAATAAATGCACTAATTGATTGAATTATACCAAAACCAATATTTTTTATTCCATCATAAACTTTAGTGAAATTTAATGTTAACAAACCACTTGTAATTTCAACAAGACCAGAAACGAAATTCTTAACTCCATTAAAAAGCATTACAAGTGGAGATAAAAGTCCGGATCTAATTGCTCCAGCAAGTTTTAACAACCAACTTGCTAATTTTGCAAAAGGAGTTAAAACAAAGTTTACAACAGATCCTATTCCTTCAAATATGCCACCAATAACATTACCAATTCCTCCTAGTATAGAAGATACATTTTCAAACAAAGTTCCTGTTTCACTTACTTTATTTCCAAAATTTGTAAATGGTGAAATTATATCTGAAAAAACTTCAATTATTGTTTTTGCAATCATTACAAAAGGACTTGCAATCTTAGCTATCATTCCAAAGAAGCCAGAGAAAATATTTACAATTAATTTATAAGTTCCATAAATCGCTCCTGTTACAACATCTAAAGTAGCAGAAACTAAAGATAACAAAGGAATTACTTGATTAAACTTAGCTAACATAATAGTCAAACTTCCACTTGGACCAAGAAAATTATTAAATAATCCGAATGTTAAAAAGTTTAATGCGCCTGTTAATAATCCAGCACCCTTAGAAGCATAAAGTTGACTTGTTGTTAAATCTTCTAATTCTACACCAAAATGATTAATTGCTTCCTCGCCAGCTTGAACATGACCAACTAATGCTCCAGCTATTGCACCTACTGTTCCTAAAACTTTAGCAACACCTAAAAGAGATACTCTTGCAACACTTCCAGCACCAGCTAAAGTTGCCGACTCTGCAGTGGCAACAGTTGCTCCAGTTGCAGCGGCAGTTCCGGCAGTAGTTGTTGCAGCAGTAGTTGTTGCAGCAGCAGTAGTTCCAGCGGCAGTAGTTCCAGCGGCAGCAATCCAAGGACTATTTATAGCACCAGTTGCAGCGGCTCCTGCAGTTGTACCAGCAGCACCAGTTCCAAACATGTTTATGCCTTTAAATAACACATCAGCCCAAGATCTTAAAGCTTCTACTCCAAAATAACCTTGTGCAGCAATTGTGCCAAGTAACAATGTCATAATAGATGTTGATCCAGCAGTTTGTGCAGCCCACATAACTGCCGCACTAGAATATTTAACAATATTTTCATTTAATATTTTAATCTGATCTGTTGCTCTTTCAATAGGATCACCTATTGTTGAATCTTTTATTCCCAACTTTTGTTGTTCTTTAGCCATTTTTTCTTGAAGTCTGGAAAACTGTTTAACATCATTATTTTTTACAGCCTTCATAATTCTTGCTGTAAAATCCTGACCTCCGGCTTGTTTAAGAGCTTGTGCCGATGAAACTGCTAACGCCTGTGTCATAGCATCTTTATTTCCAGTCAAAACTTGTTGTTTCAAATCTTCAGAATATGTTCCAGCAACACTAGCTAATTCTGTTGTGTAATCTTGAAACTGTTTTGTTGTCATTGAATTTTGAATTTTAATTAAAGCATCATCAAAACTTGATGCGTTTTTACTAGCTTCAGCTAATTGTGAAGTATAAGACATAGATTTTGTCATAAACAAATCTTGTTTTTTGCGTTCTGCTGTTAGTCTTTCTTCAGAATTAACAGCTTCTGCCAATTCTTTGTTTATTTCAGACATTTTGTCAGAATAACTTTTGCTGCTTTCTTCTAAAACTTCAACTTGTCTTTGAATGTCTCCAATTCCTAATTTGTATGCTGATTGTAATCTTTGATCTAAAACGGCTCTTTCTTCAGCACTTAATTTATACACTTCGTTAAGATCTATGTTTGCAAAATCCTTGAAATTTTGTTTAATTCCTTCATTTAAAGACTTTAAAGATTCTGTACTCTGAGTCAGAGATCCAGCATTTAATTCATCTAAAACCCCGCCCTTACTTGCAGCTTGTGCTGTAAAACTAATATTTTCTTTTGATGAGTTTACGAAGTTATTTCTTGAAGTTAATCCATTTAAAAACTCTGACATGTTATCATCATATCCAAGTTTTTTAGCTGAAGTTTGTAATGAAATAATGTTAGCAGCAGCACTTGCTGTTAAATTATTAGCCGATCTCATCTTATCAAGATATCTTTCTGAAGATCTTACTGATTCTGCAAGGTTTGTACTTACGACACCAGTGTATCTTGAAACTTCTTTAATTTCATGTGCTAAACTTCCAAGTTGTGTTCCTGTTAATCCTATCTTTTGATTCCAATCAAAAAAAGTATCACTCAAAGACGCAGCTTCTTGTTCACTAACTCCAATCATTTTTCCAAGACCAAGTCCAGCTTTAGCTATTTTTTGAGAATCAACAACTCCTCTTCTTGATGCTTTTAACATTTGAGATTGTAAGTGACTAATGTCAAATCCAGTTTCTCTCACTCCATCACTTGTTGCTCGAAAAGAACTTTGAAGATCTCTTGAAGCATCTGTTATTCCTCTAGTACGAAATGCAATTTTATTCATCTCAGATGCATATTCATATTGCTCGTCAATCATACCTTTGGTTAAAAGTCTATAAGCATCTGCTCCACCTAATATTCCAGATAAAAATGTACCCACTGCTGCACTTGTAGCTTGTTTTAAAGCACTTGTAAATTCATTTCCATAAGCAACAGTTGATGCTTTATCAGGTGTTACTAATACACTTGCTTCTTGTGAAGGAATGTTGCCTAAAAGATTTTTGCCTTTATTTGGCAAAGCTTTTTGAAGAATAGTGGCTAAATTATTAATTCCTTTTTGAAATACAGCATCTGATTTTTTATCATCATTTTGTATAGATGAAAATTTTTTTACTAAATCATTAGCAGCTTTTTCTATTTCTTTGAATCTGGCATCATCACTTTTATTGTTTTTTTGAGAATTTTGATATTCTTTTTTCAATTCTTGATTTTGTCTTGTAATTTGCACTAACACTTTTTGCAATGTGACTTCTTTCGCCAAATCATTAAAATAATCTTTGGCGTCTACCGGAACTGGTTTAGTCGGTCCTATTAAGTCTTCATATGTTAATGCCATTATTGTCCTTGTATTGTCAACTGATCAGCAGGAGTCACATACTGTTGTTGCATTTGCTGATTAACTGATTGTCTTATTGATTGTACTTGGGTTGGGTCAATATTTCTTACATTTTGAATCATCTTTGATATAAAAGATACATCAAACACTCTTATTTGAGAAATTCCTTCCCATTTGTAAGAACGAAATGAGTCAACTATATATGAATTATTTTTAATATTATTATAAGAGAATACTCCTTTTAAATTTGATGCACTGGAAATTAAATTTAATATATAAAATTGTGTTAAATAATGTAAATTAACCCCTCGTAACTTTCCATTTAAATTATAATCTGTTACTAACACCAAAGGAATTGGATCATGTATCCAAAAAGAATATTTAAACATAATCAAACTTCCTTTAATAATTTGATTATTAACAGGTTGATTTGGTTGTTGAAATAAATTATTAACTAATTGATTTATGTCCATTTAATTATAACATTTGACTAGTAATGCTTGTTGAATAATTTGGAGATGTAGTTATTTTGCCACCATTTAATTCTATTTCATCTGCTTCTAGCGTTTTTTCTGCTTTATAACTTGTTTTGAAAAATGTTTTGAATTCTTTTCCAATAATTTTAATTATCTTTTCTCCAGCTTTTTCTTCATCTCCATAATCCGAAATTAAATCGTTATATATTTCTTCTATATCTAACAAATACGCACTTCCATAAGGATGAGTATCATGTTCTTTTTGAATTCTATAAGCAATTATATCTCCTATTTTGTATATTCTTACACCACCAAATGATAAATCATCGTTATTTGAATATACAAAAATATAAGGATCTTCTTTTTTTAAATGAGATTCAACTGTAAAACCATTAGATTCAAGAACTTTTTTTATAGTTCTTAAATGATACATTCCCATTCTTCCTTGTTGATCAACAAATTCTCTAAATGTTTTTCTCATATGAATTCCTTAACATTGTCTTAATAACAATTCGCTAGAGGTGTAAATACATCTTGACAAAGGTCTTAAATCACTTGGGTTACCATTATATGGTAATTCTTTAAATATAATTCCTTGCAATACATTAGAAGCTTCTTTTAATGTATTTAAATCAGCATTTAAAAATAATTGATTTCCTTTTCTTTGTATGAATGGAAGTTCTTTTACTTCTGGTTGACCGTCATCTTTCTGATTTCCAGTTTCTTTAGCATAATAAATATTTAAATCCATATAAGATACAATTTCACCATCATCAGTTAACATTCCCTCTGAAGATTCATTAATTGTAGTCTTAACTATTAATTTTCCATCTTTATATGCTGATTTAATACATCCAGCAATATCCATTCCTATAGAATACACAGTTCCATCTTCACCAACAACATTGAAAATGAATGAGCGAGTTAAATATTGATTTGCTATTGATTCAAGAATAACTCTTCTTTTTAAAACATCTCTTTCTTCTGGAGAACCTTCTGACATTCTTTTTAATTCTGGCTCACTCAAATAACGTTCAGGATCTGAAGATTTCAATGACCAATTACCAAGATAAAAATCTCCAAAATCTGAATTGAAACGTGTAGAAATAGCAACAGAATAATCATCTTCATTATAAATTATGTCTTCGTTAAAAGCTCCACTTCCAACTTGTACGCATCCAAATAAAGCACAAAGGAATTTTCTGTGTAAATCTGCTTTCAGTGAACCATAACCATTTAGTTTAATAAAAATTGTTGCTAATAATGGTTGAGTTTCCAAAACGGCATTCATATGACTTACCAAAGAAGTTGATGGATTATGTTTGTCCAATCTTTCTTTAATACTTCTTCTTATATCATTAGATGCTCTTTCAATATTTGCATTTTGTCTTAAAAGTTGAACATTCCAATTATCTTCAATAAATTTTCTTTGATAGGTGGTAAAGCCACCTTTGTCTCTGATTAAATTTATCATTTCCAATAATTTTTCACTGTTTCCTTTGACACTCTCTTTAAAATAAGAATTTTTCCAAGATTCAAAACTTTCTTTTTTTTTCTTTTGATCACTGTCATCTGGCATATGTGGATTCACAGGATCATCATTGAAATCATCATCTTCATCATCTTGTGATTGATTTTGTTGATTTTGTTTTGGTTCATTGTACATATTTTGAGATGGAGGATTAGTAATGCTTGGATTATTAGAAAAAGCATCTTGATTTGAACTTCCACTCATAACATCTGGAGGACTTGTAGATGCAGGTATATCTGCTTCCATAAGCCAATCTTCCATTAAATAATTTCTCATTTTAGTTTTTCCCTCTTTTTGTTTTCTGCTTCTATTAATGCTCTTTTTTCACTAGATGATAATTTTCTATTTTCTATATTGATAGTATTGTTTTGATTTGTTGCTAAATACTTAGGAAAAGTATTAGTTCCTCTGACTCTTGTCATTAAATCAGCAATTTTTGACATTTTATCTGATGAATTTAATTTAGCACTTACCAAATTAATTAACGCTTCTTTAGAAGCACTTGTTGCATCACCTTCATTTAATATCATGTCGCTAAATTTAGATATATAATCAGAAATTTCTTTTCTATCTTCTCTTATATTGTTTAATACTTCATCATACAATCCAACCAACTTTTCATCTGAAATTATTTTTTCTTCTTCTGGTGGTAATTGTAAATTTACATTCATCGCAGGTATTAATTCTTGAGATGTTTCTACAACATCTTGAATTTCTTCTTGAGTCAATTCGATGTTTACAACTTCTTCTTCAATAATTTCAGCATGAATAGAATTTGTATTATCTTCTATTTTTTCTGGTATTAAAATATCGTCTATCATAATAAATATATAGTAATATTGTTACTAAAAAGGAATTAAAAATGGCAGAAAGATCTACTAGTTCTTCTAATTCAAACGAACAAGTTAATAATTCTATTAAATCCATAATAGAATTAACTACTCGTATTGATGAAAGAGTTCAAGCAATAATGAAAAAACAAGATCTTTTAGAAAGTAAATCAAACAATCAATCAGATACTTTACATACATTAAATACAGATTTAGTCTTATTAGAGTCAATTTCTGGCAAAGTTTTGCAAGAAGAAGTTAAAAAAATATCAAATGATATTATAAATATCAAGTCTAGATTGGAAAATGTAGAAAATAAAACTAATGTTCAAGAAAATAAATGGAAAACAGTTGTTGATTTTATTTTAAAAATTATTTGGATATTAATTACAGCATATCTTCTAATTAAATTAGGATTGCAAGCACCAGCAATTTCATAAAGGAAAATAATGAATTTTAAAGAATGGCTCTATTCTGAATATGAAGCAGATCTGGATTATGATGTTTCTGATCCAAATTCCATTAAATTACCAACTAGAAGGACTCTTTTACACAGAGTTGCTGGCGATGCTATGGATGGTTTTGGTAATATATTTTCAAAACGAATGGGTGCAGGTATGCCCTCTAAAGCAGGAGAGTTTACAACAAAAGATCCAATTCAAACATTTAATGATGGACAATATCTTGTTGTTGTTGTAGATGAGCCGTATGATCCAAATAATCATGATGCAAGTGATCAAAATTTAAGAAAATTAATGAATCAAGCTATCAAAAAGATTGAAAATGATCAAGAAACTGCACAAGCATTTATTGCAAGTAGGGCTGCAATTTATAATTATTCTGAAAAAGGAAGAAATGCCGAAACTAAATATATTGTAAGAGATGGTCAGCACTTTATTAGATTTACATTTAGATTTAAGATGAATGTAACCCCAGGACACAATTATAGTATGTCAGATCCAATAAGAAAAGTGAATGACGATCGTGATGGAAATAAATCAAATTGGGATATTAATTAGGAATAAATATGTTAACATTTAAAAAATATGTACAATTATTAGAAAATTCAGAAGAATCTCCAAATAAAGACTGGAGAAAATCATTCACTAAATTAGAAAAAGGATTTGTTCCTCCTTCTAAAATGAGACCAATTATTGACGCTTTTCTTAAAAGTGGCGATATCGTATTGACAAATGATGCTTCCAAAAAAGTAACTATGCCAAAAAAAACATTATTTCTTGTAGGAGGACCAGTAAGAGATTTTCTTCTTAATAAAACAATTAAAGATTATGATTTAGCAACTAATGCGACTCCAGAACAAATTGCACAAATTCTTTCAACAGCAGGATTCAAAATGGCTGATGAAAGAAGTGGAAAATCTGGAAAACCTATGAATCTTAATTTCAAACCAGAATTAGCAGAATCAGGAGAAAAAAGATATTGGTTCGTTAAAGGAAGAGATGCAAGTCAAGATGGAAAAGTATTCGTAATATCTGCTGTAGTTGATAAAGAAGAATTTGAAATAGCAACATTTAGAAAAGATGCAAAAGTTACAGATGGAGCGGCTGAAGTTGATTTTGTTGATAATCCAGTTGAAGATGCATCCAGAAGAGATCTTACAATTAATTCACTGTATATCGAATTATCTAAATCAGATGGACCAAATGATAAATTATATGATCCAACTGGTAAAGGTTATCATGATGTAAGAAATGGAGTTGTGAGAACTGTAGGAAAAGCTTCTGATCGATTTTCTGAAGACAAATTAAGAATTTTAAGAGCAATTAGATTTCACGCTAGATTTGGAAGTGGATCTAAAATGGATGATGATATTGAAAATTCAATTCCATCATTTAAACATCTAGATGGTGTTGCACTCGAAAGAATTAAAGATGAATTTATAAAAGGATTATTGCATCCAGATGTAGATACTAAAAAATATTTAGATATTTATAAAAGAACTGGATTGTTAAATAAAGTATTTCCAAATCTTAGTTTTCAAAATTTTGAAACAATTCCAGAACAATTTAAACAAAAGAAAGATAAACCATTAGCGTTAGCTTGGATTTTACAAAATAACTCTATTAATGATGTAAATATAGCACTATCTCCATCAAGAAATGTATCTGGTGAAGATAAACAAACTGGATGGACCGTAGAAGAAAAACGTGCAGTTTTGTTTTTACTTAAACTTAAATCATTTGATCCACAACAATTGTCTGAATTTCTAAGATCAAGAAATTCTACAATGCTTACAGATCAACAAATTAGAGATTGGGTGGAATTATTTAAACATAATAATAAACATTCAAGACCAACTTGGGCAAAACAAATTTTAACACTAGCTTCATATAAACCAAGTGTTAAATGGGACGATATAGTAAATTCAGGTCAAGATAATTGTGAAAATTGTCAAGGTTGTCCTATGTGTGATCAAGGAAAAATAAGACCAGATCAAAGAAGTAGATTAATAGCAAATCGTGAAATAAATAATTTCACAAAATTAATTGACATGTCATGATTACTTTTAAAGAATGGAACGAAAACAGAAAACCCTACGTTTATCAAACCACTTATTTGATAAACGTAGATTCTATTTTTCAATCAAAATTATTTCCTGCTGCTGGTCAATCGGCTTGGTCTAAACCCGACATCACACGTCATTCTAAAAAAGGTGTGTTTTTTGCTGATAATCCAAATGGAATAAAATATTGGGTTTGGAATTTGATAGAACAATCATATAACAATTCAGATTATCCATATGAAGAAAATTTGATTCCAATTATATTAAAATTTAAACTAAACATAAATAGTTGGGAAAAAGATGATTTGGGAAATTTAGAAACACAAGGAAATTTCTTTACTAAAAGGTCTGTAAATCCTTTAGGAATAATGTTGTGGAATGGATCGGAATGGAATTCAGACCCAGAAGATGCTTATAATATAAAAAACTATTTTTCTGAAGAAGATTATTCAGAAGACAATTATCCATATCCGAAAGTTTGGTAACTATGAATATAGAATTTAAAAATTTATTATCAGAAATAGATTATGAAGATCATGAAGTAATTCATAATTGGATGAAAGAAAACCCCAATAAATTGGCTTTTACCAATCTTTTTAAAGATAAAATTAGAGTGATATTACCACCAACAAATCAAAAAGATGCTATTAATATACTTGAAAAAATTAAAAATGCAGGATATAAAATAGACTTTAATGCCGGATTAGTGTCTAAAGATAGACCAATCAAACTTGGAAGATTTGTTTTAAATAATGACATGTTTACTGATAAAGAAAAAAATTGGTGGAATAAATCTCCAAATCCTATAAAACAACTTGAATCTGTTGATAAAATTAAAAATTATTCAATTATACTTTCGCGTAGTCCAATAGATGTTCTTAGAATGTCTGATCACAAAGGTTTAAGCTCATGCCACTCACCAGGTGATGATTATTTTAAATGTGCAATTGCTGAAGCAAAAGGTGAAGGCGCAATTGCATATTTAGTTAATAAACATGATTTAGATCTTCTTGGTGAAGATGAATTGCAAGACAAAGAAATATTTCAAGACTCAGATAGAAATATTAAAGGTATAAGACCATTAGCTAGAATAAGATTAAGAAGATTTGTTAACAAAAAAGAAGGATATGAATTCGCAGTACCAGAAATCAGAACTTATGGAAATAAAGATTTCAATGGATTTTACGATACAATTAGAACTTGGTTATTAGATAAACAAAAAGAAAATACTGAAGGAAAAAGAGTTAGAATGAAAGATTTTGTTCTAACTGGAGGTACATATTCAGACACATCTGCATCAACATTATTTAATAAAATGTTTGATGATAAATTAGATTCTGGTAATGTTGAATATGGCGGAAGTCAAGATGGATATGTTGATATTATTACACAATATAAAAACGAATTACAACAAATTGAAGAAAGATATCCATCAATTAATTGTATATCATATGATACACAAGTCCCAGCAGAAGGTTATGATGATAATAATACAGTTTACATTTCTTTCAATGTTTATTTTAAAATAAATCTTCCAGAATATTTATTTAACAAAGAATCTTTTAAAAAATTTCAAATTAATAATAAACAAGTAAATTATTATTTGCAGTCGGAATTAGGATTCAATTATTTAGAACAAGTAGAAATGGATGAAAAAGATTATTCTATTAGTTGTTGGTATTCTAATGTTTATGATGATCCACAAAGAATTGAAGAATATCTTTCTTCATTAAATGAAACTTTAAATGAAAATTATAATAAATTTTCTTATTCTTTATATAGAAAATTACAAGAGCTAGGAATAGCTATAAATAATGATACAAATAATCTTGTTAATCACAAAGAAGATCAAAATTATCCTTTAACTAATTTTGAATGGGAAGTGGATAAAAAAGAACAATTAAGAATAATGGTAATTGATCCAATAAAACTAGGAGTATTAGATAAAGAAAATCGATTACATCAAAATCATTTAATGAAAAAAGAAAATTTTAAAAAAGAATTGACATCATTTGTAAATAATTTAGAATATAAATATTTTAATAATATATCAAATCGACAAAAATTTCTTTTTGATCCACAAATTCCTAAACATAAAATTTTAACAAAATTAGATTTATCAATTTATCCATTTTTAATAGATAACATCTATTATGACTGTTGCAGAATGGAAATAGATTTTGACAATCTATTGTCAAAAGAAGATTTTCAAAAAATATACAAATTTGTTCAGTATATAGATGATAATTTTAAACAATTTTGTAATTCAGTTGTAATTATTTACAATAAACATTTTCATAACATACAAAGTAAACAAAATTTAAATCAAATATCTTTCAACTAATTTCAACATGTAATTTACGGAAGAATTTAAATTATATTCATACAAAATATCAAATGGATTTTGACTATTGTTTAATGAAAAACCTTCATTTTTATAATGATTTTTACTCCAGTTTGGAGCAAAACCATGTTGGTAATGAATAAAATTATTATTGATTCCATCATGCATTAAAGTTTGTTCTAATGCATCTACTTTAACAGTATATCTTGTATTATTAAAATAACCATAATAAGCTTTTAATATTGACTGTAAAAAACAAGTTCTTTTTATTCGTTTTTTTATATAATTATCAATTAAACTATTAAAAAAAATTTCTGGAAGTTGATTGAAAATCAAAACGTCACCAATAGGAATTAGTTCTGGATATGAATCTGTTTTTTTAATTATATCTTTAATTTCATTAACAATTAATTGCTTGTCAATTTTTAATGTTTCTGGATTATAACTCGTTATAATATTTTCTTCATATGATGAAATGGGATTCTGAATCAACATATCTGGATGTATTAAACAAACAGATTTGTTTTTTTCACTAAATTGCTTTAAAATAAAAAGTTTATCATAAAAATAATCTCCACTACTTTTATAATAAACTTTATTTTTATGATTAGAAATATTTTTCATATAAGAAGATGAATTAAATTTCCCATGATAAAGAAATAAATTATCTTCTAAATTATGATATTTGAAACTTTCAATACATAATTCTGTTTGCCATCTATGATAATAACTTCCATCAATAATCAATAAATAATTCATAAACTAAATTAGTAAGTCATTCCCTTTTTTATTGGAATATGAACTATTCTAGCTGTTCCACCATTATTAATTGGTTGAAATACTCTGTGAAAAATAACTTTCTTTAATTTTCCACCATTTTCTATTCCATATTGATCTATTAACTCTAAACCTAATTTAATAAATTCTGAAGCATGATCTTCTCGATCATCCCAAAATTCTACAATTTCTATATTTGAATTCATTTTTTTGTTTTTTATTACATACAATTTATGAGCAATAGTTGATGCGTCTGGTTTGCCCTTTAAAGTTTTTGGATAATCATCTTCATAATTATGATCCCCAGAATAATACTCTTCATGTGAATGATCATCAACATGTACATCAAGTCCAGATTTAATTTCTGAATCATGTGAATTTTTTGCTTTTAAATTTGAATCTGGAATTACTCTCTTACCATGTAAACCATTTGTTCTTAGAACGTTTCTGACACCATGTGCAATTACACCACGTCGTCCAGTTAAAAGAATTACATCGGTTTTTGGATCAGTTGTGTCTGATTTAAATGAAGAAACAACCTCTTGATGAACTGCTCCATCATAATAAGGATGATTTAATGAATCTTTGTGACCCCACCAATCAGAACCAGTCCAATCAGATGGACGCTCTGGGACATCAGCAATGGTTCCATCAAAATCATAAACTACCAACCTGTTCTTTAACACAACTGTACTTTCTATAAAATATTGTTTGAAATTCATATGTTATTTATAAATTAAAAGGTAAAAATGAAAAATAAATTTGGTAAATTTGGAGGAATTGGTGATTCCTCTATTGTAAAAGATTCTAATGTGCCAAAAGCATTAGAGTATGAAAAAAGAATTAAAAAAGCTAAAGTCTTAGAAAACTTGTTTTTTGATAAAATTAAAAAAGAAATAGGATTTATTATAAAAAAGCCAACTGATTTTCAAGATATGCATCAAGGAATTGATGGGTTTTTAATTTCAATTAATAATGGAAAATCATTTTTGAAAAATCAAATACCCTTCCAATTAAAAATTAGAAATTCTAAAGATGAAAGTCAAAATGGAATTTTAATTGAAATGATTAAGCCTTGGTTTCCAAGTTGTGATTTTCAACTTTTAAAAGAAAAAGCTTTCACTGGAAAAGATTTTAAATGTAAAGCAGAATTACTTTTTAGTCTTTCTTCAAATGGTAAATCTCTAAGAATGAGAAAAATGAAAGAAGTAATAAGCAATTCAGTTTTATTAACAAACGCTTTTCTTAAAAATTTTGAAACAAATAAAACTTTTATGTTTGAAAATCAATACGGACAATGTAGAATCATTCGGGAAAAATTTGAAGAATCAAACGCTCATCTTGCTGGAAAAATTCAAAAATTAGTCTGCTTCCTCAATCCAGATGAATTTAAATGGAAAAAAGATGTAGAGTTTCAAACTAAACTTTAATAGAAAAAAACAATGGAACTTAAAGAATTAACAAAAGAACAAAATGAAGTTTATGATAATATATTATCATCAATTAAATCTCAACAAATCACAACACTTGGAGGTTTCGCAGGAACGGGTAAGGCGAATGCAAATAGCTCAATAATTTACACTCCATTTGGTCCTAAAAAAATGGGCGATATTCGTTTGGGAGATCAAGTATCTAATCCAGATGGATCTGTTGCGAGGGTAATTGCTGTATATCCACAAGGCAAGAAACAAATTTATAAAGTTTCCTTTATCGATGGCAGATCAACAAGAGTAACTGAAGATCACTTGTGGCTTTTTAGCATGGCATCCAAAAAATATAAAGCAAATAAAAAATATTTAAATGAATTTCCAAATAAGAAAATTTCTTATGAAATTAATACAACAAAATTTTTAATTGATTATTTAAATCAAGAGAAAATTAAAAAAAGACCTTCATGGCCATTAATACCATTATCAAAACCAACACAATTTACAATTATAGGCAATAATGAAAGATTATCTGTTGATCCTTATTTGCTTGGCTTGTTGCTTGGAGATGGTGGATTAACTAAAAATTGTTTAATTTTTACATCAGCAGATGAAGAATTACTTAACGCATTTATAGATAAAGGATATGTATTAAACAAATGCGCCAATTATGGATATGATTACAGACTTGTTGGTGAAAAAGCTATAAAATTAAAAAAAGATTTAAAAGATCTTGAATTGCTTGAAACTAAATCACACACGAAGTTTATTCCTAAAGATTATTTGTTTTCATCAAAAGAAAATAGATTGAAGATAATTCAAGGACTAATGGATACAGATGGCAGTTTAACCAAAAGTGGAACTTGTGAATATTCTTCTACATCCGAAAGATTAGCACATGAAGTTCAGTGGATAATCCGAAGTCTTGGTGGCAAAGCAACAATAAGAACTAAAATTGGAAAATACAGATCTAAAAAAACAAAAGAAATTGTTATTTGTAAAAAGGTTTATAGAGTTTATATTCAATTTGAAAATAAAGAATTATTATTTAATTTAAAAAGAAAAAAAGAAAATTCAAAATTATTTAATGGAGGCAATTCTGTACTTAAAAATAGAATGATTTCAATAGAAAAAGATGGAATTGAAGATGCTACGTGCATTCAAGTTGATCATCCAAATAGTCTTTATTTAACAGATGATTTTATAGTTACACACAACACGACTGTTGTTAGCCATTTAATTAACAAACTTCCAAATTGGAAAGTAGCCGCATTTACCGGAAAAGCTTCCAACGTTCTTAGAAAAAAAGGCGTTTTAGATGCTTCAACAATTCATAGCACAATATATAAACCAAGAACAGATGAATATGGAAATGTAATCGTTGATAAAAATGGAGTGCCAATTTTTGATCTAGCATCCAGCATAGAATGTGATGGTTTTATTATAGATGAAGCCTCTATGGTTCCAGAAGAATTACAAATTGATTTAAAATCATTTGGACTTCCTGTCATTTATGTAGGAGATCATGGTCAATTACCACCTATTGGTAAAGATAATTATCTAATGCAACAACCTATGTTTAAATTAGAAAAAATTCATAGAAACGCAGGAGAAATTGCAATGTTCTGTGAATATATTCGACGTGGATATAGCCCTAGATCTTTCTCTCAATACTCAAAAGGTTCCGTTGAATTTATTTCAAGAAGACAAGCAGAAAAGCAATGGAAAAATGCAGATCAAATCATTTGTGCTTTTAATAAAACAAGAGTTGAAATTAATAAAAATATTCGAAAACAATTGGGATTTGAAGGAAATTGGCCACAAATTGGTGACAAAATTATGTGTCTTAAAAATAATTCTCAAGCAAAATTGTTTAATGGCATGCAAGGAATCGTTAAGTCTTTTTCTTACAAACATAAAAATAAATTTACATTCGAATCAGACGAAACTTTGTTTGATGTGTTTTTTGATCCAAGTCAGTTTAATAAAGAAAAAATGGAATTCATAGGATCAAAAGATGATCCTATGCCATTTGATTTTTGTTATTGTGCAACTTGTCATAAATGTCAAGGTGATGAATTTGATTTAGGATATGTACTCGAACAATCTTGTGATCTATGGGAATTTAAAAGATGGGCATACACAGCAGCATCTAGATTTAAACAAAAATTATATTGGGTCATTTAAATGAATTATGAAGAAGTTATTGAAAAATTAATACCATGCCCATTTTGTGGAAAAAAAGACAAAATTGAAATTACTTATTGTGATGAATTTTGTTGTGGAGCTAGACCAAGATGGATTAATTGTGATTGTGGTTGCCAACTTTATGGAGATTGGTACTCTAATGATGATGTAATCAATTCTTGGAATAATAGAAATTATAATTCATACGATACCACTATATGAAAGTTATTAACTATTAATTTAGAATTATGAGAAAATTATTATGAGAAGCAAAATTACAAAATGGTTTACAAATCAACTCAACCTTTCCTTCATAAGTCTGGGCGTTCCTAAAAATTATTCAATAGCTTTCGCTAAATCAATTAACGAATTAATGAATAACAAATCTCTTTATTACCATAATACTACCCATATTTTTTCAATAATCGAATTTGCAAAAAAATATAAAATAAAATTAGACAAAAAAGAAAGACATATTGTATTAATGCATGACGCATTTTTCGTTGTTAACTCAAAATTAAATGAAGATAATTCTGCTAAATTAAACCAAATGTTTCTGGAAAATTTCTGTGATGCCGAAACAGTTTCATTTATTAATCAAGGAATTATGCAAACAAAACAACACCTGAATTCTGAAACCTCTAATTATGATCTAATACTAGACCTAGATCTACACTCTCTCTTTTGATTATTATGATTTCCAAAAAATTAATAAAAGTATTTGTAAAGAAAATGAAGGAAATTCTACTAATTCAAAAGAATTTCTTAAATGTTTAATAAATAAACCATATATTTATAAAACAAAACTTTTCTTACCATTTGAAGAAATTGCAAGAAATAATATAAATAAATATCTAAGTTAAAGGAAATTTATGAATAAAGAAACATTAAAAACTATTGGATTCGTATTGTTATTTCAAATACTAATATTAATTACTTTTCAAAAAGATATTATGGAATTTGTTAATTTTAAATTCAACCCACCAAATTTACAACAAAATATTCAAATTGAACAAAATATTCCGAAACAACAAAATGAACAATTGTTTGAATATACAACATATATTTCATCAAATTCAAAATTGTTAGATGAAATAGTAAATGATAATTCTAAAATTTTTACAGTTAAAAAAACATTCTCTGGAAAAAATCCAAATGTTGAAATAACATATAATGGATTCGAACCATGTCACCTTTACTGGAATGTTATTTCAAAAGATAAATTCCAATTCTTCTACTTCGAACCAGATCAAACTATTATCTTTTCCTTCAAAGAAATGATGCCAGATACACCTTGTATCCTTCTTAAAAAAGAATCAAAAGACTACATTCTCATCGAATTGTCAAACATCACTTTACCTTGATAAAAACTGATGGTATAATCTAAAATCAAAACAAACTATTTTAGAAAATATTAACATGATAATAGGGTATAAAGGAACTTACAATTTCACTTGTCTTAGTCATAAATATGAAATTGGTAAATCTTATGAATTACCATACCATCCAATTCCTCGTCAATATGGATTTCATTATTGTAAAAATCCAAAACATGTTTTAGGTTATTATAATATCACACCTGATTTCAAATTAATTGAAATTGAAGATCTAAGTAAAGACACAAAAACAGAATACGATAAACGTGTAACAAATAAATTGCGTGTTATTAGAGAAGTTTTAATAGAAGAATATTGTAAATTATTTAATCAACAAATTGAAATTAATGGAAATCAAGTTAAAATCACACGCCCAAATGGATCATGGAATATATGTGAATATCATAATAATATGATAATTAACTATGAAGATTCAAATAAAATAGTCCGTAAATATAAAAGAATATAATTATGCTATCAAATATGTCAACCTATATGGTAATATGTATTTTTATTATCGGAATAATAAAAATTGTTTGTAAAAACAAATGCTATATGGATCTAGGTTTCTTCGAATTAGATGAAGAATTTAAAAAAGAACATGAACTTCAAGAAAATATTTACTTCTTCTCCTGTTTAACAATGTACATTCTAGCTTTAATGCAATTATTCATGGTAATTCTTACAAGTATATCTCAATTGTTTTTAATAATAATAATCGTTACAATATTCTATGTGAGAAATCAAGAAAATTTTAAAAAGGAAACTACAAATGAACCACCCAGCAATAATAATACTTAATGCATTACTAAATGGACAAGAAATCAAAACAAATAATATGACATACGTCATGAGTAATGATGATCAATTTGGAGTAAAAGTAATAGATGAATCTGGAGAAGAATGCGTAATGATCACAGATTACTCCATTAATTGGCTACTTAAATTCGCTAATTCACTAACTCCAGATGAAATCACACTCATTGCAGCAAACACAGCATTTAATAAAGTAAAATTCAATGAGTCCAGATGATTTGTTAGCATATCTAGCCGCTAAACCTAAAAAAGAAAAACCAACTCTCGCAAAATCAGATAAATCCATGTTAAAAGCATGGATCTATCTAAGAAATAATAAATACTTTATTAATGATGTTTTATGCAGACATGGTCTTTCAAGTTGCTATCAAATTGATGAAATCGAACATGAACACGCTATCGCAAATGCATGGAGCCATATATCAGATTATCTAGCTAATATTTGACTTAAATCTTTTAACGCCATTCCAAATACAGCATCCATATCTAAATACTTATAACTACCTAATCTGCCTCCAAATAATACATTGTCAGATTTACTCTTTTCATAATACTTTTTATATAATTCCTGATTTCTAACACTATTTACAGGATAATATCTCTCTCCACCTAATTTATACTCAATAGGATATTCCTCAGTTATTATCGTATGTTTTAAATTTAAATTATTAACAAAATGCTTATGCTCAATCACACGTGTATAAGGAATGTTTATGTCTGTATAATTAACCTGAGCTATCCCCTGATAATCACTAATTTCATGACGATACTCTTTAAAATTTAAACTTCTATATTCTAAAAAACCATAACAATAATTATAATATTCGTCTATACTTCCACTGTATATCAAATTCTTAGCTATTGATTTCCAGTTTAAATCAAACTCTTCACCTAATTTAACCTCAATACCATCCAACAATCTACTAAATATATTGGTATAACTTCCATTCATTGGTATTCCACTATACTTTGAATTATGATAATGATCATTATCGTTATATCTAATTGGTAATCTTTTACCTATAGAACAAGGAATATTACTGCAACTCGTTCCCCACTGCTTCTCAGAATATCCCTTGTAAAATTTTAAATATATCTCCTCACCTAATTCATTTAATACATGTTTCTCTAAATTATCCACTTTATCAAAATGTTTTTTTCTTAATTTTAATTCATTTAATACTTCTTCTTCATTATTACAACCCCATAATTGATTAAATGTTTTTAAATTTATAGGAAAACTGTAAATCTCGCCCTTATAATTTACTTTCACTTTGTGATTATAATTATTTATAGGATATATTGAATTCACATATTCCCAAATTTTATCAGAATTAGTATTAAATATATGAGGTCCATATTTATGAACCTCTATTCCATCTACACTCTCAGTATAACAATTACCACCTATATGACACCTTCTATCAATTACCAAACAACTCTTACCAACTTTAGTTAACTCATATGCAAGTACACTTCCATATATTCCACTGCCCACAATCATATAATCATACATGCTTACCACCTAATAAATTAATTAATCTTAATTTTATATTATCAAAATTGTCCTCTTTATTTAATACAATATACTCATCATTATAGTCTATTGATAAAAAATTAAACATTTTATTGATATTTTTCTTATTAATTAATTCATCATAATCGAGAATTATAAAATATCGCTCTCCTATGCCATATAAATAATTCTTCCATAAATTATCAAAATAACATACTTGATGATAACACTGTATCAACGAATAATCTCCATTTAATCTTTTATTAATGTACATAGATACACTTTGATCTATAATGTTTCTTTTCATTACAATGTATTTTTCAACATCATAATTATTATAATCAAAACAACTTATCATTAACGTTATATTGTTGTAATTATATTCACATAATTCATTACTTGTTAATCTGGATAAAAAAGGCACACCAGATATTAATTCATAATATTGAATAAAATTCAATTGTAAATTATTGGGCGAATTTGATTTAAAATCATTTATATTCTTGTAAAGATAACACCATTTGCCAAAAGCAATATTGTTGATGTTATTATAGCCGCTTACAACTTCCTTGTTCTTATGAATAAAATTATTGTATTTATTTGTACTATTTAACAAATTACTGACTTCATTGCCACCATCATAATCATTTGATAATATCCAACAACTCATAATAATTATATAGTACTATTTGCTCCAAAAATCAGGATCTGCTCGCCTCGCAACCCTTAATCCTATTAATCTTTGACAATTATTAATTGATGAAAAAAAATCATTTATATTAGATTCTTTAGTCTCTAACAAAAGATACTTATCCCATGCATCAACCAATAAACTTAAAATTTCTTTTTCTTTATCCGTTAAACGCACATCACTCATTCAGAATATCTCCTAACTGTACTAATAAATGCTTCTAAAGCCGTTAAATCAATGTTTTCATCATTCTTGCAAATAGAACTGGATAACATAAAAATATCTGCATCATATATGTAATCAACAACATTAACAAAATCTAATCCACTAGCAATTGCTAATATATGAGAACCCAAGTATTCTCTCATTTCCCTTATCTTCTTAATCTCAGGAGCAAAACCAGTAGATGGTCCACTTGTAGTTACTACATTCATACTTGTAATTGCCGCTTCACACGCACCCTTTAAATCTTTCTCAATCGGCTGATACTTAAATGCTACTCCACCAAAATATAAACCATCATATTTAAAACTATCAAATAAATTAAATGCCTGATCTGTCCATAATCCATCCAAAAATAACAAATCACCTAAATCATCAACCGCTCTCACACTCAAATCATTAATTCCTAACCAATAATCAGGAAATAATCTTCTACACTCTTTAGCAATTGTTATTAACTCTTCTCTGGAAATTACATGATTAATTAAAAAACATCCATCTGCACCCGCAGATATACACGTATTAATGTTTCTAATCGCTTGATCCAAACTCTCAACATGAATTACTGGCAACACAGCTTTTATATTAAATTCTTTCATAATATTCTTTCTAAAATTTGTCCCAAACTTTTAACGCAACATCATCAGAATCATAATCTCCATAATGCATAACTATTTCATAACGCAAACCACATTTATTACAACAATGATTACTTGCTCTAATCCAATTCTTACATCTAGGACAAAATTCCCTCACCCATAATGGTATACTTATTACAAATAATGCATATATCCCAAATAATACTAAAAATATAGTTGTAATTATATTTATCGCATTTTTAAGTGTTAATAATGCAATTATAGTTAATGGCAAATGAATTATAAAAACAACTATTAATGCAAATAAAAATGATTTTTTCCAACTCATACTCTACCTTTTATAATTTGTTTAAAACAATAATAACAAATACATAACATTAATATAATTGCAATTATATCCTTAATTATATTCATCTTCTTTGTCTTCCTCTACTTGTTTAAAAGTCATTGTATTAAAATCTAATTCAAAAAATTTAATAGGCTCCCAATTATTGCCATAATTTAACCTCTCCAACAAATTCTCCTTTATCTCACTATCACGCTGAATAGTAGAACCTAATAACTCAATACAAACATTATTCTTAGAAACTCCAAATCTAACCTTGCGATTATATAATGATTTATTTAATACACTCTTATCAGATGGTTTAAATACAAAGTTATCTAAAATAACACCAAGAATAAATCCCAAAATTAAAAATATAATGAATATTACAAATAAATTAAATTGAAAATTAGCAAACATAAATTAATAATACCTCTTAATCTCTTTCAAAGTGACTAAATTATCTAAATATTCAATTTTAATTTTAATAAAACCTTGACATAACTCTTTTTTAACAAAATTAATTACATCAAACAAATTATAAAAAATTCTAGTAGTTATAATCTTATATGGATCAACCTCTTTAAGAGTTTCCCAAATTGGAAAAAACAATAAATACCAAGGATTAATCCTTTTATATATTATATAATAAGGCTCAAACTCTTCATCTCTAAATTGTATTATACTATATGTTGGAAACACAGTATTGCTCCTTTTAAAAAAACATTCTATTATACCAGCATGGAACCAAAAGTGTAATGAAATTACTGCAAATTACTTAATAAAAAATTTTGTAACAATTTTTTTGTAATACCCCCATGTTAATTTTAACTCATTTACCTATTACAGATTATGTTATAATTAATCATTAAACAATTTTGTAACAATTAATAATTAAATTTGAGTTGAAAACCCTACAAAATAAAAAACAATTTTTAATTGAAAATAAAATGACCGGGTGATAGCTGGTAAGAGGGGTATGCCCTACCAAACTTTTTTAAAGTTTTTTCAAATTAATTTCTTTATTTTTAATTTTGCAACAATTTATTGTACAATCAAACTTCCTGTTAAGAAAATGTTAAGAAAGGACTGGCACCATTTCCAGTCCTTTCAAACTTCGTCAACCACCTAGATCAACAACGTTTGGCAAGTTTGATGTCGACCTCGTTCGTTCGAACCCAATGATCGTAGATCTCATTACCAGCCAGTTCGATGATCAGGTCTCGCGTCTTGCCATACAATCCCTGAGAGCTTGCATCGTATGACACGAGCCATTCTTCTGCGGGTTCAGGAGAGTCGGCAGTGTTGCATACTGCAATCAATCCGAAAAGTTGAATGATTCTTCTTGCATAATCATTCAATTCGGTCTCACCATCACGATAAACAACGAGAACAGAAGGCTTTGACATTGTTATTCCTTTGACAAGAAGTGTTTGACTTACAACAGGATATTGTACAATCAAACTAGGATGTCCCAGGTCTCACAAAGCGAATCAATTGCTTCGTTAATGGTCAGAACCATTGTCAACCAGTCATCGAAATCGAGAAGTCTTCCGACCAGAGTCTCAGCCTCCGAATAAAGCTGAGACTCTGCGAATTTCAACTGATCCACTAACTGAACAGCCGTATCGTATTCAGTACAGCGTTCTGCTTCGAACAGAACAGAGATCAGATGTGTTATCTCGTTTTTGATTGATGCTATCATTTGTTTTCTCCTGATAGCATCAGATTGTACAATCAAACTGGAATGCTGTTGTACTCTTCAACGGCAAGTGAAAACGACGTGAATCGTTTTGGTTCCTCGTCATTGTGTTGCACCACATAATTGACGTGATCAAGTCGAGACTTATCGCAATAGTAGGGCTTCACAACAACAACCAGGGATTTTTTCCCAATTCCAGAAACCGCACAGGATGCGATTGTTGTTGAGACTTCTTGATCCTTCGTGCTTTCCAGATCGATTTCGTGTTTTCTCATTGTTTTCTCCAAGTTTGTGGCTGACAACGAGATATTGTACAATCAAACTTGATGGTTCTACTTGGAAAAATAGAACCCAAACAAGCACACAACCGCAATTCCAAATGAAATGATCATTGCAGATCGAATCAGGAAAATCATTCCTTCGCCGCCAAAATGATTTGGGTTGGTTTCTTTATGCATTTTGACAGCGAGAGCCATCAAAAACAAGTTAAAGATGAAAATGAAGACGTAGATCACTTGTTTTCTCCTGTTGTTTGTTTCTCGTATCGTTGTATTGTACAATCAAACTTGTTGATTTGTGAATAAAAAAACGGGGATAATTTAATTATCCCCGTTTTACAACACGACTACGTATGGAACATTTATGTCAGCTTAAAGCTGCGTTTTGTTTTTGGGTCCAATCGAGTCGGGTGTTGTATCGTTGAATTGTACAATCAAACTTCAATCGATTTTGAATTCTGATCCGTCTGGAAGTTCAACTTTTGTGACATTTGGAATAAGTCCTTGTTCGCGACTGTCAAACAGTGCGGAACGCAGATCTTGTTCGTTTGGATTTGGCCAATGAATTGAGTTTGCTCCCTCAGTATGAGAGATCAAAATACAAACTCCATCGTCTTCGTAATGAGCCTTCATCAATTCGTCGACGATATCGTCTTCAGAAGTGTAAAGTGTTCCGTCGATTGCAATTAATCGCACCATTGATCGTTTCCTTTGAGGTTGACGTGTTTTGTATCAATGGATTGTACAATCAAACTTCAGTCAACAATCCAGACAATTTTGCCAGTGCCTTTAACAAAAGCAACCTCTTTGCCATCCTGTTTCACACATACGGGGCATCCGTCCATGCTATTTTCGGCGGTTCGAAGTCCGTCCTGAACGCATTTTTCAACAGCTTTACGATCAGGCAGATTATTCGTTGGATGTGTGGTTCCGTTGTAATGCACTGAATACATTGCGTTTTCCCCTGGATTACCTGTGATTGTTCTGAGAGGGGATTGTACAATCAAACTTCAATCCCAACTTACAAGGTCCCAGCGAACCTCACCTGTATCTCGCAGGATTTCGAGCATTTGAATTGCTTGCAATGGAGTGGCTTGTTCTACTTTTCCACACATGTATCCATTAAATTCTGGATAAACGACACGTTCAGATTGTCTTACAGGCACACCCGTGAAGTCGGCAAACAAATCAGGACTTATGAAATGTTCGTATTGCGGTTTGCAGACGGTTCGAATATGTCCAGCAATACAACGTTCAAGACTCCACATGTCAAATGAGTCTTCATTAACATTCTTCAAAATGTCAATGGCTTTTTGCACATTTGGATAGATCATTTGCTCATTCCGTTTTGTTTGGGGCTGATATCGATATCGGTTCATTGTACAATCAAAATTCATTGATTAAGTACAAGAGAAAACGGCAAAGATGGCGTACATCCCTACCGTTTTTCAGTTCTAAAGTTTGGGAGCTTGATCAAACTGAAGAACGATTTCGATTTCGAATTTTTCGCAGGACGATTCCTGTCAGCAGGAACAATGAAATCATTTGTTTACTCCGTTCGGGTGAAGGGCTGATACGGTTACATTGTACAATCAAACTTAATTAATTAAGTATAAGAAAAAACGAATGAGGTTCTTACTCTCATTCGTTTTTTCTTTTTTTCATAGAGGAGACTATGCGGCGTAGATTAGTCTCTCAGCACTCTTATTTCCCTGCAACATTTGGGTTGACCATCACCAAAATTAGGTCTTGTTGTTTAAGTACAACAAGCAAAACTAATTATTTTGTAGTACATCAACTCATTGTACAATCAAACTTCAACCGCCAATACTCCAATGAGATGGCTTTGTTGGTTTTTGAATGGTCACATATCGTCTTCCATCAACAATTCTGATGGTTTTGACACTTCCATCTGGCAATCTCACCGTTCCAGATCCATTCGAACAACGAGTTTGTGTGTCATGTCTGTCATGTGTGTCGTAATAGCCACCATATAGGTTTTTGCTCATGTTTGTTTCCTTCTGACATCGTCATATTGTACAATCAAACTTCATTGATTAAGTATAAGAAAAAACAGGAATGTTTCATTCCTGTTTTTAGCGATTTTTGGATAAAATTAGTGTTTTACTCGTTACTTATACAGTAGTATATACTAACGTGGTATACCTTTGTATAAGAACATCGCCAAACGCTCTACACTAATCCAGCTTTATCAATACCCTAAAGCTGGAAATCGGGATAAATTAGTGGTGCCGGTGGGAATCGAACCCACGACCATCGGATTAAAAGTCCGGTGCTCTACCAACTGAGCTACGACACCAATACTGTCAGATTGTACAATCAAACTTACCAGCCGTAATCGGATGGATCGAAACAAGACATGTCTGGATCTGTATCTAGTTCCAGATCTAAATCCTCATCCAGATATTCATCCAAATAGCTGTCATTACAGCAACCACATGGACAATACTGATCATATTCCAGATAGGAAAAATACAGATCTTCCAATTCGAGTTCTTCACGAACTTGTTCTTCTCTTTCGAGACGTTGTTCTTCGTTGAATTTTGCTACCAGGTTTTTTGACATTGTTGTTCTCCTGAAGCAGGATTGTACAATCAAACTAAATCATAGCAGCATTTCGAGCCGCACATTTTCGTGCATAGTGCAATGATGGAGAATCACGTTTCAGTACAATTAAACCCTTTTTCTGAGTTTCATACATCCAGGTAACGCAGATTGCCTGGTTGACTTCTCCATTCTGATTTTCAATTTCCACTTCAGTTTCGCCAACAGGAATTTCTTCCTGTTCTTTCATGGTGGGAATGTCGTATCCCATGAAATCATTGGCTAACGCATGGAAATAAATCCATGATACTGTGTTTTTTGGAAACGCATCGTAATGAAACAATCGCATTTGATTTGATCCTATAGGTGGATATTACAGCAAGGTGTTTCACCTTTGTGTCTTATTTTGCTGTAATATCCACCTATCATCAGATTGTACAATCAAACTAAGTGGTATCCCAATTTTCTTTCCAGAAAAGTGGCCAGGATTCTTCTGAATACCACGCTTCCCCCCACGATGGAGAGTCGTTTTCGTTGACTTCTTTCACTTTATCAGGATATTTTTCACATGCCTGATCAAATGAAATTGATGTTTCATAAACGGCATCGTGCCATTTCATGGTTTGATGATCGATTTTGTTTCCAGGCAGAACCTTAGAACCGTTCGGAAAATAATATCCTCCCGGCTTGACTTCTGTCATTGCATCAGTCAATTCCTTTTCAGGATAACTACCTTGAGGCACAAGCAGAATTTTCATTGTGTATTCCTTGTGAAGTGATAAATCTCAATTGTACAATCAAACTTCATCGATCGGACTGATCTGGACCGTTTCCATATGGACCAACATATTTTGTTGATTCTGGTTTAGAAACGGGATCTGTCAAAGCTACACCGTTGCCGTATGGACCAACGTAATCAGATTTTTTCTTTTCGTCAACCTGAACGTCGATTTTAATTGTGATTGTCATGATTGTTCTCTTTGAGATTGTGATATCACTACATTGTACAATCAAACTTCATTGATTAAGTACGACAAAAAATGCATGGATTTATTTCCATGCATTTTTTGTTTTTCAATATAGGAGAAGAAATCAGATTTCAGGGGGAGCACGATTATTAATCATGGATGTGTCCAATATTGGATCGGGCTGCGGCGAATATTAGAGATGAAAAGAAAGAAATTTATGTTTTAGGTCATGTCCTCATGGTAGTTTCTCCTTGACTAGTGGTTTTTGTTTTAGTTAAGTTTAACTTTTCTAACGTTCGTTGCATCGCAACATTGTACAATCAAACTTCATTGATTAAGTACATAAAAAAACAGAGATAAATTAATATCTCTGTTTTACAACACGACTACGTATGGAACATTTATGTCAGCTTATTTGCTGGTATTGTTTTTGGGTCCAATCGAGTCGGGTGTTGTATCAATGGATTGTACAATCAAACTCACTTCGTGAAGCTCAAAAGTGAAGCTACAAATCCAACAAAACACCACAAAATCAACCAAATATGAGCCAATTTGATTGAAATTGGCAGTTTTTCTTTTTCTACCCAATGACCAATTGAGATGAAAATCACGAGAGAAGTCACCAACATTGCAAAAATAGCTTGGAATGTTGTCATGTTTGTTTCCTTGTTTGATTTTTGATTCACTTCGATATCGGTTCATTGTACAATCAAACTTTTTATTGTTTTAACAAAAAAAACAGGGATATTTCTATCCCTGTTTAATCGATTCTCTGAGATTTCTCAGATTATGCAGCTTCTGCCGTTGTCGTCGGTTCCAGAACAACAGTTTCGACGGTTTCTTCTGCCGTTTCCGTTGTTTCGAGGACAACAGTTTCAGTTTCTTCGTCCGTTGGCAGTTCGACGTTCAGGTGTTCGCAGATCAGTTCGAGCATATCTGCGTTCTTGTCCGTCTTCGCGTCAACAATCGTGTCGATCAGAGAGGTAACAATTGTTCCCTTGAGGAACTGGAGAAGATAGTAACAGGCGAGTTCTGCGTCAGAACCCTGTTCCAGTGTCGCCATGAACTTGGCAAATACTTTTGCCATTGTCTTGTCGATTGTGCCGCCCTGTGAGTTCTTATTCTTAGAACCCTTCGGGCGTCCACGTCCACGCTTAGGAGCTTCGACGTTTACAGTTGTTTCGGCTGAATTTCCCACGGCAGTAACCCTTTCAGAATTGTTTTTGACTTGTCAACACCGTTGTTGACATCGTCATATTGTACAATCAAACTTCAAAGCCCTTCTCAACTTAGAGAAGGAAGTTTGACCTGACTCTTCCGAGTCATCTTTGAGTCATCCTTATGAGGAATCATTGTACAATCAAACTTAATTGATTTAAGGAATAAAAAAAGCAGAGATGTATTATCTCTGCTTTATAATAAATGTCCCCATCAGGGATCGAACCTGAAACCTACTGCTTAGAAGGCAGTTGCTCTATCCAATTGAGCTACGAGGACAAAAGAAACAGACCGATTCAGCATTTCACTATCAATCAGGTGATACGCCCTTACTGGAACTGATATCCAATATTGAATATCAAAAGACGTTTTAAAGTGAAATTTTTTATTAATCCAGTTTATCAGAATTGCTCAGTCTGTTTCTAACTTCAAATTGTACAATCAAACTATGCTGCGAGTCCAATTCGTTGATTCAATGAATTGAAGACACTTTCAACAAGTTGCTGTCCTGGAATCGGAAGATATTGCAACGTGAGAAGTCCATCGGTTTCAAGATCAAAAACAGACCCTACGTCTTCCATTTTGAATTCATAGGATTTCTGATTTGTGCATCTGACATAAAGTTCAACTCCTTTTTCAAAGGAAAGAAGTTTTGAACTTGTAGAATCATTTGTCAACAGAACGAAAAAAAACATGTTTGTTTCCTTGTGTTGTTTGAACCGACATCAACACATTGTACAATCAAACATCACCAGCCGAATTCGATTTTTGACCGAACTTCATCAGACAATCCAGCTACAAAAACGGTCAAAGAAAAATCTTTGATCAATTTTCTGTAAACTTTGACACAATCAACAAAAGTTTTACAATCAATGTGAAAATCACGGAAATTGTCATTGTAGCCAAAAACATAGAATTCTGTTTTTGGTTTTGGTCTGGATTCGACACAGCCGCATTTTTCGCCATCAACACACAATGCGTCCAAAAATCCTTTTTTTGCACGCCGATGTGCTTGCCACCATAGTGGACTTTTGTACTTTGGTGAAAAAACATCACCACAACTTTCACAAACAACATTGTACAGTGGAAGGTTCATCAGTGTTCTCCTTGATGACGAATCATTGTACAATCAAACTTTTTTGATTTAATCAATAAAAAAGGAGGGTTTCCCCTCCTAGTAGTTTTAAATTGTAGAACGCTGTTTGCTAGAGTCCGAATTGATCCAGCAATTCTTCCAGACGACGCAATTCTCGTCGGTTCAAGCGATATCCAACAGACTTCAATCCGATAAGTCGGTCGAGTTCTTCCATTTTTCTTTTTTCCAGAAGGGAGTGAAACAAATTGAACAACGTCACATTGTACAATCAAACTTCTTCAGTTGAAACAACTGTAAATGAGTTGTCAACATATTGATTGTCTGAATTGTCTGGAATTTCAATGTCTTCAATGAGATCTTCTACAGTCTCACCGTCCTGGACAGTCAATTCGGTTTCAAATTTCACCGAATATGTGACACGAATTTTCTTTGGCATTTTTGTTTTCCTGAGATTCACTAGATCAGAGATATGAGTACATTGTACAATCAAAAACCAGAAAACGCATCGTAGTATTTACTGAATGGTTGAGTTGTAGCAATTTCTTCAAGATTTTCGTTGGAAATCCAGCGAGAAAACGTTGAGTCGATATCGGTTGTGAATCTGATTAAACTGCGATCTTCATCGCGATAAATCAAAACTCCCACATGATTTAACAAAGTTTCCTGATCTTCCACTTCTTCTTTTTTCATATTGTCATCAAAATCAAAAACTGGTGCTTTTTTGATTTTGACATAAACAACATTATTTTTTGGCATGAAAGATCTCCGATAAGTAGAGATAGATATTAAGACACAAAGCCCGCATTTTGTTTTGTTATTAGGTACATTACATGTGTCTTAACACTTATCCCTCGATATGAGTACATTGTACAATCAAACTTTATTGATTAAGTATAAATAAAAAACGTGAATCGTCTGGTAACGATTCACGTTTTAATTTTAATTTTATTTAAAAATCTGAATACGCTCACATAATTCATTTTTGGTTGATTAGTCCAAAAATTGCTTTAGGAAGTCCAACCCTACTTAGACTCCTGCTAAATTATGTGAGCCACCTGGGCAGTGATATAGAACACCAACGGTACTTGGCGAATTCCCGTTGGGTCTTGCTGTATTTTTCAACAGCTTCTTGAGATTCAAAATTAAGAAAGGGTTTTTCTTCAATGAATCCTACAACCACTGCCAGGATGATGAAAACCATCCTGAACATTTCTTTTTCTCCTTGATTGAGATATCAGAGAATTGTACAATCAATCTTCGATAACGCCCGTACTGAATGTGTAAACGTTATCGGCATCTTCGTCATTGTAGATCTCAAATTCATTTTCAAGAGATTCAATCTCTTCAGTATTCAACGGACGTTGAAATTGATTTTCAGCCAATTCTTTCAAGCGAATTTTTGCTTCATCCCAAGATGAAACCGCTGTACAAGCACCCAATGAATTGTTGTGAATTACACAAACAAACAACATTTCTTTTTCTCCTTGATTGAGATATCAGAGAATTGTACAATCAAACTCAGAGTTCTTCCAATCCAAGACAATCAACAAAAGCCTTGACCAAATCACCATGAACACCACAATGAAGAACCTTGCCATCTGGATTGGTAAGATCAAATCCGTCACCATCGAGACATGGAAGAATGGAAAGAACGTGATTTTCCTGTCGATCGTAAATCCGAACAACATTGTTCTGAGGAATAACCTCAGTTGCGATATCAAATCGCTCATTAGAATCAGCAGCAGATTCCAGACGGTCCTGAACAGAATTGGAATTACACATTTTTTTGTTCCTTTGAGTTGTGTGTTGTTCCGATATCGGAAGATTGTACAATCAAACTTCTTCAAGTGGCATTTCTCGTCCATATTGTTTAACATAATTAAACATATGAACATTAAAAATCATAGATGGATCAAATGGTGTTTCATTCCATTTTATGATTTTGTAGTTTGATCTAACAGGACGATAAATACCAAGATCAATCCAACGTGATGTATCTCGATTTTCGATATTTGCTGAAATCCAATTTCCAACCACAACTCCATCCACCGCTACGAAAAAGCAATTTGGATTTATTGTGCTTTCAAGATATTGAATTTTCATTTCGTCTCGGTAATAGAGTTTCTGCCACTGGCATTGAAACAGAATCAATTCCTTCGCCCAATGTTCCAATAGTAAACAATTTGATTCCAGTTGGAGACATTACATCCCAATCACGACGATTGTCTGAGTTTTTCAGACAAATCAGCCCGCTGCGTTTTTCAAAACGCCGAATTGAATCTGGTTTTTGTATTGGTTTTTTCCCGGAAAATTTAGATAGCAAGTAAGTTCGGATCATTGTCTCTCCAGTGTTGTTCCGATATCGAAGGATTGTACAATCAAACTTTATCAATTGATTTTGAAGAACGCAATACGATACGTTTCAATCAAAATCAAAGATACAAATCCAGAAAGCACAACCATTGAAAGAGATTTAAAGTTGACTTCTGGATTCATTACCATGTTGTTAAAGAAAACTACAATCATGCCAATGAAAAAACTCATCAGAATTTGAAGAAATCGCAAAAATCGACTCATGATTTTTTATGTTCCTGCATTGAAGGAATTGTACAATCAAACTTCCCAAGAGCACTCTGTTTCATGAAATTGATTCAGGCATTCTCTTGAACAAAAAGATGGATCATCAGCAAATTCTGATTTAATCCTACCATCAAGAATATGTTTTCCACAAATATGACAACAAAACATTTCTTTCAAATGATCAAGAATTGCTTGTTCAAGATTAGCAAAATGAGAAATCAGATTGCAAGTTTCAATTCCGCCACCAGAAAAGCAACTGGAAGCTATTTCTTCAGCTTGTTTTTCAAGAGTATTGTGTCTTTTTACTTTTGACAAAGTCAATTGAAATTGTACAAAAGTATCAAGCAAAGCTCTAGCTTGAATATCGTTCATGTTGTTCTCCTAAGAGGAGATTGTACAATCAAACTTCAATTAACTGAAATCCATTTTCTCCAACCAATCAATGAAAACAACCAGAGCCAAGCTGAAAGCAAGAATGATTGGAAATCCAAGACAAATCAGATAATATGCAAATCCAACCCATACTGTGGAATATGCCAAAAGAGCTTTTTTCATTGTTTTCTCCTGAAACAGGATTGTACAATCAAACTTCATCAATTGATTTCAAATGATCATTAAATTGTTGCATGAGTGAACGAATGTTCTCTCTTCCAACTGTATTTGCTGAATGAACATAGAAATCAAAAGGTTTTGTGATATTTTTAACAATCCAATTGGCAACATCTTTGCCGGTTTTTGAGTTTTCACCAAGATCATGATCAAAAAAGATAAGATCATATACATTTGACGAAAGATATGCAATTGCTTCGTCATAATTGCGAGCAATATGAACGTTTCGTCGATTTGCAGCAATGTATCTTCTTTGATCTTCATTGAAATTGGGAAGCATTGCCTTTTCGCGATATCGAAAAGAACAAACATAACTAAAATCACGTTCATCATCAATGAAAAGAATCATTGTTAGCTTCCAAATTTAAGAAGATTAAGTAGAAATTGATTCAATGAATTCTTGTTCGAATTCTTTGAATGACAATTCATGAACAAAAACAATTGTGCCTTTATCGATAGGCACAATTTCATATTTAGTTTTTATTCTTTGAATCAAATTCACATAATCTTCTTCGTGATCATAAATCGCAACAACGACAACATTGCTTCGAATTAACATGGTTTTTATCCAAAAATAATGTCGGAGACGGGAATCGAACCCGTACGCCCCTTCCAGGACCCAGGATTTTAAGTCCTGTGCGTCTGCCTATTTCGCCACTCCGACGCATTTAATCATTGTACAATCAAACTTCAGGGTTTGTTAATGGCCAAACAGAATATAACCATCTCAAACCCATTACATCAAATGCATCATCAAGTGATTTTCGAATTTTGTCAACATGCATAAAGGCTTCAGCCTCATTGAAAAATGGACCGTAAATTTGATGCACTCCATAGGGCTTTTCGACATAAATGATAAGAGTGTATTGCATGATCAGTCCATTTTGTTTGTTGACTTCTGACATCGTCACATTGTACAATCAAACTTCATTGATTAAGTGTAATAAAAAACAGGGATGTTTCCACCCCTGTTTCTCAGATCAATTGCCCTTAACCATTATGATCAAAATCGAACTCAAATTCGTATTCGTCTTCAGACAAAAAGCAATCGAATTCTTCTTGAAGAATTTCATCAAAAAGAAGAATTTCTTCAATGTAATCATCAAGAAGAAGTTCGTCAAACAATTCGATTTCTTCTTCTCGATCTTCTTCAGTTGCTTCGAAGAAGTCGGGCAATGTGCTGGTACGAATCATTGGAAATTCCTTGAAGTTTTGATTGAATTGAACCAACATCAGTCAATTGTACAATCAAACTAATGTGGCACCTTCCGGAATTTGCCATTTTTCATTTTCTGATGGTTTTGGCTTAAACCATGTTGATTCAATAGCATCAGAAGATGATTTTGCCATTGAACAAATGGCATTTAATTGCCACATTGCTTCTTTCAAATCATTCCGAGCAGACAAAAATAATCGAATCAATGTCTCAACATTATCTCGATTCGATACAATTTCATCAATAATGTGTTCAGGTACTTCATCACATTTCTCTGCTTCATCAAGCAGAGATAAAATGTTTTGATTTGACACTTTTACTCTCCAGGTGGATACTTAGGATCAGGGGCGGGTAAATGTTCTGATGATTTTTCTTTTTTTGGCCAATCATTTTTGGCATATCCGATATGTTGAGCCTGACCGCTTTGAATATCGGTAATGTCAATGATGTTTGACCATGTTCCTGAAATGTGTTTTCTTTCAAAACCAAATTCTTCAGCGTAATGATCAAGAATCTGGTTTAATGAAAGAAACTCGATTCTATGGACAACAAGGACTGTAAATACCTGATTGTCATAAAATACTACAATGCCATTTTCCATTGAATTCTCTCATTGGAGACAGATTGTACAATCAAACTCTTACCACCAGAAAACGATTTTGTGTGGAATCTTTTTTGTGGGAAGAATGATTTCAAATTTATCGTATCGAACACGAAACAATTCAACCTCAAAATCCATACTTACAGGATTTACAGGCAAATTTAATGGAGATTCCGTGTTTTTAGCTTTGTATCTTACTAATACTCCACGGGGTCCACTGGAGACAGATTCGACTTGATCAATACAATTTTGATCAAATGATCTTCTGAAAGCATCAAGTTTGTCAAAATCTTCTGATGTTTTTGCAATAATGCTGATTTTTTCAAAACTCATGTGCAACTCAGCCTTTTAATTGAGAATCGCCAATTACTGTCAATCCATTTTGATTTTTTGAGGGTTTCCATTTCGGATTGAAAAACGCCATTTTGCGCCAGCCCAAGAAACCACCCAACCTGATTCTGAAATCACTTTACGATTTTCATCGTAAATTTTACCTCCAATCAAATGTTGTTCCACATAAAGAAAACCCTCTGGATCACATTTTTCATGAAAATTTTCAAGTTGCTTTGCGATTTTTGATAATTGAGATGAAATCTCAAGTTTTAGTTCAGCAAGTTTTCTTGCTTCAACCAAAGTGGTATAATCATTTGCTTGTGGAAATTTGTTCATTTGTTAGGCTTTCGACAACAAGAGATTGTACAATCAAACATTCTTTTCGTCTTGAGGCAAACCCCATGCTCTTTCAATATCAAATTCGTCAAATTGCCAGAGTTCTTCTGGAGAATGTTGCTTTAACAATTGATGATTAGCAAAATGACGGTTTTTGATACTAATTGCTGCTCTCAAACCATTTTTCAAGCCTTGCAAATAGGCTTTTTGCCGTTCTTCTTCAATCAATTCAAGAATTGTTTTGTTTTGATTGACAGATTCTTCAAATGGTGGTGAAAATCTTGCATCATTCAAATCGAAAAGTCGTGCATTTACAATACTTCCATCATGATTTGCAACATGAAATCCATTTTGCTTTTCGAAAGTATCAACAATACGACCCGAACTAATCAGTTTTCTGAACATCGTTTTCCCCTTACCAGTTTGAGTTTGATCCGAACACTGATCAATTGTACAATCAAACTGTAAATCCTGCAAATCTCATCAGATAGATAAATTTACGTTTGATTTTAATCCATAAATAATTCAGATTAGATCTGAAATTATTTCTTTGGACCACAGAGAAAGGACTTAATTGAGTTAACACATTTGTTCTCAAGTTAACAGCCCAAAATCGTCCTAGATTTTGAAATGCATCTCTTGATGATGGAATGTAAAACACTTCACCAACAGAAAGTTGGTTAAGCGTGAAATCAAATCCATGCTTTTTACTGTTTTTTGTGAAAACTTCATTCAATTTTTGAAGGCTGTTTGATTTCATCTTGAAATTCCATGAATTGGAAGGTGTTTGTACACAAACATTGTACAATCAAACTTTATTTTCGTTCGATTTCTACACAATAAATTATCGAACTTCCAGAAGATCCTTGTTCAGAAAACAACCAACCTGCTTTTTCCAACTTTACTTCATTAGCCACATGAAGTTTTTCTTTCAAATAGATCGTCATTCTTGCATTTTCATCTGCTTTGATATAAAAATCTTTCAAATGAAGAGCAATTTCAGCCAATTGTTCTTCTTCATTTTTCCTTGTCCGGTTCATGAACCAATTGAATTGTTCATTCGATGACGGAATATTCACCGATTTTTTCATTGTTCGTTGCTCAGAAGTTGTAGAACTTGTTTTCCTGACCATTTTGTTTTCCTTCAAACAGAAACCGCAGTTTCTGTAGCATGTGCAACATAAATTGTTGAATTTGGATCTTTTGGATCTTTTGGAAACTGGAAACTCATGCCAACTTTAGTGGTTTTTGGATAAAAACCAAACTTGGTCTGAAACTTTTCCGGAGAAAGAGCACAAACTGGAATTCCATTTTCCAATACAACGATAGCAACTTCGCCTGACATCGTAAGAACCATGACGATTTTCCTTTGATTTTTTTTGGAAGCTAACCGATGTTGATCAATTGTACAATCAAACTAAAAAAGACAGATTTCCACGTTGCCCTTCGAAAGATAATTATCTTGATTAGTTACCAATCAAAATAATTATCTTTTCTTCTCACAGCTTCCGTTTCTTTTTAAAGTCGGTCGCATCTCTGCTTCTATCCAACTTCTGTCTTTTTTTAGATCATATTTGCACCAAATTCAGGATATTCAGTACCTCTCATTTCTGAAGGACCGCCATCATATTTTGTGTGATGTGGATTTTTCAACAAATGAAATGCAAAATTCCACAACCAATTTCGTTGAAGTTTTGACATTCTTTCATGAAAAGAATGGAATCTTGCATAAATGATTCTTTGTGCTTTTTCTTTCAATTCAGCACATTGAACCAACTGAATGTCAAAATGCGTTTTGCCAACAAATTTTCTTAACACACAAACAACTTGTTGGTCAACATATGTTGCTGGTGCAGCAATGGTTGAATAACCATTTGACAGTAAATCCGAATGTGTTTTTTCTGTGAATTCGACAAAAAAGTCGTAATCATTTGGGTTTTTACTTCCAAAGTATCTTGACCCAGTCAGATAAAACAAGACGTTCATCTTATCCAATTCAGCTAATTCAGCTTTAATTGGATCGCACTCAGCAATTGAGCTTCCACGAATCATCTGAAATTTCCTTGTTTTTTCGCTTTGAATCTCTCGACATCAACACATTGTACAATCAAACTCTGTGAAACCAATCTTTGATTTTCCAATAACCCGAATGTAAACAAACAAACGGAACGAAAATCAAGAAGAAATAAAAAACCCAACCAGCATGTTTCAAACTTTTAATCATAAACCCTCTATTCATAGATTGAAAAGATTGCATTATATGCCTTCATTTCATAGGCAAGTGCATCACTTTCCACCAGAGAATCATTTCCTTCGTTGTAGATCAGAAAAGAAAGTGTATATTTAATGAATTTTGTGTAATTCTGTCTGCTATGACGATATTCATGTGCTAATGTAACAGCAATGATACCATCAGATTCAGAAAAAACAGATTTGTTAACATACAACTTTTTGCTGATAAAGTCGTATTTTGCAAAATACCCCTTATCGTCATTGGTAAATACCAATTCCTTGTTTTCAATCTTTTCCTTAATCCAAATTGCAATTTTTGGATTAACCTCTTCCAAAATTTGGATAGCATTTTGGAGAGATTCCAGTCTTACCGAATCTGGAGTATTGGTGAAAATACTGTATTTGTTTGAAACAATGTGTGGATCAATGTTAATCAAACTTTTGAAGTCATCAATTTCTGAGTCTTTTTTGCAATCAAAAAGAATGAAAGCCAAAAGACTCAGACAAATTGTTGCCAACACACTTTTCTTGCAAAAAAATTCAAACATGATTGTTCTCTTCATAAGAGTTTTCACCTTGATTCATATGAAGAGATTGTACAATCAAACTTTAGTTTGTCAAAATTGACTGAATTTCAGGTGCAAACAAATTGGCATTAGTTTCTGGCAAAGTCTCAACAATATGTTTGACAAGCATTGTTTTTGCTTCTGTCAACATAAGAGACAAATATTCTTGTGTAGCCAGAAAAGAAAAATCGTCTGCAAATCTGTTGAGAAATGCCTGTTTCAGAATTAACGATGGAAGCTGATCAGCAATAATGTGTGCAATATTAATCACCAAAATAGGTGAAATAAGCGTGAATTTTGATGATCTTGACCAACTCCAAGTAGCAACACGACTGTTCATTCTTGGATTTTTAGTATCCAACATTTCAGTGAATTGATCACATTTTTCATCTCTTGAAATGACAATATATTCAGTTTTCAGAGTGTTTTCTCCATTATCATGTTGTAAACGCTGTGTTGGAAAAAAATACTTTGAAGTAATTGGTTTCAATGTAAGAAACTCTGAAAGCGTCATGTTTTTATTCCTAAAAGAGTTAGTAAAGACACATTGTACAATCAAACTGAATCAAATTCTAAGATTTGTTTGACTCAATAATATCCTGCATTTTTTTGTTGTAAATATCAACTAATTGTTGATATTCTGTGTTGAAACAATGTTGATTAATTGCGGACGGCATGTTGACCAACACAACCGCCAAACAAATAATAACAATTATTCCATAGATGTGTGTGAACATGGTTGGTGATCCAAATCAATCGCAGTCAAAATTTTATTCAAGTGAATCCCACAAGAATTGACATATGGTAACACAAAAACTGTGCCAGATTCACAATTCAATAACTCTTCTTGCAATTGACTATACCAATTCAGAGTTCTGAATTTATGATCTTCTTTAGAAGCTGATTCCAATTCATCCAAAGCTTCCAACAAATTCAGTTCTTTTGAAATTGAAAGATTTTCATCTATCAAAATGAAAAAACGCTTTGTCATGTGAAATCATTTCTTGAAAAAAAAGAATAAAAAACAGTGGTTCGGAATCGTTTTGTTTTTTACCTAATGTCAATATTATTTTAGACTCAGGTGATTCGTTCCACTGTTTTTAGTTTTTCAACGAATAGTTCTCTGAAGAAAAGTCAAATCAAGTTGATTTCTTTCATTCAATCCAACTGCACGAATCAAATCAATTGTTTGAAAACACAACTTGACCGCTTTGAACACTTCCCAAGGATTCATACAATTATTCAAAATTTCAACCAACGCATCAGTACGTGGAAGAATCATTCCCATACACACAACAGTTTCACCTGTTTCATCAATAACCATTTTGATCGCATGATTTCCTGGAAGCTTTTCAATTCCAATCATCGTTCCAAAAATGACATTGTTGTCAGAATCAATGTGAATAATCTGCACTTGAATTACCTTTTGTTGAAAGAATTGTTAGTTCGATGTGAAGGAATTGTACAAGCAAACTCAAAACAAGTTTGTGTAAAAATACTTTGCCAAATTTACACCAGCATATCCCAACACTGAACAAAGGAACACAATTACAATCGTTGCAATTACGAAAGCAATTCGATCTTGAATCCAATAATTCTTTGGTTTTTCAAGAAAGATTCTTACCTTATCAGTTAAAGTAAAAAATGAAGCTGCAATTAACATTCCAATTACAGCATAAAAGAAAATTGAAGTAATCGTGGTCAACATGAAAATCTCCTGAGTTTTGTAAACTAACATACACTCATTGTACAATCAAACTTCAATCCAGTCTAATTGTATTTCCTTTTAAAAATCCACTTGTTACCGCACCAGTAACAATATGTCCACTTGGTGATTTTGCCTTGAAACCAGTAGAAAATGTATCGCTTTTTGATTTCATCCAAGGACGCCAACCAGTAATTTCAATTTCAGTGTAACCCTGTTCAGATAATACTCTTTTTGTATTATCAGGATCAATTGCACCACCATTTGCAATCAAAATAACAAAAAAGAGTATTATCCCACAAAAGATCATTTCAATCAAACTAATTCTTTTCATTTCACTTTTCCTTTTAAAAACAGACAATCAGAGTTAAATGAAAGTTTTCCGAATATTTCCCGTTGATACTTTCCAAGTATAACCCGAATCCTGACTGTTTTGAGTATCTGAAAATAACTCAAGAATTATTTCGCTCTCATCACATGATTTAATTAACTCTGTTTCAGTTAATAAATCACGAATGGAATTCGTCTTATTCATTTCATCTTCATCATCCCAACCCATATTTTGCAGGGCTTGACCAAAAATACAACCCTTACAATCTGGTCCAGCCAATTTATTACCATCTATTGCTGGTCCATTCCAGGAACAAAGAACAACATGGTCAGAAGTGTTATAACGAAAATCAGGGTTTTCGTCTGCCAAACGAACAACTTCTTTTCTCAATTTCTCAAAAAAATCAAGTTGAGTACCATTACTCAGAATCACTTCTGAAATCTTCATGTTGTATCCTTGTTATTAAGAGTTGGAGTGGAATCAATTATTCCACACGTTAATGCTATTTATTCTAAAGTGCGACTCAAAAATGAATGAATAACTACATTTCCACTTTTTCGTGTTTCATAGCAATTCAAACATTCAAATAATCCAACACTACATGTTCGAATTAACGTACCAGCCCTTCCATTTCCTGCCTTGCAGGTTTCACACTGATTAAATGTCATGGATTTTTACTTGTTTCTTGAAGCAATTTTGAAATTCTTTCAATTGCTTTACCCCAGGATGCTCCATTATCCTGATCAACTTGTGTATCCCTAAAAGATACAATCCATTTGTGAGTTCGAGGAGTTAAAATATCAGCATATTCTGTACACAGTATTTCTGATATATTGTGTCCACAATTCATTTCGTTTTCATCATCCCAACCCATATTTTGCAGGGCTTGACCAAAAATACAACCCTTACAATCTGGTCCAGCTTGAATTGGTGTCACAGATAAAGATGTTTTCAAAGTTGCTGGACCATTGTAATGGCAAGAAGCAAGCCTTTCAGAAGTATTATACTGAAAATCAGGATTTTCCGTTCCCAATTTAACTACTTCTACTGCCACTTGCTTTACAAACTCAAGTTCAGAATTGAACTTGGCAATAATTTCTTTTAAATTCATGATGTTATCCTTGTGGTTGATGTCACTCTATTGTACAATCAAACTTGATTTGATTTTACCACCATTCAGGTATTTCTTGATTTTTTTGATCTTCTTGATTTACATCAGAAATAACAAAAACTGGTGTTAGATTACCGTTTTGTTTCAATTTGATGTACATGCCTTTTACGATATATTTAATTTCACCTTGATACAACAAAACTGTATCACCTGTCTGAAGAATAACGTTTGACATGATTTTTATCTCAAATGGACTATAACAGAATTGAACTGTTTCTAATCACTATTATCGTGATCGTGCTCCGTACACTAATAATCCAGAGTTTTCAACCAACCAAATGAATTACCAGCGAAATGATACTGGAAATTGCACAAACAATTGTTGAAATCCAAAGACCAATAGTAACATAAAACTTCTCGAAACCAATCGAATGCAATTTGTGAGAATTCAACTTATTCAAATCCATCTTGGATACATTTCCAAAAATAGATCGCACAGCAAAAACATGCCATGCCACAGTTGCAACAAACAAAACCACAGCAGAAACAGCAAAAATAACAAACAAATTCATTGCCGTCATTTTCTCAACTCCAAAAAGAAATTCAAAACATCAATCGTAAAATAAATGGGTTCATTTTTTTGATCAACACCCGTTGTGTGACCATGAATCCATTTTTCAAATTGATCAACAAGACCAAATCCATCCAAATAATCAAACAGAAATTTCTGTGTATATCCCAACGCAGTGTTGGGAAGAATATGAATTTGTGATTTGATCCGCTCAATTGCAGTATCAACAACCAAATATTTCAATTCTTCAAGAGAAATGTTGCCATGAACTGGATGGGTATATGGCTTGTTGTCTCGAAAACAAGCCAATGCAGCCTGAACTTCTTTCAAAGCTGAAAAGGAAATTGAAGACAATTGTTCTTTTTTGCTCATCTTATAACTCCAGAAAAGATTGATATTAACACATTGTACAATCAAACTTCATTGTATTAAAACAAAAAAAGAACAGGAAAATTTCCTGTTCTTTAGCGATTTTTTAATAATTAGTGTTTTACTCGTCATTAACTAGAAAGTTAATTCTAATTAATACACCGCCAAACGCTCCACACTAATGTTCTACTTTATACTATTGTGAGTATTAAATCCTAATCAATAAGTAGAAAAATGATTAGGTCAAAAATATGATTAACAGAACAGTTGTTCCATTGCTTTGTCAAATTCTTTTTCTGACATAGAACTCAAAACACCAATTTCAGGTGCCTTAGAAACAAACTTATTCTGATTTGTCTGCAAATTCGTAATGGTAAATCCACCATTCTCAGATCGAATTCTGTATTTTTTACTTTGAACGTTCATCATTTCTCACAATCCTTCATTGTACAATCAAACTTCATGAAGTTGAACAATTAACTAATTACCTAATAAAAGTGGCACAATTCTAATTAAATAAGTTGTACTAGGCAGATATTTTGTACCTATTAGGTAATCCACCCTGATAATTAGTTAGTTGCTCAAACTCACAATTCTCGTATTGTACAATCAAACTTCATTAGAAGTAAATAAATAAAACAGGGAATAAGAATTCATCATTCCTATTCCCCGAGCGATTTTTTAATACTTAACGTTTTACTCGTACGTTTGTAATAAATACAAACACATCGCTAAACGCTCCACGTTAAGATAATTGACCCCCAACATCATGGTCAATTGGACTAATTTTATCTGTAATAATTACCTCAAAACAACAACAAAAATTAGTTAAAAACCATTGTTTTGAGTGATGTATTAAGCCGCTACGGAAACCTCAACCGGCTCAGGAGTCAGCAAATCAATATATGTCTGACCCTTTGCGTCAACGTGCTCAGAAACCATTGCGAGCAATTTCGCAGTGATATCTACACCACGGGTGAGATCAGAATAAAGATCCACCAATTCCGGCTTTGTACAAGAAGCACGAAGCTTTTCCATAATAACTCGGTGAGTCTTATCAACAACTGCCGTTGCTGAATTCTTATTCTTAGAACCCTTCGGACGACCACGACCAGGCTTTTCAGCCTTAATCGGAGTAAGATCCAAAACAATTCCGTACTCCACAATCTTATCAGCAATATAACTTGCTGACAAATTCGTAGAACGTGCAACCGCATTGATCAACTGCAATTCATCCTTGCAGTTTTCAAAAGATCGCACTGACAAAATTGCTGCTTCGAGACGTGTCTTTTCCACTGTACTAAACTCCAAAAAAAACTGTTTTTGACTTGTCAACACCGTTGTTGACATCGTCATATTGTACAACCAAACTTCAAAGCCCTTCTCAACTCTGAGAAGGAAGTCTGGTTTCGACTCTCCTGAGTCTTCTTCACATCACCTCATTGTACAATCAAACTTCCTGTTAAAGAAGTATGTTTCAATTACAAATATGATTTTACCTTGTGAATTTGTCCAATGGTCTTTTGATCATTAAAATCCATAATAATTAACTTATCAGCAGTAACATAAACAGATTTTGCTGATGAAAATGACGCCTTCATATCCTCAATATTGTGAAATACTCCATTGTCTTCTGGACCAATGAATGTTTCATTGTTTGTCTGGAAAATTACAACATATTTTGTTTGACGATTCATGATATTTTTCCAATTGCATTAGAGATCATTTCTTTTACCGTTTTTCGTCCACTTTTCTCTCCAATATTGTAAAATGTATTAGCAAATATGGAAAGAAATGAAATCAATTGTCCTGATTCCACAATTTTCGTTAAAGCAACTTTGAACAATCTCTCTTCCAAAACATTAGTCAATAATGTCTCTTCTGTTTCTGTTTTGTTGATAACTCCAATTACAGTTGGATCTGTAATTTCAATTCGAAGTTTCAATCCCAAATTGGAAAAAACAATTGCACTATCCTTCGATTGATCAGAATCTCGAAAGAAAATTTCACTTTCATTAAAATCAACTGGTTTCCAAACAACAGAACGAGTCAAAATCAAATCTGAATAATCTTCACCAATACAAATTGTGATTGAATCATTGTTGTCTTTTGTGATGTTAACTCGTGTCATTTTAACCATCCAAAAAAATCTTTTACTTCAACACCATTGTACAATCAAACTTCAAGAAGTGGTTTAATTGCTTCACCCCAAGAAGCACCAAAATCTTGTTTGCTTTGAATTTCCTGCAAAATATTAAGTTTTTGACGATCAATACCTCTGTTTTTCAGAACATAAATAATTGGACCAGCCATTTCCTCTTCAGAATTCCAACCCATATTCTGAAATGCCTGTCCAAAAATACAACCCTTGCATTCCGGTCCAATCTGGACTTTTTCAAATCCTAACTTGTCAGACCATGTTTCATTATATGATGGTCCAGAATATGAACAATAACGACCACCATTTTTAAGATTGTAAATAAAATCAGGATTTTCTGTTCCTAATTTAATTACTTCCGTCTTCAATACAGAAAGAAATTCATCTTCTGATGAATACTTTGCAATTAATTCACTCAGTTTCATTTTATTATCCTTCAAAATTACTTGATATCATCGTATTGTACAATCAAACTACTTTTCTAAAAAGTGGTTTAATTGCTTCACCCCAACTAAGCCCTTTATCTTGATCGTTTTGAATTTCCTGAAAAACATCAAGCTTTGTATAATGAAATTCATGATTTCTCAAAACTGTGGAAATTGAACCAATTAATTCCTCTTCAGGATTCCAACCCATATTTTGTAGGGCTTGACCGAAAATACAACCCTTACATTCCGGTCCAACTGTTTTCTTTATAGGATTTAACCAATCAGTATTGTTAGTACGATATGCTGGTCCATTGTAAGAACAAAGACCAAGATTTCCAGGATTGTAAATAAAATCAGGATTTTCTGTTCCTAATTTAATTACTTCTGATTTCAATGCAGAAAGAAATTCATCTTGAGATGAATACTTTGCAATTATTTCACTCAGTTTCATTTTACTATCCTTCAAAAGTGTTTTACGAACGCTTCGGATTTCCACCGAATTAACATGGAACTAATTTGTCACAGTAGTTAATCGGCAGGTCTTTAAGGTGACATTCCTCTACCCACCTAGTTTCATTCCATGATACTCATTCGTTCTCATTAAATAACTTATTTTTGATCATTTCACGCAATTGTGCAAATTCAACATTTTCCAAATTTACTGTAACCATCTTCAATATCTCGCCAGTAATTGTAAATAAATCAGCGAGTTCCTTTGTTGCTTTCAAAGATCCTTGATATGGAATTATAGCAATGCAAAGATCGTTATACTTATCTGCATTTGGTTTTTGTACAACCCAATTTCCATCAATACGACATTTGCTCTGTACATCTTGAAAAAATGTAGCAATTCGATTCATTTCTTCTTCAAGCTTTGTTTCTGCCATTTGAATTGTCCTCATTCGTTCTCATTAAATAATTTAATTGTGGCTGGCTTATCAGTCTCAGGCTGAGAAAAAATAGGCTGAGAAAGAAATGAAAAGAAATGAAGAGATAACAATTCCCCCTCATTAATTTTAAGAACCAACCCATTATCCTCATTGGTAAAACCAACGTCAATTCCAACCGTTTTTACATATAGGTTGTAGCCAGTAACAAAATCAAGAACTCTTGACTTTGTCAAATTGTCCGTTACATGTGTCCAAAATGCAAACATTATTCCGTTTCCTTAACAGCATTTAATAACGCATCTTCAAGTTTGTTCAATGCTTCCATGATTTTCGCATGCTTTTCATCATACCAATTTTCATCAATTGGTTCTCTTTTAAAGAGAACTGTATTGTCCACAATACAAGAAACCCAAGCAGCATTGACATTAATTTTCAATTTACGATTTTTATCGTGAATTTCAATGTTTGCAAGCATTATTCTGCTTTCTGAGAAAGAATTGCTTCAACTTTTCTGGATTGTTTGGAATGAAATAATAAACCTTGTAATCTATCTTTCCGTCAAATTCAAACTCAAAATCCAATCTTCCAGAAATTAAAACCCTTTTCTTGCCAAGTTTCAAACTCAAAGTCAACTTGACAGTATTCGGAATTCTCTTATTAGAAAATCCCCAGGAACTAATATTATAACCATTTGAACTAAATGTCAAATGATCACATAAGTATTTTGAATCAAACTTTAAAATCATTGTTGTTTCCTTGATTGTATAGCCATTGTTGTTTCCTTGATTGTATAGCCATTGTACAATCAAACTTCAATTACCATTCTTGATGGTATAAAGCATCTTCAATTTTAAGCTCTTCATTTAGCATTAACCACAAAATGATTGTAGTTAAACTAATTTCAACATATTTAAACTCACCTTGGTGAATTCTTTCTGTTGTAAACAATTTGAGCGAATCAACATATATGCTCATGTTCTTGTAACGTCCAAAACTCAAATACTCTTCTGGATTTTTAAGAAGATAAGCATATTTGGATTCACCTGACAATACATGACCATCTGCATTTGTTGGATATGTCACGTCAAAAACAGGTTTGGTAAATTTAACATTGTAAATCCCATCTTTTGTGGATTCCCAACCTGTTAATTCACAAAATACACTTATCACCTCATTAATGTCAATGTATTTCAATGTTTCAGCAATAATCATTGTTGTTTCCTTGATTATACATTGTACAATCAAATTTCAAGACCACTAAATAATCCCTCTTCAATTGAACCTTCATCACGAATTACTCGTGCTTTAGTAAGTTCAATGAATTTAGGTCTGTTCTTTAACCTGTTCCTAATAGGATTTGTAGCAACAATTAATCCTAACATCATTTCAATGCAAATTGTATCAATTTCAAACAAAGTTAATAACTGATCAATTTCATCAAACTTTCTTTCACACATCATGTTATTAATCAAGATATACATCTTGTCAATTCCACGATCCCTGCTCTCCAAACAAATATTGTTTGATGAAATTATTTCATCATAATATTGATTCATTTTGATTGCTCAGAATACTCTTGTGTTACTTGCTTCTCAACAGGCATTGAATCAAATGCCCACATAAACAAAATAAGGGCAGCAAAAAACAAATCCTGAAATCGAATTCGAAAAGTGTAGTAATCTCGCTCGAAAACAAAAATCAAAAATCCAACCACAATCAATGAAATCGATGCCGTCTGAAAAAGATAACTCATTTTCAAATCCTAATCTTTTTTAAAGATTCCCTTAATAAACCCCTTCGCAAAATTCTTACTCTGCTTTCCAGTAAATTCACCCACATCCTCAGTTGTAGGTAAATTAATTCTTTTTGGTTCCTTATATGGCTTTTCAGAACTGGTGAGAATTAAACTGGTAAGCCACCAAGTTACAACTCCAAAAAGAATTAAACAAATTCCACTAAGAATGATTTTACAAATCTCTACAACTTCATTCTTTTTCATAAACCAATTCCCCATTACACATATTAATTGTTTTTGTTTCCAATTCAGCCAAACAAATAAATTCACATGATCGATATACAAATGATCTGGAAACGTGATGATGACCAAATACCCATAAATCCGGAACATGATCTCCTAACATCCACTGAAGCATATTTCTTGTAGATGTATTGTCATATACCATTTCTCGCTTCAAAAAACGAAGAATTTCTGTAGGACAATCATGAGATATAACTACTTTCGGTTTCGTTTTTTGATATAAATCAAATGCAGCAAATTGCTGTAATGTACTTAATTCCTCTTCCTGAAACCAATCTATTCGATCAATTAATCCAGGCTTATTAATCGAATATGCTCCACGTACATAATAAATACCATCCTCTGTTACTCCATAATCACCTAGAGAATATGGAGAATTTGGGTAGATATTATAATCATCATGATTGCCACCAAGAATTTTGTGATTATTGGAATCAACATTTGATTCATCTAATCTTAACCAAGCATTGGTTTCAGTTTTAAATGAATAATGTCCAAAATCACCTAATTGAATTGTTTTCGCAGCTTTTGTTGGTGAAGAGGATTCGTAATTAACAATTGATCGCCAAGCATCAAAATTGTTATGAGAATCACCAATTAATGTGATATACATGTTTTTTCCTTTGGTAACATCATCACATTGTACAATCAAACTTATATAAGTGTTTATGTAAAAAAAAGAGCGTGATTGTTATTATCACGCTCTTTTTATTTATTTATTTAGAAATTCATAAGTAGCTACTGGTTCACACATTTAATTAGTCAGGGCTTTAGCTAACTAATCTTTTAAAAATGTGCGAGCCAACTAGATCGTGAACTCTTAGACCAACGAAAAATTGCGAATTTTCGTTGTACTAGACTATATTTTTCAATAGCCGTCCAGATTTTATTAAAAACAAAAGAGGGTTTTTCAACAAAACAGAGAATTACAATCAACATAATGAATATATTGAACATGATTTTCTCCTTACATAAGAAATTTCTTATTCTTATGTGTAAAAATTATGTAAGACTAAATCGGGATGGATCAGGACATGTCCTTCTTATTTTTTATTAATCAAATAATTATTAATTATTAATTAAAAAATTAATAATTAATAATTTGGCGCACATGGATTTGATTTAAAATCCTGATGAAATGAGATCAGAGTTTGGTTTATTTGGTTTAAGTACAATATCTGAGTCGATATCGTTAATAACTGTTGAATTTTTTGGATTTAGTTTCATTTTTCACATTTTTCTTTATTCAGTTGATTTTTTACTGTGAAGATTTGTTGTACAACAAGAATCATTGCTTCGTGAGCATCTTCTTGAAAATCAAAAACTATTGAAGAGAACGAGACATTTTTGAATTTCAGAGTGAATCTGAATTTAGATGAATCTTTATACAGATATGATTGATTAAGTTCAATCATATCTGTAACTTGCATAATATGATTTGTGTATGGAATTCTGACCATACTTTCCATTGGATTTTTTTCATCATGAAGAAACTTCAGTGTTTCAACACTTTTTGGTTTTTCAGCAATTGAAATAACATCATCATGAAGAGAATAGGTTCCATTTTCAAGAGATTTGAGTGTATTTTGAGAAATATTGTTTAAATTCATTAGAAGTTGAATTAGGCTAAGAGCCTGATCCAGTTCAATTGGTTCTGAGTAGAAATCAGCCAGATTATTTCCTGTATAAACATGTACATTATATTTTCCGGGTTCAACAAGACTTGATGAGTAGTCAATTTTGGTAATTTCTTGTAATTTAGAAATTACGATTGAGGTATTAACCTTTGGAAAGGTTAGAAAGTTTCCAGTTTTGGCAAAAGTGGCGATAGTTGTCATTGTTAATAATTTCTTGAAATTGAAAGGAGTTGATATCGTTGTATTGTACAATCAAACTTGGTTTTACTTTTTCATTTGATTGAGATCATCAATAAAGCTTTGTATCATAGCGTATACAACCCAGATTGGACCGAGAAGTGTAGGAATGATATCTTTTCCAAGAAAAGCGAGAGCCATTGAAAATGCGAGCCAGAACAATCCGATGAAATACAGTATATCGATCATGAAATGATACCTCCGTTATTAATTCCCAGTTCATTTTGAATTTTTCTCAATTTACTTTTTTCACCTTCTTGAAAGGAAAGAAGGTGTCTCATTTCTTGAAAATCGGATAAGAAATTTCGAATTTGTTGTCCATTCATATTTTTGAATGTAGATTCTAAAATAAGATCTGGTGTATTTCTTTTTTCTGACAATCCAAGAATTTCAATTACGAGATTTTGGTTTGTTACCATAAAAACGCAATTTGTTGCTCTTTCGTTCATGGAAAAGAGTTTAATTTTTTGGTTATCAACATGAGTTTGTCCAAAAAAGATGGATGTTGTATCTGATTCGAAATATGGATTTCCGGACCAATTTTTGACTTTTGGACCGAGCCACACAGTAATGGAGGTTGCATTATTTTGAATTGTTATTTCCACAGTAAAACTCCAGAATTTAGTTTATTTGGATTAACATGTTTACATTGTACAATCAAACTTTGTGATCATTTTGAATAATTTCGTCATATTGTATTAAGCAACCATTTGAATCTTCAATAAAGATCAGGTTATTATTTTGATCATATTTGCGTTTTTCCCACCAACCATTTGAATCTTCAATAAAGATCAGATTATTATTTTGATCATAATCATATTTTACTGAATAATCATTTGAATTTTTATAAAGAATTAGATTATTATTTTGATCATATTTGTGTTTCATGTGAAACGAGTATGATCGTTTAATCGTCAGTTCGTTATTAACAATTCCAAATAGTTGATAATATTCTTCTTTTGGAATTTCTCTGATGACACGTAGTTTATTTGTTACAGATTTATCACAAGAATGGATACATTCGCCTAAATCTTCAATTTCGAGTAATTTGAAATTATGTTGAATTGAATAATGGTTCAATACGTTAATTGGATTTTTACAATAGTGGAATCCATATTTGCACATAACTGGAGTTCTTGGTAATTCGTAGGTTTTTCCGATTTCGAATTTATGATTTAGACAAATGAAATCATAGGTTGCTTTGAATCCGGTTTTCATTTGTTACTTTCCTTTATTTGTTAATAACTATTTTTGACCAAATTTGGCATCGATTAACTTATTATTTTGATCATATTCATATTTTGACCACAAGCCATTTGCGGATTCACAATAAGTTTCATTATTATTTTCATTAAATTCGTATTTGGTCCAATCACCAAATGAATCTTCATAACGAATACGATTATTATTTTCATCAAATGTTTGTTTTGTCCAATAACCAGCTTCATAATTAGTTGTCAATTGATTGTTAATAATTCCAAATAGTTGATAATATTCTTCTTTTGGAATTTCTCTGATGACACGTAGTTTATTTGTTACAGATTTATCGTATTTGGTGATTGATATGCCAAGATCTTCAATTTCGAGCAAACGAAAAGTGTGTTTAATTGGATAATAACCAAGAACATCGATTGGATTTTTACAATAATGAAATCCATATTTACAAGGAATTGGAGTTCCTGATAATTCGTAGGTTTTTCCGATTTCGAATTTATGATTTCTGCAAGAGAAATCGTAGGTTGCTTTGAGTCCAGTTTTCATTTGTTACTTTCTATCTTTTTGTTTGTGATAAGAGAAATAACTAGTTACATTGTTATTTTGATCATATGTACGAATTGAATGATAACCAGATGAATCTTCAATATATGTTAGATTATTTCTTTCATCATATTCATATTTTAGCCAAGCACCATATGAGTTTTCAAGATAAATCAGATTATTATTTTGATCATATTTGTGTTTTACCCAAATACCATTTAGTCCATTAATAGTCAGTTCATTATTAATCATACCAAATAATTCATAATATTCTTCTTTTGGAATTTCTCTTACAACACGTAATTTATTTGTTGCAATTTTATCTTCATGATAGATTGATATGCCAATATCTTCAATTTCCAATAGATGGAAATCATTTTGAATTGGATAATATCCAAGAACATCAATTGGTTTGACGCAATAATGAAAACCATATTCGCAAGGAATTGGAGTTCCTGGTAATTCATAGGTTTTTCCGATTTCGAATTTGTGATCTCTGCAATAGAAATCGCGTGTAGCTTTGAATCCGATTTTCATGATTTTTTCTTTACTGCATTTAGACAATGGTGGAAATTATTTGCATCACAGCGTTTATTTGGATTCGGATAATATTTTTCGAACCAATTTTCAATCATTTTATGATCAATGAGTTCTGATGTTGGATTCCAAAAACAAACGACACAACCGTCTAAAATGCACCAATTAAGGGAGATACAAACTGATCTATCGTCATATTTTCCTACAGTTATTAGGAATCCATTAATTTGGTCCCAATTTTCAATTTCTGGATATTGGCAATAACTGCTTTTTTTGCAAAATTTTGACCATAATTCATGGTAAGCAAAATCATCTGCTTCAACAAGAAATTGTGTAACAGCAATACGACTTTCTGGGTTATTATATTTTTCAAAAAATTCGCGATTCATAATTTTCCCTTTAAATCGAATTTAGTTGCAAGATTGAATTTCGAAATATGAAGAGCAGCAATCGCAACCTGGTTCAATTCTTACAACTTGTACTTTTCTGAGTTTAGATCTTTTTGATCCATGAGGTTTATAGGATTGGACGAATTTTTTTCTTCCGAATTTTTCCAGAGCATCCCAGGGATGATCAATTTTAGAAATTGGAAGATTTTTTGGATTTACAGCACCTGGAATTCCGTAGTCGATAAGTTTTACCAATTTCAAACTTATAACCTCGGCACACGAAATTATAAGTGGCTTTAAATCCTGTTTTCATTTGAAATGCTTTCATGTTTAGGCAGCTTTTTGCTCATAAGAGCAAGTTAGACAATATTTATTGTCATTAATAGATATTGTCCAGTCAACACCAACTTTGTTATTTCTTGGAGAAAAGAAACAAACTGAATCTGTCAAATGGTTGTCATTAATTCCAGCGTGAATTAATAATCCTTTTAGAGTTCTTGGACCTTGACCAAAATAACCCCAACAAACGCCATCGAAAATGCAAAATCCATTTTCTCCAACGAATTTAACTCTTTCATGAAAGTTAGAATAAGTTACACCATTAGATGTTCTTTTGCTATACCATCGGTATCCAATAATTTCATGAATTTTTCCGAGACGATCAATATGTTTTGGAGCATTTTCTTCAACTTTTGAAGAAGATCCATATTCGTAGCGATATTTAACCATTATTAAATACTCCAAAAACACAATAAAAGTGAAGACGTATTTATATTGTACAATCAAACTTTGAATCCAGTTTTCATGATGTATTTTCTTTGTTTGATTATACTATAGATCAGTAAAAACTATTCCATCAGGATTAATTTTCAAGTTTGCCAGATTTGATGATGGATGTTTGAAATAAAACATTTCCCACAAATTATTGTTAAACACTAATTTCATGATTAGTTCTTTATTTTCATTATAGAAATATTCTTGGCATGGTTTTCCTTCGTAAAAAACTTTACGATTTAAGATATTTCCGTTTTCAAAATAAATTGAGATTTCCATTATCTCAATTTCATTTCGAATAATAAGTGTTCGATTTGATGAATCATAAGAAAAATTTCTTCCCAATAGATTCATGATTTCATCAGGATTAGTTATTTCTCTTACAATTCGAATGTGATTAGAAAAAGAATAAGATTGATAATGTTCAGTAACTTTGGATAAGTCTTCGATTTGTAACAATTTAAATGTTGGACAAATCGAGACATAATTAAACATATCTTTTGGATTACGAAAATAAAGTAATCCATTTTTAAATCGTTCAATTTTACCTGATACTTGATATTCTTTTCCAATTGACCATTTTGATTCAAAACATTCTTCATTTACTGTTGCTAAATAACCTTTTGACATAATTTTCTCAGTTTGAAAAATTTTGTTGATTACATTTTCCTATTAATGCCATTTAAAGCATCTTGCCAATAAGAAAGTGAGGTGGTTAATCTTTTGTTTTCTGTAGAACAGATTAATTTGTTTAGAAAATCAAACAATTTTTGAGCAAGTTTTTCTTGACCAAGAATTGTAGCAGAAGCTAAAAATCTTGTAATTCTTAGTGAATTGTGATTAAATTCTGCCCATGTGTATAATTGTTTATCCAAATTTGGAAGAATTTGAATGTTGTCATTTTCAAATGAAAGACCAAGAAATTTCAAAAATCTTTTTGATGCTTTTTCGAAATTTCGAATTAATTCAAGATCTGTTCGAAATAGTTCGATAGTTTCTCGATCTAACAATGGAGCATCTTTATTAAAAGCGCTTGCTTTTTCTAAAGGAAAAATAACTTGAATGAAGTTATGGCATTCTTCGAACCAATCATCATTTTGATTCAAAACTTGATCAAAAGTTAAGTTGTAAACTTGTTCATTTTTATAAAATGAAATCAATCTTTTATTCAAGCTATTCTCCTTTTTCTTCAATACATGAGTTCTTCATTTTTTTCTTCTTCTGCAAATTTAGATAAGCATCTAGGGCAATCTGCATGTGCTTTAATATGCAAAGAATCAATAATTGAACAAATTTGTTCAATTATTGATTCTTCAACGCCTTCTTTTTCCAATATTGCCCAAGCTTTTTCTGCATCGGGACTCATTACATTATCTTCTGGTGGACCAGAGCAACCGGGAGGATATGACCAGCCAAACATTCCTGACATTTTTAATATTCCTGTTTTTTAGTAAAGTTTTTCAATTTCTCTGTATACTCCAGTAATAATGTTATTGTTTTTCAATTTCAAACTGTCATGAACTAGATCAGCAAGTTCTTTTGTTTCAAACTTCAAAACAATTGAATGAATTGCATTGCCAGATTTATGAGTCGTTGTTACGAAAATTTGATACATTGTTTGACTTTCTGAAAAGAGAGAATACTTGTATATCATTGGTAATTACTGTTGTAATGACCAACCATTCACTATAACAGCATAGTTACTTTACAAGTGTTGATTTTCGTGTCGTTTAATTTAGACACTGCTTTCTCAACACTAATAAGTGTGTTGAGTTTTGCCTGTTAGTTCACATTGTTAGTAGCATGTGGCTTTGATCGCCATGAAGGAATTTTCTTCATAGCAATTCCTTCATTCATTGCTTGGCGATCAAATTCATCCAGTACAATTGTTGCATTTGCTGGAATCGTTCCATATCCGCCACCAGAAGTTCTTGCAATTGGTTTACGTCTTACTGTATTACGATTGCGAGGCATCATTAATCTCCAAAGAATTATTGTTTAGAACCAACACTCACAGATTGTACAATCAAACTTCTGGACGGATTGTTGAAAACGATACTGGTATAATTTCCTGAAAACAAAGTATCCAATTTTCACTTATAGCTTGTTCAAGCACATCATAATGAACAAGTGCTTGTTCAGCTTCCGAAACCGTATTAAAAATAAAATCAAACGCAAATTCGTAAACTTCAGGATCGGAGTTTGGAACAATCAGTCTTTTATTTTTGCTTTCATCTTCAACAAGAATTCGCCACACATAATTCTTTTCTGAACTTAATTCCATTATGTGGAATTCATTAATTTTTTTAAGCATGTTGTTTTTCTTAAAAAGTTGGAAGAAAAAAAAGACATAACACTTATGTCATCAATGATCAATTGTTAAGGAATGTTTTTCATAAGCTTCCAGACTTGTAATTCTACAAATCCAGATGCAATTCGTTTTTGTGTATCACGAAAAACATCAGGAAGCAAATTCAGCAATTGGAGAACCCATTCATTTTCTGAATGAACTTTTACAATAATTTCATTCTCTTCGAGAGGAATTTCTGGCACATTAACTGTAACCTTTCCCCAAGATTCAATTAATTGATTATCTTCAACAACATAAGCGATAATACACAATCGTTTAGATTGATGATAAAGATCGGTCTTCAACTCAATTTCAACATTTTCATTAAATGCTTTAATTGTTGTTCTCATTTTATGATCCAAAAAAGAAAGTTTTGTTTCAACATCAACACATTGTACAATCAAACTTAAAAAGCTTGAATGTTTTCAGAGTTATTATTTCTCCAATGAGCCAAGCAAAAATGTTGTTTTAATTCTGCATTATAACCAATTACGGCACAAGGAGAATTTTCTTGAATATTGTTGGGATACAAAATCGCAACATATTCAAATGGATTATCTGTAGTGTGGAAATTAACAATTTCTCGTACAGTTTTTGGTAAAAGAACAAATGTTGTTGGAATATATTTTTCATCTTCTTCAATATGAAAGATAACTCCAGATCTGAAGTTTGAATACGTATTTTTGTAACATGGAATTTTATAAACTCCAAATTCATTAATTGAGTGTTCTGTTAGAACAAAGTGTGGATTTACCAATGACCATTTTGGTAAACCATCATTATTCTTCATTGAGAGCAACAATTGCAAATTAATTAATTTGCCATTAAATTTTAGAACGCCACCACTACTTGCTTTTAACAAAGCAGCATATTGCATTTCAGCAATAGTTCCAGATTCAAGTTGATCAATTAATTTTTGATTAATTGATGCTTTGGTTTCTTCTGAAACCAAAGCATCAACAATTGGATTTTCTGAATTTTGCAGTGGATGTACAGATTTAGTATGACGCTTAAAGAGATTAAACATAAATTGCTTTACTTTCTTTATCAAAATTTATTTTAAGGTCAGTGAGACATTTGTACAAATTTTACAACATTTTGTTGTGCAATATACAGAGAATACAAAAGTGTGAAATTGTGATCTCCATAACGGCAACGTGCAATAATTCTGTTTTCAGGAACTGTCAAAACGGCTTCATTTAGTGCTTGTGGATGACGATATTTAACTTGTTCTACAACAGAAAGAACAAGTTCAACTTCACCAAATCCAACTACTTCTTTTTCATTTGATGAAATGTGAAATCCAAGAATATTTCCATATCCAACAGGATTTTCCATTGAATTAACAAAGGCACATGGAATGAAATTTTCAGTCATTTTGTGATCCAAAAAAGAAAGTTTTGTTTTACATCATTACATCAACACATTGTACAATCAAACTTTACTTACATATTTGCGGTCAATTTCATTATTGTTTTCATCAAATTTTTGCCAATAGCCATTCGAGTTTTCAAAATAAATTTCATTATTATTTTCATCATATTCGTATTTCATCCAATAATTATCTGAATCTTCATAACGAATACGATTATTTCTTTCATCAAATGTTCGTTTTGCCCAATAACCAAATTCATCAGTAGTTGTTAATTGATTATTAACAATTCCAAACAAAGAATAATATTCTTCTTTTGGTACTTCTCTTACAATTCGGATTTTATTTGTTACTGTTTTATTTCCTTCGGTGATTGATTCACCCAAATCTTCAATTTCCAATAATCGAAAATTATGTTTAATTGGGTAATAACCAATAACATCAATTGGTTTGATGCAATAATGAAAACCATAATTGCAAGGAATTGGAGTTCCTGGTAATTCGTAAGTTTGACCAATTTCAAACTTATGATCTATACACATAAAATCGTAGGTAGCTTTAAATCCGGTTTTCATTCTCTTTTAAGAGTTAAGTTCACAAGATAAAATCCATCTAGATTTTCATCAAAATTAGACGTATCCATTGGAATTGCATAAAATGTTGGAATATCGTTAATAACTTCGCCAATGCAAGCGAATGCAACTTTTCCATTAAAAATGGAAGGAATTGTTGCAGAAAAACCATTTCCACCATCTTTATCAGATCTTACATACAAATGATTTTTGTATGAAATCAATTTATTACATGGAACGTCTTTGCACAACATTATTGTAATTTACCTTTAAAGAATCTTGAAAAGATAATTTTGGTTACTTTTTTAGAACCAGAATTATAAGAATCACCAAAAATGGATTTTCCCCAAAATTTGTTTTCTTTAATGCTACTTGGACAGACAGTGAGCATTTCTCCATTATGCTCAACTGTATCTCCAATTACAATTTCATTAATGTTAACTTGTTTTTTAATCATTTTTGATCTTATCAGTAATTTTCAATTAACCCAAATTTGGTTATTTACTACATGAACAACACAAGGAACTTTGCCTTTTACGCCTGTTTCTGTTTCTGTAACAAATGATCTTTCGCCCACAGAAAATTTTACTTCAAAGCTTGACCAAACTCCAGGATATTTTCCGTCTGGAATAGGATTTGGATTGGTTTCTACAAATTCTCTTGTGTTTACGCATTTTTTCATTTGTTTATTTCCTTTATGGAGATTGACAATCAAACTAAAACTTGGATAAATTTTAAGTAATCTTTCTTTCCGCCAATCAGGTTTTTCATTATACCAAATACAAATGTATTCTTTTGTAGCGTTATCAATTTCAATATTTCTGTGATACGGACGTTCAATTCCTGTATCGCCATTGCAATAATTAATAAGCTTGTACCCGCATTTTTTCAATTGATTAGCAATTGAATCCCAGTAAATTCCATTAATTACTCGAACGGATCTGTAATCTGAATAACGGCATAATTCAAGTTCCATAATGAAATTAGGCAGTTCGGCAATTTGCCATTTTTCTTCTCGACCCCAATAAACATTACAACTTTCTAGTAGAAACGAATCACTATCAATTTTGAACATTTTTAATATTCCTAAAAAGTGGTGCGGGTGGGAATTGAACCCACGACCAATAGATTAAAAGTCTAGTGCTCTACCAACTGAGCTACCACACCATTTATTTACTTAATATTAGCAATTGCTTTCAATTCTTTTTTCAATCGTTTAGCTGAATCACCACGAAATGATGATGCGTTACTCAAAAAATACAAAATAATAGATTTTGCACTATCCATTAGATAGTTATCATTAATTGAATTCAGTGAAAACATTGCCGAAAGATATGGTGCGGCAGCGAAATTGACATTTTTCCATTCTTTTTGAATTTCGCGTGCAACTTCACAAATTGGACGTGTTGAAATTACTTCAGCCATTGCGGAAATCCTTTTTAATTTTTTTAAGTTATCACTAACTAACATTGTACAATCAAACTTAAACAAGTAATTATTTATTGTTTAATACTGTTTGAATATATCTTTTTGCATCGTCATAAGACCAAGCATGAATAAGATGTTTTTCTTTTGTAACATCTTCATTTGGGAATATCTGTCTGGCATCTGGTGGATTAGATATATTTTCCCATTCAATTGAAATAACTCTTTTTCTCCATCCAATAACAAAATATCCTCTTGGTGTTTTTACTTTAATCCAAGGCGAACTTAGATAAACTGGATGGTTTGAATATTGGTTTGGCATTTCTTGAAAAGAAATGTATTCAGAAAAACATTCCAGTAAGTTTTGAATTACTTGTTTTTTCTGAATTTCTACATTTGGATCTTTTGCTTTTTCTGATCTCAATAATTCTTCTACAATTTGAGAACAATGTTGTGAAATACGATTTTGTTGTTCGTCATTAAATTCTTCAATCCCTGCCACATCAATTTTAACAGAGATATTCATTCCCATAGTACATACTGAATGAATAGCAACATTTTTAAAATTTTTATTAAACATTTAATTTTCTTTGTTAAATTTTAGAATTGTTTATTGAGCTTTTGGAATTGGACCTTTTCCTTCGATCCATTGTTCTAATTCTTCGACAGTAAACCATCCGTAATTATTTTTATTTTGATTAATTGGATTTAGCCAGAATACAACATCATATTTTGATGTTTGATTTTTCTTCCATGCTGGTGATAGAGCATAGTATGGTTTAAAAAAATCAGTTTTGATATTTTCACAAATTTTCTTTTCAATACCTGTTTCTTCGGCAGTTTTAACAAGTTTAAGACAATCTTCGTCTGCTTCTTTCATTTCTGTTGCACTTTTTTCTGGAAAAGTATCAAGAAGTGCAACGATTAATCCTGAATTGCGATAGGATCTTTTTCCTTCGGTTGAGCAATTACCTAGAAATACAGCGACATTATTTGACTTAATTGCTTCATGAATCATGCTCAATTTATTGATGTTTTCTTGACCTTTAACAAGGATACCGAAATCTTTTTCGGACCAAGCAGATGTGATAAAATCATTATCATTATTTTTTTTAGAATAATATTTCAGTTCGCTCGGAATAGAGTCAAACAATCCTTTATCACTATAATAAATTCGGTATCCTATCGTTAGGATAGCCATATTGTCTTTTTGTTCATAACGAAGAGAAGTTGGAACATTTCTTGCTGTTCTTGCTTCAATTCCAACAAGATTTTCGTGTTGAATTCCAAATGAATTTGTTAGAGTTTTAATGCCCCATTCATGTTCTGCACAAAAATCAGCAGCCATGAAAATTCCATAGAAAACATTATTATCATCAACAACAAATTGTGTTTCACTACTACGTCGCATTGTATTTTTCCTTTGTTTGAACCTTATTGTACAATCAAACTACTTTTTTTCATTATTCATTATCAAAAATATTTCTTAGTGTTTCAATATCGAAAGGAACTACGCGATTTTCAACGTGAATTCCATATTCTGGACCCCAGCCCATATCTCTTTCTTCATTTGAGCACATGATATTTGCTACTTTGATTGCATCATCTTTATTATCTGCAACAATTGGATCAAATGCACACATACTGGAATCTTCCAGAAATGTTTCCATTGAGATTGGACTATAATTACGAATAAAGTATCTGTAAATTGCATTTAAGTTGTAATAACATTCAGATCCATTTACTGGAACAACATTTGGCTCAAATGTTAGATTTTCTGCCGCTTGAACGTTTTTAACATAGAATTTTCCATTTACACATGGAATTACAATGACCGTATTATCTTTTGACATATTTTATCCTTTAGTAATCATAGAAATGAATAATACCAACCAAAACACAAATGTTGAAATAGCAACAGCTAATGTTTCAAATATTTGTCGATTTTTGCTAATTCGAACACTTGGTATATCACAAGTGATGCAAATTGCACAAAATGAAAAGATATACATCATGATAAATATAGCGATTTCTTCCATGATTTGTTATCTTTTAGAATAATTCTGATTGTTTGGATGCGTGAATATGGGTTTTGATTTTTGGATTTTTTGCTGAGTTCAATATAGTTTCAGCAATATTTTTAGCATGTTCGTGATTTGTAATTCCTTGAATATCTTCATTTAGAATGAATGTTGGAATTTGTCGAGTGATAGATCCATCTTCTGTTTCTTCGGTAACAGAAGCAGTAATTACATAAAACATTTTTTTTGTTTTCCGTTAAATTTTAGTTTAATTGATTCAGTTTAATACTATTGTACAATCAAACTTTGTAATATTATTGGTGTGCAAGAAACCAAATAATAATTCCGAAAAAGACAAACATTGCGATAAAATAAACAGCACAACCAGCAGCTTGCTGTGCATTAATTGGTTCTTTTTCGCATTTTTCGCACAAAATGCCTAATGGACCATAATCGTTTGTTGCGAATTTACCACATCTTGTGCATGAATTTTTCATAAATTATTTATTCCTTTTCATTAAAGAGGTGTCAGTCATGATCCCTGTAAATTTATCTCCAAAAGCATTACATTTTCGACAAACAAATGTAATTTGCAAACTAATTCCAACTTTCACCAATTTGGATTATACTCATTTTCGCCTTCTCTTTCAACTATTTTAAGGTATCCAGCTTCTTTCAATCTTTGTGCCGATTTTCTTTCTGAGATATTTAAACTTGAAATACTTATGAAACATAAATTGTATGCTAGTTGTCTAAGTAACACTTTCATATTATGAATAATATCATTTGAAGAAGCAGCAGCAAATCCTTGCCACGCTGAAACAAATGATTTCCAATCCCACGTTGCATCATCGCCTTGACGAATAATCTCCAATACTTGGTCTCTATTGACTTTTTCTACTTCATCAGTCAATAAATTTTTAAGAATCATTCCATCGGCAATTTTCAATTCATATTTTTGGTGCGTAAAATTCGTTTCAAAAACGATTGAACCAGTCATGAGACATGAAGTGGCACTATGAATTTTAATGTTACCAGTCATATTTGAATCCTTTTTGGATCATTGTACAATCAAACACTGACTATTATCTTGAGAACTTTGAACTTCTCTTAATAAGAAAAAATATTCATTGTCTTTATTGGAATCTTTATTTTTAAGAAACTTGTTGATTCCAAATATTTTTATTTTGTTTTTCTTTTTTAATTGAATTAAATTTTCGATAGTAATTTACCACTTCATCTCCGATACATACTGGAATTATGTAGAAAATTAAAGTGAGTAAAAAAAATATAATAGCACAAACCAAAACAACAAGTACACAAGAAGTAACTAGGTAAAATCCAATAATGGGATATTCAATTAAATCTGGAATTGAATCAAACTCTGGCATAATTGCCGAGTAATAATTCATTAACATTCCTAGCAAACCAAGAAAAACAATGAACACTGTCAGAATAATTGCTCCAATAGACCATGATTTCATTTTAATTTTCCTGACAAAAGTGTTTTAATTGCTTCACCCCAAGAATGACCTTCATCTTGTAGTTGCTGAACAACCAAAAAATGACTATCATATGTAATGATGTTATCAGATATGAGGTTTGTAAATAATCGAACCAAATTCATTTCAATGAATAATTCGTATTTATCATCCCAACCCATATTTTGGAGTGCTTGACCAAAGATACATCCTTTGCATCCTGGTCCTGTATCTGATCCGCGATTATAATAACACCGCCCAACACCACTGGTGTTATACACAAAATCAGGATTTTCCGTTCCTAATTTAATTACTTCTTGCTTTAGTGCATCAAAAAACGCATCAGCATTTTCGTTGTATTTTTTATAAACATCAATTAATTTCATGATTAATTGCTCCATCTATTTAGTGGTTCAATTGCTTCTTGCCATGATTTTCCATGATCTTGATTAGTTTGAACTTCGCTCAAAATATTTAAGTATATACTGTTTTCTGTTTTTGAAACACAACCTTTTACGTTAGCATCTACGTCAAGAATGTAAGCGATAGAATCGCGACTTTCTAATTCATCTGAATCATTCCAACCCATATTTTGGAGTGCTTGACCAAAAATGCATCCTTTACTTTCTTTGCCACCTTCTGGACCTCGATTATAATAGCACTGACCAATGCTATTTGAATTGTAAATAAAATCGGGATTTTCAACAGCAAGTGTTTGAACTTTTTCTTTAATCTTTGTAAGAAAAGAAAGATCAGATTCAAATTGACTACGAATTTCAGCAAGTTTCATATTTGTTTTTCCTTTATTGTATCATTGTGCAATCAAACTTAGATTTCTTACTTCAAGTTAAGGCATTTTCGAAAAATGGAGTATTAATCCATTTTAAATATTCAGCACAGCCGAAAAGTTCTTGAGATACCATGCCAATTCCAGATTGCCAAACTTGAAATTTTACAACAGATTTACTGTCTTCAAAAAAGCTTGACCAAAAATCAATATCAGAAACAACTACTTCTTGAACTTTTTGTCTATCACACAGCAATCGAATTGTGTACATTTTTATACCTAATAAAAAAAATTGTCACACCTGATAGCTCCATGCTACCTATGCTTTTTACACCAAACTTAAATTAAAGTCCCACTCAACTTTAATTTAAGTTGTGACTAAGTGGTTTCGAATAATGGCTGAATTGCTTTTCCCCAAGTAAATCCACTATCTTGATAAGCTTGAACAGTAATAAACGCACTATCTTCAGACATAAAGTCTGATCTAATCAGACTATTAAACAAATCATCAACAGTTGATTTATTTGCCAATTCATCTGGATCATTCCACCCCATATTTTGGAGGGCTTGACCAATAATACATCCTTTACATTCTGGACCATTTTCTACACCAGAATTGTAATGACACATTTGTTGATTAGGATTGTAAACAAAATCGGGATTTTCCGCTCCCAATTTAACTAGTTGATATCTGAATGAATCAAAAAATTCAACTTCATTTTTGTATTTTTTTACAACATCATTTAATTTCATGTTTAAATCCCATTTAGAGGTTGATGACTCATCATTGTACAATCAAACTTGATTTAGGTGTTTAATTGCATTTCCCCAAGAATGACCTGAATCTTGACTATTTTGAACTCTTGACAAAGACTGAATTATTTCGCTATAAATGCCATAATTGTGAAACATAGTTGTTACTCCAATTTGTTTTTTAAGTTCAATTAAATTCATGATTTAATCCTTTGATTAGACTGGCAATTCAATACCCAGAAATTTAATTATTTCTGATAATTCAATAACGGCAGATGATTTGAAATTATGTTTCAAAATCTGATTAATTCCCATATCATTTTTAAAATGAGCTAATTGTAATGCAAATAATCCTTGTGTTTCAGATAAAAAGTGTGGTGAATCAACAGAATCAGAAATAATATTTCTGATTTCTTGTTCGGAACTTTCGATTCTATATGAGTGAATATTTCTGGAATTTCCATCCGTTAAAGATACTAGATGTTCAAATCTATGTTTTTGACAATGAAAATTAATTTCTTCAATTAATTCTCTTTGCAATGCATCAACGAGATTTTCGCCAGGATCAACATTTCCTCCTGGAAATCCCAAACAACCATCCCATCTTGTTAACATTAAAACCAGAGGAATATTAATTCCTCTTTGTTCTTTTTCAACATGAGTATAACTAACATATGGTTTTGCGTTTGGTGTGTAAATTACACCAAAAACCATTTGTCTCATATTTGGTTGAATTTCACATGGTTCTATTTTAGAGTACATAAAAAACTTTCAATTATTTTTGACAAAAGATTCAGCAAATTCTTTTACTTTTTGATGTGTTGTTTGTAAAATTGGGTTAATTATTTGATATAAAGCTTCCAATTTTGGTGGACGTGTCCAAAGTTTATCTTCATGAAACATGATAATATAATCATTCTCATAAAATGCAATTTCAAATATTGCGTTTTCTTTTTCATATGGAAATCGATTGATTGGCAATTCTACATTGCCATAAACAATTTTACCATCAATTAATTTAGCAATTACACAATACGCAATTCCGCTTTCTATGTTGGATATTCTTCCTGGATTCCATTGAGTTATTTTGGAGTTATTCCATTGTTTTGGAAAAGATAAATGTGGACCATTCCACCAATTTCTGTATGGTACAATTAATGGAAAAATTCCATAGAAATTATTTGCTTCCATTACTGCTTGATAAAAATCATTTAGACACAGATAAGTTTCATCATTTTTATTATCGCACATATTCATTAGTTGTTCTGCTTTTTCAAGCATTACAAAATGAATATGATAGCATATTAATGGATAATGAATTTCTGGATCAAATTTGATTTGAATCAATTTATGAAAAAGTTCATTTATATCTTTTCCAGATTGATTTTTGCAGTAAATATTAATTATTTCTTCGATTTTCATCACAAATACCATGAAGCATTGAATGGTTGAGTAAGTTTCTCAGATTTAAACTTTTCAATTCTTCTCAAGGTTTCAATATCTTTTAAAACAGATTCTACGTGGTTGTGAATTTGCAGATAGGCTTTTGTACTTAATGTGATATGACCATCTACAAATAAAGAACTATTTCCATTCAAAGAATGGTATAGAATTCTTTCTCCACCGTATTTTTGATTATCATTTTTGTAAAGATTAGAAGTTTGAACATCAAAATATTCTGAATGTGTTTTATCGTTTACTACGATTGTTTCATAATAAATAAATATTGCAGAACCTGCATCCATTCTGGAATGAGTCGACCATTCTTCGTATTCATGAAGATTTTCTCTATCAATTGGAATGCAACATAGAAATTTATGTTTAGTTCCTGGTTTTTTATCAAATGTTTCATAAGGTTCAAATTTGTAGTATGTTTGCACATAGAATTTGTTTAAAACAAACTCATCTTTAAACGCTTCAGACAAATAAAACATTACTTCTGCACACGTTCGAGTAAAATTACTTAATCGAACATCAATAATTGGTTCAAGTTTTGCCTCTGTGATATTCATTTTTATCTCCAGTTGTTTTTAACAACATTGTACAATCAAACTTAATATTGTTTATTCTTGTTTTTCTACAACAAAGAATTTATGATGTCCATTTGGATTTTCCTCAAGATATTGTTGTTCACAAAAATCTTTCCAATCATCACATTGTTGTTTTTCCTTTATTCCTCTGGACATTACTTTCCACAATTGTTGTTTATCTGTATGACTGTGCGTTCGAATTACATAAAACATTTTTACACCTGATTATTAACAAGCATATTTAACAACACCATAAATAATTTGAATATCAAACCATTGTTTCATGTATTCAATTTCATCTTTGAATAAAGTTTCAAATTGATCTAAAGATTTTTGAATCTTTTCTGGAGTAATTTCAAATTTAAGATAATCATCACAAGAATCTATGAATGAAATTTCATTTTGAAATTTGTTTGGAAAGTAGAATTGTAATGATTTTTCTTTTGAAGCATATTCAATGTGATGATTAGGTAACAAAAAATCATCTAAATGACCTTTTGGATAATCTTCTTCCCAAAAATCTGGAGTGTCAGATACGGTTTGTTTCACATATCTTTGACTTTTACTTCTTCCACATTTTGGGCAAAAATTCGCATCTTTTGGAAAATTATGCTTTTCACACAAATCAGTTTCAACTTCTTTGATATTTACTGTTGCGATAATATATGGACCAATATAAGTATATTTATCACTCATTTTCAAACACTTTCTAATAGATTTTCTACGCAATTACTCCAGGAGTTTCCAGAATCTTGTAAATTTTGTGTTTCTCGAAAAGAAGATAATAAAACATCAATTTGGTCATCAACAAATTCTAGTTGAAAAACTCCAGCAAAATTTCTTAAAATAGTCTTAATATTGTAAGTCACATTCATTTGTTGTGAATCAGTCCAGCCCATATTTTGGAGTGCTTGACCAAAAATGCAGCCTTTACAATCTGGACCTACAACTTCTTGAATTTTATTTTCTTTATCAACTGAAACAACTGGACCATTATATTTACATTTTGTTCTTATTTTTAACGCTTTATTTTGTTCATAGTTTGGATTATAAACAAAATTTGGATTTTCACTTGCTAGTTTCAAAACTTGTTTTTTAAGTTCAATTAAAAAATCTTGATGTGATTCGAATTTATTAACAATTTGTTTTAAGTTCATGAATGTTCCTCTAATTTTCCAATACAAAATCTTACAAATGACTGTTCTGTTTCATAGTCTAGAACCAATCCAGTAGTTTTATCAAATATCTTACGATATTCTGGCGTTCCGTAGAAATCATCATAATATAGATTGTGAGAAGTTATTAGGTTCAGTTCAATTAGTGGCAATAAATGTTTTTCAAAAGAATATTCTTCTCCAACAAATTTTTCGAATTTTTCTTTTTCAATGTGAAATGGACGAACATATTCCACGAAACATTTTAGAGAAATTTTGTCTTCACCACTGATAAAATCATTTGCGGCTTTTTCAATTTCTCCATCAGTAGTTTCTGATTCATAATAGAAACAGTTTCTTACCATCCAATTAAATAATTCATCTGGATTAACCATTGTTTACTCTCAAAAGTTTAATGCAATCACCCCAAGATGGTCCAACATCTTGTGTTCTTTGAACTAAAAGAAGTTGTTCAGGCACTTTTAATTCTTCGCTAACACAAGAATATAACAAATCTTCTATATCTACTCTTAACTTCATTTCTTTTTCATCATCCCACCCCATATTTTGTAGGGCTTGACCAAAAATACAACCCTTACATTCTGGACCTGTGATTTCATATTCTTGAGTTGAATTATTATAAACCTTTGCAGGACCGTTATAAAAGCATACTGATGCTGCTGAATTTGTATATTTAAAATCAGGTTTTTCTTTTCCAAGTTTAATGACTTCTTGAATTAAAGCTTTTACAAAATCATCACAAGATGGAAATTGACTGGCTATTTGTTGCAAATTCATTTTTTAATTCTTTATAAGTTTTTTAGTAAATGGGACTTCTCGGACTTGAACCGAGAACCAACGAATTATGAGTTCGCTGCTCTAACCTATTGAGCTAAAGTCCCTTAAAATTATTCATCTTACAGACATTACTGTTCCGTCGCTGTTTAAATATTCTGTTGTTTTGCTTGTAAGACAACCACTCGAACAATATTCCATTGTGGTGCGAAATCCAGAAGAACATTCTTCATAAGTCATGTCGTTATTTTCATTAAACTTGCGTTTAACCCATCTTCCTGTTGAAGATTCAAAGTAAATTCTATTTCTTTGTTTATCAAATTGATGTTTTTCCCAGTGACCATCTGGGTCTGTAATTTTAACTTCATTTTCAAAAATTTCAATTTGTTTATTAAATATTTTTTCGCATTCTTCTATTGGAACTTCTCGAATAACTCTCAATTTGTTTGTTACTGACTTATTCCATCTTGAATAAGATTCACCTAGATCTTCAATTTCCAATAACTTGAAGTCAGGCATAATTGGATAATAAGTTAAAACATTAATTGCATTAGTGCAATAATGAAATCCATAATGGCACATAATTGGTATGCCTGGTAATTCATAAGTTTCTCCAATTTCGAATTTATGATTAATACAAGTAAAATTGTAAGTGCCTTTATATCCAATAATCATTTTTATTCCTTAAAATTACATCATTGTACATTGTTTTTGTGTTCCTTTAAAGAACACAAGTGATTTTAAGTTGTTGAAAGGAAACTTATCATCTGCTTTCATTTTTATTTCATTTATTTCAACATGACCGTCATTCAATGTTCTTCTTCTTTCTGAATTAGAAGAAAACATTCCTTTTACACAAAGATTTTCGATCATCCACTCTAACACTGAATCTTCTTTAATGGAAAGATCATCTTTCAAAAATACTGGCTTTTCTCCAGTATTTTTGAAATGTTCAATTTGTTCTTGACTCCATGTTTTGGAGTTTTTCAAAATTTCTCCAACTTTTTTGCCAGAGAAACCGTGTTTCATTACATCTTGTGCTGAAAGCATTTTACACCACATTGTTGAAATAAGTTTGTTTTCAACAAATTGTACAATCAAACTTGTTGAAGTTTTGTGCAAATATCTTTCATAGATGATCTTTCCATCAAAGAATCATTTAGTTCATATGAATGAACTTCAAGTTTTGAATCATAAGTACACATATAACTGTGTAATATGATTTTTTTTCCAAAAATTTCAACCAAACTCCACGATTCATAAATCCAGCAATCATTTCCTTCTCTGGATTCATCAATTTGATTAATAATTTTCATTTGATTCCTTAATCATTCCGTAAAAAGTTCGAACAATTTCAGTAATTGTCAAATTACTAATTGGTAACTCGCCAAGATAAATTTTAAACTTATTAAGAACTTCATTTTCTCTCAAAGAATCATCTGCGATAACAATAAATTTTGGAATTCCATTTTCAGAAATAACAAATCGATTTTGTCGAGAATAATCAATATCCTTAAAGCAGATGCCAATAACAATACCATCAATATTCATTACGAATTCCACTTGTTTCTCCTAAATTACTTCTCGGTAAATAATAAAGTGATCAACAAGTTGCAATAATTCCTCATCGTTTGATGTTGTATTGCTGGAAATAAGCAGATCAGTTAATTGTTGACGATTTACATTGCACAATTTAATAAATTTTTTAATTGTTACAATGTTAGTTTGTTCATCTGACCAATCAATTTTAACCATGCTTGATTTGGGAAACTTAATTTGCCAAGCATTTTCAAAAATATGAAGAGTAACATCAATTTCAAATTCAGACAAATCGCCATCGTTTTCTTTGTTAAACGAAGTGTATACAGCATTTGGAAGTTTTGCAACCAATCGAAGATTGACTTTTTTTGATCTTGTATATTTTCCGGTTGAAAGAATATCTTCTTCTGAAATTACATGATTTTTTCCAGAAACAAAATAAAGTTCTTTTGTTACTATTTTTGTGATAGTATGTTCAACAAGCATCAGGTTATCGTCAATTGTGAATACTTTTTGACCAACTTTGAATTTTGACATTTCAAAAATCCTTTTTGAGTTTAAAAAACCAGATACAATCACACTGTACAATCAAACTTGGTTGTAATGTCTTTTAAACCAAAAATTCTTTAATATCTTTTAATTCAGGAAAAAATTCTATGATTTTATCTAAATTATTAGATTCTAATGCGGAAATTCGAGCCAACTTTGTTTCTTCCACTGAATAATCTGCTCTTGGAATATAAATTGCAATTGATCCAACATTATCAGATTTTAATGTTGGATCAAATTTATAACTAAATAAACCATAGCATTTTACTCCAATTGCATAAGCGGTACGTTGTTCTATAAGATCATTAAAATCATGAAGGATTCTAGATTTTGTTTGAATAGAATTCAAAGTACAAGAATGAACCAAGCCTTGACCTACAATTTGTCCATAATAGAACGATCTTTTTTTAAGATTTTTTGCAACAATAAGACCGTTTGATTTTATATCTGCATAATAATATGGAGTAAGCAATCTGCCACTAACATATTTAAGATATTTTTTTACTTTAAGAGTAATGTTGTTTTCAGTTGGTACATGAGTTACAAACATACACATAACATAAGCCTTTCAATTTTCTCGCACATATGGCATTTTATAAGTGCGATAAGGAAGCAAATCTTGAATTTTCAATATCAAACAAAGTGAAAAAATAAAAATTCCAAAACAAAAAACCAATATTATAATTGCAATTTCAAATAAATTTTCGAAAATCTTTTCAAGATAATACAACATTTCTATCTCCTGTTGGAATTTGAATTTCTGTTGAATCTACTTCGAATTTTTTATTTTCTTGGATACATTTAAGTCCAGCACTAATCATCATTTCTTCGATTTGTAATTTATACATTGGAATAAATGAGCGATTCATACTAATTGCATTTTTTATTCTTGGAATATGCTCCTCAACAACCACCTTTATTCTTTCCTTCATCGTTGGAGATTTCCATTCCCAACGTTTGAATAAGAATAATATATAATCAATTCTCCACGAACAACACATCATTCCACTTTTATCAGAATAATGTTTTTCTATTTTAGGAATTATTTCATAAGCTTGCATGTTTGTTTTCTTTATTTTACAAAAATGACGCATTAAACTTTAATTAATTTTGAATAATTTTCAAGTGCTATGCTCGCTTCATAGCTTGATTTATATTTTTCTTTTTCGTTAATAATCAAAACTTTTGATTTTTTGTTAACATCATAATTAAGAATTATAAAACTATCCTCGGTTTTAATTATTTTTGATGTATTCCTAATAGACATTGATCTACCAATAAGTTTGTCATTCCTTCCAAATGCGAAATATTGGTATTCTACATAATGGTTGTTACCATCTGTCCATTTATCTGGACCTCTTTGATTTATTGGCGTCCAAATATTGATTCCAGATATTGATGTGTATCCATCAATATAGCCGTTAATCATTTTGTCATAAAAATCATCTGAGTTCATATGATCGCTTTATATCAGAGACCGGAAATGTGTTTTGCCATTAATTCAAGGTCGGAATAATTATTTCTTCTTTTGATGAAATCAGGAAGTGTTCCAAATTCTGTTATTGGATCAATTGAGACAATCTCTCGCCACCATGTTTCTTTTTCAACTAAAGAAATAGATTCTGTTTCTTTTCTTGTAACTGGTTCTAGATTTCGTCTTATTAGTTTAAAGTAAAGTGAATTATATTCACCTCCAAATATTCTTGTGTTAAATCCGTTTCCACCATGTCCAGCAAAAAAGGCAATAACTGTCGAATTAACAGGAGGACCATTTTCTCCAAATTGTTCGAAAGAAGCTTTTGCTAATTGATAATAAGCTAACCAAGAAGTAGCTTTCATCAATTTAATTGTGAATTTATCTTGATTTTCTTGAATCAAGAATTGTTCTAAAGATGGAAATTTTTTCATTATTAGTTCTTTTTAAATAAGTCAATTAATACAGCGCCATATTTTTTTGCTGCTTCTTGTGCTTTTAATTTTTCTCTTTCTGTGAAATATAATGGAGTGTGACTAACCCATGCTGGTAAATGTTCTGGTTTTGGCGTATTTACCACATATCTCATATATACCGAATTACTTTTTGTCATGACCACTCCAGTTTAAAAAAATCGTTTCCGTGCTTTTTACGTTCCCACCAAACGATAAAAGTAAACGTCTGGCACCGAATTAATTGCAGGGTTAATTCCTGTGGCAGATAACTTTTACATTGTACAATCAAACTAAAAGTATTTTAAATGAGAAGTCCATGATCATTATAATCTGTATCATCTTTTGATGATGATTTAATCAAACGATTGTTTTCGTCATATATGTTCTTTTGCCAATAACCGTCTGAACTCTTATAATAGGTCACATTTCCAAACATGTTATATTCAACATAAAATCCAATAAGATTCAACAATTCATTTTGATCAGTAATTTCTCTTACAATACGAATTTTATTTGTTACTGTTTTATCATATTCTGTTTCTGAATCGCCCAAATCTTCAATTTCAAGCAATTTAAAGTTATATTGATGAGGGTAATATTTCAACACATCTTTAGCATTTTTGCAATAATGAAAGCCATAAAAACATGGAAGTGGCTTTCCTGATAATTCATAAGTTTCCCCGATTTTAAACTCATGTCCACGACAAACATAGTTATATGTACCTTTATATCCTTTTTTTTCTTCTTTATAATTTGTCACTTGATTATCTAGCAATTTTTGCATTTTATTTGTTGTTTCGATTGCATCTTGTTTTGCTAAATTCATAGCTTTTTCATCGGTTCCATAAAACACTTCTGTATTTGACATAGAACCAGATGAAAGTTTAAATCTCACACAACCCATAAAACCTTTGCCGTGAAATGCACGAACATGTGCAATAAAAGCATAATAATATTCTGTTTCGTAAAAAACAGAACCTTTGTGATGATAAACCACTGTGTTAATTGTTGGATGTTCATTCATTTTTTCAGGATGAAGAGTGTTTTGCCACAAATTTTCATTATCATAGAAGTTGTCAGACATTTTATTTTACCTTCATGTTAAACAGCCAGTTTCTACTTGCTTATTTTTTCAACTCAACAAATAATTAATATTGTAAAGAATACATGAAACTATAATAAGACTAGTAATTAAAAATGACCAAGCGGTTATTTTACCGATGTTTTTACTTGTTCCAGTAAACATAATAATTAATACATTAAAAGCAAGATATGCAAAAACAAATGAGAAATAATTTGAAACCGAGTTCCAGAATAGATTCCAATTCATGATTGTGCTTTCTACAAAAATTTTAGAAAATTGTATTTTGTCTGTTTTCAGATAATAGAAATTGCCAACACTTCATTTGCTTGTGGAGAATAATCATCTGCTTTATCTCCAACGATTGTGCCACACATATCAATGTAAACCACATTTAACATATTTACTTCATCAATAAACTGAACATCTTTTGAATCATTATCATTTTGATGAAGACCAATATATGTGTTTTCGCCATATTTTTCAATTAACAAATTGACTGCATCTCTTAGAGTTCTAAGAGTGTTGAAATTATAGTGCATGTTTTTGATCTTTCAATTTTTGAAGAATAGTCAATTCGCTATATGTGAATAAAAAATATAAATGATGACCGTTTTCGGTAAACAAAATGGCATCAGCAGGAGAAACATGTTTATCTAATGTTTGAATTAAATCTCTAATTTTCATGATGCAATTTTTTCTAATTCTTGAATTCTTAAATTAAAATCATCTAACAATTTTTGAAAATTAAAAGTTTTAGATAATCTTTCAACATGTTTGGCAAGATAATATAAAGCTTTTTTATCTGAATGATTATTAAATGAATATTTGTAATAACAAAATGCTGGAAGCCACACGGCAGATTTAACTAATTCCTGAGCAGAATCGTTCAAATTAAAATGTTTTTCAGCAGATAGTTGAAATGCCCAAACTCTAGCTTCTCGTTTTACCTGATCTGATGTTTGTGGTTCATATCCCCAACTTGTTCCAACTTGCCAGAATTTACCATAATAAAATCCCCAATTTCTTGATGGGAATTTTTTCAATCGTCTGATATCTAATTCAGCAAAATGGCATATTTCGTGAAATAAATTAGATAAATTTAAACTTGGACCAGCAGCCGCACCAACAAAATAAGACTTTTCTTCACAAATTTGTCCTTCCATTTTACTTCTTAGTTGAAAAATGGGGCTTTGAAAGAATGTCTTTTTTATTTCATGTGCAATCGACATTGTTTTCTTTCAATTTCTAAGTTAACATAAAATTCTTTTCCATTAATCATGGAAATACATGTTTTAGTTATGTAAATGCCATCATGGGGATCAAGAGTTTAGTTATTGAAGAAATGTGATAGATATTAATAACACCAGATTCAACATGAATGAACAGAGGTTTTTGATTTGTCATAATCATTTTGGTTTTTTCTTTCCTTTAAAGGAAAAATTGCTTCACCCCAAGATTGACCTGCATCTTGATTCATTTGAACTGGATTTAAATAGTAAAAATTAAAAGAAGTTTCTCCAAAATCAGCAAGCAATGCCGAAATTGTTTTATCGCTTTTCATTTCATAATCATCATCCCAACCCATATTTTGTAAAGCCTGACCAAAAATGCATCCTTTGCATTCTGGACCAAGAATTATATTTACATTTGATTTGGATTTTGCTGATCCATTATAATAACATTGAGCATCTAGTTTTCGATAGGCTGTATTGTAAATAAAATCGGGATTTTCTGTTCCCAACTTAATTACTTCTGCATTTAATGAATCAGCAAATTCATTAACAGATGAATGTTTCCCAATAACTTCTTTTAAATTCATTTTTTTCTCCAATTAATATTATGTAATTACCAATTATATTTTTGAAATGAATCAACTTTGTATGCATCTGCATCGAATTCAATTATAACGGCAGATACTGAATTTGCGTATTCAATAATTGGTTTAAACCAATCAGGAGTGTCTTCTGTCATATCTGTTACCCAAACGATCCAGCCATATTCAGATTCAACAACGCGATATGATCCAAATTTTGGTGCCGGTCCTGGAACGTGGACTGTTGATAATTGCAACATATTATTCACAATACGTTCTTGGTGTCCACAATTGTTGCAATATCCGTTAGCATCACAACTCATTAAATGAGTTCCAAACATCGTACATTGTTCAATATTTGAATGGTTAGGCATTTGAGTTCCTTAAATTAAACAAATAAATTTTAATTTTTTTGATTCTTATGTAAGTTCATTGTACAATCAAACTTTTGAATATGTTTCACGTTTTGTTATTTCATATCCATTTTCATCATATGTTGATTCAGAAAAATATCCACTTGAATTTTTGTGTGTCAACCGACATCCATTGTGATCATATGTTGATTCAGAAAAATATCCATTTGAATCCTTATAGTTAAGAAGAGAACCATTTTCATTGTGTGTTTGTTCATACGAAAATCCTCTGGAATGTTTGTATGTCGACACATTGCCATTTTTGTCATATGTATATTCATACCAATATCCATAAGAATCTTTACATCTAAACAATTTACCATTTTCATTATAAATTCTATGACATCCAATTAATTGAATTAATTCATCTGGATCATTAATTTCTCGAATAATTCTTATCTTGTCTGTACAAGATTTATCATTTTCTTCAATTGTGAATAAACCTAAATCTTCAATTTCCAATAATTTGAATCGCCTTGTATATGAATAATGTTTCAATGTATTTCTAGCATTTTTGCAATAATGAAATCCACGTGAACACATAATTGGCTTTTCTGACAATTCATAAGTTTGACCAATTTCAAATTTAAAATCGCGACAAACAAAATCGTAGGTAGCTTTATATCCAATTTTCATTTTATTATTTTCTATTTTAAATGTAAAAAGTTATTTAACTTATGATGCTAAAAAATAGCAAATTGCAAAATAAACAGCCCAGATGAAACCAATGGGTATAAGCCAAAAAAACCTATAAATTGATCCAAAATCATAATGACTTGTTCTATGATAAGGTCTAAACAACATAATTAAACAGAACAATGTTGCAGCGATTGGAATAAAGATTGCATTAATTGTAATTGACATAAATTTTTTTCTAAGAAATTAGTTCACTAATAGATTTTTTCCAAGATCCACCTAAATCCTGGCAAGCCTGAGTTCGTCTGAACTTTTCAAGCAAATCCTGATATTTTATTTCATAATTAAGAATTAAAGTATTTAAATACGTGTCAATTCTAAGTGACATTCCTAATTCATCATAATTATTGCATCCCATATTTTGTAGGGCTTGACCGAAAATACAACCATTACATTTTGGACCTACAATAGATCCTATTTTGTTTTTTGCTGGACCGTAGTATGTACAAAATCCTTCTCTATTAGGATTATAAACAAAATCAGGATTGCTTGTTCCTAATTTAATTACTTCTTGCTTTAAAGCTTCAAGAAATTCAAGTTTTGAATTAAACTTATTGCAAATATCAATTAACTTCATCGTTATTAATCTTTTCTTGAATAGGACATTATAACTAGAAATTTGTAACACACAAATTGTGTCGTTCAATCTTTTTTGATAAAAGCAAACAGATTTTGTCCAATAAGACAAAATCTGTTTTTTCTTTTGAATTTAAAGAGGCACATTCAATATTAAATGCACAGTTTGAATTCATAACACAATTAATACGAAATAATTGTTTTCCATATCTGAATTGATAATAAAAATTCTTAGAACGCAAATTTAATATTCCAAAAATTTTAGGATTGGAATATCCACTTATCAATAAAGTATCTTTTTCTCGTATCCAATTGTACAATGTTATTAAATTCATTATTGCTCCTTGAATAAATTAACAAATGTATCCTTGTTTACTTTATTCACAGATAAATCAATATCTGCTTCGGCTACATCAGAAACAATTTCTGCTCCAGCATCTGATAAAATTGTTTTCAAACCGACTTGAAACAATGAGTTTTCAACTAATGCAGTTAATCCATTAGCCTTAGATGAAACTCTAGCATTTCCACTTCCGCCATTTACTACTACAAAATAATTAGATCCCAATATTCCCAGCGTTGTTTGTTTCTGAGAAGAAACTACATATTCATCAATAATAACATTATTTGGGTCCATTAAATATTGTTTTGAAATATCTTCTCCATCTCCAACAATTAACTTAAATTTAGTGTTTTCTTGACCATAGAATATATTTGCTGTAACTAAACTAAATTGATCACCACGATTATTATCGCAATGAATGTATTCTACAGCACCATTAACTGCATTCGTAATATCTCCACTGTATGTTAATCCATTTCTCGTCCATGATGAATTCCATCCCACCTTAGAATTATTAATATCCATTGATGACAAATCAATATCATGAGCACCCCAACTATTTTCCCAATAAATCCCAACTACAAGTCGTTTGCCATAAATTTTAGTGCCCACAGGTATATTGCCAACAAACATTTTTTCCGAAGTTGGCAACGCATAATCTACATTAGATGGAATATAGATTCGCTTACCAGAAAGATTAAATCTCTTGCGTAGATATTGTGTTAAAAATGAATAATTATTCAGACACACATCTGTATTTGGATTGGTATTGTTTTCAACAAATGTTTTTCCATTTCTTACTCTATAACTAAAGCTTTTTTGACCATTAACACGTGTAGCAACAGCGTTAATAGCTTTAAATAAAGAAAAAATTGTTGCATTATCAAGCCAATGAATATCATTTTCAGTAAGTTTAGTTGTTGTTACACAATTTAAAGCATTTACTGGAATAGGTTTGTGATACTTCTTAGATAGTTTTGACAACTTGTTGATTAATGCTGGACAAAAAGATTTCATTGCCAAAAACAATGGTTTATATCGATTGAAAATCGATGATACTTTGTCCAATCCAAATCGTTCAAACAATTCGGTTGGATCATAATATGATTTCTTCATTAATTCAATTGATGATTGATTAACAATAAGAAGTGTAGAACCAGTTTTCTTAAAAAACACATAACGAAATAAATCCATCACATTACTTGGAACAATTCCGTATCGGTCCATAATACGAATTGTTGCTTCTTTATTTTTGACGGAAAAACCATCATTAAACTTAACATTTAACTCTTGCAATAAATCAAGAATTAAATTAATTGTTTCTTCTTTGAGTGCCAATCCAGAATTGAGCATGTTCATACATTTATTTTTCAATTCTTCAGAGGTACACGCTTTAATCACACGTACTTTTAATTTTTGATCAGGAATATTATGAACTTCTTCTGGAATATACATTTCTCCCTCGAACATATTTCCATATGTCGAAATGTAATGCAAAACTTGATCCATCAATCGCTTTAGTGTATCACCAGAACTTGCAAATGATTTGTAAAATCCTGCATTCAATTGCTTTGGTGTCAAATTTTTAGAATTGAAATATGTTTCAACTGCTCTTTGTGCATAAAGAGTATTTGGCATAAATACATAGCCATCGTTATTTACGATAATATCTTTGTTTGATTCTTTTGCCAAAACAACACCAAATAATTCAAGGCTTTTCATGATTTTTCTTTTCTTTTTAAAAAATGGGCGAGAAGTAATTGAATTTAGAAAATTTTTTTATAGGAACTTCTTTTGCCCTAAAACTAAAAGAGACGAAGAGTAAATTGCATAGTCGTTTAATAGGAACTCTTTTTGTCTCAAATTAAGATGAAGAGTAATTTACCAAAAAAATAGGAACTCTTTTTATCTTAATCATCTATCCATTGTACAACCAAACTTGATAAATGGTAACACTTTTTTTAGAACTTACATGTTATCATTATTTTTTTTAATGAAATTTGATTCATCTAACACGTGAATCATAATTACTACTAAATCATCAATTTTAAATTCATTTAATGGTGACGTACATAAACCACCACTCCAACTATCTGTTGATGCCCAATTTTCTCCAATTATATCACACTTTTCATCACAAGATGAAAGTTTGACAGGTTTAATTTTTGCAAGTTTTAATAATTCTCCACTTTTATTATCATCGACATAACCAGAACGATAAAGATGAGGAATCACACATTTGTTTATGTGTGCAATTATTTTCTTGCGTGCTTTTCTAATTGAAGAAATTTCGCTCATAATTACTTTCTAAATCAAGTTAATGAAGTGGTGCCGGTGGGAATCGAACCCACGACCATTGGATTAAAAGTCCAGTGCTCTACCAACTGAGCTACAACACCATATTTAAACATTGTACAATCAAACTTCAAATTTACATAAATGTCTATATAATTCAATATTTATTAAAATTTGATGTACGTGAATATCATTTGCTACAATTTCTAATTTTTTAATTTCTTTAAGATAATAATTACATCTATATTCTGCCCATTTTTTGGGAGATAAATCAAAATTTTCTGGTTTGCGTTCCCACAGTTCTTTTGCTTTTTCTAAAGTAATTATTTCTCCAAATAGCCATCCAGTTTTTTTACCAACATTATTTTCAATAAATTTCTCAAATTCTTTTTGAATTTCTTTAGGTGTTGATTCATAATATTTTTCAATACACGAAAGAATTCTTTGCTTTGTTACTTGTACATAACCTATTGGATTATTCATTTTCTTCTTTCAATTGTTTTCTAACATTTATTAAGGAAAAACCTAAAAGATTTTTTCCTTTCCAATTTTTGGGATTTTTTACCAAATTGTTTTCTTCTTTTAATCCAATTCCCCAAATTTTATCGTATGGACTTGCTTCAACAAGGATTAAATCATTTGTTGAAATTAAAAATTCTTTTAAAGAAGAGTTTTGTTTGAATTTTTCCAAATTACCTTTAGTTACAATTTTTACGCATTCTTGCTCCCAAATTGTTTCATTAAAATTTTCAACTTTTCTTCCAAATGATTTTGCTTCTTTTGGATCGGTTGAGTTAATAATTTTTTCAAATGATTTTTGATCATTAAACAATTTAGCCTTTGATGCCATCATCCAATGTTCTGCTGTTGCATATGAAACATTATCTACTACAAATTTTGAAGGATACCATTGACTTAAACATGCTTTTGTAATAGACAAGCCTGATTCAAAATGCATCCAGAAATATAAATAATCAAATTTAGTTCCACTTTCACATTCATTAATAAGTGTGTGTAAATCCATTAAATTGACCACCAATCTTTATGAAGAAAATCAACATTGTTTTTTGAATACAACATTTCCCATTCTGGACTTGTTTCTGCATCATCATACAAATATTTGATTTTTGCTTTCAATCCACGATGTTTATTTGCGTGCGACCTGAAATATTGATCTTTATCTTTCATTTCCAGTAGTAATTTAACATATGGATTATTCATCCCATAATTCTTGGAAATTTCATCAAGTGCTTTTTTAGCTGCAATTTTAATTGCAATATGAGTATTTGACACTCTTTCTTCAGGAGTTATTCGCACCAATACTGGATTAATTTGATATTCATAATATTTGTTTTCCAATGGCATCAAGCTTTCGAAATATACAGCGAATAAATCATTGCAAAAATGTTCTTGTTGTGGTTTATGATTCACTTTAATTTCAGATGGTTGATGTTTTTTGTTGTAAAAGTGATTAATTAATGCAACAGAAATTAATAGTGCAAAAACAGAAAGTGCTACCAACATAAAATTTCCTTTAATAAATTTGTTTCAAAATAATATTATCTTTTTAAAAATTCCCTTGCAGATGTGACTGCATATTCAAATCTTCTGAGATTTTCAAGTTCTTTTAAGTAATACAAAAGCATGTGAATGTCATTAACATCTGGAGCTACTCTGGCTTGGAGAGATTTAATTGTTTCATTTAAACTCAGATTTTTGTATGGCATTTTCTTTGAAAAATCCATTATTATTTCCTTTTTAATAAACCCTAGATATTTACAGGCTTTTGTACGTTTACCAAACGATTCTGAACCATCTGCTCTAGTCTTTTAGTTTTCAGACACTACTATCTTCAAGCAGTTTTTTATGCAAATATCACTGACCAGCAGAAAATACCAACTTTTTATTCAAAGTGTATTTTCCATCTGTGCAGTTTAGGTTAATTTGACCTGTTCCAATATAACCGTTTGTGTATGGATCATACTCAAATAAAATTTGTTTTTTGAGTTTTTCAGATTTTTCAATATCTGAATTTTTAAATTTTGGATGATCTGCTATCAATTCTTCATTGTTATTATAAACATAAAGTGTATAACCGCCATCCCCATTATCTTGAAGACGTGTAACAACTGGAATTGTAATTTCACTCATGTTTTATTTCTTTTTGAATTGTTTTTTCTCAAAAAACAAAATTAGCTAGTTTTCTAGCTAATTTTGTAATAATCAATCAATCAATCAATCAATCAATCAATCAATCAATCAATCAATCAATCAATCAATCAATCAATCAATCAATCAATCAATCAATCAATCAATCAATC